TCGAAGTCTTCTTCTTCTGCTGAATCCAAGAAACCGGAAGTATCTTCTTCCTCGAAGTCTTCTTCTTCTGCTGAATCCAAGAAACCGGAAGTATCTTCTTCCTCGAAGTCTTCTTCTTCTGCTGAATCCAAGAAACCGGAAGTATCTTCTTCCTCGAAGTCTTCTTCTTCTGCTGAATCCAAGAAACCGGAAGTATCTTCTTCCTCAAAGTCTTCTTCTTCTGCTGAATCCAAGAAACCGGAAGCATCGAAGTCTTCTTCTTCGGCTGAATCCAAGAAACCGGAAGCATCGAAGTCTTCTTCTTCTGCTGAATCCAAGAAATCCAAGGCATCTTCCTCGAAGTCTTCTTCTGCATCCAAACCTAAAACTGAATCCCATGCGTCTTCCTCTAAGTCTACTGAATCCAAGAAATCAACTTCGTCAACGTCTTCTTCTAAAAAATCTTCAGCTTCTTCACACAGATCTTCTTCCAAGTCATCTAAATCAACCAATTCCTCCGCTTCCACTAAATACTATTCGCAAGAAACTCCAAAATTGGTTGTGAAACACACTGGAAATTACAGCATGGAGCATTATTCAAATGCCAGTCGCCATTGTGTAAACTCGTATTTGGCAGTTAGGTATGATGGTGCCGGAAATGTGTTTATCGGTGGTGCCGACACAAATCGTAAAATTCATACCAACCGTGCCGATTGCTTAGGCATTGCCCAAGGATGGAAAAAAATTATTTCATTCAAACCTGAATTTGGTAAAAAATTCTTCATTTCTGCCGGTACATACTACGACAGTCATAATGATTGCGGTGGTTCTGCGTATTGGGATGCGCATAAATCAAATCAGCATTTTTTCCAAAAATGCTCATGGCAACACATTTCCCAAGTCCCACTTATTACGGTTGAGGTTATTTTACAGAGAGAACGGGTGTCGCTTCAAAAAGAACAAAATATAAATCAATTATTGGGTCAATGGTACTTGGTTGGAACCACCCTTCAAGAAAAACGTCCATGTGTTATTGCCACCATTTATAAACACAGCACCCATTTGTTCTTCAAACGTTCCGTTAATATTGGCAATCAAGTTTATCAGGTCCGAGACCATCCAATTGAAAAAATGAATGCCAAAGAGCAAGTTTTTATGATGAACAAAAACGTGTATGGCTATAAAATGACCCGATATACTGTTGGCATCCGAGACTATGATTTTTTAACAATTTCAAATGTGCACGACAAATTAGAGCAATACGTATTTTCAGCAGAATTGTATAATAACCAAGAAATGATCGATGTATTAAAAGAAAATTATAAAAATATTCCGCAATTTGAACTTAAATGTTATAGAGATTAATTGATTACGTGCATGTTTATTAATACATTAAAAAAATTTGATTTATTATTATTTTTTTTTATGTATTAGCTCAAAGTAAGCAAAATCAGGATGCAAGGTTTTTATGGATATATCACTTCAAATAACAAGCTGACATGCCTGTGTAATTTGGCCTTGTCGCGTACCGGCCACAAAATTCCCAGCGGATGGGTTTTCGACAATGGAACTGTCATTAAAATGGGAAGTAGTGGCATTCAAATGATTCACCCCAAAAATGTGTCAAACTCGGGAAGATATGTCGGTCCGGAAAAGTTCAATGAAACATTTAAAGGAGTCTCGTTGAACATTCCACCAGGAATCTGCATTTATCTAGTGCGACATGGACATGCTGGACACAATGAACTCTCCGCCACATTGGAAGAAGCACATGATGCCCAAATTACCCAAACCGGAACGCAACAAGCAATTGACGCAAGCCAAGCCATTCTAGCCGACACGGTTGTTCAAGCAGCAGCCGAGGATGTACCCTTCTCTTTATACTGTTCACCCCTTTTGCGAACCATACAAACGGCAAAGCACCTTTGGAATCAACTTTCCCCCGTGCAACGGCCCAAAGGCGCCAAAGTATGCATTGAAGCACTTGAAAACACACGCCCATATGGCGGAATACACTATTGGGAGGAATCACATCCCCTTCGAAAAATCGCATGTGATCCTTTCCTTTCTTTGGAAGAATTGAGCGTGCTTGCACCCGGAAAATCTCCAGCCGAACTTGCTCGCATGCGTATTGAAAATCTGCCGAAAAATAATCCGTTGGATGATTGGGAAAATTGCATCAAACGCATCGATGATTTTGAACTGGACTGGAGCGATTACCTGGAAAAATTGCAACGAATGAAAGACGAAAAAAAATCATTCGGAGAAATTGCATCCGAAAGGCTCTTGCTTGATGTCGTACTTGAAAACGCTCGCGCGCACTTGTAATTTATATTGTTTGATTTGTTTGTTTTGTTTGTGTATGTAAAGAAGTAGTAAATGAAAAAAACTTTTTTATGTTTTGCGTATCAATTGAAAAAGATTTATAGAAATACAAAATATGCTAATAAACTAATTTCTTGCATTTTTTTAAATAAACACCCTGTTTTGTTTATACCTGGACCTTGGTAATTTAAAACGCCGTTTTACAATAATGACTTGAAACCAAGTTAATTATTATTATCAATTAGCTACACCCACCACACATTTGCGATCCCTTCCTGACACGATGGTTCAACGAAGATCAAGTTGAAGTCGAAGAGGCAAATAAATAAATAAAAACATATAAAATATTTTTATTAAATATAAACATTTTTTAGTTAAATGATATCAATTGAAAAAATTTGATTATATTATTTTTATTCAATTGATATCAGATTCAGAAGAAAGAAGCAATGTCAGGAATTGTCAAAAGTGATAGACGCAAAGAATTTGCCAAGTACAAGGACCTCAGCAAGTTTTTCAAATCATGCGCCAAGACGCCAGCAAAAGTCCCACAAGAAACAGCTGAACAGAAGGCCGAACGCGAGAAGAAACAAGCCCAATTAGCGGCAAAGAAACTTGCACATTACGGCGCCGCCGCCGCAGCAGCCCAACCCATGAAAGAGATTCCAACTGGATCGCCATACCAAGCAGCACTCGAAGCTTGGAAAAGCAGCGAAAACAAAGGAACGTTCGACCACTGGACATCCTCCTCCGACTAACGTGTGTTTTGTTTTGTCAATTCGTCAATTGTGTATTACATATAAATAAATTTACAATAACTCATTTTTTTTATAACTCATTTTTTTTATAACTAACCTTTTTACTTTTTATTCATACACAACAAGATGAAAAATTGATTTAAATAAATTAATACGACTATGATTATTCAAAAAAAGGATTAATAATGAATATAATATCATTTTCAAGATTTTATATTTGTTATTTACTATTTAACATCGCAGGTTGGATATATTTTGGATATTTACTTCGGTATACGAATTATATAACTTCTGAAAATTGCAATCCCTATACAAAAGAACTTACCAGTGTGATCAAAATATTAGTGGGTATTTCTATGAGTATAACTACCTTAAATATTCGTAATGCATCAAGTATTTTTAATAATGATGAACATGAACAAATGATTGCCGATTTATACTGTTATCTAATATCTACGGTTGCTTGTTTAACCGCATCCAGCATAAATGCTATAGTAATTTTTGGTCTTACTGCTGGAATGAACGATATTAAATGTTCTAATGATAATGCGGAATTTGGATTAAAATTAGCTGTTTATGGCGTCATATGGATCGTATTTATTGAGCTACTTATGATATTTTACCCAATAATGTTATTTCTGCGAAGTATTATAGTAAATGCACAATTGCACCTTCTGTGCAAATCGTGCTTTAACATTTGCAAAAAATATAACGAAAGACGAATTGGCCCCATACCATCATTGCCAATGTATAATACCAATCAAATATCAATACCTATGTACAATACCAATCCAATATCAATACCAAAACCAGTACTCAAAGAAGAAAATAAATTATTGTGTTCAATTTGTTATGATAGTTCCATCACATTATTATTAGAACCATGTAATCATATATGCATTTGTCAATTATGTTATCATTCGTTAATTAAGAACGAATGTCCCATATGTAAAACACCAATATCATCAACAAAAAAGATTTATTTTGCAAATTCGAATTTTTAAGTTCATCATGATGACAAATTATACCACTATATAATTTGGGGTTTTCTTCAGAAATACCAAACCAGGGGTGGAAGTTGTTGTTATTTTAGATCGCTCGATATATTCTACCGAAATTTTATTTAAATCTTTCGCTTTGGAATAAGCTTTAACCAATTCAGCAGTTCGTTTGATGCCATCTCTATCTACCTTGCTGTTATTTAAACAGGTTAAAATGCCATGCGGGCTCGGTTGATCTTTCAAATGAAACCAAATGCTATTTTGGCGACTGGTTTTTAACAATTTATCATTTTCCATTTGATTTCTACCAATTTCAATTTTGTAGTTAACATTAAATATTTCAGTATACATGATTTTCTTTATGACTTACTTCTATAATAGTTAGTTTGTTTTTGTTTTAAATTTAAAAAAAAATCAATTTTTATAATTTTGATTTTTTTAATGATATAAGTAAAAGAGGAAGCTCATTACAAAAGAATCCATCCAATTAAAATGGACAAATGTCGGTTTTCTATATCTATATGCGTCATAGTGCGTTTCATCAACCGTTATAAAAGTTCGCTTGTATTTCCAACCGTCCATTACTGAAACCGGATTTTTCAGAATGATTTCAAAAATACGTTTTATTTCAATAAAAATTGGGCTTCTATTTGAAATATTTAATCTTTGAACTTTTTCATCTTCAATCAGCTTGTCCAATTCGGAGAAGTTAATTTTTGCCTCATACTCAAAACTCAAATTTCCATTTTGGATTTGTATCGGATTCCTGTTTTGAGAAGACGGAAATTGAATATTTACTTTTTGTTCAGAAGGAATTTTTGGAAGAATGTCATACAACTTTTTACTGGCGAGACCCAGTTGTGGTGCTTTCGTTAAAATTTCTTGCACAATTAAATCGAATGGAAGCGTGTCCATAAGCATTTGTTTATTCTATCGGTTTTTGGTTGTATATTTCAATTTTTATTATCTAATAAACTAAAAATAATGCGTTAAATATATATTGTCAGTATGATTTCAAAAAAAACACAAAGGAGTGGAACTTTAAAACGCCGGTCCATTTGTCCAACCAAAAAACGTGTTGAAGATTGTAATTCCGATGAAATATGCCGTTGGAATCGCATAAAATCGAGATGCTATAAAAAATCTAAAAGACAACTAAAGAGTAATGTAAATACACTTTCGGGCAGGTATGTTCGATCGATATGTCCCACCAAAAAAAATTTCAAAGAATGTGATCTCGATGATTTATGCAGTTGGAACCGGGTAAAAGAAAAATGTTATAAAAAATTTGTACCTGGAAACATGTTAACATATATTATTCCAGGATTTTATCGAACTTTTAAAAATAGCACCGATTTAGAACGGTTTATAGACTTGCTTGATTATTATTATTTAATTTATTATGTGATTGACGAAGAACAAAACCAGATTTTAGTAGAGGACCAAATTTTGAATATAACTAATTTAACAATTATTCCGGAAAAGTATCGTTTAGATCGATTGCGAAAAATGCCAATTTTTTTTAAAGAACATGACATTACGTTTGAAATACGCCAACCAAATCAGATGCAAACCGATACTCCGCGTAGAGCGTATTATAAGAAATATAACCAAAAAAATCCAGTTTTATTACCGAATAAACAATTATTTCAAATAGCGTTTAACGACCCCGACCAATTCAAAAACTATACGCAAATAACATCCAACACATCGTTTGAATGTTTTATTCAAACTCTATTTTCATTAGGTTTACGCGACGTAAAAGAAGGCAAAAAAGATGTTGTTAAATTACAAAAAAACAAATTTAAAGGAGTTAAATTTGTGGAAGCCGCAAAATATTTTGAAACCAGTTTTGGATTACGTCCTGGACAAATACAATATAACCAAATTCCGTTTGAATCTGCCGGTCTTATGGACGATTTTTTTGAAAATTTGTTAGAAAATAATTGCGCTACAATTTTCAGTTTAATTTATAGAATGACTGATTCAACCATTTTTGGACACTTTATGATCGTTTATAAATTGAATGACGAATTATTTTTCTTTGATCCGCAATTAAACGTTCATTATGAAAACCTTTCACACGTACAATATACGTTTGAGGTTGAACGAGATCAGGAAATTTGGTTTTATGGTTATTTTGAAACGAATAATATAACGCAACCCATTGAATTGAAAAATAATTCATGTCCCATTAATTTTTATCGCGGTGGTTATAAATAACCAAAAACTATTTCAAAATATTTAAAATAAATAATTTTTAAAAAATATAATACGTCAATTACAAAAAAAAAATTGATTATTGTATTTATTTTTGTAGGAAGTAGCTATCGCAACACAATTACGACACGAACAATGGCTAAAGGAGGCAAAAGCAAAGGAGCAAAGAAAGTGTCTGGTGTTAAGTCAGCCATGTCGGTTGCAAAGAACCCAGCACAACGTGCTCACGTGAACCAAACATTCGGACTACCCGGACAAATTGCTAACAACGCAGGTGGATTTTCGTTCCCGCTCGGATTGCGCACGGAGTGCTTGCGCTACCTAATTCTCGGAGGCAAGGGATCTAACTCTAACTATTACCAGACATCAGGACAGGTTGATACGGCAATCTCAAGGGCATGGCTTGCCGCAATTTCAAAGGTCGACACTTTCAAGGATCTTCTCGGAGATCTGGTTTCCGTTTCAGTTGACGGTCGTGCGCCAAAGCAGGAGCCAACTATGATGGCGTTGGCTGCCTGCATTGTTTTCGCACCAGATGCAGAGTGCAAGAAATTGGCGTTTGACGCAATTTCCAAGGTTTGCCGCATTCCGACTCATCTGTTCATGCTGATTGAAAACGTGCGCGGACTCTCACAAGACAAGCCCGGCAATCCCGGCAAAGGAATGGGTGCTGGTTTTCGCAAGGCACTGACGCAGTGGTACGCTTCACGACATGGAGAGGAGCTGGCTGTTCTCCTAACAAAGTACAAGAACCGAGAGGGTTGGCGTCATGAGGACATCTTTCGTCTCATCCATTTGAACCCGGCTTCACTCAAAGACGATGGTGCACGACTGGTTTTCGAATTCTTCATTCTGGAGGACAAGCCCCAACGCAAAACCAGGGACGGCAAAGTTCTTCCAGCATCTACGGCGCGAACGGATTTTCTGCGTCGATTGGCTGCAATTCCCACGCCTCCCCATTCCGAGGATGAGAAGAAGCCAGCCGCCGTTGGAGGTGGGGGGGGTCTCTTGAGTTCCATCTCGAGCGCAATTGGGTCTGTTTTCGGCGGCGGTGCGACGGCTACGGCTGCTGTTTCGCCACCACCGCGTTCAATCCAGGTGTTGTTTGAAGTCGTTCATCCCGAAAGTCCTATGTCGGGAACGTTGAAGCTGATGGTTCAAGACACCGAACCGCTTCACAACGTCAGGCAGACTCTCAATGACATTGGAATCGGAACGAGTGTTGTGTTTCGCTACAACGGCTGTCTCATTTCTGCGACCAAGTCTTTGCGGGACATTTCGTATGACCCGACCAAAAAGATCTACTTGGGTGCCGGTGTTGAGCCATATGTTGCTCCCGAACCCAAACCGGTGATTGCCGAGCCCGTACCCGTACCCGTGCCCGCACAGCGAAAACCCCGCGAAGACCCACTGACGGCTGCAGCTCGCTTCCTGAAAGCGTGCATCGAAATCGCCAAAACCGGGGACACCAAAAATGCACGAGGCGCACTTGTCATCATGAAAGCCAATCCACGAATTCAGCGCGAACACATTCCTACCCAGCTGATGTCCAGTTCCGAAATTTGGGGGTCTTTGATTGAGGGCATGGGAATGACTGCACTCATTCGCAATCTCGGCAAGATCTCGAGCATTGGCATCATGCCACAATTCCGCCAGAAAGTGTGCGACATGCTCACCAACCAGGCAGAGATCACCAAAACCCGAATTCATCCCATCCAAGTGCTGATTGCTCTGAAAACGTACATGGCCGGCAAGGGCGATTTGGGCAAGCTCGTTTGGACAACTGACCGCATCGTTCTCGACACACTTTCAACCACGTTCAAAATGTCATTTGGCAATGTCGAGCGCACGGGAAAACGCATCATGCTTGCATTGGATGTGTCAGGCAGCATGGATTGTGCCACGGCGGGTGCTCCATCTGTGTCATGTCGTGAAGGCGCTACAGCAATGGCGATGGCTACATTGGCTGCTGAGGGTGAAGCAAACACGTCCATCTACGCCTTCACAACCGTCTTCAAAGACATGAACGGACGCATCAAGCCGAACATGACCGTCCAAGATGCGATTCGCGCAACACAAGACGTTTTCGGTGGAACCGATTGTGCACTCCCAATGCGCCATGCTTCGCAGTACAGCATCCCGATTGACTGCTTCATCGTCTACACTGACAGTGAGACCTACGCACCCACCAGGCATCCTCAGGTTGAGCTGGAAGAGTACCGCAAGAAGATGGGCATCAACGCGAAATTGATTGTGGTTGGAATGGTGTCAAACTGCCTGACCATTGCCGATCCAAGCGACAAGAACACGCTGAATCTTGCTGGGTTCGATTCGTCTCTGCCCCAGCTCATCTCCATGTTTCTCAAGGACGAAATCTGAAAAAAATGCAGGTAAGGCAAGGTAAGTAAACCTCAAAAAAACAAAAATAAAAAATGTGCGTATTACTAACACTTTTTTTATTTTTTTGTTAACAATGAAATATAATATCGTTTTAATATATAAAATGGCTTTTAAAACATCAAGAAGTAAAAGAAGGTCAAAACAAAGACGGTCTAGAAATCTTAACAAGAGAGGAGGTGGGGCTTATAATATGCTGTATATCGTATACGGTAGTGTGCATATTGATGGAAGTAAAAGACCGGAATTATGTGCAATTACGGTAGATAAACGAAGCGCTCGTTTAATTGCAGGTGATATTATACCCAATATGGTTAATAAGGAATTTATTAAAGATTTGACTTTCAATAATATTTTTGTTCAAAAGATTATCCCAGATAAACCAAACGGCACAGAACAAATCGAAATTTTAAAACCGGGTAGTGATGAAAAGAACCCATTGTTGACAAACGTGGAGGATCATACTCCACTTTATTATACACTTGATAAAAATGGGGTTGTTGAGTCTATTTATTTCAATGAGGAACTAGCTAGACAAAATCATCCAGATGATAAAATCGAAACTATAAAATTAAATCATATGAATTGGAAAAGTGTTCTTTTTATTTAAATTATTTTTTATAATTTTTTTATACATTTTTTTATAAATATATAAGCTATAAACGTCGTGTAAGTTCGTTAATTAATTCATTTGCGCGGTCCTCTTTCATAACTAAAATGGTATTCACCGCATCTAAATATGTTTTGGCATCTTTTTTGGTATTTTGAATTTGGGTTAACATATTTGCTACCAAATTAATTTCATCATCGGTCCACAAATTTTGAAATATGGAAATGTGTTGAGTGTCTTCTTCCTCGTGCACACTGTGAAATATGGCGTTGGACGAAGACACGCGATTGCTGCTGTTGTCCGGAATAAGCACATTGTTTATGATGCTCATATAAAGGTCCAGGCTGTGATTTACAACACTGCTGCTATTGTTATAACTGCTCTTTAATTTATCAATACCCAACACAGCGTTTTCAAATATTAATTTTATGGAAGGGTTGACCACGTCATAGCGTCGAACCGCTTTTAAAATAGGGTTCAGTAAATGATGCAGTTCATAACGCTTGTTGCCATACGCCCATCGCCAAAATCCCTGAAACACGGTGGGCTCCTGAAAATATATGCGATTGGCATCAATTGCTAATTTAGTTCCTGCCGATTTATAACCCAGGATGGCCAATTTTATCATGGTTGTAAGCGGATCCAATACCTGCCGGTCATTCAGCGGATAATTGCTGTTATATATACTAAAGGCATCATACACATTCTTTATAATTTCAATATGTCCAAACATTCGGATAATCTAATTCTTATTATATATATATAAAACAATCTTTATATCGGTAAAATTAACGATCGATTTTATTTTACATGATAAAAATGTGTAAAATAAAATGTATGTTTATTTTCGGCTTATAATCGCCGAAGCTACGCTTGCACCTCCTGATATTATTGCTGCTACAATGACCGGGGCAAGTTTTTCATCAGGCGCGGATGAGAATGAAAGTGTTGGATTCATATTTTGTATATAAATAGTTCACATAAAAAATATGCGGAAAAATGTTTTAAAGTTATTCTTTTCTTAAAATATAAAATGGTTTTTATATGCCCAAAATGTAATGAAAATCCTGGCAGTCATAGTTTTACGAAAATCAAGGAACAACCGGATGGAACAGCAGTGTTTTATACATGCCCTTCCAAGGCAAAATGCTTGGATGATAATGAGGGTATTATTGCCCATTACGACGGATTTTTGAATGAAAACGGAACCAATCCGTGGATATTGATATTTGATAGCCAGGGATTTAAGGTGGAGCATACGCTAAATATTAAGTTAACAATGGATTTAGTTAAATTAATTAATGATAAATACAGTGAAAATTTAAAAAAAATAATTATTATAAATCCCACATGGCACATCAATGCTACTATTAAAATGGTAATGCCATTTTTAAGTGAAAAGGTTCGCAGTTTAATTTGTAAATCGAAACACAAGAATGTTGAACTTACATTTTAATTTATGACTGCTGCTGCTGTTGTGATTGAAAATAATTAAGACGTTCGATTTCAATTGTGATCGTTTTTACACCCAAATGAACTCCAATATCTTCAACTAATTTTCGCACATAAAATCCGCTTGATACACTTACTTGAATTTCAAAAACGGCAATTTCCACTGCAGGGTCCCGCAATTTATGCCACTCATGCAAAATTTCTCGTTGATAAAATTCGTGTTTTAAACTAATGTTAGAAATTCGTTCGATTGCGATTTCTGCAACACGACTAAGTGGCATGTATTCTGCTCCATTCATTTTAAAATCGTATAATTTTCGTTCAAACGATGGGACATGCACGTCCTGTATTTTATTATTTTTTTTCCACCACCACAGAGGCTGTTTTAACCCTTCCCGGTTTTCCACGCGAAAACTGCTAAAATGAGGCAATTCCTGAACGTATCTTGTTTTCAAAGAGTGTAAAAATGAACTTATTTCAGGTTCAATTTTATAAATAATGTGTTCATCGGTTTGATCAAATTCAGGAAATCCTAAAAGGTCATGGCTGCTTGATTCCAATCCTAATCCCATTTTAAATCTGTAATTTTTATCTAACCCGGCATCGAATTGGGACAAGTGGCAGGCATTATCCAAGTAAATGCGCATGCATCCGCACGCCATGGGGTCTAATCTGCCATTGAATGTTGCTTTTTTGGCACTGGTTTTTTTGATAATCTCATCGATCACATCCTTGGGTGTCAATCCATAAGGTTTAAATATTTCAAACTGCTGCTGGTTTGGATAGTTTAAACTAAGATCTTCAATATAAATCATACACGCATGGGATAAACCAAAATAATAAAAAATGTATCAATTTTTATTATTGTTGGTTGCGGACTCACGAAAATATTACGTACGGTTGTTTTGCATATTGTATGTTGCTTTCAATTTGGTTGCTGGGAGTTTCGCTGCACAGTTCAACATTTCCTTGATCAGAAACGCATTTATTAACATGCGGATAATTATTTGTTGTTTGTAAATAATTAGAAGTTATGTTGGGTTCAGTATAAGTAAGATACCGGCTCAATCCATTCTTTGGAAAATATCCACTAGCAATTTTTCTTAAACGCGGGTTTAAATATTTCGTTTGTCGTTGTATATAAAAAAGCAGCCCCACGATGGTTGCAGTTATAAAAATAACAACATACATTTATACTTGTTTATTAGAAATTTGTTTTTTAATAACATTCCATTATTTTCTTTTTTTGAATTTTGTTTTTTAAAATACACATTTATAATATATGGTGAAAGTAGTAGGGTTTATAACCGTTCCCATCGTCGCAGGGAGTGATCAAAAATATACTGACCGTGGAAACAGCACGATATCAAGCAATCACATTTCATTTATCGAACCCTTGGAATGGACCGCAATTCCCTATCAATCTTCGCATGAAGAGCTTGATCGATTTCTGGATACCATTCATTTGTTCTATATACCCAGTGGAAATATAGGTGCTCACGAATCAGCAAAATATTTAGATAATGTTTTTTATTGTGTTAGAAAAATCAAGGAATTAAATCGTTCTGGAATCTATTTTCCCATTTGGAGCGTGTGTATGGGAATTCAATTATTACTTGCGGTTGAAAATAGAATTTATCATCACGGCGATTTTTTGAATCGATACGACAGTAGGGGTTTCAGAACAACCCTGCCTCAAGTAAATAATGGACGAATTACGAATTCGTTTACGCATGATGAAAAACTCATGCTGGAGACCACCGTTGATAAACTGCATAATCACGATTTTGGAATCTCTCCCAAAATGTTTGAATCAACTAACATTAAACATAATTATGTTATAATTCATATGAATGTTGACCGGAAAGGGAATCAATTTATAGGAACCGTTGAGCACAATAAATATCCCTTTTATGGATTTCAATGGCATCCCGAAGCCAGTCCCAATTGCCAGATGTTTTCTCGTTTCTTTGTTTCTGAAATCAATAAAACCCCAAATAAACCGATGCCAAAAGAATTAAACAAAGGAAAACTATATGACTGCAAATTGTACAGTTTCAACACCTATGAACACTGCTATTTTTTTAAATAATGAATTAAAAAATGAATCATTTTTTCAAAGCCGGGGTGGATAAATAAAAAATTGATTCATTTTATTTAAAAATTAACATAAATAAGTATATATAAGGAATGACCAGCAGTCCAACGATTGAAGATTATAACGAGTCAAAAGTGCAAAACGACAATATAACGAACAATGATGTGTACAAGGTTCATTTTAAATTGATAAACTCGAACAATGCAATGGCCAATGCGCTTCGTCGCATTTTATTGGGTGGATTACCTACTGTTGCTTTTGACGACACGTATTATGATAATAAAGACGAGAGTAATATGATTATTGACAAGAACGTGAGTGCTCTTCATAATGAATTTATCGCGCATCGCATCAGCTTGCTGCCAGTTTGCGGGTACAAGAATGATCGCCTTAAAATAGTGCTCGATTATGATTTTGAAAAGGCGCGGTTTGGATATGCATTTAAAAATGTCGATGCCGTGCCCGTCTTTCGATTGAAAATGAAAAATGATGAAGACACGCGTAAACTATTTGGAAACATAATTAATGTGGACAGCAGTATGATTAAAATTGAAACGGAACAGGGATTAGAATCCAGTGCAGAGTTTTTGCTTCCGGACTATATTACCGGTGATTTTTGCTTGCTTCATCGGCTGAAACCATTGAGCACGAACGAAGAAATACACGAGGCGGAAGAATTGGACATTTACCAGATGCGACCAACCATTGGGACAGCCCGTCAGCATGCCCGATACTGCCCCGTTGGAACCGTCAGCTATGAATTTGAAAAAGATGACATGTCAAACCAGGATTCCTATTTTTCAAAATATATTGCTAATCTTCAAAATCAGCGCCGCAATGATAATTTGCAGGAATACAACGAGCAAGATATTCAATTGTTTCGAGCGTCGTTCAATAACTTGGGCTCGGAACGTATTTATAAAAAGCAGACAGATGGGGATGCCGTTTCCGTGATTTTTAATGTTGAAAGTGTGGGGAATCAAGAAGCGCATCAACTGGTGTATGATGCACTCGAACTCATTCGGGTGAAGACCCTGGCCATACTGAATCATTTTGAATGGAATGACCAGAGTGGTTCTTACCGGTATTCCGATAAAAAAATACAGATTGCGCGAAATTCCGCATCAGGAAACACGGAAATTACGATCCATTACGAAGACCATACAATTGGAAATTTAATAAGCACTTATTTGAAAAAGTTGTTTATTACAAATAAACCCGCTAGCGGTCAGATGTTATCGTTTGCGTCATATAAGTTGCCTCATCCGCTTGAAGAAAAAATAGTTATAATTATCGGATTCAAGGACGGTGTCGATTTAAATGGCTTATTTAAGGAATATGATTTGAAACCGACGGTTAAACCAGATGTTCAAGCCGTCCAACTTCTTTTCATTGCGTGCAGCCATTATTTAAACGATTTGGAAAAAATAAAACATGATTGGTCTGAAAAATCGGGAATAAAGGAAGCCAGTTATGAATTAAACTCAGATAACGAATTGCTATTTTCAAGCAATCAAGATAGAAGTAATAAAATATAAACCCGTGGGTTTAAATTTAATTTTTTTATTTTCTTTTTAAAATATAGCTTGCCCATGAGTAGAAAACAAACCCTGTTTTATTCCAAAAAATGCCCACACTGCGCGGAAATTTTAAATAAAATACGCATGGCGCCCCAAACCTTTGGGTCAAGTTTTGATTATATTCTAATCGACGGTAATAGAAATCTTCCCAATTTTTTAAAGGAGGTTCCTACTTTAATTGTTCCCAGTCATCCACAGCCGCTGACGGGTGAAAGTGTTTTCATGTGGATTGATACCCAAATGCGAATGTTGGGTAATAAATCTGCGCCGGCAGGCGGCGATGCGAGTTCATCCGCACAGAAAAAAGAAGGCGCGATTGCAAATACTATGGATGGGCTTTCTTTTTATAATCCATTAGAAATGTCCGGTTTTGGGGATAATTATTTCAGCCTTGAAAATGATAACGGAGGGCAGGACCATTGCTTTGTTTTTATTGATGAAAAAGGCAACAAACAGGTGCAGTGTAGCCCCCAGCAAACATCGGGTCAAGTTAATTTTCAAGCCTACAACGCAAACCAATTCAGTTCACAACAATCTCGGCCTCAGCAACAGCAAGTTCCCGATTGGTTAAAACCGCAAAATGTGGGCCGAAACAACGAGCAACAACCGAAAAATAATCAGATGGCGTCAAGCAACAGTATGACAATGAGCCAACAGAATAATATTCGGCTGCAGCAGGAGGCACGCGGTTTACCCCCCATGATGAATTTTCAGGATCCTCAGCGGGCGGGAATGAACGAAAATAATAAGCTTACCGACACCGATTATGAACGATACATGTCCAATCGCGAGAGTGATTCGCGAATTTCTGCTGCTCCCCAGCGAATCTAAAAATATTGTAATATTATATATGGATAAAACTTGTCCAATTGGATTTTTTTGTTTTGACACGCAAACAGCGGGTTTAATAATAGCAATTAGCGTCTTATTTATTGGATTCCATGCCTACTATAAAAAAAACAGTATTGATGCCCTCACTGAAATAAAAAAGGAGAAGTATGAAAGATTGGAAACACGGATTAATCAATTGGAACAGGAAAATAAAGAGGTTGTGGTGCTGAATCCAACGGTGGATTCCATGCTTGTAAATAAGGATTACGAACGCATCGCAAATCCGTTGTTGGCACCGGAGCGGTCCTATAATTCTACCTACCGGGTTCCCATCAATATTCCAACCCGCGGTTTTTCAGAGACGTATCAGCAGGTTGGTGCTATCAATTCGGGCGAGAAAATTTTGCCGTTGTATGGTCGACCCAAATGGCCGGGCGCATCCAAATGGAATTATTATACCAGCACGGACAGCTTTCAATCGGTGAAGTTGCCGGTTAAATTCAAGAGTCGCGATTGCCAGGATGAAATCGGCTGTGATGAAGTGTATGACGGTGATTCGGTAGCCATACCGCAATATGGGCAAGAGCGTGAATTTAAAGCAAATATTTATCGGTTGGATAAACCGTATTATCTGCCATTTTTGTAAAAATAAACACAATATTACAACACTACAATAATATTATGTTTATATGATATAATCGCGGATGATCGTATCCACTCGGAGTCAATTGATCGAAAAAATTAGAAAGAATATTTTGCATGCATCAAATTGGACTGAATTAGAAGAGGTTTTGGTACAATTAGAAGTCGCACCCTTTTGCGCGCTTCAAACGTGCTATGATCTGCAGCATGTGGTGTTCCATATTTTGAACGGGAATCAGCGGGCCGAAGTGCTACGACACATTGCATCGTTCCCCGCGCTTCCCCGGCGCGTTCATATCATGACAACGTTGGAATTTATACAAAATATGTCCCCCCGACAAAAGCTGCTTTTTGGTTTAGAAGAGACCGGGTTCATTACCATATTCAGTCCAGACACTGAACAAAACGAATACATGAATCGAAATCGGGCTAAACCGCTCATCAATTCCATGATAAGCAATCTTCCGGAAGAAGGCGCAGCGGGTCCAATGAACAATTTAAAAATGGTGCTATCGAATCAAACCGCAACCCGCGTGGCTACCAAATATGTTAACACTATCGTAAATTATCTTAGGTTGTTTCCTCATTACGAAGCCGTATGGGTGGATACGTTGAATCCCGTATCAATCATCATTTCAAATAAAATGCACGAACAAAAACAACAAGATCCCGGATTTCGTTGGGGTGGTGCCATTTTGATGGGCAATCCCAGCCGAAAATTAAAATCAGATTTACGACCATTGAATCTAAAATATTTTTCCACCCAAACAAAATTATTGGAACATTTGGCGGATTCCGTTGCCTAATTTTTTTTCTTTCTGCTTATTCGCCGAAGTCCATAATCGCGACGGGTTTCGCGCTGTTTCATAACGTAATCAAGTAGCTCTTCCGCATTTTGCGTGGCCTTTATCATATTGGTGGTTTTTTCGCTGAAATAATTCACGAATGCGTTTCTTAAAAAGGCGACATTTAATGGACTGTGCGTCTCCTTTTCAACACATTGGAGCAACCCATCGGGTAAACTAACCTCCATATTTTTTATATTGTGCGTTTTAATCATGTATAGAATGTTTTCTTCTAACGTTTTTTTTTGCGATCGATACTCCGACAATCTAGCATTCTCTTGTTTTATGTAGTTATCAACACTTACATATTTTTTAATGTTTTCCTTTAAATCATTCTCGATTTGAGACATTTGTATATTTTTTAAAAAAATTAAACAAATATAAAAATAACGCGTCATAAATAAATATGTTAAAATAAATTTTAGCTGTCGCCGGATCGGACACATGTCGTCTTGGGCCAAAATTGTTGCCGAAAAAAAAGTAGAAGAAAAACCAATTGAAAATTCAAAACCAATCGAATTCATGGATGATATTGATTACGAATTGCTAGATATTCAAAACCAATTGCACCCTAAAATATTTGAAACATACGCCTGTTTGGTTGATGCAACGAAAAATGGCATGAATGCATTTTTATTTTGTAAACATGAAGACCCCATGGCCGTTCGTGATTTTTTTTATATGGTTTATAAAAACGTGGATTACAGCTTGTATGGGCGCGCTGATAGCAACGACAACGTTGATGCTGAAAGCGACTTATCGGAAGAATACCCATGGGAAAACGCGCGAAATCGGTTTGCGTATTGTTAATTCTTACCGCCGCCGATTTTGAAAAAAAATAAATATAATAATTTCAAAATAATTATATTTTCATATTTATTTTGATATTTTTTAAAACAGATTATACATTTATCATTGTATCTTTTGCCAGATCCAATTTGGTTTGTGTCGTTTAGAAGATGTTATCCTGGAAATGATACCTTTGTATTGCGCATCCGCTGCATGGTGGGCAAGCATGTAATTTCCAATATAATCGTATCGCACGCTTTGAAATACAATAAACCCGCCAACTTTAAGCCGATTCCATAATTCCTCCAGCGATTTATACAAAAATTGCGCTAACCAAGTTTGTTCATCACGAAACATATTGATGGATTGATTTTTATCGTCTTCGTTGTATATTTCCATTCCCCACATGGGAGGACTGAAGAAGATGACGTCGGACCACTGTTCTGGTATGGCTAAAAATTCAGGAGCGCCGGGCAACCCGTCTTGAATTACTTTTTGTTTGCTCTGGGATCCAAGCATTTCGATCATTTTGTTCAAACCCGGAACAACCAAGGGATTGGGCTCAACCCCCGTATATTTTGCATTCAGCATGATCGCTGCCATCAACCGACTGCCGAATCCAGCAGCGCCGTCTAATATGTTGAGCGAATTAAGAGCAACGTCGGGAAACAATAACCGAATTAAAATGATGTACACAAACACGTTTTCAGCGCTGGAGATATACACCCGCTTCTCAACGCCGTCAATTACGGAAGACTTCATTTTGCCAACTTGGTTGACAATCAATTTATGCAAATTGGTGGGATCAATATTCAATTTAAGGATGGAAACTGCATTCGAAACCAGGGTTCCGCGGTTAAAATGTTCCTCAAGCGATGGTTCAGTCGCGCTAAGTCGCACTTTATTTTTTGCGCTCTCGGTAAAATAATCGACCAACAAATAGTCATCATCTAACAAATCGGGGTTTTGTGATTCGATTGAGACGTATTTACCATTAAACTTAATATCGGGTTTACGGTCTTTTATAAAACGCCCCAATTCGGCTTTTTCACGACTTAAATCATACACGGCATCATTTACATATCCCAACTCTTGCAGGCGTTGTAGTGGGCTGCTAACCATTAGATCTCTTAACGCATTAAATATCGATCGCATGTCCTGTGCAGATAACCACGTATTAACATACGGGAACCCCTTTTCTATAATTACCTTAACCATTTCGGTGGCTAGGGCTTCCCTTTTCGCAGCAGCAGAAGTTTTGGCGACAGCGGGCGCAACGGATTTTTGAGACGGTTCAGCAGCAGCAGCTTTCGGTTTGCCAAAAACGGTAGCATATTCCTGATACACACTTGGATATAGACGCTGCAAACTGGTTTCCATTGCCGACATCAAGGCCTTGTTTTCTCTTTCATCTTTATAAAAGGCCCACATGGGAAATATTTTTCCACTTGCACCCTGTGTTCCCATGACTCCATCAAACCGCGCTCCAGGGCAGTTGCTCAATACAAACAGCACCATCGGTTCTACAATGCGGTTCTTAGCATAATCGGTAATGTGGATAACCATGTTTCCGCCGACCATCAAATTATCCCAAGCTTTCTTTAAACTGCGGAATAAGAACGAAACCATCCACTGTTCAAATTGTTTGAATTGCGTAATTGATTGCTGAGCGGCTGTTTCCGCATTGGTATCATACACCTCCAAATCAAAATACGGTGGGCTGGTAAATATCAAATCAAACATTTCCTGACCCAAATCAGCGTCTTGAAATGGCGCGTACCGTACACTAAAACGTTCGCGGTCAGCCTTAAATTCAGTCAATATTTCGGAATGGCCTGCCATTAATTTTTTGTTGGGGTCATACGCTAAATAGCGCTGGGCTTGATATCCAATTGCCGCAATCAATCGATCACCCCAACCAGCACTAATATCCAATATACGGGTGGCTTTAAAATATTTGTAAACACTGACAGCAAGGGATATTTTAAAATTGGTTGCTTCCAGACCCTTTTTCCACAGGAGTTCTCTCATTTCAAAGCTATCAATGCGACCGGTTTGAGCCAGGCATTCACGCACCAACTCAGTCCGATGTGTTTGAAAATATTGTTCGGGGGATTGCGGTTTATCATGGCGCTTGGCTTGGATACGGGCGTATTCCGTAAACAAATCCGTTAATCGGTCGACATTATTGTAATCATCCGGTTCTTGCACAAAAACGCAGGGTTTGCCGCGATAATTATCCCGTTGTATGGCAGAGTCAGACCAGCGGTACTTTGGCATTTCCAACGTTTCGGAAATGAGCGGCTGATACTGGACCACATTTCTGAACAGACTTTGTGGATTTTTTACAAAATATCGCAGCAACGGATAGTCAATGGAAGAGTTAACAACGGCTTGAACCAATAATTCGGTATCCATACCTCCCGCAATCGCATCTTTGGGAATGGAAATGGTGTTTCCTTCGTTTGACAAATACGGACCCAAATCAATTTCAGATGATAATACAACTTCAGCCGCCGCCGCACCAGGTTTACGGGTACGTTTTTGACTGCACCGCCCGGTAGATCCGAGCACGCATTCTTCAGGGTATTGCTTACACTCTTCCGGTGTCAGGGATTTACAGTCCTTCTTTGCAGTTGTTGATTTTTGTTCTTTAACTTTGTCTGCGACGGCGGCAGTGGGGGCAACCGCCACTTCTGATAATTTAGCAGTTATTATTTGAAATTCATCGGTGGTTAGCTCTTGATTCATGTCTCGCAAAACATTTCTGAGCGCGGTCCAATTCCTGGTTTTCAACACATTTTTCAAAGGATCGACTGCTTTATTCTGTTCGATAAATGCAATCACTGAATTAATCTTGTTTTCATCATTATCCAATTTTCGAAACAGAAAATACCGGTTAAAGAAACTCAGCGTTTTTTCAATTTCCGATAACGTTTGCTCATCTGGATTAATGCGAGAAAACACATTTTGAAACAAATCCGTTTCAACCGGTACAATGTTCAATTTACCTAATTTTTCAACCAAATATTCATAACTAACCAGATACTCCGTAATCGATTGATTGATGGATGCTACGTACACTTCAATCGGAAGCCCAATGCTGGACGCATCAGCAGGTAAATTAGGGCCAATATTATCATACCTTTTTTTTATCTTGAAAATAATTTTGCCATCTTGTTCACCTTCAATACTCTTGCCTTTTTTCAACTCCAGCAGTTTTTCATACACAATGCTTCCATCAAAACATGTTCCCATAAAAATACCACCCGGACGCAAATTTTCGGAAACATTTCTCAAAAAGCCATCCAATTTGCTTTCGGTTTCAAACAAATAGTGGAGTGCAAACTGAATGCTGATGATATCAAACTGGCGTCTATTATAGAGTTTATTCCATAAATCTTGTTGCAACTCCAGGGTTGGGGGTTTTACTGCCAGACCATCCCGTATGTTCTCACTAATATCACCATAAAGGAAACTAACATTATCCAAATGGATTTTACCAAAAATGTCTTTGTTTTTCATTACAAAATCGGAATAACGCTTACAAGCACCATCTTTGGGATCAAATATATTATTGTAATTTAAATCGATTGCAACGACATTGGACAGCTTATATTTGTTCCATTTGAACATATCTCCCCCTTTCCCGCATGCCATTTCAAGCAAATGGAAATCTTTAGTTTGTCCTGCATCTTTCAAAAAGTCGTGTGCTTTTTTGTACTGATGAAGGTCTTTGATATGCGCGTTATGAAAGACCTGGAGCTGAATAGTCATCGATTTATCACGACCAATTGTCGAATCACGGTTGTAATATTGCGATTCCGTAATTTTGGGAATGCCCTGACCAGTAGTAATCATTTTTTCGGTAATTGGATAGTGCATTGAAGTCCAAATTGAATTCGCTACTTCAAAATCATTCCCAAACGTCAGGCCCTTTTTGTAGGATTCGGTTCGATCCGTGCGTGTGCGCAACGGGTACCACAATTCAGCTCGTTCATCATCGGTTGTGGCCATTTGATACCTATCTATGTCAAACCCAAATTCCACAATGGTTTGATCCAATATTCGGCAATTATCTTTTTCACCAACGATATTTTCATTCTTGTCCAGAAAAATATGCGCAATGTATGCGTTGGGACTGCTGGGATTGGTGGGTGTAAATTTGGTGGGTCCATAATTCGATTGGCGCTCATCCGATTTGATGCACGGATTCACACCACCCCTTAACCCACAATACAAATGCAGGGTCTTGTAGGGTTTAAATTCAAAGAGCTCTCCATTTTTAACGGTTTTATACCTAATTTTGTCCCGAGTAAGAAAAACCTGTTTGCCTTTGTCGACTTCAATCTGTTCGCTTTCAATTCGAACCAGAAAGTCAATCGAATTGTCTTCTGCCGGTTTCCATTTTAAATTATAAATCCAGCGCGTTGCCATTTTACTGGACCATGTAATGTCAGACGGATTGAAGCCCACCGGAGCAACGGCTGGTGTGTAAATAACTCCATCTAAATCGTACGGAAATGTGTGTTTTTTATCCCAAATCGATTTGGTTTGAGAAAGCATATTTCCCGACAAAAACTCTTTCACCCGAATATTTACATTCAGCTCTTCCGCACTGAAAAACCATTCCGCAATTTGATTGGCCAAACCGATTCTGGACATTTGATCACGATTGTCGGAAACTAACGGCAGCAGTCTTGCATCCTGATTTTGAAAAATGTATAAATCAAAACAAAACAAGTACGGAGTATCAAGCTCATCCTCTTTTTCAGTTTGATCCGCAAGTTTACGTTTATTAATAAATTCACCAACCAATACGGACCCCTTGATCTTGTCCCAGTTTGCAATATTTTCAGCAAAAATTGGAAAAACATTTAAATTCGAATCAATCAAATATATTTTGGGTTCTTGGGTATTCATACAGTATAAAACCATCGTTTCACCGTCAGCTTTATCCGTGACCGTGTATTCTATATGACCTTGCAGTATGTTCGGAGTTCTAACACTAATTTCATTCAAATTCGACATAATAATGCTCACCACCTTGGGAACAAATAGTTTGTCATTGCTTTCGCATTTTAACGATGACAATTCCCGGTGTTTTTTTTGAAGAGCAGCATACAATTCATTCTTCGTAAAGTTTGATTTAGTAATTCCTTCAATTCGCGCTTCGAAATTATTTTGAATATTGTATTTTGGTGATAAATCCGCGCCCAACGGTGTAATAAACGGGTGGTCTCTTGGTGGTAATGGAATGCGCGTTCCATTCGCATATTGCTCAATTTCAATAAGTTGTCTTTCCACGGATTGAATCATTATTTGTTTCATCATACGACAATAACTTTCTCTTACCTGATCCTGTAGGGAATTGGAAACGGAACGACTGGTTTTACTAAAAAGTTTATTCAGTACCAAATCCGTCTGCTTGACGATTTGATTGCCTTGATCCGTTATGGGAGCCTCACCAACGTACTCAATTTCAACTTCATACATTTCAGACTCGTTTAAAACGTTGCTTTCCTTAAAACTTTTAGTAAGCATCATCATGTCTGTTCTTCGGTCGGCTCTTCCGACCTCCTTTTTGCTTGTTTTAATCATGGTTAAATCGATTCGGTAATTACCGTCGTCCGTTGTAAAACTAACACGCTTTTTAAAACGAAATGTTTTCGATACATTTTCATACCCATTTTTTTTAAACAATCTCTTTAAACTATCATGCGATGTTCGTGCATTTTGCGAAATGAACTCTCTGTTATCGGACGGCATTTCTTCTATTTTTAAATTAATTCGGAAATTCAAATCGCTGACGTTCAAAAATACGAGCTGATTGTTTGGCCCATAAACGCGGTCCTTAAACAGTATGTTGAAATTTTCACCTGGTTTTTCAGTTCTACAATAATTTTGAATATTTGTAATTCCATTAATACTGTATCGAATGGGCGACATTAAATCTCTACGGCTATTTTCATAAAAATTTATGTCTAAAACTTCCTCGTCATTTTTTCGGGTATAACCCGCTTTTGACAAAGATTTAGCTAGTCGTTTGAATTGGTCTATCGATATATTTTTTGTTATTCGAGATTCTAATTCATAACTGGGGTATTTATTTTTTAATTCGATAATATCATTTAATATCGACTGCTCTTTCGCTATCAGCATTATAATTTATTGTGATATTTTGTTTTTAAAATTAAATCAATTTTTATTTCAAATGTATATTGTACATTAATACCTATAATTTATATTTTAAATTAAATTATAATTTTAAATATATAATGGAACAGTTAACAATTAGTTCTGATATTTTTGAATTAAAAACAAAAAACATGAATGTATTTACATCACCGATAAATCGATTTATTGGCGACAATTTCGAAATAAACACCTATGACGCTATTATAAATTCCACGAATTTTAGTTTAAATGGGAATGTTTATTGGTCGGGAAATTTATTTGAGGTGAAATCCGATGATGTTGAGCTGACCAATTTAGCCATTTACACATCAAATATTTATTTTTATGGTAATATTTTGAATCTTAATGCCAATAATTCAATTAATATCAACACACCTAATTATACCATAAATAGCAATATAATTGACCTCACTACCCAAAATTATCTCAATCAATCCACTTATTCCAATATTATAAGTAATAACTACACCGTTTCGTCTGACATGTACAGCTTGAATATCCGCAATAAAGGAAATATTACAAGCAATATAATAAATATAAGCAGTACTGAAAAATTTAGTATTTACAGTAATATAATTGATTTTAAAGGAGAAACCATTACATTTGATGCGAATTCAAATATAGATCTTGATTATAACAATTTTCGAACTTTGGCTAAAAATATATCGTTTATTTCCGCAAATAATCTAAATATGAACGCAAGTTCAATCTCATTCAATTCCAATAATGATTTATCAATCGATTCATCCAATGTAATAATAAATTCCAATTCAACAAACATTAATTTAGGAACTTCCAATATTGATGCTGATAATTTTACTTTAATCACATCCTTTTTAAATATTCAGCCAAATGTTTTTACGTGTAATGCTAATTTATTATCAATTTACAGCAGCAATTTATTAACTATGACTACGAATGATGCAGAAATACGATCAAATAATTTCGTTCTTCTGTCCGTAAATAGTAATTTTTATTCGGGTCAAGCTTTTAGAATCAGTTCTAACAGTATAATAATCAATGCAACCGAAAAAACTGAAATTAACTCATTAAATACTAGTATTTCGAGCAATACCGTTGAACTAAATGCAAATTATTTAAATGTCGCCGCAATTAATTGCAATATGATAGCAAATACCACCAACCTTACTGCTAATTTAATCAATGTTGAATCCAATATTTTAAATGTTAGCGGCAATTATTTAAATCTTACAACCACGCAATTTTCCAATATCGACAGTAATTCCATTCTAATAGCATCTGCCACATTTTCAATAAAGAACAATGAATACCTCGACATTACGTCCAACACTTCAAATATAACCAGCAATGTTTTAACCATAAATTCAGGAAATATGAATTTGACAAATACGGGTAGAGTGAGTTTGTACTCAAATCAGGCAAATATAAATTCTAATTCAATTAACATTAATTCCAACATTATTGAAATGAACAGCAATCAATTTATTTTAAAAGCCAATTTGAGTAATATAATTAGCAATACTATCCAGTTATCTAGTGATTATTTTAATGGAACAATTAACGGTAATACATCGATTTCATCCAATATTTTTAATGTAAATTCCAATAAAGCTAACATGAATATTAAATTACTTGAAATAAATTCAACCGAATTATCAATAAACGCAACCTCCAACATTAATATTCGCACATACGATGCAAATATACAGAGCAATATATTATTTTTGAATTCTACTTCGCTAACTGTCGCGGGTAATTCATTCAATGTTCAATCCGACAATTACGCAAATATTAAATCCAATAACGTTCAATTTGATAGCAAAAATTTTTCTCAAACTATTACCGGAAATTATTCCGTGCTATCGGGCAATTTATCGATTTCAAGCAACAGTTTTATAATTAATTCAAACGAAATGAGTTTCAATTACAGCAATATTGGCATTATTACCTCTAATAATTTTAACGTAAGTAGCAATAATTTAATTTTAAATTCCAATTCGATCGCATTAACTAATAACCAAACCGCAAATTTTGTTTTTGAACAAGCAAATATTTCAGGAAATGGGATTGGTATTGAGGCTGCAAATATCGTTTTGACCGGAAATACAGTATTCAATGCCAAATTATTCGATATTAATTCTAATATTACGAATATTGTGAGTAATATAATTGAATTCAATACTCCCAATTTATACATTAATTCAAATAACCTATCATTAAAGGGCAACAATTTAACAATAAATGGGAATACCTTAGTACTGGGAATTAGCGGCAATCTTTCCATAAGCAGTTCCGATAAATTTACTCTGAATTCGAATGCATCGAATATTACCGGAAATAGTCTGGTTATGAATGTCGGATCAATGGATGTTTCGATCAGCGGAAATACGCAACTGGTATCCGGACAGACCACTTTAACAAGTAATACGTTTAATTATAAAGGAGGGAATATTGATATAAATGCCAACACAAGCGTTTTTAATTTAAAAACAGCCAATATAACAAGCAATATTTATAATGTTGTTTCAAATACGTTCCAACTGACAAGCAACACCGCACAAGTTAATCTCAAATATGGAAATATTTATGCAAATTTAATTGATATGACCGCATCCAACATAAATATCACCAGCAATACAAGCTATAATTTAGATACGAATCGAGCAAATATAATTGCAAATTCATTAACCGTTTCCACAAATGGTAATCTAATTATAAATTCAAACGTGATAAATATTCAGTCCAATTCGATAACTATGAACAGTAATTTATTTGATATTTCCGCAATAAATCTTACATCAAATACCAATATTCTTTCATTGAATTCGAACGTTTCCAGCATCAATGGAAACGTTTTACAAGTAAATGTGAACCAAGATATGACATTGAAGAGTAATAACTATTTTTCGATAACCACAAATATAGGTAATATTAATTCTAACAGTTTACAAATTGACGTTAGCAGCGATTTCATTATAAAAACCACAAACCTATCAATAAACGCTTTAAAATCAAACATAAGTGGCAACAGCTTAACCATTAATGCGAATGTCCTAACTGGGGTAGCTTCTAATTTGGTAATAAATGCGAATACTGCAAATATTGTCGGTAATGTTCTAAATATAACCTCGAACGTGTATAACATAGAGAGTAATTATTTCAATATGGCGTCGGGACTCTCGGCGAATATTGCATCAAATGATGTGCTAATTTCAGCAAAAAGCAATTTAACATGCACAAGCAATATATTTAATGTAAATGCTAATTCCACGTCAATTGTTAGTTCTAATTTATTCGCCATTGAATCCGCAAACATTTTTGTCAAAAGTAATTTATTTACATCTAATGCCAATACCCTCACTATAAATTCTAATACAACAAACATAAATTCAGATTCGTATTTACAAATTTTAACGAGTAATTTACAAATAGTTAGTAGCGGAAATATATCTTTGACCGGTAATTCAGTTGATTTAACAATGAGTGGTAATGTGAACCTTTTAAATAACAACTACAATGTAGTAGTTGGCAATACCATCAATTATAACACGAAATCATTTGAATTGACTACAAATACTACTTCCATTAAAAGTAATACCGGTAATATATACGTTAATGGTGATTTAAATTTATTTGCAATAGGTCTTTATTTTCAGGGTATGACTGCCAATGTAAATATGAATTCTGTTGACATTTATGGCGATACTATCGTTCGAGGTAATTTATATTCAAATACAATCATACCAATAGGAAATACGCTTTCAATTGGATCGGATATTTATACAAATTATCTGGAAATCGGAAACGGTCCAAACGTTAAAACAATTAATATAGGCACATCGGGATTAGGTATAAATTCCACGATTAATATTGGTAGCGAAGGAGGTAATATTAATTTAAGAGGGAACATAAATTATGTAAATTCGCAAAATCTCAGTATTAACAATAAATTTATAGTGTTGAATGCGAACGCAGTTGGAAGCGGAACAGCGAGAAATGCGGGTTTTTATATCAACGATGACAATAATCCGTATAAAGCATTTATTTTAACGAGCAATACCGGCACGGGATGGATTTTTAAGGCACCGGAAGCGTCTCAAACTGTCGAATTACAGAATAATACTTTTATTGCGGATGGTTTTGTTAAATCAACATTGGTCAATGGAAATTCAATACTGACCTGCAACTTAATTACAATAGCAGATGTTGTAAATTTACAAACGCAATTAAATTCCAAGGCCAATTTAAATGGCGCAATAATGACCGGTAATATAAATATGGGAGTATATAAAATTACATCCACTTACGTACCAGTTAATGATGATGATTTAACAAATAAATTATATGTTGACTCAAAATTATCTAAATCAGGCGGAATCATGACGGGTAATATTACGATGAATAATTTTAGAATTACATCCGCGTTTGTGCCTGTAGATAACGTGGACCTAACAAACAAAGCATACGCTGATACCACCTTTTTAGCGCTTAAGGGTGGAATCATGACCGGTAATATTACAATGAACGATTATAAGATCACATCCAATTTCAGAGCAAATGCAAACACCGATCTTACAAACAAGGAATACGTTGACACCACCTTTTTAGCGCTCAAGGGTGGAATCATGACCGGTAATATTACAATGAACGACTACAAGATCACATCCAATTTCAGGGCAAATGCAAACACCGATCTTACAAACAAGGAATACGTTGACACAACTTTTTTAGCTTTAAAAGGTGGAAACATGACCGGTAATATTATCATGAACGATTACAAGATTACCTCCAATTTCAGGGCAAATGCAAACACCGATCTTACAAACAAGGAGTACGCTGACACCACCTTTTTAGCTCTAAAAGGTGGAAACATGACGGGTAATATTACAATGAACGACTACAAGATCACATCCAATTTCAGGGCAAATGCAAACACCGATCTTACAAACAAGGAATACGTTGACACCACCTATTTAGCGCTTAAGGGTGGAATCATGACCGGCAATATTATCATGAACGATTACAAGATCACATCCAATTTCAGAGCAAATGCAAACACCGATCTTACAAACAAGGAATACATTGACACCACTTATTTAGCGCTCAAGGGTGGAAACATGACTGGTAATATTATCATGAACAACTATAAGATCACATCCAATTTCAGAGCAAATGCAAACACCGATCTTACAAACAAGGAATACGTTGACACCACCTATTTAGCGCTTAAGGGTGGAATCATGACCGGTAATATTACAATGAACGATTATAAGATCACATCCAATTTCAGAGCAAATGCAAACACCGATCTTACAAACAAGGAATACGTTGACACCACCTATTTAGCGCTCAAGGGTGGAATCATGACCGGTAATATTACAATGAACGATTATAAGATCACATCCAATTTCAGAGCAAATGCAAACACCGATCTTACAAACAAGGAATACGTTGACACCACCTTTTTAGCGCTCAAGGGTGGAAACATGACAGGTAATATTATCATGAACGACTACACGATTACATCCAATTACAGGCCAATTGACATTTATGATCTTACAAACAAGGAGTACGCTGATACCAAATTGTCAAAAGATGGAGGAACCATCACCGGAAATCTTACGATTAAAAGTAATTTGATATTTGACTCCGTTGGAAATGCCAGTATTCGAAGTACAAGTGGAACCGTTATACTTGACGGAAATGTCAACATTGGGTCCAGTCTATTTATCGGTGGAAACTTGACAACAGTGTTTCTTCCAACATGCAGTCAAGTTCCAGTCAATCCGAATCAGCTCGTAAACAAAACGTATGCTGATACCAAACTGTCAATATATGGTGGAACATTGACCGGTAATTTAATCGCAAGCAATTTAATTTTGGAGGGAAACATTATCGGTAATTCTGGAAACATTTTCATGAACGGGAACGTGTACGTTAATGGAAACATTTATACCGATCGATTACTGCCAATATCGTCGAATCTTCAAATAGGAACACCTGGAAATCAACTAAGAATAATTGGTGCTATTTCAAAGGGTTCATTATTAGTAGGTGATGGAACCAATACATCAACTTTACTCGTCGGCAATAATAATCAAATACTAAAGGTAGATAATACAACTGCAACCGGGTTAATTTGGGCTGACAGTACATTAAATGTAGCAAATGTTGTAGTGGGATCAATTTATTATCCCACATTGGTCAAAGACACGTTCGATTCAACCTTATCGATTCAAACCAGTAGTATAACTCCATTTTACTACAATTCAATCAATGATACATTGGTAGTTTCTAATTTGATTACAACAAATTTACCTATTTGCGACAAAATACCGGTATCTGACAATCAACTTGTTAATAAAAAATATATTGACACCTATTTATCAAGTATTATTTTATCAAACGCAAATATTACCGCCGCGCAAAATACAATTGTTGCAAATACATTTTATTATCCAGTATTGGTTAGCAATATTGGAAATGTTCGGTTAACAATTCAAGGTAATTCAAACGTCGATTTACGCTATGATTTAGGAACAAACACGTTGTTTACTTCAAATTTAACACTTAATAATTTGCCCGTTATACAGGGCAATTTAGCTCCGACTCAAAATAATCAATTGACAACAAAATCATACGTTGATAATCAAATTGCAAGCAATGTTCAAAACATAAATACAACCGTTGTGTCAAATAATCAAGATTATTTTATTCCGCTTACGAATGTGTCTAGCGGTTTGGGAAATGTTTTCACATCCAACAATCTAAAATACAATCCAAGCACCAATTTAATATCAGCAATTGCAAATTCAGCTGACAGTGCCGTTAGGGCCAATTTAATTCAAATATCAAGTTCTACTACCTCTTCCACATTGTATACCATGGCACTGCTTGATCCCACACAATCACCCTATGGCAATGTATATCAAAGTTCTTCGCTCGTTTTCAACCCTGGAACGAATTGTATGGGTATCGGAACTTACTCGGCATCAAATCCACCTAATGTCCCTCTTTCAATTAATTCTGCTATAAATAACATATCGATTTCATGTTCGGGCGCTGTGCAAGCAACAAGTTTTATTACAACGTCCGATATTCGGATAAAAACAAATATTACCGAGTTGGAACCGAAAAACGGACTCAACTTATTGCGATTATTACAGCCAAAAACATTTAATTTCAAAAAAGATACGCATTCAAAACAATACGGATTTATAGCACAAGAAGTGATTCAAGTCATTCCCGAAGCAGTTCATAAAACAAAAGGGTATGTTGACAATTTTATGGTTGATGTGGATGTTCGCAAAATACCCGACTCTGCTGCAAATGAGATGGTCGTCGAAACAGTTGATCCCCAATTTGAATTAGAATTTTACGGAAATCACGATGAAAACGGAAATACATACACAACGGATCAAGGCCTTCCCGCCAGCGATAGTCAAGGTAATCAACGATTCAAGATTAAAATTGTCGATTCGATAACCCAAAAAGAAGTAGAATTATGGACAACGAAGTTGAATGACAAAAACAGTTTTTATATCCAAAATGCAGATCAAATATTGAACGAGGGCAGGTATTTTTTGATTGGGCAAGAAGTAGATGATTTTCATGCGATTAATAAAGATTTTATTCACACAATCGGAATATCGGCTCTTCAAGAAATTGATAAAAATCAGCAGGAGGATCAATTAATTATAGCAAACCTTGAAAAAAAAATATCAGAACTTGAAAACAAATTTGCTGAACGTCAATCAATTATCGATAAACTTTTAAATAAATAATAGTTAATTTAATACCAATTTTAATATTTAACTATTATGTATTTATAATTATATATATGGAGTTAATTTCTTCCCATTATTTTTTAAAAACAAATAATTCAAATCATTTTATAGCTAATATAAATCAACTAAATTCGAAATATTTATCAGTATCATCGCAATATAATACGTTTAAATTTGATAATTTTGAAATTTATAGTAATATTCTATTTTCTGGGCACAAATTATTTATTGATTATAAAGAATTCAATATGAAGATAAAGAAAGATTTTTTTTTATCAAATTTGATAAATGCTAAAAACAAAATTGAGTTTAATGTTAAAGATGCAAATATTAATTCAGATTATGTTTCGTTCAATACCACAAAAAATGAACTCAAAAATAATATTCAAACATTTAGGTTTTTTAATGTAAATGAAACAAACGAATTTAATAAAGTAGATGTAAATAATAATTATATTTTAAATAGTAATCTTACAAATATATTCAATACAAATTTAGATATCAATGCGAATTCAATAATAAATATAAATGGAAATTTAATATCTTTTTATCCAATCTCATTATTTAAAATGGCATGCAAAGAAATCGAATTTATTTCTAAAAATGCAGATGCAATAATAAGAAGAGAAACTTTTACGGTAAATTCAATTAATTTAAAAGCAAATAATAATACGCGTATTTCATCTGTAAATACTTTTTTTATTACACAAAACTTTAATACCAAAACAAAAAATTTAAAAATAAAAGGTAATATTGAAATTGTTTTGAATGAAAATAAGCCACTAAATTTAAAAACATCAAATAAAACAGAAATAAAAAATGACACCGGTTCCATTCAGGGTTTTGATAACAATTTTAGTTTAAAAAAATTAAATATTACATCTAACACATATACAGATAACTTTTATAGATTATCACTAAATGCAAATAATATTGATATTAATGATAATTTCAACAATATTGACACAAATCTTTTATTTTTATCTGGAAATATCAATTTAAAAACATCCAATCTTATAACACATTCCAATTTTGCACGTATTGATGCAAACACTATACAATTTCACACGAAAAATTGCGATTTATTAATCCAAACTAGTTCATTTTTAGCCAGTAATATAAATATTGATCATAAAATAATTAGAGCTAATAATCGATCATCATCCTTAAAATTTATTTCATCAAATATTGAAAGCAACAAAACACATATTCAAAGTAATTCTTTCCATCAAACAAATTTGTACGAAACATATATTGTAAGTAATATTGCTACACTATCATCAAACACGATAAATTATAATACTTTAAATCTTTCACTGTTGAATAAAAATGCGTTCAATTCAAATAGTTTAATGCATAGGTTTGATACTCAGCGGATGCACATAGTAGCAAACGACATTATTAAAAAGATTGAAAAATCCGTTAATCTTTATTCGTACAATTTAATTGACTTATTGTCAAACATAACTGCAATTTCTGATACACTGCAAATCAATGGTAATGTAAGCATTAACGGAAATAATTTATCAATCGCTTCAAACCAATCAAGGGTGTATGCCAATGAAGTATTAAATATTAATAGCAATCAAATCACTTCAACTCATAACAAATATTCAATTAATTCCGATTCGTCATTTATTACCATGGAAAAAACCGTTGTGCGCGCAAATGGAATTGTGCAATCATTAAGCAAAAATGTGTTAATCAATAATAATAGTTTCAATACAAAAAGTAATGTAATAAACATTGAAGGGAGCCAAATAGGTATTGTCGCAAATATAATTAAAATAGAACCATCAAAAATAGAAATGGGTAATCAAAAAACTGGATTAGAAGGAGATATATTTTCAATTATTAAAAATGACAATTTAAATTTAAAAGGAAATCATTCCACAAACGTGCAATCCAATTATGCAAATATTAATGCTGTTAAACTTTTGAATATACATGGTAATATACAATATTTGGTTTCAAATGAAGTAAATATAAAAGGCAATCAAATTAAAATAAATGCACCGGTATTGTTTAATTCAAACAATTTTATTTTTAATAAAGGGAAAGGGTTATTTCTCAATAATGACCACATTCGGTTTTCAGGAAATGAATTATCAATAAATGGTTTATTCCAAACAAATATTAATTATTCTACCCCGTTAAAAATATCAGGTAATGCTAATATTCAACTTAGTATGGTAGCAAATGCTAACAATACTGAAACTTCTATAAAAACAGATGCGCTTCATTTCAACTTTGGAAATACCGGAACAATTAATAGCAATAATTTTATTTTGAAAACAGATGATCTTTCTTTTATCGGTTCAAACAACAGCATCCGTTCCAATTCAATTTCCATTCAGAGCAATTTGAAGGGAATGTTGAATACGTTTGATGTGAGTGGAAATGTGTTATCACTTACCTCGGATTCAATTCAAACATTTACTTCTGATTTTGCAAATCAAGCGGATGCATTTGATTTGATTTCAAATACTGCAAAATTGGACACGCCTCAATCATTTGCATGGATCGGAACTAATTTAAATGCGGCGGTTGATACCGTATATCAGAAATCTAGCAACAGCAGTCTCAATTTAAATAACGGCTTCTTTAAAAGCAATTCATCAATAGACGCGTCGTCATTGCAACAATCAGGAATAACCAGCAATTCATTCCAAATAGCTAATCGTAATGGTGTTTCTATTGGAAGTGCATCTCTAAATATTAACCTTGAAAATAAAAATAAATCCACTATTTTGTTGAATCAATTGAACATGCTAACAAACGAAATCAGCATGACATCTGGAAATTTAGTTATAAGCGAAAGCAATGACATCCGATTCAATTCAAACCAAACTTCTAAAATAGTTTCGAAACAATCAAATATTTCCGGCAATGTTATACGATTGATTCAGAATGAATTAACTCTTAACAATCCAACTGCAGTTGGAGTCGCCACGTTTGAAAAAGCGAATATAGATTCGAATATAATCTTGATTCAACACGATGAACTGCAATTGAAAACCCCATTTTCAAAATCTCTATTTGAGAATTGCAATATAAATGCAACTGTTTTAAAGGTTAGCGAGGGGACATTCGATATAACCAATTCGAATTGTCGGATAAGTTCGAGTAGCAATTTAGGTATTCAATCCGCAGAACGATTCAATATTTCCGGTAAGAATTTAATTTCAAAATCATCTAATTACTTAACCTTTGGAACTAACTACTCGAATCTTAATTCGAAAAATGAGTTCGGATTGGAATCGAACCAATATACGAATAAATGTGAAAATGCAGACTTTCAATCAACCCAATTTACATTCAATACAAATAAATTCGATATTATTTCCAATCAAATATCCATGAAACAAAATAAAATGACCTTACTTTCTGGTAAAAATCAATGGAATGCAAACAGTTTAAATGTCAATGGAAATATTAATCTTTCTTCTAACAACATACTTTTGAATAGCAATAAAATGAGGTATACATGCGCCAATTTTAATTTAACAAATAGTTATAACGCAAATATAAGAAGCAAATCAGCAGCAGACGTTCAGTTTGGTGGTAATTTACAGATTACTGCAAATCAATTTGTTTTATCAGGAGTTTTATCCGTATTCGATGTTTATTATTTTTATTTCAAAAAGGATTTACGTATTAAAAAAACAATATATTCTTCCGTATTGGTACCGATTGGAAATAAATTAGATATGATAAATGGTGAAATATTTAATATTTCCAACGGATTTTATTTAAAGAAGTCAAATATTGGATATAATGGTTCGTTCAACAATTTGAATGTGAATATTGGAAGCGATGGCTGTACTTTGAATATTAAAGGGGGTATTAATTACATCAACGACCCAAATTATGAAATAGATTCAAAGTATTTTTTCTTAAATAGGAACGCAATTGGAACTGGAACCGCTCGCGGAGCTGGATTTTATATAAAAGACAACGGCAATATTAATCAATCATATGTGTTGGTAAATAATGATGAAAGTGGATATATCTTTAAATCACCTGAATCTGAAAAAATACTCCAATTAAATTTGCCTTCATTTATAAAATCGGGCTTTGTGAAATCACAACAGCAAGGAACTAATCCAGTTTATAACTTGTTTCCAGAAGCAATTGAAATAAATAATGTAGTTCAACTTGAATCGGGATTAAACAATCAATTAAATTTATCGGGAGGAACCATGACTGGAAATATAATGATGGGAAATAATAAAATAACCGCCACCTACAACGTTGAGAATGCAAACGATTTAACCAACCAGACGTATGCCAATACCAAATTGTCGCTTTCGGGTGGAACAATGAATGGAGACATAAATATGCAAAATGTTATATATGAATACTCCTCCGTTGGTGGTGCGTGGGGTTCTACAACATCAGTTAGATCTGCTGTTTTTACCCCAACCATAAGATCGAATCCGTATTATGTTGTTGCTGGATTTTATATCAATGATCCAATCACGTCAACAATAAAAGCAACGATATATGATTCAAATAACACCTTTATTGGGACAAGCACAAATACGCCAAATGCATATATTAATACATATAACCCGCCATATTTACCACCATTTGGTTTAGCGGCGACAACCTTTTATTTTGCAGATAATATTTTTATAGAACCTTCAAAAAATTATTATATTTTATTTGAAGCAATTAATAATCGTTTTAACTATATTGTCACCGATTATCAAAGAAATATATTATCTGGAAAGCTTGAAGCAAGAAATAAGATAACATCCAGCTATGAAGCGGTTTCGTCCTCTGATTTAGTGAATAAACAATACTATGATGTAAATAAATTGCCATTATCAGGTGGTATTATGTCTGGAAATATAATTATGGGAGGTAATTCAAAAATATCTTCCAATTACAACGCGTCTGCAAATGCTGACCTTACCAATAAAAAGTATTTGTTTGATAATAAACTTCCATTTTCAGGTGGAACAATGGTTGGAAATATTATCATGGGTGATAATTTTAAAATAACATCCAATTTTCTGGCGGCTGGGAATGCAGACCTTACATCGAAGGAGTTTGTCGATAAAACCTCGCTCAAATTGGTGGGTGGAATAATGCAGGGAAATATTAATAGTGGTTTGAATAAAATAACTTCCAATTTTTATCCGGCTGTTAATTCCGATTTAACGAATAAATTGTATTTAAACGACAAATTGTTCCCTCTTTCAGGAGGAACCCTGAACGGAAATATCGATATGGGTATCAATAAAATAACTTCTAATTTCTTAGCGAATGCTAATTCGGAGATTACAAACAAGAAATATCTAGATAATACAATACTGGCTTTGTCAGGAGGAACAATGACTGGAAATATAATTATGGGTAATACGTTTAAAATAACCTCCAATTTTTCAGCGGTTGCGAATGCGGATTTAACCAACAAGGAGTATGTTGATTTAAACTTGATGCCACTGGTTGGTGGTAGTATGAAAGGAAATATAACAATGAACGGAGACAACACCAAAATAACTTCCAATTTCTATGCCAATGCGAATTCGGATTTAACGAATAAAAAGTATGTTGATGATACAACGTATCCACTTTCGGGAGGAATGATGAATGGAAATATTATCATGAGTGCGCTTTTTAAATTGACTTCAAATTATACCCCGGTTGGAAATTCGGACATTACCAATAAGAAGCATTTAGATAATAATCAGTTGGCATTAGCTGGAGGAATAATGAATGGAAACATCTTCATGGGAAACAATCGAATAACTTCGAATTTCGTAGCGGTTGCAAATTCGGATCTCACCTCAAAATCGTTTGTAGATTTACGATTTTTAAAACTAAGTGGTGGCGGAACCATGAACGGAAGTATTCGCATGGGAGAAAATACAAAAATTACTTCCAAAATAGTTCCCAGTGCGCTTTTCGATTTAACAAATAAGCAGTTTGTTGATACCAAATGCAATATATCTGGAAGTGATCCAATTACGGGAAATCTTACGTTAAAGAGTAATCTAATCCTTGAGTCCCAATATTCGAATATCATGAGCAAGAGCGGAAACATTTTTTTCACTGGAAATGTAAGTATGTTATCCAATGTCAATTATGGTAAAAATTTATCAACCCAATTTTTACCCGTTTCATTGAATTATAAATATATCTACAATTATTTATCAAATAATGCTGAAATTTCCGTTAAAGAAATCAAATCAGTTTATTTTACAACAACTACAACGGTATTACCTTTTAATGTCACAGGTGGGTTTTATGTAAACCCGGCAACCTCCCCAGCATTCCCAATAGAACCTTTTGAACCATCATCAATCCAAGCAGAAATCTGGGATGCCACCACTGATACTTTAGTCGGATCGAGTACAAATACATTAAACTGTATTAAAAACACAGAGTACGTAATTCTGCAAGCATGGGCTATACCAACGTTTGAAACTGCCAAATTGACTTTTTATTTTAATGATGAATCAATGCGTTTAATCCCAAATAAATCATATTACGTGAAATTTAAAACAACAAACAATACCTCTTTTAATTATTTATCTTTTCGACAGCAAAATGTTCTTCCCATCCTTTCAGGTGCTCTTACTGTTTTGGAATCACCCATTCAAGACAATCAACTAGTTAATAAAATGTACATGGATACCAAAGTATTGCTTTTTGATGGTATTACAAAAGATATTTTAATAAAAGGTAATTTAATTTTAAACAATGGGTTGATTAGTAAACAAAATAACAATTTAACGCTAGATGCAAAAAATCTTTATTTATACCCAAATCGAACGGTATTTACAAATAATATTTTCAGTAATAATTCTATTCTTGCGATAGGAGCGCCAGATAAGAACCTGCGCATTTTAGGTGCGATAAATAAAGGTTCATTATTGGTTGGAAATACGGCAACCACTATGGAATTGCCGGTTGGTTCGAATAATAAAGTATTAAAAACGATTATTAATCCCAAAATCCAATTGAATGTGGTGGGTCTAAACTATGAAATCATTTATTTGGATGCGAATGGAAGTGTATTAAACGGCAATCAACCGGTTCCAAATGGGTCTACCGTGTATAAATTTAATGCCACTACAACCACAACTGGCTCAATTACTTCAAATTATCCAATACAAAATGTTTCATATTTAGTTGTTGGAGGTGGTGGCGGCGGCGGCAGTAATTATTATAACGAATATAATCAATTGCTCGGATATGGTGGTGGTGGTGGTGGTGGTGGATTTGCAACAAATTATGGAACTTCGAATCTGATCACACTTAATTCCGGAACTGCATACAATATTGTCATTGGTGGAGGTGGAAATTCGTCGGGAACGCCGGGAACATCCAGTTCGTTAAATTATAATGGTGGAAGTATTTCGGTTTTAGGAGGTTCTGCTGGTGGCTCAAGTGGAGCTAATGGAGGTAATGGTGGCTCAAGTGGATCTAATGGAGGAGGTGGTGGATGTTATCCGAATTATTATACAACTTTGCCCAAAAATAAAATTGCGCCTGGCGGTACAGGTTCAACCGGAGGGTATTCGGGTGGTGCTGCTCTTACGCTTATGGATTTTTTTCAATCATCTGGTGGTGGTGCAGGTGCAGGTGCAGATGGTAAAGGAGGATCATACAATGCAAATTATAATTATAATTCAACAGGTGGACTGGGTGGATCGGGTAAATCGTCATCTATAACTGGAACCGACACATTCTATGGTGGAGGTGGTGGTGGTAATAGCACATACAAGCCAGGTACGGGTGGTGCAGGTGGTGGTGGCAATGGAGGTTCTAATGGAGCAACCGGATTTGGTGGTGGTGGTGGTGCGGGTGCATTGGGTGGTTCGGGTGTTATTATATTGCGTTTTCCATCAATATACACTTATGATAATATTGGCTGGGATAACCCGATACCCCCTATTTCTAATGTTGCTCAAACAATAATTCCAACTCAATATTATCCGACTTTAGCATCAAATATCGGAAATCAAAATGTATTAAAATCTAATTTAATATTTGATATTGGAACCAGTACGCTTCAAACCAAAAATTTAATCATAAATAATTCAATACAAACGCCAGGGTCATTTGAATCCATCTTACTTCAACCAAATCAATTAATTTCAAAAAAAAGTTTAAATACATTCGCAATTGAAAATGCCAATATTAAATATAATGATCCCCCACCATACGTATATTATATCTTGCCTAAAATTACAACAGCATCATCACCTTTACCTGTGATTAATAATTCAGACGGCAGCGGATTTAAACCCTCTATCATAAACACCATTAATAAAGATGGAATTACGCCCATTTCTCAAATAACATTTTATACAGATACGGCAGGACTATTTGTTATTCCAACTATTTGGGATAATAGTGGTGGTAGATTAAATTATCCATTTTCGATTGTTGCAAGGCTTCCAGACACTACCATTACTTCTAGAGCAACAGGCACACTTTCATTTGTTGTTGAACCACCCCCCCAAATTTCGGGATATTTTTATAGTCTTGATTTGTATTTATGGAATTTGTTCACAGCCCAACAACCTTGCTCTTATAATGACCTTCAAATAATAATTTATAATACAACAAATTCGCTAGCAAATTATCCCATTTATACAAGTAATACAATAAGTTGTAATCAAATTCCGTACGGTAATCAAGGATCATTCAAATTATTTTTCAATAACGTAAGCTCTTCTTCAGGACAAGTTAATTTCCCACAGTTATTATCGGGTCAAAAATATAAGGTTCAGATAACTTCGTTTAGTAATTGGAGTGCTAGTGTTGGTGCTCAAGGTGGGTATTTGGTTAGCAACAACCAACCTTTTTACAATTTGTCTATAATTAATGGAAACACAACAACCACCAGTAGTGGCACAAATACAATAATATTTAATCAATTACAATTCCTCAATACTACTAACATTTCATTTACTTGCGTAAATACAATGCCAATCAGCACATACTTAGGACTGTCGAGCAATAATCAATACTCGGGAACTGCTTTGAATGACGGAGTAGACACTATGTATCCCGTGCTAACTTCAAATATTGGAAAAAATCTTACACAAATTCAATCGAATAAAACAAACCTTCCCAATTTAAACTCAACAACAACCACGACTATTTTGCGAATGGACCTGATTAAAGTGGGAGACACCGTTTCGTTAAATGTTGCTAATGCATCCGTAATTGCAATTGGTGCTAAAATACAATTATCTTATAATTCCACAAATATCATTCTTGGACAAATCACAAGTAAAACGACGAATACAATTAGTTTAACTATTTCAAATATTCAAACGGATGCAACGGTTATTCCCATTTTTGACAATACCTCACTGAATAAAGATACTCCTCAATTTGTAGGTTTTAATTTAGATAAATTAGTAAGCCAAGCTTCTGATTTAATTGGTAGTATGGATTTCAATTCTATTCAAGGAGCCACAAGCAATCAACCCATAACGTATACGTTGTGTGATTCTACCGGAAATATTTTACCTTCAACTGCTGCCAGTTATAGTTATATAACAATCCAAAACAATAAAATCAATTTAAACATAACCGGTGGAAATCCGGCATTTAATGGCGGAACAACAATTTTATACACGATAAGAGCATCGATAAGTGATACTGATTATGTATTGATTAATTTAAATATTGCACAGAACCAGACAGCAAATAAACAAAATTTAGTTAATTTATCGTTTTCAAATAATTCAAGCAAATCATCACAAAATATATCATGGAATGTTCCAACCATAACTTTTTATCTAAATCAATTTCAATTCATTACAATTTTAAAAACTCAATTTGTTATGACGACTATATCTAGATCTGTTTGTGCAACAAGCAGTGGTTCTTTAAACATGCGTTTAAATTATAAATATAATATTTACAGTTCCACGTTTGGACTGCCGTCCATTGGGAGCAGTTCTTATAATTATAGTCAGGATAATCTAAGTGATCTGTCTTCTCAAACCATTGACGGCAGTTCAAATGTTGCGTGCGTAATTCCATCAACCTATCAATTTTTAATTCAACTAGTACCAAGCACAACAACTCAATTACCAAATTATTATTTATACCAATATTTTAATTTAAAATCAAGCAATCCCAACACGTTGATCGGCAAAATTATGGGATATTCGATTGATTATACATCGGGAACAATTGTGTATGAAAATTCAAATTCAAAGGCCGATATAAGTTATACCACCAGTACTCAAAATCTTTATACATACAACTTATCAACACAAAATTGTCCGTTAATAACGCGTTCTATCCAACCGTCGGCTTCAAATCAACTTGTTCCCAAATCATACATCGATGCGCAGCTAAAAGGAAGCGTAAACGCAATAAATTTCAAGTCGAATCCTACTACTACCTCCGCCCAATTCCTTCCGTTAATTAACCAACAAACAAAGCAAATTCTAACTTCGCCAAATTTATATTACAACGAAAATATAACAGGAAGTAAAATGAACGCAAATATTATTTCTGTTCAATCAAGCAATTCAACACAAAATATAAAAAAAGAGTATAAATTTGCCGTAAATAACATTTCTAATAGCGGAACAGGCGATTACAAAAAAACCCAGTACAATCAATCTTTTACGAACTTTATCGCACCATCTGATGGTCAGGTACTATCAATAACATTTCAGGGAGTGACTGGAGCATTAAATAATGGTGGATATGTCGTATTTGACGTTTATGGGGGGTACTCGGTTATTTATAAAGTAAATACCGGAAACGCGGCGACAAATACAAAATTTTCTTCAAAGATTAAATTTACTCAAAACATGAATATTATAGGTGGAAGTGTATATTTGTATGCAGCTAATACTAGTCAGCCATTGAACCTTTACATAGGAGATATAACTAAAAATACATATGTTTTTAAACAAACATTTACATCAGGGACATCCAGGTTCCCAACAGACGGTGTGTTTAATTTTGATTTGAATTATAACCATATCTCTTCAACTGCAACATATGATGTTTGGTGGACCCAAGGACAACAAGATAATGTTTCTTTTTTAATAAATTGTCAAAATAATAATGAAAACTGGCAAGGCACTTTAATAACAGGAATGAACGGAAGTCCAAGAAGGGTATTTGAATTTACGGATTATAGAACATTGACAATTAATTTAGAACAATTCGCATTGTTTGTAAATAATGGATCTATTTTAACTTTCCATTGGACTACTCTTGAGACCTGGCGATATTTCGAAGGTTTATTTAAAAGCGATGGAACAACGCTAGTATATACCGTTGCTTTTAAAACGGTTGTATCAACTGGAAATGTCGGTTTAATTCAGCCGGGTACAAGTTCAATCCAATTCAATAGCAACTTATCAAATAACAATAATTTGGGCATTGGAACTTCCAATCCGGTGTATCCCCTTGACATCAAAAAATCATACATTGCTTTATCAAACTTAATACCCGTGAGTTATGATCCTAATCTTGTAATAAAACCAATTGTAGCGTTGTGTTGTTCGAAAACGATTACGACGACTACTTTAACTAACACTTTTTATAACATGGTCAGTGAAGTGGGACCTTATTTTTATAACCAACCAAACAACCGTTTTTCTTTGTCGTCCACGACCTCGAACCCGCCATATACAAGCATATGTAGTTCAACCGATGGTCAGTTTGTTCTTACCACATCTACAATAGACCGTCCATTTATTTCAATTGATAAAGGAAACTCTTTTTTTTCTATTACAAATAATTCTGGTGCAAATTTACCTGATAATACAACATATTCGGGTTCAGTCATTGAAACGGTACCCGATATTTCCTATACAACATTTTACGGATTTATTATATCACAGGGTGGAAATTTATACCAGGTAACCCGTCGTTTTTATAATCCTGGTTCTGCTCAACCTGGTATAAACAACTATTCAATTACTACAACTAAAATAACCATCTCAACAACATCTTTACAAAATTCGCTATTTCAATCAAGTCCAACAAATCAAGGTCCGCTTATGGCAATGGCTTTCACTCCTCAAATTTTATATATAGTCGGTGGTAAAACCGTATCATGCATATTTAAGTGTACAAATATTTTTACTACTTCTTTAACGTATACACCTTTAATTTTGCCAACATCAATGTATCATGTATCCGTTGCATGCTCCGAAAATGGTCAGATTGTATATGTTTGTAGTACCAATGGATATTTGTGGAAATCAACAGATGGGGGTAGTTCGTTCACGTATTTTAGATGGAAATCAACCCAACCAGTGTCCCAAACCTTGTCAATTATAAACGGAACGAAAACTTTCTACGCAGATGGTGGTATTATACCTATTCCGGAAAGTATTTCAGCCCTTCCCATTTTAAATACGGTATCCTGTGATAACACCGGAAATATGGTATCCATTGGGTTGGGATCGAATGGACCACGAGGAATATATAATTCAAATGATGGAGGATTAAATTGGAGATTGTTCCCCGGAACGGATACGCTCGCGGATCAATTATATGGCTGGATTTCGATATGCACGGTTAAAAACAATCCCAACATAATTATTGCCGGTTTGAATAATACAGTATATACCATAAATTTAAGTGATTTGTCAATGATTGCATCAGGAAAGATTAGTTGCAGCAGTACTAGCCAAATAACAGTTTCAGATAAAAGAATGAAAACGAACATTTCAAACATGGAAAATTTAATCGAACATGTCAGATTATTGCGACCCAAGAAATACCAGATGATTGAAGATAAATCCAAAAATATTGGGTTTATAGCACAGGATGTTGATAAGTATTTTCCGAACATTGTTAGTAAAATGACTAATATTATTCCCAATTTTATGAAGCGGGTGTTGATTATGCCGAGTAGCGATTTGAAGCACCTATTTCCGGAAAAGTCTATCTACATAATTTGTTCTACTGATCCATTGGACGAATTCAATTTTATTGGTCAAAATAATAATCAAAGATTCAAAATAAAAATTCAAAATATGGACAATCAACAAACGTTTTATGTATGGACGGTTCAAATCAGGAATAAATCTAGTTTTTACATTGAAGCGGATGCTGATTCCAGGATTGCTGCCGGTAAACATTTACTGGTAGGACAAGAAATATTCGATTTTCATTTAATAAATATCGATTTTATTCATACCATTGGATTTAACTGCATTCAACATATTAGCCGGAATCAACAAGACATTCATAAACAAATTGCTAATTTGCAAAATAAGGTAATATCATTAGAAAAATTAATTGAAAAGCAGGACAAACTTATTGAATCCATTCAATAAATATTAAAACACAAAAAAACGCTTTTAATTATTAGTAAAGTAATAATAAATAAAAGGGGTTTTAAATTTCATTCTCTTTGGGAGCCAAACACAACATCATATTGCCAATTGAACCAATATTATAGTTTATGATAAGTGGATAATTATTCTCCAAATAAAGTTCAATCGTATTGCACAAATTGGAACATTTAGTAAAACTAACCAAGTGTTTAATGCTAAACACTCCCTGAATTATCGTGTTCTTATTATCCTGTTCTAAAATGTTCAAGCTGTTGCTATTTTCGGTTATTTCTTCTTCAACCCGACCGATCGGACCATCGCATGCAAATATTAACTTATTTCCGATGCTCTTGATATCAATTTCCTCACTAAGTACCGAAAAATCACGGCAAATTTTTTGAAACATGGCGCTTGGAATATTGATTACGCTTGAAAAACTCTTAGGCGGAATATTAATATTGCTGTGGTTTAAATCCAACAATTTGAATTTAATGTTTTTAATACGGTGGTCATTCGAATTTTCAATTATGATGCCCAGCTCGTTGGTTTCGTCCACATGCTGATAGAACGTTAATATGTCGTCGTTGCTAATCATTTTCATAATCTTGTTGAAATTCATGAGATGTATGCCGCAATCGTAGCTCTTGCCGGGGCTGCAGTAATGAATCTCGAATTCCTTGGCATTCAGCACCATGTGCGCCAACACCACGTGGCTGGTATCCATTTCCAGCAGCTTAATTCCGGTCTCATCAATTACTAAATTTCCTTCTGTAATAAAATCCTTTATGGCTTCAAAGCTTTGCTTGATCAATGTTGATTTTACGGTTTTGAATTCAAACAAATAATTTGGATTCGTTGCCATTGATATTATATTGATTATTTTCTAAGTTATTTTTAAATATAAAACAATCCATCCATCAATAGAACTTCGCAATCCGTCCAACAATAAAATTTATCATGGTTGGACGAATTATAGTGCCTTACATGCAGGGGAAATGTGAAAATTAAATAAAAATTTCGGTTCTTTCGCGATTCTCATAATTCATGAGTTGTCTTTCAGCGCTTACTTCATAGGAATCAGTCAAAACAAAATCAAGTATTTTATATTTAATTTTAAATATGTCCGCAAAATAAATAAAATTATCGTATGCGCTGCGATGATTGTTCGGCGCAAAAACGTAGAGGTCGTTATTCGTATTTACCAGTTTTTTCATAAATCTTAAAAACACGCGTTCACTGACATTTTGAACATCGGGGGATGAATACGCACGATTCCAAATAATTTTATAAGGGCGATCATTACTATGTTGTTTTATGTACTCTACTATATCGTCCTCCATATTTTGGCTGGGTTGGCTTCTAACAATGTATACGTGCTGCTTTATGTGGTCTCTTTTAAAACGTCCACTTTCGATATAATCAAGCGCATACTTGCATAAATAATAAGTTAAAAATGATGTGCCAAATAACATGGCAATCCAAATCAATAGGTCCGGTTGCATGTTAAAAAAACAACATTCACCATTTTCTGCCTCTGCTGCTTGTAGTGTAATATAACTCATTTCCTATAGTTTTTTATTTTCGTCTTTTCTTTAAATCATTATATAAAATCATGATGTTGAGTATGAGTATGGGTGGGATGTTGCTTATTGATACCAGTTATTTAATTTTTTATCGATGTTTTGCTCTAAAAGTTTGGATGGCCAATGCCTTTCCAGATAAAAATGTTATGACGGACGACTTACTGAATATTCCCGAATTTTGTGAAAAGTATCAAAAAACGTTTCTTACCACGGTTGAAAAAATAATGAAAGCTACGGGACAAACACTTGACGACATGATATTTATTAGAGATTGCCCAAGCGCAGCCGTTTGGCGTAAAAGTATTTACCCCGAATACAAAGCCACCCGCGATTACTCGACCTTCAATGGGAAATCCGTATTTCAATGGACGTACGACACCATTCTGCCAAAATGTGCCAAAGTGGCGCAATTCCCCGAATTGGAAGCCGATGATACCGCTGCTATCATTGTGCGATGGATGCACCAGCATCACCCGAACCACCCCGTCATTATAATCACCAATGACAATGATTATTTACAGCTGGCGGCAGAAAACCCTCGGGTTCGATTAATTAACCTGAAAGAAGAAGACCTCGTCGCAAAACGCAGTTTAGGAACGCCTTTACGAGACCTGTATAAAAAAATAATAATGGGGGACCCCAGTGATAATATCCCAAAAGTATTTGAACGTTGCGGACCCAAAACACTTTTAAAATATGCGGATGAACCGCACGAATTGGCAGCGGCTCTTGATAAAAACCCGGAATTTCGTCAGCGATTTGAACTGAATGAACAACTGATCGATTTTCGCAAAATTCCATTGCGCTTTGTCCCCCCTGTTTACGAATGGTGTGCGACAAATCTGGAGTTGACTCGCTAAATTATTTTAGATTGTATTCTTGTTACGATTAAAAATAATTTATTATTAATAAATTTAACAACAATGTCAGCCGTATCAGTACCACCATCATTTGACCACATCGTTAAAGGGGATGTGTATATATTACCTAAAACGCATGGTACGTACAAAATAACTTTTAATTCTATGGTTGATTTCTTAGTTTATCAAGTTTGGGATGAGAATAACAAAAATAATACTCGACGATCGGTGTCTAATCAAAATGCACCACAATGGATTCGCACTTTTATGAATAATAATTTTAAACCGACAACTGTTATGGAAACAAGTGATGGCAAACGATTTGTATTCGTTATAAATAATGCCAAAATAAATAAAAAAAAATAATTTAGTTTTTTATGTATCAACTAATGAAATTAAATCAGATACTACCGCAGCGTTAACTAACATTAAAACAGGCGAATATAAAAATGCACGTTTTGATATTGATAGTACTTCATGTGCTGGTCAACAGCTCATTTGTTATGACCCATATAATAATACTTGCGACTGGTGTCCATGAATTACATAAACTTGAATTCCAATAAATAAATAAATATATTTATTAACAATGTAAAAATGGGCTACAAAAAACAATCACGACGACATCAAATTAAAAAGGGTGGTGAAGGAATCCAATGGATCAATTCTTCTTATTCAGATGGGACAGAATATTGGTATGAAAAAGGAAATCCAACAAATATTGTGCTTGAAAATCCATGGGGTAAAGGCGTTTTAAGTGATGGGACAGAATATTGGTATGAAACGGGAAATCAATCACATATTGTTTTTGAAAATCCTGATATAAATGGTTTCAATCCCTTAGTTGTTCTCATAACTGGGACAACCTTAATAAATCATGTTAATGTAGGCGGTATTTATGATCGAACAAATACAATAATCAATAAATATCCAGTTTACGTAAACCGCAACGATGATTCATTACATATCGTTTATTGTAGAGGTGCGGAGTGTAAACCACATAACGCACATGAATCGGAATTTTGGCAAATAAGAGATGTGAATGAAGAGATGAGTTCTGCCCCTTTTGCATATATTCCAGGTAATTATGGATGATTGGGTGATTGTTTGGATGCAGGCGTCGTATGGAAAGTTAAAAATGGATCGACAAACCCGGTATTAAAACGTTATTTGGATGTACTGACAAAGAACTAGACGAACCAAAATGCGATTTTGTAAAGACCAAACTTAATGGTGGTAAACGAAGTCGTATAAACCGAATTCGTAAACGCAGACTGTCCCGTCCCTGAATTTCAATTATAAATGGTGCGCCATGCGGCATGGCTGTCATCGGTTGGTTTACGTTGGCCCACCATGGGGTTTTTGATAAAAATATCTAGACCGTCCGCAATATCGGTAGAATTGAGAACTCGTTTGTTCTTATTTTTTCCGCTAATAAAATTTCGACTGTGCGCTATTTTGCATTTCACAAACCAGGTTTCCATATCACCGCCCGCAAATTTAAAATACGACTTGTTTTTTTCCATAAATTCTTCAGAAAGCGCATTATCACACATGCTCCAGCCCGCTTCCCGTGTTTTTTTTTTAAATATTTCAATCAATTCGGCGGAACTGTATTCGTCCATCGTAAAATGGATGGTAAACCGCCGCTCCAATCCGTCATTCAGAGAAAAAAAACTGCGCTGCAGATCTTCTTTGTATCCCGCAATCATTAGAATAAAATAATCGTCCGGATTATCGCGCATTTCGGTCAGACTCTGGTTCAAAATGTCAACGCACTCTTTGCTGAAACTGTCCTTGCTTTCTTTACCGTCGTTGTTGCCCAGGGAATACGCTTCATCAATAAAAAGAACACCACCACTGGCTTCGCTAATTACTTCTTCTGTTTTCAATGCGGTTTGTCCAAGGAAACCGGCAATTAAATCACTGCGTCTCACTTTTTTAAAAATGTCGCGCTTTAGAACCCCCAGTTTCAAATATATTTTAGCGATTTTTTGAGCGAATTCGGTTTTCCCGGTTCCTGGCCCGCCATCAATTATGGTGTGCATTAAATCGTCATTCGCAACATTCAAATGCAGACAAAAATATAAAATGAGATTGGCAACCTGGTTTTTTAAAGTAGTTTGCCCAATCATTGCATGCAACGCTTCCATTTCGGGAAGAAGATTTTTAAGCATTTTTAAATCAATGTTGTATTCGATTTCAGGAGTCAGCTTGTATTCAGACCCGACTTTTTTCGCCAAATCAATTAAATCGTCCAGGGTTTGTATTTCAATTTCCAAGTCAATTATCTGTTTTTGTTTTTTTTCAATCGGTTTATCGTTTACGGTTTGAACATACCGGGCGTATGAATGAGGTTCAATTACGGGTTTTCCTCCAATGTAAACAATCGGCATATTATAAATTTTTTTATCATATGGATAACTCGAATAAAATGGCTTCATTTCTTATATACTATAGAAATAAAAAATTAAGAACGGGTGTAGTGGTTTAAATAAATAAATCCAGAGAAACATTTGGACACAGCATGGCATCACGTTCGCTTGGATCAGTTGTTTTAATTTGAAGTATTTGAAATAACAAATCTTGATAGTATGTATTGAGTTGAGTAGCCACAATATTAAGATCAATCCTAAAATTTACAAGAGACATAAGTAATTTTGCGGTTGATACGCTTTCTTCAACCATTTTTAATCGTTCACGGGTTTGCGGTTGACGCAAACCGCTTTCCAAACAACCCAGAGAACTTTTCATTATATCAATTTGATTTTTAAATTTAGTTGGATTATTAAAAGCACTCATTAGCAAACCAAAGTCATACAAATCGCAACTCGTAAGTTGTACCTGAGCTGAATAAATCTTTTTTAATAATGACTCTAAATCATCTTGATTTTTAAATGAATTTTGCCGCATATCCATTAATGCCTCAACCGTTTTTTGGAACATGGTGGTATAATAATATAAAAGTGGAATAATTAAGTCGGATTCTCGACTATTTGCATTTCCAGAAAATCTTGAAAATATGGCATTTTCCGGTTTGATAATCCATTCATGTATTTTTTCTAAATTGTGAAGATATTTCGAAATATTTGAGGTGTACCGATCGAACTGGGAAGAGTTAGAAAATTTATCTAATCCTAGACTTTTCAAAAAATCTTCTAATTTTAAATATACTATTTTTTCATTTTCTATTATAAACAGCCTTTTTGGACTTAAACCGTCATTAGTTAACAATTCAGCAAGATCAATAATCTTTTCCCATTTTTCTATTTGCGGTTTTAATTCCGCAATTTGTTTTTCCGAATCGTAAAAATTAAAATGTGATGGACATAATAAAGACATTTTTTCTCCTATATTGTCTTTTTCACGATCAATTATTGCTTTTCGTTGTGATCTATATTTAGGATCTTCTTTATATGTTTTATCCATATTTTTAATAAAAAATTTAATATATAAATTTTCTATTTCTGAATTTATACTTAGTTTAAGTTCATCGTCAGTTTTTATTTCTCTTAATTTTTCAATTAATTTAATTTGAAGGCTTTTAAAAATCTGCAAATTATCAAAATCGCACAAATATTTTGAAAATTGATTACGATCAATGTAATCAATTAAATTTTGACAGCTATGAACTAATAAAATAGAATATTTTATTTCTTCTAATAATTTGTTTTTAGCTTCTCTATTATCTAACGCGTTTTGAGTTTCTTCGACCATTGAATTTATTGCAGAGCCAAAAACAGGAACAACCCCGATAGCGGCTTTAGTTGCTCCTTTAGATAAAAAGCCAGTTGTGGATTTGCTTTCCTGTTTTATCTTGCTTTTCATTGGTTGCACTTCTTGAACATCTAGTGATTGATATTCTGGTTTTCTAAAAAAATTCATATATATATTATTAATTTAAAAAAATAAGACAATACATTTTATTTTTTTAAAATATCTTAGCGAACCACTCGATATGAAAAATAATATCCGCTCATTGGGCTATGCCTGGTAATTTTGCAAACATCCCCGGATGACAAATCCAAATAACGCGTTATTGGATCGCTTTTTAACATAATTGGTAAATTGAATTTATTTGAAATATACATATCCGACATCAATTTGCGAATTTCATCCTCACTAAGTTTGGTATGCTTTGGAACCAGCACATGTTTGGTAATATTAAAAATCATCGTATTCAGCCAAAACAGTTCTGTCCCACGAAACTCCTTGTCTTTAAAAATTTTACTTATATTGGTGTTTGGTTTGGCTTTTGTAATCAGAATAATTTTACCCGGGTTGTTTTCTGGGAAATTTTCTTCACGAATAATATCGATTGTTTCCTTTATCATGTTTGGCTTGATCTTGAAGTGCAAAACCCATTTTATAAAAACGGATGCTTTACCGGGCGAATCAATTCGGAAATCCAACTGCTTACTGTAAAACAGTTTTTTGAAATCATCCTTATTATCAACAAATAATGTATCGGGAAATTCATAGCCCCTATCCTGCATCATTTCCAATAATGTTCTGCGCGAACGAAACAGTTTTTCAATATCATCCATTTGCAGTGGTGTTTAATTTGTAGTTATAAATTTATTTTTAAATAAAAACACATCAAATTTTTCTTATTAAAATAAAATGGTTTTAAAATTTCAAAAAAACAATATATTATTTTTGTTTATTCGTATAATTATTAATTTTTCATAATGCGTTTTCATTGAAAAATAGACGCGCGACGATCCCTTTCCATCAGCCAAAGGTCCTGGTGAAGTTTTGAAACGCTGAAAATGCGCTGGGTTGGGTCGCGGCATTTTGAAAGAATGAAGCAATCGCGAATCTTGGATTCAATTGCTTTTTCAGATGGAAACCGCACGATTTTATCGCATTTTTGTTCCTGCTCGCCGCCGCCGATTGTTTCTTTGATGAGCTGATTCAAATGAGGAATGAACCCAATTTTCTGGTACTTACCATTTTTCTTGAACTTGCCTTGATATGGAAACTTGAACTTGCGGATAACGATCAGAAGTTCTCGTTCAGTCCACACAAAATGAGACCGTCCGCGTTTGCAAATGCTCATGATAGCTAATACAATTACACGAAAAATAATAGAAGATCAAATTTTTGTGTAATTGCCCACCTAAAAAAAATGAGTAGGAATTTTTTTATCTTTTTGAGCGCTTTTATATTTTTTTTCAGCAGCTTCGGGGTCTTTTGAATTAGCAAATCCTTTTGATACCAAATTATTTCCAGTTTCTGCTAATTCTACCCCCGAGTTGGGACCGTTCTCTTGAAACGATTTTTCAACATTATCGGCTACCGTTTGAGGATTAATACTCGATACCATTTTTAATAAATCCGGATTATCAAGCGCTTTTTGTGCAAGTTCGGCTGGATTTCCAGTTTTAAAAGCATTTATTAGTGCGGGATCGGGTGGGCTATTAAAATTCTTGGACAAATCAATCTTCACGGGTACGCCTATTACACTGCTCATTAAACTACTGGCTTGGGCGCTGCCTTGTTGAATGGCCTTTTGGCGATTGGCTTCGAATTGCGCCATCATTTTTTGAACCTGCACCATATAATAATAATATAAACCGGTGCTATAGCTAATTTCTTCTAATTTGGAGGTCAGTTGCTTCATAAAATCTTTTATGGGTTGTTCGCCGCACTCGCGAGACGTTTTTATTTGAAAACAATCATTCTTGATTTCTTTTTTGCTACTAAATTTTAAATTCGTGCTTTTCATCGAGTTCCAAACTCGTAGAATAGTGGTTTGTTGGTTTTCAACGTTGCGTATTTTTTCTTCAATTTGACTCATACTCAGGTACAAATTTTCGTAGGGTTCTACTTCTTCTTTCAGTTTATCCAATTTGATGGATTGACTAATTTCCTTAGAACATTGCTCCAAGTAATGTATCATGCTGTACGCATTTTTTAAGCGATCATTCACCAGTGCCACATCACAATTTAAATTGGGACATTTATCGAAATGCTCGTTTGTTGCTTTTAAACTAAACCAATAGCCGACCACGCTAATTGTAAGAATAATACATAAAAAACAAAATATGGCTATATCCAAAGAATAGTAGGGGTCCATTATATTCTAATTATCCATTTTTAATATTATAGTTTTAATTATATTGAATGGGGAATATTGTGGAAAAAAATTGCTAAAAAATGAGATAATAAATACGACACTCATAATCGAAATAGCACTTTCAATTTTAAAATAAATGAACGGTTTTTCTGGAACCGTTTGAAATTTTGAAACAACTGTCATGAAACAATTTTTATCAAAAAGGATGTACGAAGCTAATAGAATAGCCATATAAATAGTGTGAACCCAAATATATTTTGGAGGCAATAAAACACCAACATAAACAACAAAAATACCAATCAAATGAAACACGGTAATAAATAATGTATTAAAATCAACCGTTTTAAATATATTGTGGATTGTTTCCTGGTAATACATGCTCATTACATCCTCAATCCATGGAAGATCACTGGGTTTATTTGAAAAGCTATTCGCCATATATAATATAATTTTATAATATATGATAGAAGCGCTGTGTTTTTCACAGAATATAAAAACAAATTTAACCATAGATGATTTTAATATTATTGAAAATTGTGGAAAGAATAACTGGGGAAATGTTTGTAAAATAGTTTCCAATACAAACCAATTGTATTCCGCAATTATTATTAATAAAAATGAGCTGACCCACGATGAGCAAAATAAGATGATTGAACAAATACAATACTACATCAATGTTTCATTCCATTTATTCATCAGTAGTCTTGAGGCGATATTTGAATGGGAACAATACGTTTTTATTTTTTGCGAATATCATGAAATAAATTTAGCCTATTTAGTAGGGAATAAAAGCTATTGGAGTGAAGTTGATACTGAACAAAAAATAGGAGCATTTAGCAATATTGCTTTTGCTGTCAATGCATGCCACAAAAGGGGTCTTGTCCATTTAAACATCAAAATGGAAAATATTGCTATAAACACGGACGGAAATGCGTGTCTTTTTAATTTTAGTCAGTGCAGTGGTGTTGGTTCCAATTTGGAAGCGGTCCTAATCCATCCAGCGCCACCCGAAACGCAGCTTGCCGGTTCAGCCGTACTTGCAACGAAAGCAATGGATTGCTGGGCATTGGGACTGCTTCTATATGAACTAATCGACGACAATTGCATTTTTACTGAGGAGTCTGAAAACAAATTCAATTTTGATTTATTTCCACCGCAAATCATTCCAATCGTCAAGGGATTGCTTGAAAATGACCCTGAAAAACGATGGAACATAGATCAATCGATAGAATATCTTTTAGGGATTGGGTATTAACATTTATCTTTTTTTAAAGATGAATAAAAAAATTGATATTTAAAAAAAGTATTTTCCAAAATAAAATCAGCACCACTATGCCCGTTATCACCCGGTCGAAATCCCTGCCCGATGGATATATTCGCGCATATAAGATAGTTAATAAGGTGTACTCACCACAGAGTGAATTAATTGTTCCAATTGTTGCCGTTTTAATAATTCCAAATGGTGTTAACACAACCATGGCTAGAGAAATTTTTGGGGGAAACCCAGATTATTGCAAATATCGATCCGAATGCGCTTTTGTAGAAAATTTTCTGGATCTAACTGAAAAACCATTGGCAAACGTACTTGAGGCATATTCTTGGTATATGCCTTCCAAATCATTTGTGTATAGAAGGGGACAATTTATATATCCCGATCATTTTCATTCCAATATTGAGAAAATTTGCGGGGGCGGCATTCATTTTTTCAAAACTATTCAAGGGGCAATTGCTTATTACATTTTAAGTTCAAACAAAAAATACATCCAAAAGAAGGTATTGTGTCCCGGTCATGTATTGCCCTATGATATAAAAAAAAATTTTATAGGAGATGGCATCTATTCGGTAAAAAATGACAACGGACATTGGATGCATACAGTTGAATACAAACAAAATATGATTCGAATGTATAAAACCAATAAAAATAATATCATGCATACCACAAAATTTTATTATAATTCAAATAATACGGAAGTAAAAACGGAAACAATCTTAGAAAATTGCGAGAGTGATACTAAATATACAACCGTGTTTAAAATCGATTAGTAGCAGCAGCAGGTTTTATTTTTTCTTATAAAAAAGTATCGCAATTGTTCCAAGAGCAATATTGGTTAAAAAACTGATTCCAAACCAATGTTTAAAAAATTGCAGATCCTTTATATCTTCATCATTTTTAAAAAGGGAACGACCCAATTCATTTTTGGCATTCATCCAACCTTCTAAATTACGATTGATTTCGAAACAATTCAGTTTTTTTTTAAGGTATATTTCAAGCAACGTCTTTTCGCATAGCACGCTTCGATCATTGGTGAAATTCACAAACGGTGAACAATACAGTCTATTTTCGGGTGTATCCGATATAAGAATATTTTCACGAAACATATAATTTATAATTTATATTTAATTTATAATTTTATATTAATTTCAATGTAATAAAAAATTATAAACAATTAATGATGCGCCAATTAAATGTTGTCAATATTAACGTCGGCATTTTCATCCTCCTCCTCACTTTCCGAAGAGGGTAGCTCGTAGGTGCGATTTTGGATCAAGCCATCATCATTTTCCACCGCACCGGTGTCATCTACAAATTCAACTCCAGCCGAATTTGCATCAAACATATTTTCGTTTGAATTAATTTTAATTGAAGTAGGAATATAAGCCGATTTTATTAATTTTCGGGCTTCGGATGGCGTATAACGCAGTATAATATCTCCTTTTCCGGGTTCAAAATTTCTCAGACCTACTAGCACAATATCTTCACGTTGAATCCACTGATGAATGCGCCCTGCAATTCGGCACATTAAGAGCTTTCCAGATGATAAACACATAACTTCAGCTCGTTTATCGCCCAGCAGTTTTAAAACTTGTCCGTAATCGCTTTCATCTGGAACCGCAAGCGCTAATTCACGCTTTGCAACCTGGGTGTTTTGCCGATTGCGATGATTGTTTCCATGTTTTCCGCCACCGAGAATTGGAAAGGTCGCATAAATCGTGGCATCTGGCTCCGACGGGATGGGTTCATCATTTTTTAGAATTCGGTTTTTATATATTAAAGTCAGTGGGGATTGCGATGGATATCCTTCCCTTTCGCAAATACGGGATCGAATGTCGTAGATGGTATGACAATCGGTAGAATCGATTGTAATAGTTCTATTTGTTGGAAGACGGATAAAGAGCGAGTACATAGTTAGGTTCTTATAGTGTATTGCCTGTGTAAATTTTATATCAATTTTTTTTATGTTTCACCCAACCCGTAAAATGCACAATAAAAAAATGAATAAATAAAAGAGATATGTTTTCAAAATGATTTTCGGTTCCAATTACAAAAAAACTCAAAACGACAGTTTGTTCCGCGTAAAACAGGATGTAATTAAGATTGCGAATACCTGCCCGATACAATATTGTCAAATGACAGAAAATAAATAGGGGTTGAATAATGCGGTTTGAAAAATGAAAGTATTCGATCGTTTTTGGAATGTAAACATTAAAAATAGCATCATTTTTAATGCTGCTTATGATCAATTGTAGCGTTGGTTTATAAAAATCATCATGATTGTCATTGTTGCCGGCGGCGGGGCTCCAAAAATTAGCGTAAAATGTTCCAAAAAATAGAGCGTTCAATATGAAAATAAAAGCACCAGCAGTCCCCATTATGTCTTACCTTCTGAATGTTCTCTTATATTTTTACAATATTGGTGATTGCCTTTTTACAGATGGGGCACTCATTTTTGTCCATTTTGATATAGCAGTCGCTGCAACCAATTGCGTGTCCGCACGGTATAAATTTAATATTTATTTTATTTGATACGCACATAACACATTGATGGTTTTCATTGTCGGTTTCTTCTGCAATCGCATCTAGGGGCAGCGGCAACGGTATTTTATTTTGCGGCTCATGCTGCGGGGGAATAACAATCATTCCAGGATCCATGGTAATGCGATAATAAAATCCACGGAATCCCAACCGGGACCATTCGTTATCGCTTATTCGGAATCGTGATCGATTTAGGTCGTTTCTTTCGAAATAGATGCTATTGTTTTCATTTCTTCCAATTGTAAAAACAATGCCCGGATAGAGATGATCCAAGTCAATAATGGTGTCGGTTTGATGGGTTCGGTCCGTGCCCTTTGAAATATAGGTCTTCGTTGGTTTATTATCGTAAATGTAATCATAAAATGCCCAGGTTTGATAGTCCCTGGCTCGGTGCCAATCTACGGGTTGCTGATCCACCAAAAATATTTTAACATCATTCCAGTCGCAAATGGGTAATTTATGGTTGGTATTTTGAATCATTCGAATATGAATACCGTTGTGCGGGTCATTATTTTCGCGAAAAATAACTGCGTCATTACAATGGAACGGCGCCTCCTGATACCGGTTGTGAGATCGGTATTGATTAAACATCTGAACCTGTTCATCGTTCGCTGCTATCCAATTATTTCCCCATTTTATTTTAATCATAACACCTGTTGCGATTTTCATAAATTATTTGATGATGATATTCTTAAATGTTTTTTGGGTATGAAATATAAAAATACCTCTCCAATAGTTATATATATTTGTAAATGAATACTATAATTGGTTATTTGTCTAGCTATTTTAAAATAATTCCGCGCAAAGCGAGGGACACACTATATAATTATTATTATGGTATTCGTGCCGTGCCCGCGATTCGTATGGAAACCATTCCCCGTATGTATTCTATTTTAAACCACATAACCAGCCTGGGATTAGAACCGACTGAAATTGTTCCTGGCATTTTTTTAGGCAATGGATATAACGCCAGTAATAACCAAACGCTTCGATATTATAAAATAACGTCCATAATTAATGCAAGCATTGAAATCCCGAACTGTTATGAAAATCGCGATCAATTTAAATATTGTAGAATCCCCATTTTAGATGACAATCAGCATCATATCGCTGAATACATACCGGAAATGCTTCGTTTTTATGAGGAAACTCAAATCGATGCCGACCATGCCCTTTTGATTCATTGTTATATGGGAAGCAGTCGTTCTGCCAGCATTGTTTTACTGTTTTTGATTGTAAAATACGGGTACAGCTTTGATGCGGCTCTAACGTTAATCAAGACAAAAAGACCGATTGTAAACATCAACACCAATTTTCTCGAAGACATACGCAATTACATTGAAGGCAACGGACATAATACCATTAATTTAAACAACGAGGTATCAATTTGTGTGGAATAAGTGTACGTTTTTAAAGTTAAATAAATTATATGATTTCTTGTGTATTAGTATATTGAAATGAATATCCTTATTCTTGATAACGATGAATGTTTGGGTTCATTTGGATTAATAAGTAATTTGTACGAAAACCTAATAGGGCAACATTTTTTGATGCGCAAATTAAAGGAATTTGATAAAGAACGCATGGTTGAAGAAAAATTATTCATCAATTTTGCAATTGAGTGTTTAAATGCGGGGTTTGGGCGGCCAGGTTTGAAGGATTTTTTTCGAATGATTAAGGACCTGAAAGAACAACAAATTATCCATTGTGTCATCATGTATACCAGCGCTGCGCGAAATAACTCTGCTGATGAAAAACCGTATTTGAATTGGGTCGGAACTCTGCGAAAAATTTTTGAAACGTCGGTGAGTCATTACAAGCCGCATGTCATGCTCTATGATTATGACCACAGTGGTCGCAGTGATGAAAATCCACCGCGCATGTCGGAAGACGGTGCCACCCAAAAAAGTGTCGACGTGGTGCTGGAACGGCTCGGAATAAAACCGGAACGCGTTAAAAGCGTTATTTTTATTGATGATCGCCCGCAAAACATTTGGAAATGGGACGAAAATAAGTTGGTTCGGTTAGGAGTGGAAGGCTATTATTACTTGCCCGATAAAGCGGTTCTTCAAAAAATCTGCGCAAAATATGACCCCCTTTTTGAAAAGTGCGGCTTGCTAAAACCGTCGCAATTTTTAGATGACGCCTATCAAGAAGAGGTGGAAGATATGCGCGGTGAAAACAAGACGATTGGTGGCCCGCCAAAGGATGACGACTATTTATCGGAAGACCAGATTAACGACCTGTTTAAAGCGCTGTTTGAATGAATTTATTTAATCTAAAAATATTTTTGATCGGTTTCAATTGATTGCATTCAAAAATATTTTAACTCCGACCTACACCCAAAGTGGTTTAAAGATAACCCTTGCTATATGAATATAGCGCGAATTTAATTATTTGATGGCAGCATCGTCGAAGGTAGCGATTGGTATAGATTTGGGAACGTGCATGAGTTGCGTTGGTATTTTTCAAAACGGAAAAGTAGAAATTATTCCAAATGAGCAGGGCAATCGAATTACGCCTTCCATGGTGAGTTTTAGTCCTACTTCTAGTGAACGCATTGTGGGCGACAGTGCAAAAGCGTCGGCCAACAGCAATCCAGCGAATACGCTGTATGATGTGAAGCGCATTATTGGGCGCATGTGGGATGATAAGGGACTGCAGGACGATGTAGCGCGGTTCCCTTTCACGGTAAGGGATGATGGTAGAAATAAGCCGATCGTTGATGTGGAATTCAACGGTGAGAAAAAATCGTTTTATCCAGAGGCCATTTCGGCAATGGTGCTGGCGTACATGAAAGAAACGGCGGAGGCATACCTTGGTAAAAAGGTTACGGACGCCGTGGTGACCGTGCCGGCGTACATGAACAACGAGTGTCGTCAAGCGACCAAAACCGCTTGTCAAATAGCGGGAATGAACTGCCTGCGCATCATTAACGAACCCACCGCGGCTTCAATTGCGTATCATCTGGATAAGAAAAAGGATCGGGACCAGCATGTGCTGGTGTTTGACATGGGTGGTGGAACGCACGACGTGTCGTTGCTGGAAATCAGTACGGATGGGGTGATTGAGTGTCTGGCAACGGGTGGCGACGTGCATTTGGGTGGAACGGATTTGGACAACCGACTGCTGCAGCACTGCGTGGATGATTTTAAGAAAAAACACAAGCGCGATTTGTCCGACAATGTGCGCGGCATGCGTCGCTTGTTAACTGCGTGCGAACGTGCAAAAAAGACGCTGTCCAGTTCAACTTCGGCATCCATTGAGGTCGATGCGCTTGTGGACGGAATAGACTACAACATTCAAATTACCCGGGCCAAATTCGAGAGCCTGTGTTCGGATATTTTCCAGCGGGCGATTGACCCCGTTTCGCAGGTGCTGCAGGACGCGAAACTGTCCAAATCCTCCGTAGATGAAGTGGTGCTGGTTGGTGGATCCACCCGCATTCCCAAGATTCAGCAAATGTTGAGCGAATACTTTGGCGGTAAGGAGTTGAATAAGTCGGTTAATCCGGATGAAGCCGTGGCGTACGGTGCTGCCATTCAGGCCGCAATTTTGATCGGCGACACCAGCGAAACCACGAAGGACATTTTGTTGCTGGACGTTACGCCCCTGTCGCTGTCCATTGAAACTGCGGGTGGTGTTTCAACCGTAATTGTGCCCCGTGGAACCACCATTCCCGTTCGAAAGTCGGAAAAGTTTTCAACGTATGCCGACAATCAGCCCGGGTGCACCATTCGCATTTTCGAGGGTGAGCGCAAATTTACAAAGGACAACAATTTGCTGGGTCAATTTGACTTGAGCGGGTTTCCTCCTGCGCCCCGCGGCGTTCCCCAAATTTCCGTGGATTTGGACATTGATGCCAACGGCATTTTGAACGTGAACGCCAAGGAAGAAACCAGTGGAAAAACCAATAAAATTACGATTACCAATGATAAATCGCGTTTGAGCCAGGATGATATTGATCGGATGGTTAAAGAGGCGGAGCGGTTTAAAGAGGAGGATGAACTTCAAAAGGCAAAGGTTGAAGCGCGCAACGGGTTTGAAAACTACGTGTATCAAATTAAAAACACCTTGAGCGGTAACCTAAAGGACAAATTTGCGGCGGATGAGCGTCAAATATTGGAAAAATTGGTGGATGATAACTTGAAGTGGATTGATGATGGACAGCACACTAAGGAGGAGTACGATGCTAAACAAAAGGAAGTGGAATCCGTGTATTTTCCGATTATTCAAAAGGTGTATGGAGGAAGCAATCAAGGCGCTACACCGACGCCGACCGCCGACGCCGCGCCGGCAGCTGGTCCAAATGTCGAAGAGTTGGATTAATTTATTTCTATTTCAATAATTTATTTTATTAAAATAGAATATAATGGGAAATAAACCAAGCACCTATTCATCTAATGAAAAAGTGCTGAATATTAAGCACGATTTAGAAGACATGTATAAGCAGGTATTGTCGCCGCAAAATATTGAAAAAACGATAAAGGAGGACTATTGCCAAAACCTGCAGGTAAGCATAACAAACGACGTTTTAAAAAAATATAGCGATGCCTATTTGAAAGACAGCGCGAAAAGCATTGTGTTGGGTTTCAGTCCAGTCGATGATATGTCGGAAGGCAAACAAGAAATATGCAAGCGATTGAGCGAGTATTTCATCAAAAAAATCAATTTAGTCGGAACAATTATTAACAGCATTCGATTGGCCCACATGAAAATGGACCGCATCAAAAATGGTGGGTTGTGCATTAACCCAAATGAACAAAACATGCAGCCCACCGAAAAATCATTTACGATACCGGTAGAACCGTCCATCCCTTTTAAATTTAATGCAAAAAATACGGGATTAATACTTGTAGACCAGGACATTTTAAAAATAAGAAAAGACACTTTGAAAAAAGTGAGCGCGTCCGGCGTTGCCATTGATGAAGAGGGTTTGTTGCATAAATTAGCGCTCATTGAAATTGACAACAGCCGCGAATGTAAAAATAACGGCGGTCAGTGGCTGTCCAATCGCAAACAGGCTGAAAAGTTGTATGTGGTTCCCAGTCCCGATCTGCAGAATGAAAATAAACAATGGTTCGACACCCTGAGTAAATTGGAGAGTTCGGTTTATGGTAAAATTGGGGAACTTATTTCTTTACTGGATTTGTTAATTGAGGAACGCATTGAGCCAAAGATGATTGACGGCAAAGAAGAGCGCATCAAAATCTTTCGAGACCGGCTCATATTTGATAAAGATTTGGATTCGATTCTTCTAAAGGCCAAGAAAATATTAGTTGATTTATTCATTGATTTGGACAGCTATTTTATAATTCTTATGACTATGAAAGTGATCGGACAAGAGCACCTTAAAGAAATTAAAGAAATGGAAGCACGCCTCAAAACCCTTAAATCCAGGGCTAATTAGTTTTGAATCCGTCGTCGTCGCCGTCATAAAAAATGAAAGGAAAAAGGCGCTATTTTTTCTGGTTGTCATCTTGCTCTAATTTTTCAAGTCGTTGTTTTTCAAACAATTTTTGAAACATTTGTGCCCGTTCTTCTCGCGTTATTATTCGCGAAGCGGAACCGCCTGCCTCGTCATTAATTCGATATCCTTTGCCAATAAAATGCCGATTTTTATGTTCCTCTTCTGCCCTTCGTTTTTCTTCTTCCGCCATTTTTTCTTTTTCTTCTCCCTCTTTTTGTAAGCGTTTTTCTTCTTCAATCCGCACCAATTCCGCGCGTTCCTGTTCTTCAATATCCATGGGAGTTTCGAAATCGATTTCTATGTCGGCATTGAAAAGGCATCCGTCCAGCATGCCAACTCCTTCAGTATCGCGCAGTTCCAAAACATGAAATTCGACTCCAAACACATTCACTGGATCGCCGACACTGATGTAATTTATTTTGCTGAACTCCGTTTCCAACGTTTCCTTTAAACCGTCCCAATAAACATAACTGCTGTGGGTAGCACGCACCTTAATGAACCCCGCTTTTCGAACAGTGTCCACATTTTCTAATGAAACCATGGAAAAGGGTTCTAATCGCAATTTTGAAAGTGCCCAATAAGGAACCACGACGATTTCATCCTCACCCACTTCAATGTTTCCAAAAATGACGCACTGAAAGGATGGATCCGCCATGCTTCTGAGCTCGATGCACATGGGCGTATCGCTGTTGAAATGATAGAGTATTTCATCCATGCATCGATTCGGGATGCGAACCGAATGACCAATGTTTTTTTCAGGCGCATCGGGATCAATTAATTCCCACGATAGAATGGGTATATTACTAAATTTCATTTTATTTTATTATATGGATTAAAAAAATAAAATGTTTCAATTTTTATTTATGGGGTTTTAAATTTCATAATCACTTTTGTATTTATAACTGTGTTTGTAAACGAATTGAATAAAATCATTGTAAAATTTGCTCTCATTCAAAATAACGATGTCATTGTCTTTAATACTTTTTATAACTACGGCATAAAGCGCGTCAATTTCTTCGTTGTAGCACTTATAGAATTGAGTTAAGCATAAATATCGACTGGACCTAAACGGCGGGTTCATTTTCGCAACAGATGCGTGGTTAGGAAAGGGAAAGCGTCGGTGTGTATGTTATAAAGCATATTTATTTTTTTAAATATAAATAGAATGGAATATGCTTTGTTTTTTAAAAAATATTACATAATTAATTTCTCTTCATAAAAATATAATGCAGAATACACTCATTGGCGGATTATTATTATTAGGTGGAATTTGGGTTAGCATTAAAAATAACCGGACGAAAGGCAGTATTCTGTTAATAACATTGCTGCTTATCGTGAGCATTTCGCTCGTTGTGTCTCTTAAGCCCAACAACAGCAGCAGCGTTTCAGTTCCGCCATCGATTGTTATGGAACATTTGGAAAATCCTCCTCAACCACTACCAATGCCCCTCGAAGTGCCAAAACCACAGGCATCAAGCGCTTCAAACCAAAAAGCTCAACCCGAGAACATTGAATTAAAAAAAACGCCGAATCCCCCGTTTACGCTGATTCAGGGCAGTGCATCCAACACGATAAATAATATTCAGTTTGTGGACACCAATAACAACGTTTTGTACAGCGGTTCAAACATGGATGGAACGAAATTTCGCTATCAGTGCCCGTCTGGAACCAACATTGTAGGCTATGAAATAAATAATGAAGGCTCTGACGCCAAAAATTCCAGCATATTCGGTGGGTTCGGTCCGGTTTATTGCGCGGATGGAACGGTAATCGGTAGCAGCGTTGGAAAGCCGCAATCTCAGCGCGTTGGACAGGTTCCAACTACATCTTTGTCAAGTTATCAATTTGTGGATAGCAAATCACTGGCATTTGATGGCAGCATGATGGGAACGATTAATGACACCAATGTGGAACAATGCGCGTCCATGTGCACCATGTTAAAAGATAAATGCGGTGGATTTACCTACAACAATGACGATAAAAAATGCGGTTTAGCGTACTTAATTGACAGTAATAAATTGCAACCCAATTCCAATGGTCGAACGTATATGAAACCCGAAGTAAAGAAAAATTAAATAAACTTTTTATAATTTGTTTATTTAATTTGTTTAACCTACCCATAGTTCATTTGGACTTAGTTAAATTGGTTTCGTTGGTTGTAATAGTATCATATATTTTTGTTATTTTCGAATAAATTATATAAAATTTTGATATTTATTAAAATATGTCTAATATCTACGAGTGCGTATTTGTCTTTTACTTACTCTATTTCTCCTATATTTCTTTCGTCTAGACCCGCCGCCATCAGGCGTTTTCGGAAGAGGACGATGCCTTCCAAGATTGTGATTATATACTTCTTCATTTTCGGTAGTTTGGGTCAATTCATCATTCGTCCAACCCAACATTGGCTTTAATCTCTTCCATTTTTCGGCACTTTCTAAACGAATTTTCTTCAGATGTAGTTCTCGCGCAGCAGCAGCCAGTTCTCTATTTTTAATCGCCTGCTTTTCATCGAGTCTCATCTGCTCTGCTTCCCGCGCAGCAGCTTCCCGCCGCGCAGCAGCTTGCTGATCAGCAACTGAAGGCGTGCTCCATTTATTGAGTGTTGTAAGATTAAAGCTTGGATCCTGAATTTTTGTTCTATTCATAGTATTTATATTATAATAAAATAATAATTATGATGATCGATGTAATAAATTAAATCAAAAAAAAATGATTATATGACAATTCAATAAAAAGCCTACATCTTTAAATTCGGTATTATATCATGAAGTTCTACTATCCGGTATTGAATGACGGGAGGCTCTAATGAAAGAATTTCCTCATATTTTAAACTGCGTTCTTCGGCAGTTAAACCGGGTGTTTGTTGTATTTTTTTCATATACTGTATTTGTGGGGAATGCATAATAATGTCTTTCACGCATTCATACCCATTGTATTCTTGTATTACCGGTGTAAACCATAACTCAAACGGAATTATGTTTTGAGAACTGTGTGTATAAAATTCGATGCACTTTATAGGACAACATGTGTTAAAACTAATGTCGTATCCGAAATGATTAAATGTTTTAGAAACACCCAATTTTTGAATTACGTCGTAAAATTTGGGATCTGTTCTTATTGGGTCATTGCATTTTATAAGACCCAAATTATTATAATTATAATCATTTCCATAATGTAGTCGAATCGCTTCACTATTAACATAAAATCCCGAATAACTTGAATATATCAAACACCTTAATATAACGTTCTCTTCTTTACTTTGGTTGGTCATATATATTTTTTATATTTAATTTAATATTAACACTATACTTTATATGAAAAAAAAACAATTTATTATGCAAATTTCAAATTTTCCCAAAAAAAAATTGATTTATCAGCCACACCTGAATAAATTAATAAATTAATAAATACGTAAATGCTTATCATTTCATCTGAATCACAAACCAAAGATTGGCGTAAATCTCAACCCTGGTGGAAGGGTGGCAAATCAAATGAGTGTGAAATCTATCAGCGCAATCAAATACAGCAAATAACAAATCAACAATGCGTTAAAAGCAGTAAGCGCCTAAACAGCCGCACCATGGAATTTAAAGAGCATACCAATCCACTAACTCAAGAGGATGGGTTTGACTGGACTGAAAATTTCGATGGATACCAGTTGCTTCCTTCATCCGGCGTTGAATTGTATTATAATTTAAAAATGATATGTGATAAAGGCGGTGCTCAAACGCGTTCATTGCGCGAAGTGTACCATTTCATTGAAGCCCAAATAGATTTTTTGCGCCTTCATCCGAATCGTCCCATTTATTTCATAAACATTTTGGACGGTGATACCAGCTTCTTTCAAAAAGATAAATTCAATTATTTGATGAATTTACCTGAAAATGCGCCTGCAAAAAATAAAATAATTATCGAAGACATGCACCGTTTTCGCGATTGGTTCGTTTCAAATTTTACGTCGGCGGCGGCGGCGGCGGCGGCAAATCGTTTAGAAGAATGTACCCAATAATTTGATAAGCTAAATCAAATGAAATTCGTTTTCGGGCAATTGTATTACTTTCGCGATAATTTGTTAAAAATAGTGAATTATATTTTTCACGATTTGTATTGATAAACTCATTAAAATCGTGCACTAATTTTTTTTGCGTTTCGATTGAAATGGGTGGATCAATCGTAATTGTCGCATAACTTCGCTCCGATCGATCCTTCGTTCGGTCATAGAAGATCTCCGAGTCGGGTATCATGACAAGACCGAGACGATTGTTCATATTGTTATCAATGCATTTTAAAAGAATGTTAGTGCTTGGAGTCATATCTTGAATCAATCTGCCAATTCGATAGCCGTTATTTGGCGGCAATTTATAGAGTTCTCCACCAATCGTGTAATTATTTGAAGCATTTAATTGGAATAGGAACATTTTTTTTTGTGGATAGATAATAAATGGAATTGGCTCATCCACCTCAGCCGCGGCGGTCTTTGCAACAAACTGAAAACTACAAACCGCGTATGACGTATCGTCAAAAACCGCTTCTTCAAATACATTCACGCGGATGACTTTAAAAATATCCAAAAAATTCTGTCGCAATTTCGTATCGCTTGCGCGAATCGATGACCAAAAATTCAAAGGAATAATTAAAACACCACCCGACGGTGCTTGTCGTATAATTTCAATCATAAAGCATTTATACAAATCATTTGTGTCATATAAATCGAATAATTCTTTGTTTGCGCTCTTATTTCGCGCTAAATATGGCGGATTGGTTATAACAAATTTATTCCGGTATGACGGCGGATTTTTAATTGTATCCTGTTGCGTGGTCCCTTCTATTTTTGGGTCAATATCAAAATGTTCCAATTCGTAATTGGTTCCATTTCTTTTTATGAAATGAAGCAAATCGCCTTTGCCAACAAATGGTTCAATTATTTGAGTAATATTGGAAGGGATCGTTATTTCATCAAGAATGTATTCGTAATTGGTTGTATAAAATTGGCCTAATCTTTGTTTATTTTTTTGCATCTATACTAAAATATTGGGTATTTTATTAAATCAATTTTTCCTCAAAAAAATTGATCTGGGATTTATATCTTCAGGATGACATAAATAGTCAAACGCACACAGACAACAATGCCCACCGAATCAAAACAATTGATCAATTACTCCCTCAAGGACATTATTAAGGTTGATAAATATAGGTTGCTCCTTTTGAAGAATTTGGGCAAGTTGGTGCTTGAAGAATATGATCTCCAAAATTATGAAGCATGTGTCCAAACCGCGCTCACTTATCTCAAGCTTTATCGGCGCATGGTTCCCGAATACAGCAACACGACCTACGTCGATACCGACGTGGATGATGACATTCAGCCGCACAACATGAAAGAGGTTAAGTACATCAGTCCCAAATATTTGGACCGAGTTATCAGCGCATACATGGAGTGTCGCAAATATTTGGTTGGTCCGGCGGTTCAAAAACTTATCCAGGAAAGGATCAACCCCTTTTTGCCAAGGCATGAACAATGGGAAACGTTCACTTCATTTCGTGATATGGCCCTGGTTGATGGCATCAATGAAAGTGAATATCAGCTTTTGTTGAAAGCCAGATACAATAAATATGCAATGAAATTGATTGAACATTTAGAGTATTTGCAGCAATTTAAAAAGGCCCAAATTTATGAACGACTTCTGTTTTAATGCGGCGTGGCGCGGTGTGTGGGGTTATAATATTTCTATCTTATAATGAGTATCTGGATATATTTTTTTATTTTCAATTGCTATGTATTCATAGTTCCTAAATTCGGCATATTCTTTTTGCAAGTGTTCGGGAATCTCGGAATAATCCAATAAACAAATATCATAAAATGCTTTATCTTCCCAGAAATGCAAATATCCGACAATCAAACTCAAGTCTTCGATGGAAAGGCAGTACTTTTGCTCGTACAGTTTTAATAAAACTTCTTCGTCAATTGTAATTTTATTTACATCGTTGATATTGGACCACACAAAATCGTGATTGATTTCCTGTTCCTTGCAATATTCTTTAAATCGCAGTTGTTCAATTCGTCCAACTTCAACATAGGATGCCCCGATTTTTAATGTAAGTTTGTTTTCTTTTATTTTAAACACGATTTCTATTATTCTAGATTTTTTTTCATCCTTATAAACATCGCGTGCGTCCAACGTTAGTACCAGTTTAGTTGGAATGTGTATTTTTGGAGCACCTTTATTTACCATGATCAAGCCTGACTATATTAATATTTATACATGGCATATTTTTAAGTTTATTTGCCCTGCCAAAAAAAAATAACTACTCTCTACGTCTTGGATCGTTATTGGGATTGTATTTCGGATCGTTTTCGGGATTGCATTTTAAAATGGTCGATACCGGAACGCTCTTGAACAGCATGTCCTTATTTTCGCAAACCACATGTGGAACTAAGTCCCATCCGTTTTCCTCCGCTTTTTGGTGCGCGTACCATCCTTTAATTTGCCATTTCTCGTAAACAAACGGCCCGTAATTAATTCTTTTTCCATTTTCATCGCGCCGCGTGCGTGGAATCCACACCCAATAATTATTCCCTCGTTCGCGCAAATACCATATGCTGGACGTTCCGCTATATTTCAGACAATCGAGCATGCGTGGCTCGCACTCGTTGCAATAAAAATACCCCATTCGGTTATCAAGATCGGTCATTTCCTGCTTTATATTATCAGCACCAACGTTTCGGTTGCAAAAATCACAGGTTGTAATGCTGCACATGACTTTCCGCCAGGGTGGTAGGTGGTATTCTTCGGAACATGGACTTTTGTTATCATCGTTAAGTTTATTGTCGGTTGAAAACACTTTACCAACATGAAAAGAACCGTCTTTTTCACAAACTATATAATCAAACTTAATATTCATTATATAGTTCATTATTAAATCATTTTTAAAAATCAATTTTTATTCGTTTCCAAATAACACACGCTCATCCAACAATTTTATTTTTTAATAGCATCTTCCCAAAACTGGACGTCCACAATTTTACCCAACATGACAACGGAATTGCCCTCCATAATCGCAATACGCCCCAAGCCCTCGCAGTTTTTAAACAGGTCAACCACAAACGGCTGCTGGGGTTCAAACACAATTTCCGCCATTTCATTGGCTTTAACGCAATTGGGCTCTTCCACTTTCTTCATACCCGTTTCTTTACCCATTTTCCATTTAATTTCGCTTAGACGAACGGCGCTGTGAGCCGTGCGCACGCAACCGATGGGCGTATACCCTTTTTTCAATTCTCCGGGATGATCCAACACTTGAACCTGTGCCGTAAACGATTTGGCCCGTTTCAAAGTGGCGTCCTTCTTCAGCACCATAATATCGCCGCTTCGGGGCATATTCAATTTATCCAAGCCTTTGATGTTGAATCCGCAGTTATCACCGGGTCCAGCCATTTCGATGTTTTTATGATGCATTTCGATTGTAAAGATTTTACCACCGCACGGATTGCCGGCCGTGTTCGTGGGCAGAAAAACCACTTCATCACCGGGCGAAACGCGACCCTGTTCAACGCGTCCCGTAATAACATCACCAACACCCTTGATTTTATAGACACCGGAAATCGGTGCACGAAGCGGCGTATCCAGCACGCGCGCCGGCAGCGTCACAAAATTATTCAAAGCATCCAGAACCGTCTGACAATTTACCTTTTCACCGACCGTATTGACCACTTCCACGCCGGTCCACCATGGCATGTTGTCCGATTTTTTGATGAGGTTATCCCCGTTAAATCCAGAAATGGGCAAAAACGGAATCGTAGACGTGATGGTCTCCCGCTTGTATCCCACTTTGGAAAGCATGTCCACCATTTCATCGCGTACTTCTTCGTACCGCTCCTTTGAAAAGTTGACGGTTTTTTCGTCCATTTTGTTAATGCAAACAATGAGTTGTTTGACACCCAACAAATTGAGCAAGCGCGCGTGCTGACGCGTCTGTCCCTGCACCTCACCCGATTTATGATCGCCCTTCGCAATCGCCGTTGCAAAATTACCGTCGGCTGGAACCATGAGCAGCGAGACGTCAACCTGGCTTGCGCCGGAAATCATGTTTCGAATAAAATCCCTGTGGCCGGGACAGTCCACAATGGTATAATGGTAGCGATCCGTAAAAAATTCCTTCGTTGTGCACGAAATAGTGATGCCGCGTTCTTGTTCCTCTTTTTGCGTGTCCATATAAAAAGCAAACGCGAAACTGTCCTTGCCAAGTTCGTGAGCCCGCTGCTTAAGCTTTTCCATATCACGCTCATTAATTCCACCAAGCTCGTAAATGAGACGACCGGTGGTGGTGCTTTTGCCACTGTCAACGTGGCCGACCACAGAAACTGAAATGTGTTTTTTGTCCGATGACATTTTGATGATGTCTTTTATTGGTGCCTTGTTTTTATATACATATCGCGTCCGTCTTTATCCGATTAGCGCCGAAATGGTTTCTTCCATATTACCCCGGTACAAAATCAACAATCTGCGATTTTGTTCGCGATCCCCGAACCCCATGGTTTCCAGTTGATTGAGTTCGCTTTCATAATTACGATTATTGGCGGCTTCATCATTATTATATGCATTTAGAATGCTAATTAAATTGGTTATTAAATCGGTCCCGTTCCCGGATGATTCGATTGGAGCAATATACGTATTTAAAAAAATTACAAACAATTTGGCGTCATCCACGATGTCATAATCCTGCAGGCAAGCGTCGTCTTCTAAAATTTGTCCTTTAAAAATAATTTCAATACTTTCTTCAGATCCATATTTTTTTTTAATGAAATCTATTTTGGTCGAACCGCTAACGATTAATGATTTCGGTTTATTTTTATTTGAGACTAATTCTATATCAAACATATCTTGCAAACGACGTCAATATATATATATTTAATTTTTACTTTAAATATTTATGTATCAACGGTAATATTCATGCAACTGTCCAGCGTATTTTGCTTGTTTATCAATGGTTTATTGCGTTTGAGGGCAAAATCCTCCTTCTTCTTAGCGCCATCATAACCCTTGCTATTATTTACAACTGCCTGTACATTTTTTTTATAATAGATAACATTTGTTTCTTCCTGAATGGGTAAAATTGACATGACCGGAGGCATGATAATATTGCTGGAAATGTAATCATTATTAAAACTGGCACGATAATCGTCGATATCCTGATGCCCGCCAAAAATTTTTAAACACGTGCGATGACCCGGTATTTTCACCCGATAAAACGGGTTGTTATATGCCATTTTGTACATTGTATTTAATAAATTATAATTTTCGTTCGCATTCCCAACGCTCATGATATCAAAAAAATTGAACGCAGCAGCGCATTCGGGATAACAGAAATTACCGTACACGTGAAAAATACCGTTTTGATACTTGAACGGAAGTGCAGCGGGCGTATGATCAAACGGGTGGCAACAATTAAAACAATAAATATTTGTTTTTTGCGGCCACATTTTTTTCTTGTTGCACTCCATGAATTGATGCATGGTGTAATCGGCGGGTTTCCTTGTACCCATACTCTTTACTTTACTGATATCGAAATCATTTTTTCGCATTTCAAGTAAATTTTCGTATTCGCGATTGATGTCCTCATTTATTTTTTTATCAAGTTTATCCAAAGAACCGTCCCCATCCCAGGCATTGTTCTCGTATTTTGATTCGTACACGCTGGATACCTGACAATCCTGAATGATATTCGTTATTTCAGAATTAATTGGCAAATGAAGAATAATATTTTTCTTTACTTCGGAATCAGCTGATGAAGATTCATTTGAGATAAGCTTGTTAATGACAATAATATTATTTGAATTAATATTCTTTTTTTGATGCTTAATTTTGGTATCTTCTTCTTGCGTGGCATTTGTTGTCAGGGATTCCAATTTGTTCTTTGGCTTTCGTCCCCTTTTTTTTGGAACGACGACTTCATCCACTGTTTCAGGCATAATTTCGATCGGGATCGGGATTTCTTCTTTCACTGTCTCCGCTTTCGGCTTTCGCCCCCGTTTCTTTTGTTCCAAATTCATCATATTTAAGATTATGTAATATTTATTTTGGGCCACTTATCTTTAAGTTCATTTAGCTGATACGGCGGGCATGCCCAGTCCAGCAAAAAAATTATCCAGCCAAGATTTTATCAGGTTGTCATCCAAATTATTGCTCTGTTCAATATCATTATTTATAAAAAAATTTGTTGCATACATTTTCCAATTTACACATGGAAATATTTTAAGGGTCATTAACATCCAATGAATAAAAATGTTTCGATTTATTTGTCCAGAAACAACGCGCTTAAAAAAATAATCCACTAGTTCGTGAAACGTTTTATAATCAAACGCGGTATTCTTGTAGAGCGCGTCCACCTCAGCATCCGTAAAAACTCGCCCCTTATTAATTACATTTATTTCGTTATGTTGTGTTTTAAACCAATTAATTACGGATTGTCTAGTGGACAACGACTTCGTAAACATTTTAATATTCATGGCTGATTGCAAGTGTTGAGCACAATACGGGCAGGGAATAAGATAAACAATAATACTGAAATATTTCATAAGAAACTGCTGTTCCAAAATCGACATGTTTTCAGGCAAAAAATAACTTATTTTATGGATTAGGTACCACAACCGAGGACCCCAAAAGAGACGTCCATAATTGGGTTTATTAGGTATATTTAAATTCATAATATATACAAATTAAGATAAAAAAACAAAAAATAAAACTAAATAATATAATGAACTACTTGTATTATTTATTATTATTCGTATTGCTTATATGCGCATTAATGCCTTATCGAAATCATAATCTTGAAAATTTAATAAATTTCACACCGCCTCTTAATAGCGATCAAAAAGATAAGGAACTTATGGCAGAACTGATGCGAGTAGGTAGTCAAGGAATCGAAAATGCTCAATTTGATACCGTAGATACCAACTATTTAAAATAGTAATTTTTAATTGCAAATAAAAACTCTATTCAAAAAAACGAATACCCAACCCAATACCCAATCCCAACATTAGATTATTAAAAATGTACATATCGGTGACCCCCAATATCGTCAAAAGAATGGTTCCTAAAAGAATAAACAAAATTAAATTGATTATGGTGGGTTGATCCCCGGGGTTGATTGGTAAATATTTTCCTTTTATATAAAAAATGCAGATAACAATAACCAATAATATAAATGATTTGATAAGCGATTTAGCAAAATTGGCTAAATTATCCACACTATCATTTTCATTTCTGCAGGATTCGGACATAACAATATATACTATATAAAGATTTTGATATAAAAAATTGATTATTAAGAGTTATTATATTATTTTTAAAAAAATGAGCGAAGAACTTTCGATCGTCATTAATCCACAAGATATCGTATTTACCAAAGAAAATATAAAAAATAAAACACTCGGAAAGGGGCTTTGTGGTCTTGAAAATTTTGGGAACACATGCTACATGAATTCGATTGTTCAATGCTTGTCGCACACGGAATCGCTGCGTGAGTTCTTTTTGCTTGATGCGTATAAAGAGACTCTGCACACTGATAAAATACAGTATATTATGGTAAACGAATTCAACAAGTTATTGCGCGGGTTATGGTATGAAAACGCGGTTGTGACGCCAAAAAGTTTTTTTCAATATTTGCAAGTACTGTCGGTAAAATGCGGGAGCGGCGTTTTTGCTGGTAATAATCAAAATGACAGCAGTGAGCTGCTGGTATTTATTTTAGATTGTTTTCACGAAGCATTAACATCGTCGATAACCGACGAGTTTATTGAAAAGACGGGTCTATCCGGTGATGCGTTGACTCATTACCAGGCAAATCATTCATGGCATTCCATATTTAAGAAAAGTATGAGCCCAATTGTATCCATGTTTTATAATCAACTGCACGTTGAAATTACGTGCGCAAAATGTCATGAGGTAAGCGTCAGCAACGATCCCATCTCAATTCTGCACTTGCCCATACCATCTACATTTTCCGGACAAGTAGCAACCCTTTATGATTGTTTGGACCATTTAACAACGAGTGAAACGTTTGACGATGACAATTTGTATAAATGCGATAAATGCGGAATGGATTCCAATGCGCACCGACAGGAAAAAATATACAAGACCTCTACGCATTTGATAATTTGTTTCAAGCGGTTTTCCAAAACGGGTGAAAAGAACCATGCTCCCATTCTTTTTCCGGTTGAGAATCTAGATTTATCAAAGTACACCATTTGTAAAGACAACACCCAATACAAATTGTATGCGATTTCAAATCATATCGGTAGCTTAAATAGTGGCCATTGTTTTAGTTATGTTGAGAGTTGTGGCAATTGGTACGAATTCAACGATATTTTTGTGCGTGGATTAGAAAGAGATAAAGTCGTGACGAACAGTGCATATGTCCTATTTTATAAAAAAATATAAAAGGTTTTTATTTAAAAAATTAGATAAAAATTAGTTTATATGAGTATAGATAAAAAACAGGATTTACTATTGGAAAGTATTAGCGGTTTTTATTTGTCGGAAAAGGAAAATATTACCAAATTAATTGATATTTTGAATGGAAAATATGCGAGCCTGCGAATCATTGATTGGTTTGCAACAAATTATTCAAAAAAATACAATATTGGATACAAAATTTCAAAAACGGATTCGAAAAACATGAGCAATCAAGATGAAAACTTCAAGGTATATTTGAATTATAAGTCGCAATTAAAAAGTTATAGTAAAAAACAATTTGATCCGTTTAATCGTACACAGCGCATTAAATTTTACTATGAGAAGGATAAATTTATAACAACCACCATATGCCAATTAAATTTTTTTCGCTGGGCGATTGAAAACCATGTAATCGATTACATCGTTGAAAACCTGGATCAAATTGAGAGCGATATGAATGAAAGCGTTAATTACGTGTATAATAAAAAGGACGGCGAGAAAGCGGAACGCAAGAAACGCAAAGAACTCAGCGTGAGCGCCACAAAATTTTTAAATAAGAATGACATTACAATTCTTGTAAAATTCGAATAACAATTGTTTTTGTTATGATACTCCCGCGCACACATCATAACAAACACATGCAAATGAATAATTAGGAACCATCCACTTCGTCGTCATCATCATCGTCGTCATTACCACTTTCAATTGTAAAATCACTAATCGAGTTGTTTCGTCCCATAAGTGGTTCATAAATCTTTGAAATAAAATCAGTATAACTATCGGTTTCAATTATTTTTTCACTTACATTACCATTATTATTGACGGTAAAATGTCCCTTTTTACCATCGAATGAAATATTCATTTCATTTGAATTAACTTTATCATTTTCTTTTGAAAGGCTTATGCTACTAATTGATATATGATCATCGTTTTTTTCCATTTTTAAAAAAAGGTTTACGCTTTTGTTGGAAGAATTGGCGGCATTTTCAATAAGGTCTTCTATATTGGATGTGGGTGGCAAATGCATTATTTTGGTTGCAGAATTCACAACGGCACCCACGTTTTTTTTAGTAGTTGGTTTATAATCATCCAATTGTATGGTTGACATTGAAAAGTCATCAAACATTGGTTTGGAAATACTACTGACACAATTCGGCATCGATTCTTCAACAATCCCACCAAATTCTGCGTCGTCTAAATTCAGTGTCTTATTTAAATCTTCTTCTTCCAGCTGGATGGATTGTTCCGGAAAGGCTGCCGATGCTTTCCGAGAAATGGGGGGGAACACTTCCTCTTCTAGCTGGATGGATTGTTCAGGAAAGGATGGTGCTGCTGCTACTGATTTAGAAGCAGCTGGAAATACTTCATCTTCTAGCTGGATAGATTGTTCCTGAAAGGCTGTTGATGCTTTCCGAGAAATGGGGGGAAATACTTCCTCTTCCAGCTGGATGGATTGTTCCGGAAAGGATGGTGCTGCAACTGATTTAGAAGCAGCTGGAAATACTTCCTCTTCTAGCTGGATGGATTGTTCAGGAAAGGATGGTGCTGCCGCTGATTTAGAAGCAGGAGGAAAAACCTCTTCCTCCAGCTGGATGGATTGTTCCGGAAAGGATGCTTTCCGAGAAGCAGGAAACACTTCCTCTTCCAGCTCGATTGACTGCTCTGAAAACCCAAGGTCGCTTCCGGAATCGTGGCTTTGGCTTTCAATATCAATTAGTGGTTTCTTATTATAGGATTTACTCACCATGCTTTTATCGGAAATACCAGTTGGGACAGACAACATAATGCTTTCATTATCTTTTTCAGAAAGAAATTTCGTTTGATTTCTGCTTTTGGTATCATCAAATAATGAATTATCAATAATAAACTCGTCAAAACCCTTTTTACTCATATTTTAAATTGTTAATATATTATCTCTATACACATTTTTTTTATGTATTAAACAATTGTCACCCTTGATGTATTAATTTCCTGACTTAAAGGTTCCAGCTTCGATAGCTCCATTATAACACTGGGTTGCAGCTGCAAGTTTAGAAGACCACCATATACATTTGTGGTCGGATTCTGGTGGTTTTGAAGATATAACCAAAATTCATTGATCATGGTATCTATTATAATTTGTCCATTTTCATTCATAGGTATTTCAATTGAAATTTGGTCTAAATACATGGTATTTAATATTTCCTCTTGTGGCGTAATAATAGTATGTCCGTTTGGATCATTCATAAATTGAACTAACGAATTATTGCTATTATCCGTAAACCCGAAATTCTGAATAATTAAAACGTCCTTTGTATGGTATTTAATCGATCGATACGGCTTATTCGTCTTTATTATAATCGCGGTAGGATTCGTTAAATTGTTCAATCCAAGGGCTGCGATTAATAAATCATCCTTGCTTTCATTGTATAAATTACCTAAGGGATTCAATATTTCAAACGTTAAATTGTTCATTTCCGCCAATGGCGTGGGATAATAGGTATTTGTCGTTAACACGTTGATATATTTTAATTGATTGCCAATGACGTCATCCTTGGTTAAGATAGCAAAAACGTATTTTCGGTTAACAAGGCTGGTTTCAACGCGATTATCTAATTCGGGAATATTTACAAAAATATAGGGCGGCATACTTGAAGAACTTTCAACAATGCTTATATACACCGCAACAATACGAATGGCTTGAACGTTTTTTTGACGATTTTGTAAATATATTCCAACCGTCTTATTATTATTGAGTTGCAGGCGGTACCGATATGGTTCAAGCGCGGGTTGAATCTTATTGTCAACAACCGGACCACACCATAATCGGTCCTTCGAACAGAAAAAGAATTGTCTGTCTATTTTTCGATAATTCATAGACGTTTCATTTTTATACTCGTTAAAACGATGGGATCGAAATTCTTCAGGAGACACCAATTCTTTGCCTACATTGTCGGTGTTGTAATTATCGTTATAGGCAGACCGATTATTTTCTAAATCATTATTTAAATTTACATTTGGTTTTTCACCCAATACATTCTGTTTATGATTTTGTTCACGCGTTTCAAGATCAATCGCGTTCCGCTGTTCCATAAACGTGCTGCGATTTTGCTTCAATAATTCCATTCGTTCTAAAAACCCAGAGTTTCTTTCATTGGAAGCGGTCTCTTCCATAATGGACGGTAAATTGAATTGCGGTGTTCGACTATTACTTATTTTGTCAACAGGCGTGGACAAATTTGAAGTGGGAACTGATACATATTCGCGCTCGGACATTAATTGGCTGTACAAGTTATTCACATCGCTGTTGTCGTCTTCCGACTGCGAAATGACGGGAACCGGCTCCTCCTTTTCATAAGGCCTAAGAACTTGTGATAAACCATTAAGCAATTGCTCGACCGTGATTTTATTTAAACGCTCCAAATTTTGTTCAAAGCTTTTAGTGGTATCTGCCCCCACGTTATTCGAAATAAATTGCGTGATTCGATCAAATCGTTCATTCATTTGCGGTAAAACGGATTGAATGTCATATTTTTTACTTAACTCCGACATAACATAATTTCGTATTTTCTTTTGATTGGCGCTGTCTAAATAGGTGGTTTTTAGATTTTTAGAATTCATTTTCTATATATTAAACAATGCTTTTCTTTTTAAAGTTTATTTTTTACACTAAAGAATTTAAATTATATTTTTTATAATAAATATTATAAATATTATAAATGGATTTAAAGCAATTATTTAGTTTTATACAAAATAAAATAAAGATGGGAGGCAATCTAAAAGATTGTGTCCCACATGTGGCGCATTACAATCAATCTGACTATATGGAATATGTTTCATTCCGCAAGAACGAACGAAATCGGAATGTGGTAATGCAAACACCCGAATTAGAAATGGTGGTGATCAGCTGGCCCCAACAAAATCAATCGGGTTTTCACGGGCATCCGGGGGAATGCGTTTTCAAAGTTATGCAGGGCAGAATTGAAGAACAATTGCAAACAACAAGCAATAACATAATGCAGCATACGTATCAACCCAACGAGGTGGGTTATATCAACGACGCAATCGGAGAGCATCAAATGAGTGCTTTGGATGAACACGCAATTACGCTACACTTTTATACGCCATCTATTTAAAAAAATATAACGTAGAGTATTTAATCATAACCAATGACGAGCAACAATATTTTGAATCTTATATCGATTGACAGTTTTTTTAATGGAATATTATTTCTTTTGATTTTTAATATTAAGTTATCTAAAAAAGATAAAATTGAGTATTATAATAATTTTATACTAAGCGTAAGCATACGATACCTTTATTTTATCATTCTGTGGATTTCCAGTTTGTTATTGAGCTTTTTATTCTATACCGACATCGATATTTCAATTTTATCGATTCCCATCTTTGTGTATTTGTTCTATCGCAAGTTATATTTTCACAGAATCATTAATTGGCTTGAAAAACATACAAATGAAAAAATGGAATTTCTGGTATCGGTATCGTTGTATAATATTATTCAGTTTTTGTGTAAAACAATATTGACGGAGGAAACAAACATCAAACAAATAGAAATAATTAATTTTTACAAACGCGTGGGAATTCAAAAATTGATCGAATTTGCGCAAAGTTTTTTGCTGGCGTGTGTTTACGACTACGTCAGCACGCAATACAGTTATTTAAGCTACGTGTTTCAATACAACCATTTCAGGGACACGTATGATAAAAAGCAACACATATTAGGATTATTAAACAGTAAGGATTGGGATAAACTGTTTCATAGCAGCACAATTAATTTGTTTTTCGATATCTACAAAAACAGCAATAATCGACAAATATCAAAATTTATACAATATCAAATCATTCGGTTTCAATATAAACTGTTGATATTCTTTTCAGTATGGTCCATCGTGGATTATGCGGCCAACCAATTTCTTATCCCATTTCTATTTTATTACATATACATTGAGCAGTGGCATGAACATAAACGATTGTACGTTCTGCTCTCACTCGTAAGCATTGCTCACCAGCATTTTCTGTGGAGTATTTTGTTATTTATTGTTCCAACCCAATTTTATTACCGTTTTTCCGGTTTTTTTAAAAATTTAAAGTACAATATTCATTTGATTGGTTTGTCCGTTTTTTCATTACTGGTTGTTGTGCACTCATTGGAATATCAACTGGCTTTATTATTGGTTGGATTTTTTTTATATCCAAGATTTAGTCTGCGCATGCTGTATTTTGTATTTTTTGGTTATTTTAGCAATAACAATTATTTACATTTAGGGGGATTATTGGCGATACTTGTAAGTATTGAAATATATGTTGACAATTATTTAAAAACATAAGTATAGAATTTATACGTTGGTTGACATTTAAAAATAAATTAAATAATTTAAATATACGTAATGGAATCAAAATCGGATCTTCTTCGAATCGATGTACCTAAAATAAAGCAGGAAGCAAAAAAAATTGCGGAACAGATTGAAAAAGGGAACACGCTAGGGCTTCATGATAAATACGATTCATTTTATAAGGCGTACCCGGTACTTTTTAAAAATTTAATTGAAAAAAAAATGACAATCGAGGAAGTAATTGTTCTTTTGGATACATTTGATCGGGCTCAAAATCATTTTATTGATAATTATAAATCATAACTGAAAAAAACATATCTATAAATAATATAATATGCCAGAAATTTCAGCATCCGTTATAATTTTAGGGATTGTTGGAACCATTGTCGCTATCTTTGTTGGGTTATTTTTATTCAAAAAATACCATGATTATAAAGCAAATGTTAAAAAGGATAATCTTTGGCCCCCAATGTATAACGCGTGTCCCGATTATTGGACCGATTTAGGAAACGGCGAATGCCAAAACATACACAACTTGGGCAGATGTCCCCAAAAAGATGGAATGATGGAACCCAATGGTAAAATTAATTTTAGGGCAATTGGAACAACCGACACATTAGCTGGGCGCCGAAGTTTGTGCCAAAAATCGAAAGAATGTGGACTTACTTGGGAACATATTGACAACCTGTGTTAAGAATATATTGTGTTATTTTAGTTTTTTTAAAAATAACAAAACGTATTTTAGAATCGGCGGCGCAGCCTGCGGGACCTTCTTCCACCAGCGGTTTGACAGCTAACGCAATCTTGCTGCGGGTTGGAAGTGTTTAAATAAGTTGGATTCGGAACGGAGTACTGATTCCCGAATTGGGGTGTATTAGCGCGAATAAACCCTCCCCTAAATTGCTTTCTACTGAATTTTTTTAAACTACGTCTTTTAACCATTTATATAAATAAGTAAGGTTTTAATTTTTTTAGAATTTTATTTAATCCAAAATAAAAAATCTTTATTCGTATATATAGAATACTAATGAAACCTATAGTGTCAATTGTAGTAGTTGTTGTTGCTCTAATTGCTTTATTTTATTTTGTACAATATAACAACCAACAAACCCAAAAAAAAGTGGAAATGATGGAAAATTACAAAAAAAAGACGGAAGGTGGCAATCTCATTCCAGAAGACCCCCTGGCACCACGCGGAGGCGCTTATGATGTGCGCCCCAGTGCTCCTATGGGACAAAATGAAACCTATAAGGCGGTTGGTCCAGCTGAAGATCCCACTAATGCTTATGGACTCGGTGGTAATCAATTTCCCAATGACTGCTTTCCCAAAGACCAATTGAACCCCGCCGAATTGTTGCCAGGTGATGCGAACAGCACTTGGGCACAGGTTGCTCCTAACGGTCAGGGCGAACTCGGCGACATGAATTTCTTATCTTCCGGCTATCACACCGGCATTAACACAGTAGGTTCCAGTTTAAGAAATGCCAATTTGCAACTTAGAAGTGATCCCCCTTGCCCACAGGTAGTGGTTTCCCCTTGGCTGCAAACGACTATTACACCCGATTTGTCCAGATTGCCTATGGAAATAGGAAGTTAATAGGGATTCATTAACAAAAAATTGCATTCCGACAAAATCTTTTATTATTTAATTAACCAGAATCTGAAATTAAATAATAAAAAAAACAAACTGTATTTATTTAAAGGATTTAATAATGATGCGATTTCGAAAAAACATACTACCTATTTCAAATCATGATTTATATAGCGAACGGACCAGCTCTTTTTTTTATCAAATTATTTTTGTTTTGTTAATAATTTTTGCACTGTATGGACTTTTATTATTTGAAATGATTCATTGGTTCATCTATTTTCTTGGAACAGTGTTATGCATTATTAAGATATTTTATATCCAGCAATTTTTTACAAAGCAATTTAGTGATAAAATAAATTAGAAATCAACTTCAATTTTTAATGAAACGCGATAACAATAAAATACCTCCACTCAATAATAAATATATTAAAGCTTAACCATAAATAATTACAAAACAAAAACATGTTTACCGGTTGTTTTAATTGTTTTGGAATTACCAAAGAAGAAAAGCATGTATGCCTTTCTCTTAATTCTATAAATAAACTCGTGATTCATAATAACACCGAGAAATTGCCAAATCTTCACAATAAATCAGAAATTATGGCACTTCTTGAAAAAATGAATACTGTAAGTCGTACTGTACTAGGCGGAACCATTGAATTTAATATTCAAAATCCGAATGAGCTTTCAGACAAGATTAAAAATACGGTTGTTTACAATATTTTCATGTATAATACAAAAACCCGAAACATAATAAATCGATTGAATTTTAATTTTTTATTCGATATTATCGAGGGGACCACCGCGCTAACAATAGAGCCTTTTAAAAATGAGCAGATTATGACAACGCATTGGACTTTTTTGGAATCGGTATTATACAATATTGGATTTCGAATTAAAAAAATATATGCGCAAAAGAAGTAAAAATCATATAAGATCAATTTTGCATAATTTATTATAGAATGAATTATGCTGAATTTAATGGATTGGGTTTATTAGGACAGCCCATAAAATGTATTAATGAGAAAGAAACCACTGAAGCGAATATTTCAAACAATATCTACGAAGATTACATGGAAACGCGAAATGAATTGTCGTCTCAATTAGAACAATTTATTGAAAAAAAAAATAAAAAAACGGATTCAAATGATATGAGAAACGTAATAGAAACATTTAAACTATTCTTTGAAGAAAACGTAAATGCGGAACATTATGATGCACTTACTCCTATGGAACATCGCATAACTACACTGGATCGGGCTTTAAATATTTTAAATGATGAATATACAAAACGTCATTCAAAAATAATGGAATCCATTGAAAGTCCTAAAAATTATCCCAGTTTAATAGAGAACTATTTATTTATAAGAATGATGAATGACTTTATTGAAAGGGCATGCACTCATTTCAATAACCTGCCGAAATTCCCATTTTCAAATGATATTTCAAAAATCGATCCGAACGAAACCAAATGAATAAACGTAAAAATACATTAAATAAAAATTGATTACATATTTTTTTTAATTGGAAGTACCCCCCGATGGAAACAAAGGAACAATTTTCCATACAATTGAAGAATTGGTTCTGTCAAAAGACGGATGATGAATTGGCCCAGTACCTAATAATGCAACTGATTAATGGTGGAGAATGTTCCCACATATTTGTGAAATCCATTCCCGAAGAAACACGAAAAAACTGGATACTTACCCTCCAACTCCTCTGCGGCAAGAAAGTGCTGTTCCCATTGGGAACGAATGAAACCGTCCAACAACTGTTCGTTGAGCTGCAAATGCGGTACAAAAATTGCGCTCATCATGAACTAAACCGCATCCGTGCTGAATTTTGTAAATACATTGATTCCTTATGAATAAACGTATCTAAGAAATTATGTTAATAAACACACGCTCTATTAATTGATTTGTTCTTCAAGCTGCTTTAAATTTTCTAGTAATTTTTGTTGGTGTTTTAATATTTCCAGGGTCCTTTTTGCTTTTGAAATATGGTTATTTTGTTGTTCCATATTTTTTATATATTCAGCCTGAATTTTTTTAAATTCAATTAATGTATTATTTAATTTAGCTTCCATCTCGGCAAGTTTTTGTTCCTGTTCGACGATGCGCTCATTTTGTTTTCTTGGTGTATTGTCAATAGCTGCCATTATATTATAAAAAAATATTAAGTTTTATTTGTGTTTTTTTAAAAAAGACTCCGAAGTTTATGCTTTTTATATTTTTTTTATTTTATGTTTTTTTTCTATTTTTTTATGGATATTCTTTTTTTAAACGTTCTACTCCGAATTTGTCTGCTTTGATGATTCCGTCTGGATATCATTTTTAATTTATTTGTTTTGCTGCTTCTTTTTAATTTTCTGGCTTTCCCACCTGGAATTTTTCTAACACTGGGAAATATTTCGGTATTCCAAAATTGGATGAATTTGTTGTATATAAATGTGTGTAATCTAATAAAATTTTGTTGTAATTCGAAATTAAATTCTTTTGGAAAACTTACATTTTGAAAAAACATATCGTCGGTCGATTCAAACATTCCAGCTGTTCTTGACGAAGGAACAAACGTTTTAAACGGGCAGCTGTTTTCATCTAATTTTTTATTACAAGTTGTGCCATTTATTTTATTTGGTAAAACATAATTATCTATCTTATAATGAAATGATCCCGACGATTCCGATTCAAGATCTCCTACATTTTTTGGAAAAAATCCACATGTAAACATGGAACGAGTAATTACTTGGTCCGGTTTTTCTACTTGAAAGTATTTTGGCTTTTCGGGGTGTATTGCTATATGAAAAAGACGAAATGTGTGAGTAGATTTGTCGCTAACATTACCCGCGTCAGTTTGGCATTCGATTCGAAAGGAAAAATTAAAATCATTACATTTTCTATTTTGCTCCTTTACCAAATTTTCTACCTTTATAAACAAATAATTAGGACTGGCTCCTCGTGCTACGATATTAGGATAGACATTTTTTACTACGTCTTGAAAATTTTCATGGTTGGTATGATACAACGCATTTAAATGCGACATAAAATCATTCATAACTTGATTACCCATTGACGTCAATCTTTCCCAATTTATGCTATTATAAAAAGGAACATCTGTCTCTTTAACTCCATAACAACTTTCCGGTTTATATTCAGTGCAATCATGGGGTTTATAACTTTCATCATATGTATACGGAATACAATGACTCAGTTTACATAGTGAATCACTCATTAAATATATAATTAATGTTGATTTTATTTTTATTTCATTGGTTGTTCTAACTGTGGCTGTTTATTACGGTTTTGGGTTTTTCCTTTCGTTAATGATATGATCGTACCAACCATTCCTTTTTTTTTAAAAAAATCATTTATATAATTTTTTTAAAAATTAGAATTTAATAAACAGTTTTGCATCCCTTTTTAGTGGATTTGCAGCCGGGGGTCTTTTTGCAGGATTTCTTACTTCTTTTGGCGCATTTATTGGCAGATGAGCTCACGCTAGCAGCCATAACGGGTAAAGAACGCGCCACAACGGGGCTTCTGCTCAAAGATCTTCTAGCACGGACGACGGGAGCGGATCTAACAAGTTGAACGGGAGAGCGGCGGCTTAATGATCTTCTGCCTAACGAAGCCACGGGAGAGCGGCGGGATAAAGAACCCATAGAGGCAAGTTCATCAAGGAATTGGACCCTGCCAGTTTTTTCATCCACGACAAATTGACGGCCATCGGGAGTGGAAAGTACTTCTCTGAGTTTGGGAGCAACAGGTGCTTTGATGATTTCCATTTTGCCAGTTGTTGGGTCGATGGCGTATTTGCGACCGTCGGCCAGAGTTCCTTCAATTTTAGGAACTTCGGGTTTGACGATTTCCATTTTGCCAGTTGTTGGGTCGATGGTGTATTTGCGACCGTCGGCCAGGGTTCCTTCAACTTTAGGAACTTCGGGTTTGACGATTTTTATTTTGCCAGTTGTAGGGTCGATGGTGTATTTGCGACCGTCGGCCAGGGTTCCTTCAACTTTAGGAACCTCGGCTTTCACTAATTCAAGTTTACCGGTATCAACATCTAACGTGTATTTTTTATCACCAACCATTATTTCTTGTTTGTTTGCAACTCTTTCCATTTTACCTGTAGCCAAATCGTATAAATAATTCTTTCCGTCCTTACCTTTAACTGGAACTTTACCGGGGGGAACATCGGCTGAAGCAGGCTTAGGAACTGGAACACCGGCATCTTTAAGGGCTGCTTCAATGGGGGCAGGAAGTTTTTCACCGGTTTTTTCGACAACCGCGGCAGCTAATGCCATAACTTCTTTCTTTTCAGTACTGGAAGGAGCAGCTATTGTTGCAACAGGGGATGAACTAGATTTCATCGCATCAACCGCACCTTTCAGGCCAACTAGAGCGTCAGATAAATCCGCCAAAGCGGGGGAACGAAAACGACGTGTTTTAGACAATCGTTTTCTCTGATTACGAAAACTGTTTCTCATTTGGTTTTATATATTATATAAAACATTTTTTTTTGATTTCTATTTAAAAAATGTTATATTTTATTCATTCTTTTTTATAAAATCTTCCCATAATGCCTGAATCGTTCCAGGGGTATCAACACTTGATTCACGAATAACTTTTGCTTTATCTTTTGGAAGATTATCCAGAAGAATATCGGCAAAAATTTTTTTATGAAAATCAAGAAATTTGCAAAAATGCGAATGTAAATGCGGATCTTCTACTTTTAACTCACCTAATGAAAGAATACCCTCTTTTGAATAATTCATATTAATCGTTTCCATTGTAATTGGGTAGTTCTTAATTTGGCTTTTCCATATGTCCACATCTTTATCCGAATTAATATCCAAATGTTGTTCCAAAATTAAAAATCCGTGCTCATTTGGAACGCGTTGATAGATGCGACTGTAAAGTCCGACTTCTTCAATCGTAATGGCATCCCCTACTTTTAAATTGGCGTGATGCGCTCCTCCAATAGGATACAACGTTTTAACTGGATATCCAACCGAGGAAAAAAAATGATGAAATACTGATTCATAGAAAAGGTTGCACAAAGCGGTGTAATTTTCGATTCCCATCAATTCTGGGATCCGATTTCGAAGATATTCGGGCGTTAAATCCGAACGAACCCGGGTAGGTGGCTTCAAATTAAGAATGGATGACACGTGATTTGAACCCAAATAATAATTCTGCATATATATTTATAAATAAAAATAAATTACATATTTAATCGTGTTCATTTTTATTTATAATCATTCATTTCAATTTGTTATTGAAATTGAGGTTTATAATATATTGCACTTTATCGATGAAATATAGTTGCCTCCGGGCACATACTTATAAAAGTTCAACCCAGTTGATGGTGGTGCCCCATTCGGCGCAGGTGCTGCAGATTCAGGCGGTTTTATGGTCATACACGAATTTTCAAGGTGTATTACCATATTGTCAAGTGCTTTTGAGAAATCATCTAACCCGTGATTGGTCTTGCAGCTGATGACGGTGCTGTAATCAAATCGGTCATCATTCACCATTTGAAAATCAGGTCTTAAATCGAATTTATTATAAATTACCATTTTTTTGTGGTTCTTTACCATAGAATTATGTTTGTCAATAAAATCCAACCAATAAGCTTTTTCGGTTTCAATGGTTTGATCGCTGTTATCAAGCGAAACGACCAGGCAAACGATGGACGCATTTCGCAAATACATGGGAATAAGGGAACGAAAGCGTTCCTGACCCGCCGTGTCCCAAATGTCTAGTTTATAGTCATTGTTAATTTCTTTCGTCAAGAACTGTGCGCCAATTGTGGCATTTGCAAATTCATTAAACATGTTAAAAATAAATCTATGGATAATACAGGATTTTCCAGCTCCTGCCTCACCAATCATCACCATTTTTAATTTATATAAAATTGTCATTCTTTTATATCATTATATATTTTTATTTTTAAATTCTTTAATTTATTCGTTAAAAATCGATTTCTATTTTACATTTTATTTATATAGCGCGCAATGGGAAACCAGCAGTCAGCAAACTATCAACTAACACCCGATCAATACCAACAGTATCAGTATTTTTTGCAGCAGCAGCAGCAGCAGCCGCAGCCGCAGCAAATGCCCCAGCAGCACACTCGACAAATGAATCCTATTCGACAACAACCACCGGTTCGAACTGCTGCGGCGAGTGCACCCCGCGTAGTTCAAACAAATTTCAATCAGCAACAGCAACAGCGCACGCAGGTTCGACCAACCAATCAGCGTATGGATGCAAAAATAATTCCCGACCTTCAGCAAAAATCCAAAATGCCGAGCATAGAAAACAGCTATCAAACCGCCTATAATCAGCGTTTAAATGATAATTTTAATAGTATGGGCAATGCACCCGCGTCTTCAATGAACGGAATGCGAAACCAAAATCAGCCGCAGTTTCCACCAAATAATTCTAGGGCACCTCAGCCACCGCCGCAGCAACCCGCCGCTCCTAAACAAGGATTTTTTAATAATTTAAATAATGAAATCGATGAAATTGAACATTTAAAATACAATCCGGAACAAATTTTAGGTCTTTCCGAGGGAATAGCTCACAGTGAGATTGAAATAAAAAAAGCTTACCGTAATTTAGCATTAAAATATCATCCGGACAAAGGAGGAAGCGACGAAATATTCAAAATATTAACCAAAGCCTACCTTTATTTATTAAAAAAAACAAACGGCGCAAATTATGTAGAAAAAAATTTCATGGATTTAAAAGGCAGTTTTGAAAAGGATTATGGCACACCGAATGCACCTCCTCCAAGACAAGACGATTTCAATGTGAAAAATTTTAATAAAATTTTTGAAGATAATCGATTGGAAAATGATGATTTTGATTACGGATACGGGGATTGGAAAACGGAAGATACAAGCGAAGAACCAAAAAAAATATTTAATCAAAAATTTACTGCCGATGTTTTTAACTCGGTTTTTAATGAATTAAAAAACAGTAATACGACACAGGAAGTTATTGTTTATGAAGAACCCAAGCCGCTTATGGTAAGTAATCGGTTTGGATACAGCGATGTAGACTACAAACGGTCCAACGACTACAGCAAGGAGTATGACATTCAGGATGGTTCCGGTCGTCAAGGCATTTATTATATGGACTATAAACGGGCTTACACCGAGACGACCCTAATTAATCCGGAAACGGTCGCAAAAAAACAGCAATTCAAAGACATTGACGACGCTCAGAAGGCACGTGAAAAACAAGATTTTACAATGACGGATGAGGAACGCGCGTACTACGCTGAGAAAAAACGAAAAGAGGACGAGCAGGAAGCGCATCGATTGGCGCGATTAAGAAGCCGCGATGACCGCTTGGAACAACATAATAACACCGTAAATCGATTATTAATGGCAAATCAGCCCCAAAGCACAAGAACGCTGGAATATAAAAAATAATATACTAATCATTAATATAATGGAAGAAATATACATAAGTAATCAAAATGTCGAAACACAACAATTACTTTCATTGCTACATACATTTTCCTTTTTTTTAGAAACCAATCAAATTGAACAAAATCCTACCATTTTATCAAATATATTTTCCGAATTTATAAATTCAAGATCGGAACCCATCAATCCGCAATTGGCATACCTTATTCGGTGGTCCAGTAAAATTAAAGATAGCGAAGGCAATGACCACCTGGTGTATTACGAAATATCTTTTGAACCCCAGCAAATAGAAACACTGTTATCGTCGGAAGATAAGAAACAGGGGGTTCGAAAAGCAACAGAACATTTGGAAACATACAAAAAAATTCGTGCCGATGACCCGCTTCTTCAAACCAATGAGGTGTGTCCCATTTGTTTTGATCCATATCAAGTTGGACAATTCAAAAGGGTGTTATCCATATGTTCACACGTGTTTCACAAAAAATGCGTTGATAAATGGTTTGTCAGTCATCCCAATTTGGAATGTCCTATGTGTCGAACCAATTACGATAAATAATTATTAAAAAATTTGATTTGGCTTATTTTTTTGTTGTGATAGTAGAATTACACACAGGCAGATACGAATGAACGCAACCTATAAACCTAATGGCGGAGTTCTTGGATGCCCTCGAATTATGGCGAACGATTTTAAACAATATAGCGAGGACATCAATTCGCGTATTGACGCCGATGGAAACTTGAAGCGGGTACCCGTGGCTAAATTGACCGACAAGGAATGGGATAACGATTATGACATTTACCTGGAAAGCAACCCCAATAAGGTTTCGGAGGTGGATCGGCTGTTTGGCCCTTTTCAAAAAACAAATCTGAACGGAACGTGTTATTCTGTTCAGATTGGATTGTATCAGACGGATTTTATCGAATTATCGAATCCTCAAATGGGTTCCGCTTTTTATTCCGCTTCGTCTGGATTAATTCTTTGCTTTCTGCTGAAAAACAGTCCCTACAAACTAAGAGCAACTGACTTGTGCTGCAGTCTTAACGGGCAAGACCTCATCATTAGCACGGATGCTGCCAAAGTGTATGCATTTTTTGGAATCGACAGTGCAAAGCTCTTGCATACGCACACAAGACAAGATCTGTTCAATCTAATCGAACAATCCTGGTTGTATGATCCACAACTGATCCTACCCCTACAAGGAACAAAAACAAAAGATATTGACAGACCCGTTTTTGTTGATTTTATGCATTTTTGTCTAACTCATCCCAGGTTGTCCGGTGCTCAACCGCCGAAATCATTGGAAGACACGCTTGAACATTTCGGAAAGACAGAGGAATATGCGGCATTGGTGGCAAAACAACAGGAGGACGCTCGGCAAAAAAAATTGCGTTCAAAGACCAAAGACCTATTGATGGACCAATTCAAGAAAAATAAAATTGAAGGTAAGGAGTTGGGCAAGCAGATGAATGAGTTTAAAGAATGGATTCTGTCATCATTTGCAATCGATTATGACACCTGGTCTATTTCGGAGAATCTGGATGTGGACGCGGTTTTCAGTCAGTTTCAACAACGATCTAAATAAAAAAGTTAGATAGGGTTTCCACTATTTTTTTATTTGGTATAATTTTTTATATTTGCTTTCATTTTCGTCCTCGTACTGCAATTTTTGAATTTTTTTTTTGTTTTTTCAAGACGTGTTAAAAACATTGAACACAAACACACAAACAAGTATTTGGTATCACACATATGTTTATTTACAGTTGATAATAATTTGTAAAAATATAATATATTATTAATGGTCATCCAAAATAAAATTAAGAAAAATGGTGGCAGATTTATTGCTTCACGTAAAGTGATAGGCGCTCCTTTACGTCAAGCATTGGGTGCTCCTTTACGTCAAGCCTTAGGTGCTCCTTTACGTCAAGCAATAGGCGCATCATTAGCTCGTAATGCAAAACTATTTGCCGATGTGGCTACTGATGTGGCTACTAGTGGTTTTATAGAATTTGCACAAAATCAACCAAAAATTGATTTGTTGAAGATGCCATATATACTTGAAACCGATCCAAGCACTACCACCAGCGATAGCAGCAGCATACCACATGATAAAATCGACATCAGTTCCATAATTATACAAAGAACTTCGCCGACGATAACAAAATTAGTCATTAGTAAGTTGATAGCCGCATTTCTGACGACAGTTTTAATTGAAACTTCTTTGGGTAAAAATATTGACAACGCTATAAAGGAAATTAAAGAAGATACCAATACTGTGGTGAATGAAACAACTGAAGCCATATATGATTTTATGATTAAAACCGCATCTGAAAGACTTCAAGAAGGGGATACAACCATAATAGCGTCATTGTATGAAACGTTAGGGCGATTCATATCTCCAGATGTGCGCAAGAGGGTGCTTGAAAACCTGGTAATCGATGCCGTATCGTATGGATGGCTGGCAGAATATGATGCGTTAATAGACCAATGGTTAAAAAAAATAATAGAAATTAAAGGCGGTAATTTGCCATCCGATAAATACATAATCGATATGTTTAACATAATACAGAATAAAGTTTTACCTGTGTCCAATACAATATGGTATTATACGAAGAAATCCGATAAAGTTCCTGAAAGCGACCGGTATGAAGGGCTGATGAAAACTGCTACTGGTGTGAGAAAAATGCTTGCAGAAGATACGTTGATTTCAAAAATTGTGATTGGACTACTTTCAGCAAGTGAATTAGTTATAAATACCAGACCACTTGGAGATATTTTTGGTGATATTAACACAATGCTTCAAACATTGATTATTAAGATAAAATCCGATATAGCCAATAGCAATGGTAATTTGACACTACATCAATCGATTTTGGTTCCAAAAAAACATTTCATCGAGGACCCCCACAATATCAAAACGCATGTTAATGAATTAGAACAGTATTTGGATAAAACAAAAAAAAACATACAAAAAATAAAACAACCTACTCCAATAACGAAATGGCCTGTGGTGAATGTAATAAAAGCACCAACTGGCAATGTAAATCTAACTGAAATACAAAATATGGGTGCATTTGACTTATTCCGAGGCGGTCGCCGTAAAAGTCGTCGCAGATACCGCAGTCGCCAAACCAAGTCATTAAAAAATGTTTTTCATCATAAATATTAATTATTTTGTTTTAAAACAGCAGCTTTAACTCAAGATATCTTTTTGGTTTCTAATTTTTGGAAAAAAAAGGTTTCTTTCCCTTTCGTCAGTCCACCTGGTTGTCGTCTGCACGACGGTCTCCATAAAATGTTCCACAATAATGCCCACTAAATGTAAACAATACAATCGTTCAAGGTCATACCTGTCTTTAAAGCAAATGCGCGGTTTTGTACTTGGCATAGCGTGATGAGTTTCTTCTTTGGCGGCCATGTTTACTTCGTATACTTGTCAACATGACTGCTGGGCATTTCATTGTTAAGAATTTTATTCCAGATTCCTTTCCTATTTTTTAAATCCATCGTGTAAAAGAAGCATTTTTCAAGAACCAATCGAATTAATTTAGGCAGAGGAACATCCATTTCCTGTATTTTTACTTTTTCTTGAATATAGCGTTGACGGTAATGAATCGCGTCCCATTCGGACAGCAAATTCATAACAAAATTGAACATGTTCAATAAATAATCTCGGTCAAATGTGTTGTGATGAACGCGCTGTTTTAAAAAATCGATATCAATAAACGCATCCAATTCTTTGCGGCTAATTTTTTCCGGCAAGATTTCATTCAAAAATGTCTTGAGTTCAAGCATATTTAAAAAAATAATTTCGCAATTATTAGCAGCAATGTCTTCTTCCATTTTATCCCAATATGCCCGATTCAATATTTCAGCAACAATATCCGTTTTTTGATCATTCATTTGTTCAACTACGGAATCAAGCAGTGGAAGACAACCCAGTTTAGAACAAGACGTCCTAACCTTTTCTAATAGCGCAGAATAATGAGGAGCCCATTCTTGAATGGCAGCCCTATCATTCGGATCCCGTTCGATCGACTGCTTAATTTGAAGAATGTTATAATAAAAACTGGCAATCTCCAGAACAAATTGCTGGAGATCGTTGGCTTTCCATTCATTAAAAAACAATAAATAATCTTGTATGATTTCGGGCAACGCGGCATCCTGACGTAGCAATGCAAGAATAACGCTGCGTGATTTTCCCCATATGATGTCATTTGCGTCCATTTCATTTTTAAATTTATAAATAAGTAGCGACATCCATATGCATCGGCTATCTTTTAAAGAATATGTTCCGATGGGTGTATTTCGCATTTGTTTTAAAAACAATTTACTTCTTTGATAGGAATCTAATGTTTCGATACATTCTCGAAATGCAGATATTTTATAATCTATGTGCGGCGGCGAGGACGACATTTGCTTGTGTTTTTTTTATATACTGCGATTAGATTTAAAAATAAATACGCGTTATTCATTTATATGCATGTCTTGTTCAGAAATACTCGATTTTATTAAATTTCAATACCGACAGTTATTTTTAGAAAAAGTTGCCAATCTAAAAAGCAATATTTCGGTTGTTGAATTTAATTTAGAAGGGAATCAGTACTTTATTGACATCGACAATAATGTGTATGAAATGGACCGATCTAAAATGGAGCTGCACGGGTTTTGTGTGGGTCATATGAAAAATGGGGTTATTTTTTTAGGTTGAAGTGTATTTATGAAAAAAATTGATTTATTTAAAAACATATTTATAATAGTATATATTACTGTTTTAAAATGAAGTTTTGTCATAAATGCAACAATATGCTTTATATCCATTCTACCGCTTCAGACGAAGGCGATGAGCCGAAGATGCTGTATAGCTGTCGAAATTGCGATTATACGGAAATAGATGTAAATCCGAATCGATGCATTTATGAAAATTTGTACAGTCAGGCGAAGTCGACGTACGACATCATTTATAACAAGTATACCCGGTATGATCCCACACTTCCTCGAGTGAATACGATTAAATGCATAAAAGAAGGCTGCGTAAGCAATATGGGCCTATCACACGCACTCATATTATCCGATTTATCGGTTCTTACCAATCCCGTGATTGTGGGTCCGCAATCGCTTGATGGTGAATCGGTTAAATTACAATTCGATGCCAAATTAAATGAAATTCTCGCGCAAAATCAGCTGGATCCATCTAAAATCCATTCATTGGACAATGGCGACACATTGGTAATCGAAACTGGCACCTCCGAACAGGCGCTATCGATCAAAGCCGCAATAGAACCCCTGCACCGATTTATTGAATACTTTGAAAAATTGGAATCCAGCACGATATTCATCAAATATGACCAGGATGAATTGAAATATGTGTATATTTGCGATTACTGTAATACAAGCTGGAAAAATAAGTAATAAATATAAATTTTATTTTTTAAACAAAAAATTGATTCAAAATATAAAAACTTATTGAATAAATATAGTAATAGAATAGAATGAGTGAAGAATTTGAAGACAATGACTCGATTAGTTCGTTTGAAGATATGGAAGATGACGCCGAAGCCGGCGTATCCGAAGGCGAAGAGGAAGAAGTGGTTGCCCCCATCATAGAGGGTGCGGGTGCGGAAGATGAAGATGTATTTTTAGAAGAGGATGACGAAGACCTTGAAAATTTTGAAGAGGATGAAAATGTAATAAATGTGAGCGACAATCACAAGTTTGAAATTGTTAGCAATAACAAGACGTATGAACGCATTGAAAGCAAAAAACGAATTGGAAGTCCACTAATGACTATAACGGAAATGACCAAAATAATTGGAATACGGTCGCAGCAAATTGCATCCGGCATGACGCCGTTGGTGGAAGTCGAGTCCGATATCCGCGACACAAAATTCATTGCGATTAAGGAATTGTTATCCAAAAAAATGCCATTAATTATTCGACGTTTTTATCCCAATAACATGTATGTCGATTGGCCGGTTGATGAATTAATCCTTCCAAAAACAATTTTGTTTTAATTTAAATCAAATTGAAATGTTGCGGGGCAATGAAAAATAGTAATACTCGCCAATTTCATTATCAACATAATCTTTAATAAAATCTTTGATTTCTGAATCTACGTCCATGTCCAAGTTTTTTGATAACTCGGTTTCTATTTTTTTTCGAAGGAGGTAATATTTTTGCTGCATTTTGTTTCTTTCTTTATTATACAGTATAAAATCGGGGTCGAGTCGAAACGATTTTAAATAATCGTTGGCTGCATTATTTAATCCAGTTTGGTATTTTTTATTGATCACCGAAAATTGTTGTTCAAATTGTTTGTAATCATTTTTATACGTGGAAATGACTTGTTTCATTTGTTTATTTGTTCGGCGTAAATCCGTCATAACGTTTTTAAAATCGTTGTATTCTTCCAACAGGTTATCATATTCGGATTGTTCATCGTCATCCCAAATGAAATTAAAATTATTATTGTTTTGAACGGATAATTTGGGGTTTCCATCTGTATCTCGGCAATTGGGACATTCGTTTGATTTTCGCAAACACTTTATAATGCAATTAACGTGAAAGGTATGGCCGCATTCAAGACTGGTGGTGGTTGATTGCTGGTTGTCAGCATAATCTTCTAAGCACACGCTACACGTATCATTATTATATGTTGACGTCATATATAATAATGACATTTCGTATTTTTTAAGTAGAATAAGCCTCCGCTCCCGTGCCATCCGCAATCCGCAAAAGATTATAGTTATGTGCTTCAATAAACAAGTCGTATGCCCATAAATAGTTTTTGAGATTATTTGGATTGTTGTTGTTTAATTCGGATACCGTAAATAGAATTATGGAGTAGGTTTGTAATTGATTTGGAAAATTATTAATTGGATTGGACAAGGTGTAATCACTTTCAAGATATGCGCTCATAAGACAATTACTTAATGGAATAGTATAAGTGGTTTGTCTACTGTTGGTGCTAGTCATAAAAATGTCGGCATATATAAAAATGACATTATAAATATTGGTTGTGATATATATTTGAGCAAGTCCATTCAAATTAATGGTTTTCTTTTGAACCATATTTAATTTGCCGTAAATTTTTGTATTTACAAAATCCACTGAAATTAAATTGAACGTATTTTCGTATGTTTCTTCGTCTGTTTTTGGAGCGTAAATATCATTTAAAGACTTCATTTCTTTCATAATTTCATCCGATAATATTTTATCAATTGTTTTAAAAATGGAATTATAAGGTCGATTTGGAAATCCAATCATGGATACTAAATTTTGGTATGTTTCAAAATTTATTGCAGATTGATATGTATCAAAACTATTAATAGTTGAATTGATATTAAAAAACAATAACAAATAATCATTTTGAATCGGTTGTTCCTTATAAACAAATAGCATTTCTAATTGATTAATATTGGTTGTCATAGCAGTAATTACATTTGAATAATATTCATCATTTATATTATAAAAAAATATCTGACAATTGACCCCGTTTTTTATTGTATTGTTTTGTATTGTTCCATTTGGATTCAAATCGTAATAAACGGGTTCTATTTTAACGTTAAATTTCTGAAGAACGCCATTTTGATTTATCATGTAGGAACCATAAACGCTGCCGGTATTGGTACTGTCTTTGTTAGTTTGAAGTGAAAAAAAATCAAAAAACCGTGTAAACACATTATTGATACTGGATAAGGAACTGTAATTTGGATTTCGCCAACTGCTGTTATAATTCGAATTCGCAAAATTTATAAAATAATGAGCTAGAAAAATATAAGTGCGAACTGGCGGCAAAACGGTTTGAATATCGATTTGAAAACTTTTTAAATTGGTCATATTACAGCTGCCACTCGGCTGAAAATTATCCGGTTCTAAACTGAATGAGAAACAATAGAAATTATCATTTTCTTGAAACGGATACACGGTAGATCCCAAATGATATTGAAATGGCTGAACAATATTCCAATAGCGTTCGTTAAAATCACGGGTTCGATCCTGCCCGTTCATTAAAAATTTGGCTTTGGTCAAAATGGGAATGACCGCATTTTCATAATTGAGAGATAATTGCTCTCGTATATTATTCAGAGTGAGCTCATCCCGATAAAGGGAACTGTTTAAAGCACCTTCCAAATACTTTTCCCCATAATAATCATTGTTTCCATAATTGGTGTGTTCATTAAAATTGGTTCCATTGTCCGTTTTACGGAAAAAAAACCGTATTTCTTTTGTGGGATGAAAAAAGGGAATGTCATAAATAACATGCTCGGTAATACCGAAAAATTTCTTATATTGAACTTGTTCTATTAAATATTCATGGGGCAGGTCCGCAAATTGCGCTCGTTCATTATTATCCAAAAACACGTACTGCGCGTCCAGATGAACTGGAAATGCCTGTTTCAGGGTCGTTTCCTTAATAAAATTTAGTATGGATTGGGACGTCTCTATGTAATTCGGTCTTATTCTTTTATTGTATAATGGTTTCGTTCTTCGATTTTCAACGATGGTATACAGCTCACTAATTTTTCTTATCTCAACCACGATTTGTATCTCCGCCTTTTGCAGGGCAATAAGCGGAATGTACAAGCCGCTGTTGCTGCAAAAATAAAATGGAATAGGAATGTGCAAATTCATACCAATTATGCTGGGACTGGTTTTTGCGGTGGGTGCGTATTTGTATGTGGGTTTATTGGTGATCGGATCAATCATGGTTGGTTTAAAGAGCGCGGGAGAATGTCCAATAAGCTCATTGTAGTTTAAATTTGTAGCGTAATCCTTTTGCAACCGGTAATAATTGTTGATGGTTTGACCGTCCAGCATGCAAATGCGCTGACCGGCAATGTAAAGGGTGGCCGATTGTATCATTGTTGCACCAATATTTTTAATCCATTGAAATTGTTGTTCTGCGCTACTGTATATTGTAGGTAATTTCACAACCACAAAAATAGGACCTAATAAGTCAGCATACCTCTTTATATTAAAAGTATACGTCGTTGCCAAATCTTCAGTTAGATTGGGTGTTCCGTTGTAATTAATTTCAAAATTTTCAAGAGAAAAATTTGTATGACGACGATAAATACTTCTAAAAAAGGAAATTTGAGGATTTGAATTTAAATAAATATTTTCAGTTCCATATGCTTTTAATTGTAGCAAACCTCCGGTCATATATTTATCAGTAAGGTTATATCTATTAATAGTTATAATTCTTTTAAATGGATTGAAAGAAAATTAGCGCTTAAGAAAATATATCTACCCAAAATATATGTCTTTCGTCGATTTAAATACTTTTAAAGAAATTCATTTTTGGAATTGCGGCGGAATAGTTCAGTATTATAAAATACCCATTTCCAACTTCATTTTTTCATTTCAACATTACGCGTTGTCTTTTTTAAACAACACCGGCACGCTCTACGACGATAATTATAATCGGATTGCAAATACGGACGAGTTCAATCATGGTATTGAAAAGTATGATACCATTTATGTGTGCCCTTTTAACCAAAAATTGATGGTTCAATTCATTAGTAATGATGTGAGTTATATTTCAATATATAATACTGATTTTTCAAGGGACATACTTAATCATCAAATAAAGACAACTCATCAAATCATATATTTATGGAATAACCTCCCCTACACCGTTGCCTATTCAAATCAAAGAATATTACTGCATTCCCTCGATGGGGTACTATATCGCGTATACGATGTGCCGTTTAAGTTGGTGTATATTTCTAATTTTGTGTGTTTCAAGAAGGGGTTATATGGATTAGGTAAATTATTCAATAACAATTACGTAATCATAAAATGCGGCAAAAAAAAAATAAAGTACACGAATTATTTCAGTATAGATTACACGTTTCAGTTTTTATCTGTCGATTTTGAAAATGATTTATTTAAAATACACCTATTGTCGTCCTCTAACGACAACAATTTGATGGTGATGAGCATGTTGTTAAAGGACTTGCTGGTGCATGAGCAACGCGTGGCTTACGCAAACGCCATTCCCGATTTTCAATTATTACCCACCAACATCTTGGAAAAAATAATACCCAACCAATTAAAAAAAGATGAACTGCAATTTGATATTTCTAAATTAAAAAAATTAGATGACATACTACCTAAACAAATTAAAATTGACGACAATCCACCCCCTCCTTCCAAAATCATTCCGGTCAAATCCTCAAAATATTTTGATTATTTCAAATGGATTGTTGATAATTACGATTCCGCAACAAATGAAACCGTTATTTTTTTCAATGAAACTCAGTACAATTTACAAATTGAGCACTTAGACAATATAATTGTGGAACCACTGCAAATGGGATCGATCGCGAATAATTTTGACATATTTATTATGACGCTGGGAAAAATAGTTTTCTCGAATCAAACCTTCTATATTCGAAAATTAAAAAAACAATATATCAATGAGCGACTTGTTGTTCCATTAAATTGCGCGAATACCAATTGCGATTATTACCAAAAATACAAAAATGTGTCTGAATCAGAAATGAAACAATTACTGCGCTATATATTTTATTTAAATATTCCAAACAATAAACTTCTTTTATGGACGCCGTTTCAGTATTTTAAATTAAATATGAAACTTATTTGGAATCGTCCCAAAATATATTGGGAAAACATTTATAATAAATTAAATACGGATTTTGTTTTTGAAACGTTAATGCCATTTTTGTTTTACAATATTATAAAAGGATAATATAATATACGGATCGGTTATTACAATGAAAGAAACGGAAATGCTATTTATAAGTTTAAGTGGATTTATTTTCCTGTTTATTATTTTTATTTTGGGTATGGGTGTTAAATACAACTGTGGGAATTGTTAATTACGTTTAAAAATAAAATTTTTTAACTAATGTTAATTATATATAAAATGTCCAAAGCCACTCCCATCAATCAAATTCAACAAGACATGTCTCAACAACCTCCACTTGATAATGTGGACGATGTTTTAAATGAAATGAATCAGCAAGAATATTTTGATCCATCCATGATGCAACAACCGCAACAGCCCCAGCAGCAGCAGCATCAACAGCAGCCGCCTCAACAAATGATGATGATGCCGCCTCCCATGATGATGCCACCCCCCACCATGGTTTCTAACTCATTACTGGACCGTTTAATGTCGGAATTAAAAGACGCGCTGGTTGTCGCAATAGTATTTATTGTTTTAAATTTTGAACCGGTTTCAAGCATGTTAGGTAATGTGCTCTCTAAGCTGAGCGCCAACGCACACGTGCTCTTGGTGGTTAAAGGTTTGATCGCCGGTCTTTTATTTTATGGCGCAAAACGATTAATAATAAATAATTAAATAATATATAAATGGTTCATCATCCAAAAAAAAGTAAAAAAAATTCTGGGAAAAAAAAATCCGTAAACAACCCTCCCAAGCAAAAAATGGTTAGTGAAAAAACACCCCCGTTGAAATCGGATAATATGGCGCCGATCGCACGTATTTTAAACAATCGTAATTATTTTTAAAAAAATATAGATTCCCACATATTTTTTTAAAATAGTTAATCGTCCATTAGCAGGCACTTATTCTCGTATTCTTCCTGTTTCGCAGCCAACCTTTTTTTTGATACTTCAACTTTTTCCATGTCATCCAGCTTGCTCAGCATTTCATGAATGGGAATATCATCTTTATCACGAATTTCAACTCGAAATATTTCATAATTTTGTTTTTTGTAGTATTCGAGCCGTTTTTTCGCTTGATTTTTATACACGCTAAAATCATCAACCAGGTCCCAAACCGTTGGAATAAAATCACCGTGCGCTTTGCGCAAAATGCGCCCGCAGCTTTGCGTGTGAACGCTGCCTCCGCTGTGGCTGGTCATTAGCAGCAGCGTGTTCAAACTTGCCACATCAAGCGCTTCGCTGCTCATGGTGTAAGTGCTCAGCATGATTTTTTTACTTTCGGTTTCTTTCAAGTCTTTTTCCTTCATACCGCCAACGTAATATCCCTTTGTTGCCATCTGCCTCTCATCGATTGCATCGTGCAAATAGCGCAAATGCTCGCGCCGATCACTGAGTGCCAGGATGTGGCTGGTTTCCGATTCAACACTGCGTCGCAGAATTTCAAGAATGAGCTCGTTTCTTCGCGCAAATTCGGTAATGTTGTTGGTCATTCGGGCAATGCACGGTTTCCCGTTGGGCAGTGTCTCCATTCCACTGTAAAGCGCATTATTGTTGCTGTAATGAACCATAATCACGCGAACGTGTTTTGTATTTTGCTGCTGAACCACAAACAAATAGGGGCCCAGGTACCATTCCATGACACATTCGAGTTTGTCCTTGCGTTTCGGCGTGGCGGACAGTGCCAGCGTATATCTAGAATTAATTTTTGGCAGCGCTCGCGAAAAAACTTCGCTCGAAATGTGATGACATTCGTCCACAATGGTGAGACCAAAATCATCAAAAATCCAGTCGGGGTATTCTTTCATGCTGATGCTCTGCAGCATGCCTATTACAATGTCTTTTCCAATGACATCCGTTTTGTTTTGTTGGATGGTTCCTATTTTAGCGGTTGGAATAAACTGTTCAATACGCTCCTTCCACTGATTTACCAGAAATTCTTTGTGAACGATAATGAGCGTTTTTACCCCCAATTTAGCCGCTAAATACAGACCGATGACGGTTTTTCCCCAACCGCACGGCAGGCTGATAATCCCACCATAGCTGTATTTTAGTAAACTATCCGGCGTGTATTCACCACCCACATTGCAGCTGTTTAAAAATAATCGAATGGGTTCCATTTGATTTTCGCGCACACTGCCGGCGAATTCCACGTTGATTTTTGCCGGCTCTTTTGCGTTAATTTGCGCAGGGGCGCCAATTCGCTTGAATGCGAAGTGTTTTGGCAAATACAACTTTTTGGGACTTTCCAAAAATACCGGAAAACTGCGAGGAGCAACGCCATAATCTTCTACTGTAAATGGAATAACCGTTAATTCTTTTCGCAGCGTATCAAGAAAACGCCCTTCATACTGGTCTTTAGATATGGCATACCCGCGCTTGGACATGTAATTCGTTTTTTCCACAATTAACAATTTAATGCCGTCTTTCGTTAAAGGCATGTCTATTTTTTTTAACATAATGACCGACTTATTATGCGGTGTGTTATTAAACTCTTATTTCATATAGTATTTCTTTCTTTTATATCAATATATTATGCAGCTTGATAGTCGATCGGTACGATATATCAAAGTCGGGTTCATTGTTCGATTATTACTTGTTGGAGTGCTTTTTTTAATGCCAATCGATTATCGTATAAAGACCATACTTATATTTGGAACCGATTTTTTTGACAGTTGGACCACAAAACTCATTGCTTATTTTTATAACGATGTGGAAGATCCGTTAACCCTGTGCCACACGTTTCGATACCAAATTATTGATAAAAGTATTGACGTTTTTACGTATTTTCTGATAGCTGTATATTTAAAACTTTCTCCCATTTTTTTTGGATTGATTTTTACACGGTTGATTGGAACCTTGCTTTTTTTGAAAACACAAAACAGTCAATGGCTGATAGCGTTTCCCGATGTGTTTAAAGAATTGTTATTATATTCGTGGTATGTTTCAGAATTGAATATTTATAATTTTAACGCCATTTACTTTTTAAAAATGGGGTTCGAAGCGTTTTGGCATACGTACCATAACCCAAACAGGTACAACTCAAACCATTAATTCCCCTCAACGCATTATATTTGAAAAACGGTTGCAAAAATTTGATTTAAAGATTGGGTATGGAATAATCCTATATAGATCATAATGAATGCTGGACGATTAGAATTAATCATAGGTCCCATGTTTTCGGGCAAGAGTGCCGAACTCATCCGAATTATAAATCGATATGAATCTATAAACAAACGTATTTTGGCAATCAACCATTCGATTGATACACGGTACGGTGAGGGCGTAATCAGTAGTCATAACCGCGTTCAAAAAAAAAGTGTTTCGTTGGACCAGTTAAAAGATGTGTTCTCAACCATCGAATATCTGGAAAGTGAAATAGTAATAATTGAAGAGGGACAATTTTTTCCAGATTTGAAGAGCTTTGTGTTGTATGCAACCGATGTCGATAAAAAACATGTGATTGTTGCGGGATTGAATGGTGATTTCAGGCGCCAAACTTTTGGTCAAATGGCTGAATTGATTCCACATGCCGAGCAAATAACCAAACTGTCGGCTTTTTGCAAATTGTGCAATGACGGAACACCGGGTGATTTTTCCAAACGGATTGAAAACACCAATACCTCATCAAGCAATCAAACCATGATTGGTAATGACAATTATTATGTAGCAGTTTGTAGAAAACATTATTTAGAATAATTTTTTAAAAAATCAATTGAACAATTTTTAAAAATTATTTATTTTCTAGAACGTCTGATTTTGCGGCCAAATTGGCGACTGCGTTTTTGTTGACGTTGAAGAAGTCTAGCTAATTTGCGGGAGCGACGAGCACCACCAGCAGCAGCAACGGAGGCGGCGGGAGCAACCATTTCGTTTACTTCAACTTTGAGTTGACTAGTTAAACTTTGAATAGCGCCAATTTCTTCTTCCATACCTAATATTTCCTTATTTTTGGCATCAAGAGAAGCACGCATTTCGTCAATTTCTCCAGTAGATTTAGATGCGGCTTCCTCTAATTGTTTTTGAAGAGTAGCCATTTCGCTTTCTCTAGCACCAAGTTTAGCTTGAATTTCAGATAATTCTTTGCTTAAATTGGATTCACGTTCTTTTAAGCTCTTAGTTTCTACTTCAACTTCGGCTCTTGCCGCAAGAATCGCAGATTTAGCATCATTGAGAGACGCATTTAATTTTTCGATTAAACCTTTCACATCGTTAATATTAGATCTGATTGCAGCAATATCGGCGGATCTGGTTGATGACATTTTTTTGTGTTTATATAATATATAAATAAAAAAAAATTATGGAACAATTACATAATTTAAGAGAAAATTTATTAGAAATGTATGACGATATTCATTTATTACGAAATAATAATTTTGGCTTCCAATATTGTGATATATTGAAAGAATTAAATAAAATACTTAAGGGGTGTGAAAAATTTAAACATGTTGTTATGACGAAAAATGTAGTTCCAAGTAGTTTTATTAAACCCTTAGATTTTTTTGAAAATGCGGAGGATTCAGAAATAAACGAAGTAATCCATAGAATCAATAAAAAGATTTTAAAATTGGATGAATCCCTACTCTCTTCAAAAAATTATAATGATATTTATAAGTTTGTTCGTAATTTAGATTCGGTTGAAAGAGATGTATCCAAACTAATTCGTTTCATTAAGGGAAGTAGTTCTTCTCAACAAACAGGTGGTGGTGGAATCGATGATATAGCCAATAATGTGGAAAAATTATCCCAAATAGGCAAAGAGGTAGAAACCAAGTTAGTTGAAACATCTTCCTTAATTAATAGGCTGGAAGAAGAATTTACTAAAATGAATCCGGTTTATACTGAAAAACTGGATCAAATGCACGAAGTTTGTTTTCCCAAATGTTCTATAAAAGACGGTAAATGGGCATCCCATTGGCCGACAGGAATGGAACCGTGCTCAGTCGAAGACATCGCCCAAGAAAAAAAAGCGAGAGAATATTTTAATGCTAATCTTAACGGAAGAATATATTTAGATACCAAATCTAAAAATAAACAGGTTATTGATAATGTATGCAAAGATGATTTCGTTCCGGCTCCTGCTCCTTCCGATGCGGCGGTTGTAAATGATACTAATTGTTTTCCTGCATGTTCTATTTTTGAAGGAAAATGGGCAGGCTTTAGCAACTGCAAAAAGCAAGACATGAAGAAAGAGCAAGCAGCAAGGGAAAATTATAAATTAAAAACGGGAAAAGTATTGCTACAAGGTAGACATGATTTTAAAGAAATTATAGATCCCAAATATATTTGCCATTAATTAAATTATTGTTTATAAGCCACAGTAGGCATATAAACATTTTAATTTACGTCCGTCCCATATATAAATTTTGTTTGGTTTTAATAATTAAAAACAATTATTAGAACTAAGCTCTAATTGGAGTAGGCTAAACCACCCATACCGGACATGATGCGGAGAACGTTGTAGTTGGTGGCATAGACACGAACTTGGCAAGAACGAGCATTGGCGACAGAGCGGGCAGTGAGGGTAAGTTGAAGGGTGGCGTTGTCGATACGAGACATGTTGCAAGTGCCGCTTGGTTGGTGTTCTTCGGGCTTGAGGCCGAAGGAGTACACGTTGATACCGGTGGCGGGGCAGTTGGTGTGGTGTTGGTAGGGTTGAACCAAGTTGAAGTAGCGACCTTCGCGAGCGGAGAATCTGTCGTGGCCGTTAAGTTGGATCTTGGCATAAGCAACGGGGTTGTCGCCGCGGTCAAGGAGGAAGTTGCCGGAGGAGAGACCAACGTTCCAGGCGGTAGCAAGGGAAGCGTTGGCAACGGTAGCAACATTGGAACCAGCGGGGAGATTGGAGTTGGTTTGCAAAGGGTTAGGAGCAGAGCTGAGACCAGCAGAGAAGCCATCGGATTGGTCAACAACTTGAACACCGCCAATGGATCCATAAAGGTTTTGGGTCATAGAACCGGCACCGCCAATGAGAGAGCTGGGGCCGACGAGACCTTCACCCAGAGGAGAGCCAGGAGTTCCAGCCAGGGGGGTGTAGTCCAGAGCATCGGTGTAGTTGAACCATTGAGGGCCACCAACGGATTTAGTGGCATTGACGTCAACGTTGGCGTCGGGTTGGACAACCCAGACAAGTTCCTTAACGGGGTGGTTGAAGTTGAGTTTGATCTTGTTGGAAGTGGAGTTGACGGATTCGGCGCCGGTGAATTGGAGTTGTTCGATGAGGTATTCGTGAGAAGTTTGGGCAAAGCGTCTGCGTTCATCGGTGTCCAGGTAGACGTAGTCGACGTACAAAGAGGCGGCCTTGAGGGAGGGAACGGTGAAGGAGGTGTTGGCGACATCGTTGAACCAGTAGCAGCCGGAAGCGTTGCGGAATTCAAGGTTGATCTTAACTTCGTGGTATTGAAGAGCAATCAGGGGAAGAGCAAGACCGGGGTTGCGGCAGAACCAGAATTCAAGAGGGATGTAGAGAGTGGTTTCGGGCATGCAGCCACCAAGATCGCAATCGCCAAAAGCCATGGCAGAAGCAGCAGGAACACCGGCCATAAGAGCGGGGTTGTTACCGGCAGTACCAGAAGCGCCGTTGGCAGTGGAACCGGTGACGGGTTGGGTGAGACGGGGAACGTTGCCAACCATGGAGGCATAACCAGCGGCGTGGCCAGTGGTTTGGGAGAGTTCGTTCCAGATGTGGAGCCAGTCACCGTATTGACGATCGATGCGTTGACCACCGATTTCAACATCAACTTGAGCAATCATGACGTGGCCGAGCCAGTTTAACCAACGGAATTGTTGGGTGCCAGTGACGTTGACACGGGGCAGAGTGACTTGAAGGTACACGTGGTAGATTAAATCACCATTACGAGAGATGGTGCAGGTGACTTTGCGACCCCAATCGGCAGCGCCGTTAAAGGTTTGTTCAATAGCTTCCATAGAAAAGTTCGTGTGGCGTTTATAAGAAACTTTCCAAAAAGTGATTTGAGGGTTGCCCGTAAGATAAATATCCTGAGCACCATAAGCGACAAGTTGCATGAGACCTCCACCCATTTTAGTTTTTTATATAATATGTAAAGAAAATATTTTTAGAAAAACGCACACACATTTATCATAATGAAAGAAAAAAATATGAGAGTTAAAAATTAATCCATATATTACAAGTGTTTTTTTAAGAGTTTCGTCAAATTTATATTTTCTAATCCATTTCTTTTTTTTTTAAACTGCAATGTATTTTTATCAATATAATTAAATTGCCATCCGTCCATAATCATACCGTAAATAAATGATAATTTGATAATTGTTATTACTAAGTCATTATTCATTGAGGATTATATTTAATATTTCTCTATTTTCTTTTCAATATAGACGAATTTTGTTTATTTAAAAATATATCGATTATCTAATATATAAAAAAAATAAGTCTTTTATGTTATTATTTAATAAAGAAAAAAACAAAAAAAAAGACTTACAGCCAGTTAATATAGATATAAAACATCAAGAAATAATAAAATCATTTGAAAACCAAAAGAAAAAAAAGGTTGAACTGCAGAATAAATACAATCAGTTGAAAAAGGAGTTTGATTCGTTGTGTGCCATTCCCTACATTATAATAAAAGATGAAGAATTGGACAGAAAATTTTCCTTAAAATGCGAATTGGATGAATTGGAAAAAACACTCAACAATTTTAATAACCCAACCCAATATTTTGTGAACACTGGCCATATTCTTTTCAATTATTACAATAAATCGAATGTTCCAAACCAATCCTTTCAAAATTATGAAAAATTGGATAAAAATCCATTGTCCAAATCGATTCTTGATTTTTTCAAGCAGGGACAACAACCAGCGGGATGCTCGGATGACTCGGTTGCAGCTCAAACTGAAAAACCTCCCGCTGCTGTAGAATTTAAAGCTTCCACGAATAAGGTAAAACTGTTTGACAAGTACATGAGCTATGTCGACAGCAAGCACATCAGTGATAAAGATAAAGAAGAGGAAATCGAAGTGTGTAAAAACTGTTATCAGCAGAAGCTGTACGTTTATTCGGAGGGACTTTTAATCTGTCAAAAGTGCGGCATTCAGGAGTACGTTTTTATCGAGTGCGACAAGCCCAGTTTTAGAGAACCGCCCAAAGAAATTGCGTATTTTGCGTATAAAAGAATCAATCACTTCAATGAGCACATTTCTCAATTTCAAGGTAAAGAAAGCACTGAAATAAATGATGAAATCTATGAACTGATCAAAAAAGAAATTAAGAAAGAAAGGATTACAGATTTGTCAACGATAAAGCCGGAAAAGATAAGAGAAATTTTAAAAAAACTAGATTTAAATAAATATTACGAACACATACCGCATATCATTAATCACATCAATGGCATTCCACCCCCTAATATAACCAAAAGTCAGGAAGAAACGCTTCGAGTCATGTTCAAAGAAATTCAAATTCCGTTTATGAAATATTGTCCCCCGGAAAGACAAAATTTTTTGTCGTATACGTACGTGCTCCATAAGTTTTGTGAATTGTTAGAATTGGATGAATTGCTGCCCTGTTTTCCGTTGTTAAAATCGCGTGAAAAACTTCAAGAACAGGATGCGATTTGGGAGAAAATTTGCAATGATTTAAATTGGTGCTTCTATAAATCGATTTAAGCCGCCACCAAAGTAGCTGCGAATGTCGCCACTTAATTTTTTACTAAAATGAACTTTTGGTTGCACCGATGCTTCCTTTTTGCGATTTATTGATGATATTTTCATTTCTTCTTTTTCAATACTGATATCGCTTTCAGTGCTGATTGAGCTGGTGTCTGACCACACAGCCGCCGTCTTGGGTTGGTCTATTTTTTTATAAAATTCAATTACTTTTGGATGACATCGAATTCGTTTGGGATCGAAATTGAGGATGGATAGTCCTTCCAATGTTCGAACTCTGCTCAATGCCACGTAGATTTGTCCGTAGCCACCGTTTCCCGTAAATACGTTTTGCCCAATGTCAACAATGGCCAAATCGAGCGACATTCCCTGGGATCGATGAATTGTGCATCCATATCCTAAAATGATTGGCATTCCAGAAACGTGCACGCTGTTGGCGCACTCGTCAATATCCCATGTATACATTGCTATATTTTTTCTAGTTCCATTTGAAAATATAACAATGGGTTCATCATTTTCGTTGAATGCTTCAACACGACCCTTACTTCCATTTACCAAACCATCTTCCACGGATAGGTTAACTACCAAAATAATCTGGCAACCCACGCACAATTTAATGGTTTCATCAATGGGCAGCTGCGATTTGATTTTACGTTCAATATCACCACTCATTGCCGATGCCGATGCCGAGTCTTCTAATGGATTTTGTTCACGTGGATTCGAATCGATTGTAATTTTTAATTGATACGACCTACTTTCGGAAGAGGCTATTTTACTAAAGCAGCGTTGATTTACTTCATTTGCTTTTTCCCGTGTTGGAAATAACTGCACTGGTTCAACGCCATAACTGTTATCCAAGGGCTTTCGAAACCGGTTCATCAATAAACTGGTTGTGTCTTGATCGGACATGCCCATTCGAATCTTTTGCAGCGTTTCAATAAACTGCTGATCACTTTGACGATGAATGGTTTTGAAATGAACCACCTCGATTTGGCTGGTTTGCCATTCCGGTGTTTCAAAACAATATTCCATTGTATGATTTGGAATGTGCTGTTCTAAAATGGGTCCCAATTGACAAAAATCGCCACTCAGAATAATCTGTATTCCGCCAAATGCCGCCGTATTTTTTCGGATCACTTGGGTAAGCCGGTAGATCATTCTAAAAGTGCGAGGAGTTAGCATGGATACTTCATCAATAATGAGGGTCTTCAATTCTTTGAACCGATTTTTAATATATCGCCTCTTTGCTATTTTTTGAATGTATTGTTCGTCATCCTCTCGGCTTACGCCCAATCCAGAAAAACTGTGAATGGTCACGCCGCCAATCAACAGCGCGCTCGACCCGGTGGTGCTGGTAATTCCCACATTTTTTTTGAAATCCGTTCCGTACTTGTCCTTAAATGCGTCAATAATATACTCCAGAACACGCGATTTACCCGTTCCACCACCACCGGTGAGGAATACATTTTTATGATGAAAGACAAAATCAACCGCGGCTTGTTGTTGATTATCTAATATAATGGTCATGGGTTGAGCTGTAGAGATAATTTAATTTCAAGAGTGAGATTTATTTTCATTTCAAATTTTATGATTCAGATATAAAAAATATGAAATAAAAATATTATAGTCGTGGTGTGGTATGCGTAAATTAGATTCGCAAATCTACCATTTCGTAAATAATGTAAATAGTTATAATTTTATCGTAATTAATTACAAGGGTAATTTAATTGAACGTTTCAATAATAAAAATATATACATTTATCTAATTAAAACATCGCAAAATAGGGACGACCTTGTTTATTTATACAACAAATCAAATAAGTATTATCGATTAATTATAAAGAATAAAGATGAACCCGTGTTTACGCTGGTGAATGAATATTATGATGTAAAGGTTAAGGATTTTTTTTTATTTTCGGACCTTTTATTTCAAAACAAGGATGAATATCCGCTTTCCAACTTTGAAAGTGAAATCATTGAAATAATAAAAAAAATAGATAATTAAATGCTGGTGCTGTCATCCCCGGCGATGCTTGGGTTCTCCTTATTATACGTGGCAATGATGTGGTTGGGAGGAAAATATCGGCAACTTTTTTTAATTTCAAGTATTTTTTTTTCAACCTTATTTGCAAAATCTTGAATGTGTTCGTTGGGGAATTTTAATTCGAAATTGATCATGGTTAACAAATTATCGTACTCTTCTGCTGCGATAAAATGGCTCTCCGATTTTGATTCCAGTTTTAAAAAACCGCTTACGCTAAATAAAATGGTATTTACTGCTGATAAACATCCCGCAATTATTTTATTTGTGAATATTTGTTCCTGGGGTGCCTCGGATGGATACGCGAAGGAGTACACGGTAGCTGCGCCACTTATGGCAATTGCTGGAATGGTAATAACGGCATTTAATCGTTCATAATATTGCGCGCTCAATCGATGCAGCTGTCGTTGCTTTCGTATTTTCCGCATGGTGGATGTCAAATTATAATTGGTTGTATCGGTGCGTTTGTTGACAACCCCGGCACAACTTATTTCTTCCAATTTAGCATTGGTAGAAGGCGGTAATGGTGCAATCACATTATTATTTTTTAAAATGATGGGTGCTATGGTTGAGTGAACGCTTTCAATATTACCTTCGGCAATTGCGTCAACCGCTTCGGTCAACGAAGTTTGTATGACTTTTGCGTCAATTATGTGAGTGTCCGACATATTTTTATATTAAAATGATTGGATAAAAATTATGAATTTATTCCTAACTATTTTCATTATTGAAAACAAAACCTATATTTTTAAACCTCTAACTAATTTCATTATAAAAATTTTTGTTTTTAATGGTTGTATTATCACTTGACGTGGGATAAATGTTTCTGTCCATAATCCATGGATTTTCATCTTCAAACATGCTGCTAAATTGTTTAAGAATATTTGGGCTGCTAAGTTGTTCATCGTAAAACGTGCGCGGAATATATCGGTATTCGATGCGCGGATTGGGACAAACGGAATATTGCCGGGTGTATCCAATGATAACCATAATTACACCGATCATAAATAATAAAAGTATAATAGATTTCATATATAAAATTAAAATATATAAAATCTAATCGGTTTTATCTTTCTCTTTATTCATCCATGGGTCGTCCTTTTCAAATATTTCTTCTTTGGGAACTTCCGTCGCAGCTTCAGCAGCAGCACTTTCTTCATTCATATTTTGCTTAACACGATTTTTTAGAAGGTTTTCTTTTTGTTCTTGATAGAAAATATCGCGTTTGGCCGCATTCTCCTTATATTGTTTCATCAAGTTATTCAATTCCGGCTCCAAATATTCCGTGTTTTCAACGCGTTCGGGATTCGGATCCCATGGCAACCAATAACCCACTTGTCCTAAAAACACGTTGTCGCGTTTGTTCAGGCGCTGAAGCACTTTGCATCGCACTTCGGCCTCTCGTTGGGTTGCGTACACACCACGAACTTTAATGCCTCGAACCGTGGTTCGAAAATTTTCCATTTGGTGAAATTCGTTTTCTAAACGTTCTTCATTACTAAAAATAAAATCATCGTATTTCTCCTTTATACTCTCATAATTTAACCGGGTTTTATCCCCCTTTAAAAGGGTGTTCTCTAAAAATTCGCTTTGATCGCACACCCATTTCAAAAACTCGGAATTGAAATACGTTTCCTTTTTTTTTAAAACATTTTCCGGACTAAGAAAAGACAAAACGCAGTATTGCTGGCCTGGAATCGTGCTATCAACTTCTAAAAAATCTTCGGTTTCTTGGTTGTTAGAGCTCATATATAAAAATATTATTTAAAATATTCTTATATTGTTTTGATTTAATTAATTTTCAAAAAATTTTTTTTCTTTGAGATAAATATAAACTAAAATATGGAAGGAGGTTCTATGGATTTACAAGAAGTTGTGAAACGTGCTATCAAATACGTGGTTGAAGGTCTCGGTGTTGCTGTCGCCATGTACTTGATTGGCAAGAATAAGTTTGCTATGGAAGAAATTCTGTTAGTCGCCCTTACCGCTGCTGCTCTGTTTGCCATTTTGGATTTAATGAGCCCATCTATCAGCTACGCTGCTCGCCAAGGTGCCGGCTTCGGTCTTGGTGCCAACCTGGTTGGCTTCCCCAACATGGGTGGAAGCGCCGCCGTTGCTGCTTTGTAAAACTTGAAATTGTAGATTTTTTTATAATTTCAAGGTAATTTAAACACATCCGTTGTTAATCATACTTTATTATTTCATCCGTTGTTATGAGTAATCCGCTCGCGCATTTTTTAAACAATGATAAACTCCAGAATATTCCCATAACGAAAAGCAAAATTAATCCTATTTGAATGAACAAATGGTTTATTTCAAAATAATCATTACGAACCTGTACGAAGTAAAGCACAAATCGCACAATACGAAAATAGGAGTACCATACAAACTGAAAACATTCACTAACTAGGATGGCATTTTTATATTCGGGATAAGCTTTGTGCATGTGATAGCTGATATACAGCAAAAAGTTGGAGTATTCCAATAAATAATAGAAATGAAGAATTTCATGGCGGTAGTGGTCAATAAATGCCAGCCAAAGGCCGTATGTTGCAATCGTATGGTGCACCAAATAAACCGCATTCCGTTTGACGTTGATTACATCGAGCGTGCACTGACGGAGCAAATAGATTGTGTCGAAGCAATAAAATCCTATGGAACACAGCACAGAATTAGTTATGGCGATGGGTGTATTCGAACCTTTATAAAAAACGATGAAAAATAGGGCGTGAATAAAATGCACCGCATTTTTTACAATTGCGGTGTTTTGATTCCAATATTGACGGATGTAATGAAAGGCTGTCCACCAACCACCAATTGAGAACAACAAAAACAATAGGGAATACATGATAGAGACGTTAATAATAATCATTAACATTCATTTATTTTTAATATGGTTTTTTATTGAAATTAAAAAAAACACGCTCAAAAAAAGTATATAAAAATAAGCCACCCATAATAAATATGGGTAGATTTCTATTCCATCCTCCAGTGGATGAAAACTAGAAGAAGTGCTTTTCGCTTTGCGTTTTTGTCTAACATGACTATTATTGGTCATGGATTCTTGCTGGTGTAATGGCTTTTAATAATATACTAAGGTGTAACTGTTTTTTGACCATAGTATTTTATTATAATAATATATAATGCGAACAATAATTGGATTATTGTTATTTATAATCATTATGTGCATCGCTTTACCCAAGAAATCGCATGAAAATTTTAAAATGGTGCAAAACGTGACGGGTGAGCTAAAAGATACCGCTAAATTTGTGGACGGGATGGTGAAAGACTGGGTTCCAAATATTACCTGGTATTATCGCTGGGCAGATAAGTTCATTGAATGGGAACGTGCAAAACAGGGGCTGCCTCCTCTAGTCGCGGCAGTACCGCAGGTAAGCGTAAATGTGCGGGCAAATAATAGTAAATATCGATTAACGGGGGGATTATGGTAGCGGTTTATCCAATTCGGTGTAAATGGACAAAACGCGAGCGCTGGGATCGGCCGTATTACCCGACCAACGCGGCAGCCAATAATAGGGAATGGTGTCGGATCTACCGGGAAAATATTGGTCAAACAGCTTTCGATAATAATAGCTTTCTTTGAGCTGCGGTTCAGGTGAAAGAAAGCCCTTTTTTTCATGAAATTCCGCGTCAGACACTTCCAGATCAACCCTCTCTTGAATAATTTGAAACCAAGACTTTTCTGTGCTGCTTACGCCATCACTGAACGCCTCTTTTTTGCGCCACAAGATTTCATCCGGAAGCAGACCCATTCCGTCAAAAGCCTTGCGAATAAACCATTTTTCCATCCCGTCGCGCGGACGTTTCCATTCTGCTGGAACGCGCATGTATTCCGTAAGAAATTCTTTATCTAAGAAGGGAACACGCACCTCTAATCCATTACCAGCCGTCGATTTATCGCACCGCAGGCAATCGAAAAAGCACAAATCTTTCAATAATCGAACACACTCCTCCTGGAACGCATCATCATTTGGGGCTTTATGAAAGTATAAATAACTACCGCTCGCTTCATCACTCCCCTCTCCACTGAACACGACCACAATATCCGTATTTTGTTTTATGTATTTGCTCAACAGATACATGGGCGTGCTTGCGCGCACCGTGGTTGTATCCCACGTTTCAATTTGCCGTATAACCTCGGGGATGGCGTCCAGCATTTCTTCCGGCGACACGATGACTTCGTGATGAATCGAACCGATGTGCTCTGCAACGATTTGCGCCTTTGCTAGATCAGTGGAACCTTTCATTCCGATTGAGAAACTATGGATTGGGATAGGTGCATTTTTTTTGGCAACCAGTGCCGCAACCAGGCTGCTATCCAGACCACCACTCAAAAACACGCCAAATGGACGCTCAAACATGAATCTTTTTTCTACCGCCTTTTCAAACAAGCTTCGGATGTGTGTCATTTGTGTATCATGCGACATAATGCTGCCAGGAATAGTGTCATACTCATATGAATAATATCTATGAAAGGTACCATTATCCCACCAACTACCTGGTGGAAATTGGCGAACATTTGATATATCATTAGGAATACCCTTCATTTCACTACAAATACACAGCGCTGTTTCGTCTGGACTTTGTCCAATATACAGCTGTCGAACACCAATTGGATCTCTCGCAATCAATAATTTTTTATTACTGTCGTCCCAAATTGCAAACGCATAATATCCGCTAATTTCTTTCAGCGTTTGTTCAATTCCAAATTCTCTATAAAGATGAAGGATTACTTCACAGTCGCTGTGGCCTTTTGTTTTAAAATTATATTTATTCTCAAGTTCAACATGATTATATATTTCACCATTACAAATCAGGAATAAATTATCATTCAACACGAGTGGTTGGTCGCCCGCAGGGGAAACATCATTTATTGCCAATCGATGAAACCCGAATAATAGTTTATCATCATATAGTGAAACATACTTGGAATTGTCCGGACCGCGGTGCTTTGTTTTCTCGCAAAAATCTTGCAGCTGGTTTTTTTGTTCTATGCTTAATCCGCATTTTGACAAGAACGCAAAAATTCCACACATTTATGGGTAATTAAAATGCGTTTATACATGTTTATTGAATCAATTTTTTATATAAATAAAATAATGTGTTATAAAAATAAAAATTTCATAACGTATTATTCACCTATTGAATTACCATATTTAAATAAAATTATTAACGATGTTTAATTGTTCGTCAAGAAGGGCGGCATATCTTTCTTGGTCGTATAAATTGATTTTGAATGATTTACCCGCAGCAGGGAGGGTAGCGGTCTTAACATTCCATTCAATCCAGTTGTTGTTAATAACGTTATCAACAAATAAGCGGACAATGGATCCTGCCTGAATCAAGTTATCTACGTTGCTGGGATTTAATTTAAATGCAAGACCGGATTTCTCACCTGAATTGTATGGATTGACTGGGATTGTGTTTGATGAAACAAGAGTTCTAACCCAATCCGTTGGGTTCCTAGCGATAAGAGGAGCGGTATTATTTACGACAAGACCGGATAATACTTGTCCGGAAGCATTTGTAGTTAATTTAGTTGCAACCGTTATTACATCAAATTGAACGCAATTATTGTTTTGTAATGTAAATACGCAATCCAAATTATAACCAACAGACCACATATTGTTCATTTGAATATCATATGGGCTTCCTGGGATGCTATTGTAATTACGAGTAAGTGGCCAAGAAGCGATGGGGATAGGACTTTTATTATTTTGAGGTAATGTTGCGGGTAAATTGAACATGAGTTCAGAAAACATGTTGCTAAGACCAAAATTCGTGGTGATTCCATTTGCAGATAACGATGGAATGTTCGTTGGAGAATATTCGTCTATTTGTCCATTATTGTTTGTATCATTTGCAGCATAAACAGTCATTTGAGCCGGATTAAAATTAAGTTCAAAATTTGATGTAGTGGTAATAGAATTTACAATATTTAAATTAAACAATTTTCCAAGATTAGCGTTATTACCAGTTCCAGAAATAACGTAGCTTATTTCAGCGTTGTCAGCTTGGTTAGAATTATTTTTAGATTCAGTAAAAGCTTTCAAAACGTCATCATTCAATTGAGAATTTACATATCTACATTGATCTAATTGAGCTGCAATATCATATGAGATAGTACCTCTGCTACGAGAAATGTTGAGTTTTAAATTTTTGAATATTTCGTAGCTTGATACATAGGAACCAAAGAAGTTTCGGTTTGGCTGATTGGGTACATACCAGTCGAAACTTGGTGTATATTGAGCACTTCTGAATAAAAATCCATTATTTGTGTTAGCATTGGTGAGAACAATTTGATACAATTGTCTTGAAAGATACGACGAATCCGGATTGCTAGCACTATCAGCGGCATTAATACTTGTAAATATATTTGGGGTCGAGATTGATCCATTTTGATCATTGGGATTCCATGCAAATAAACCAGCCCCTTTAATTACATTCTCGAGGATAGAATTAGAATTAGCAACAGTAAGAACACTCATTACAAGTGGGCGTAGACCAGTGTATAATAAAAGCGTAGTCTTATTATTAAAATAATTAGGAATATTAATTGATCCAGTACCTTTAAAATATACTGTGTCTTTATAAGTAGAATTAAAAGGAGCATTTCCGAGAGCGATTTCAAAGTAATATTTGTTTTTAGTAGTACTATATTTGATGTTAGAAACATAAGTATTACTTGTATTACTTGTAGCTGGGGGAACTACCCATGCTGCATAATTAGCAGCATCATTCGTTTGAGGACCAAAAGGATTACGGGTTCCAGATTTAAGAGCTAAAGAATTTAATGGCGTATTGTAATTAGATTGAAAATCATTTACTACATAAGATACTTGACCATAACCCATATAAACATAATAAGCAATAAGATTGAAAGCAGTTGTCGATAAAGTTGGACTAGTTGTTGATGAATATTGAGCAGCTAACGTTCTATTTGCAAATGATAGAATAAAATCAGATTGCTGTACACCTTGAACATTATTATTTTCTGAAAATAAAACATTTTGACCGTTTACAACGCTGCCACTAGTTGTTGCGTTTAAAGTTGGTTGTACCCATACAACCGCATAACTGTCTGGTTGGATATTAATTGTAAATACCGAAGTAGATATAGCATTGTTTGTAAGAGGAAATAAACCTGCGTTATATGCAAAACCACGAACTGGTTTAATCGTAATAGAAATAAATTTATTTGCGTTGTCTAATCCACCTAACGCCGCACCAAGATCATAACTCGAATTAGATGTTGTTAGGTTAAGAGATTTGCTTTTAATAAAATTTTGTGAAATAGACGATCCAGTATAATATGTTGGATTAGCAGAAGAACTCATACGAATTACCGTCAGATTTAATTGATCTGGGTTGGTTTTGATAATCCATTGAGTGGGCGATTGTGCGTTAACATTCGTTGTAATTTGCTGAAGTAAAATTCTTGATGCCAAGTTTGTTAAGTTGGTATTTATTGACATTGCAAATCCGCTACTTAATGATGTCATATTTTCATAAACCATATAGGTATTTAAAGTAGCATTAGTTAATTGATTGGAAGAGCTATTTTTAGAAAGTAAACCGCGACCCACCAAATTTTGGTCTTTATAAAGTGTCCATTCGATGGACCTGCATACGTTCAAAACACCCAAAGGTTGATTTGAATTATTCGAATTGCTAACATCAACATAGACCGGGGAATTGAAAGAATCGAGATAAAAACGGCTTGAATTGCTTGGGCGCATAGGTAAAGTTGGATTAACTGTATCAGCCTGACTGCTAAATTGCGAATTTTTAACGGACGAAGCAAAACTTGTGATAGAGGGTAATTCGGTATAACCACTTAAAGCTCCATTCAGGGTATAATCAGTTCTGGTATAAGACATAAGTTCTTGCGCTACGTTTGCGTAATAAACATAAGAAATAATAGCTTGATTTGATGGTTGTCTATATACCTCAGCTTGTAAACCTGAAGCAGGTGCCGCATTATCATAACTAGAAGCTAATTTAAAACAAGGCGTTAAAAAGGACCATGAGTTATTAACGATGGAGCTTTCGATTGGAACGGCTAATCCTGCAGGGAATGAACGCAAAGAAGCATTAAATTTAATTTGTTGTTGATTATCAGCAGTCAATGGTAATATTTCGATTGTTGTCGTAGAGTTAATTAATTCTGGAACAATACCAGAGCCAGTATTATTTGCCAATTCAACCATTATAATAACATAATCGGTGTAATAATTGGAAACCGGGTTAGGAACAACACCACAGAGAATAGGGGTAGCGTATCTAAGTGTTCCATCAGGACCTTTGCCATGAGGAACCGGAGTAATTGGGATAGTAGCAGGTTGGGATTGAGTACCAATTGTTAAAGTGCAAACCATATATGGAGTACTATTTGTTGTGTTGTTTTGGCTGTGTATTTTAAGACTCATGTGTTGAGCCACATTGGTATTGGTTGGAATTTTAAAATGAACATTGGTTTGATTACCACTATATAAATAAGTACTACCAGAAACTGTTGCAGTCCAACCAGGGAACAAAACACCACCAGTAGGAAGTGTTCCATTCGAATTAGGAAGGCAGAACGGATAAGCAAGATCGTAATTCATTTGGGAAGAAACATTTTCATATGTATATAACGAAATAGCGGGTGCCTCCATATTGCCCTTTAGAAGGCGATTAACACCACTTTGACCACTATTCTCAAGAAAATTGATAGATGGGTCAAATGTGTTTCCATTAATAAAGATAGATTTGGGTATATATGATGATTGCGCTGATTGTGATTGAATGGAACAGATACCATAACGATATTTAAAGTCATACAGCGATACTTGGTGAACATCGGTAGGCGCACCAGGCAAGGCATTAAATATGTTGTAATCGGTAATGATATTTATAAAAGTATCACTACTGCTCTTATATGATCTATCGGTTGTTGTGGTATCAGAGTTAGTGATAGCTTCGGGTAAATAATAACTATATGAAAATACATTAGCATTGAGATTCAGAACACCGGTAATATCTGTAAATTTAAGGGAATTCGTTCCTAAGTTATAGGTAGAAAAGGCAACATCGTTGATCAACAAATTGGCTAAGTGTTCGTTATTATTTAAAACAAGGTTTGGACTTGTAATAGTGATATTGGCATTGTACTCACCATTAGCAAAGGTGTTCGCAAAAAAAGTAAAATTGTTATTAGTAAGTATTGCTTCTGCATTGGTAGAACCAACGGTATTTCCAAATTTTAACATATATTGAGGTAGTGCTGATGCATCAGCGCTGTTTAAATCTAAACCACGAATATTGACACCATTAATTATTTGGTTTCCGGCATAAACAATGCTCACATTTGAACTAATTCCCGAAAAGCCGATGTAATCACTTTGAGTGTTTCCATAGCACCAAGCATTCGCAATAAATGAGTTTGCAAAGTTTACGGTATTTACAACATTGCTCGCATAATTTGTTCGGCTTTGTTCAGAAACATTTCCGGATACAACCAGTTGGTAATTGCAAGCAACTGAAGCAGACAACGTAGTATTGGCACCGTTTACAATTGGAAGTACCGACGTGCCAGTAGCATATGTTGTCATAGAAGTTCCATTTTCTAAAATATTGCTATTGAGGGTAATATCACCATTAACTCCCCACTGCATGCTAGTTATAAATCCGGGAACATTAACTGGTTGATATGGTACACCTGGAGAAATAGGTGCATTCTGAACATAAGAATAATTATTAAATGTGATATTGCCTCTTCGTAAATATAAATTTAATTTATCACCGATTTCATAACCTGTAAAAGGTATCATTGAAGCAGTGGGAATAGTATTCGGAGTAATTATCGGAGTTGCTTGCCAATTATTAGCAATAATATTTGCACCAGTGATTTGAATGTATTTTGCAGATATTTCATTATTGAAATTAGTTGCAAGATTTGCAGAAATCCATAAATTACCATAGTTGAGTGCATCGTTTAACCCATTTTGATTCGGATCACCATTTTGTCCAGAAAATGTATTGGATGCAAGAACAAATGAAGGATTTGGGGTTGATAAATTGATTCTATCCATCAAAAGATAACCTTGATTCAAGTACGTGTTTGCTTGAACAAATGAAAGAACATCTCCTTCCATAAACATTCCCGATGGATTAATATCGCCATTAACGGTTAAAAGAGAACCACCGCCAGTAATATAATCGGCAGGACCACCTGGAATAGAAGTAATTGTTAAGAATCGGCTGTTATTTAGGGAAATGTTTGCACCAATAAGGTTGTCTGTGCGATTTCCGTTAAACTGATTTGTACCAGCATATAAATTACCAGAAGTAAAGTTGCTGTTAAATACAACTTGACCAGGTTGAGTTATATTACCGGAAACACTTATCCCAGTTAAAAGATTTACATTTGCATAGATTTGATTATCAGATGGCATAGAAGCGAAAAAATTGCTTCTAAATGAGTGAGTGCTTACTTTCGATGACAAATTACCTTGCAAGTTATCACTGAGACTCTTACCAAATCGAGAAACACGGGCGATATAAATCGGATTGTTAGGTGAAGTGGTTTGTGTGTTTGCTCTTAACTTAAATTGATGACGAAACGCTTCGTTTGTTAATGCATTTCCATTTAAAGAATCTAATACATTGTTTACAGCATTTCCAGCTAAATCACATGGATCAGTAGAAGCATTAATTAAAACATTTCCTGCAATATTAGCGTTAATAAGACGATTCCATTTAGAATAAGACACTTGTTGGAAACAAGTTCCATTTGCATCTATGTTAGCATTTCCAGCAGAAGCCGGAACAAAATTCAAAACGTTTCCTGAAATGATATTCGAGGAAAAAGCCAGGCCATTAAAACTTGAAATAAATGCATCATTAAGATTACCTAAGATAACAACATTAGAACTAATGTTAATATTTCCATTAACCCCGGCGGGATTATATGCAAAATTTGTGTTGTTTAATGAACCGCAAATACCAATTTGGCTCATGGGGGTGGTATCTGTTTCGGAGGCAATTTTGGCTACATTACCATAAACAGCAGAAAAGCCGCTCATAAAAAAATTTAAATTTTGCACGGTTGGTGAAGAGCTGCTGGTTACAAAATTAGCATAAATGTTAGAATTAAATTTTTGACCAGGTTCGTATTGCAAAGTATTACCGTTTTGTTTAAGGGAATACGCATTTGTGGTATTTGAAAAATAATAAGTTTGACTTAAATTGGGATTAAACGAATAACTATTCCTTGCACGAATCGCATAAATTGTTTTATCACGTTTTACAGATACAACATTGGACAAGTCAAGCCATTTAGCGTTAGTGGTTTGCGCAGAAGTTGATGCATCGTATTGATAATTGTTGTTTAAAACAACAATGTTTTCATTGCCAGCATTAACAGTTAGAGAAGTCATGGTTTTTTATATTATAATCAACGAAAAAATAATTTTTAGACTAACTTATTTTAAAAAATGACAATACATTTTAATAGATATTTTTTAGACAATTTTAAATGTCAAAAAAAATTTATAAAATATTTAATTAATTAATTAAAATTAAAATAATTAATTATTTAATTAATAAATCAAATAGTTATTTAATTCATTAATTAAATTTATTTAGAATTTCATCTCTTTTCTTTAAAATATCCGCCATATTAATTTGAGGATTTAAAGAACGCGATGGTTTAATATCTGTTTTTTCATTTTTTGAGGTTTTCTTTAATTTTTTTGATATTAATTGTTGGCTAAAATCACTCGTAATAATCGGCAAATCAATGATCAATTTATCAGGTTCATTTAAAATAGTTATATCGATATTTTCCATACACATTTTTTGCTCAACTGCTTTTCGAGGTATGCCAACATTTAACATTTTAAAAAATCGAACATAATTTGAATATTCTGACTGTTTTATTTTCCTTAAAATAATTACATCGTCCGGATGATGCTGAAGTATTTCACTGCATTCCTTGCCAAGTTCATTTGTGATTTTAATTTGAACGGCTGCATGAGGAATACCCATTGAGATCATTTTAAAATATTTACCATATATTGGATGCTTTGCGTATGTAATCATATCATCATCGTTGGGAGTAGGCATCGATAAATTAATTTGTGATTGATACCGGGGTTCAATGATCTGATTCGTATCATCAATCAAACATTTCCCTAATTTTAAATAAATTGGATAAACAATAGCTTGAATTATACAATAATTAATATACCATTTGTTTTCAACCTGCCTTATATTTTGAAACCACAATAAAGGCCTAATATAAAAACGCTCCGGACAATCAAGTATATCCATTCGAGTATCTTTATTGTAGAACAATTCAACTATATTGTTTCCCTTAAAATTCTGGATAGACGCACCAATTCCATTTTCATAAAAAAAATTTTGAATTGTTTCGCCATTAGATAAATATTTTTCTAAATTATTTTTTAATCTATTTAAAAAAAAATAAAACTCTTGTTTTTTTGAACTATCTTTATTAAAACTGATCCATAAATAATTTACGTCGTTGTCAATTTTTTTATTACAAAACCCTTTCGGAGCCGGTATAAGCAAATGCTTACCAGCAGAATTATAAATATCGACTAGACATTTACTTCGTTTTATAAATTTAAAATTATCAATAGAATCATAACTCATTTATTCTATTTATAGATACTGACTGTTTCATTCTATAAACAGAATATTTTTAAATATTTACCTGCCGCCTCTAAAAGCCAAAGCACGAGTCAGATTTTTATTTTGATTTACTGCATTAACTAATGCATTCGATAATTCAAGAATCTTTTGAGATAATAATTTATTTTCTTCTTCAAGAAGATTTATTTTTTTTGGAGTTTCAGTCTTTAATTTTAATAATTCTTCATTCACCTCGTTAATTACTTGCAAATATTTTGAATTTAATTCTCTTATTTTTTCAACATCTACTTCTAATTTATTTACTTTGTCTTTATTCTCGTACATAACCTGTTTCTCGACAATTTTCTCAACAACCTTGGGAACTTCAACAATTTTCTCAACAACCTTTGGAACTTCAACAATTTTTTCAACGACCTTGGGAACTTCTTTTTTTTCAACGACCTTGGGAACATGGGGTTTATTTTCAATTATTTTTTCTATAATATTCTGGTTAACTTGTTTTTGAATAATTGCTGCTTGCGGAACTTGTTTTACGGGTTCATTTACAACAGGTTTGGATTGATTCGTTGTTGAAACATTATTTGATAATATATCAATAAAAGTTTTATTAGTAGTTTCATTTTTTTTTAAATTTGAGAATTCAACTGTTTCTTTTGGTTTATCAACCGATTCTGTTTTTTTCATAATTATCGATTGATGAGCGCTCGGATTAAAAATTTCATTTGCGGGAATAATAAAGGAAGAAGAAATATCATTTTTAAATAAATTTGATAAGCTCATAATTTGATTATATTTTAAGATAATATTTTTTATTTGTTGATTTTTTAATATTTCAACCGTATACCTTATATAATTTTATAACGTCTTTAATATTAACTATTTCAATTTGAAAATGTAAAATAAAATAAAAAATACAAAAAATTAAATAATATTATTTTTTTATTTATTTAAATTATAGAATGGAATCTTTTAGCACCATACATTTTAACAATAACTATTTATATTTTGATAAAGATGCTGATTTTCCAAAATATTTATTGGACGCTAATAAAAATTTATTATTAGGACAATTATTTGATTTTCAGATACATCATTTATGTTCACACTTTGACGTTCCAATTCATAATGAATTTGGCAGTATTCTTCCAAATCATGTTTTAGTTAAAGAACTTGAATATAAAAAATTTCAAAGTACACTATTTGAATGCCATACGTGTGATCTTCTCGGAATTGGCAGCTCAATTAATAAAACAAAAAATAAATTTATTTATAATAATATTGGCGGCAAACCCATTCATACGATTCAATTAGATGTCTCTCAAAATTATATCGTCCCTACTAAAAATGACCAAATATTTGAAGAATCAACTGAATCGGTTGAGATATTATTATCGATTGACAATTGTTTTAATATTTATGATGTTGAACCAGAACACACACAAATCATGATAGATGAAGGAGTCCAAAAAAAAAATAGAAAAATGGTTGCCCTAGAACATAATCGTATGGGTACAACTCTCATTGATAAATTAGGTAAAATCGATTACACTACTAATAGTTCATATATAGACAATATTTTGATGCTATATTTTTTGCCGTTAGATCAATCGTTCTTTGTTGATACACTTTCAATTGAGAATAAAATTCCAAAACTAAATGACCCTACTTTTATTTTACAGCATTTTAACGTAAAAATGAAGAAAACTGAAATTAAAAATAAGATTATTAGTTTAAATAATCTCCTTATTAAATACAATGATGAAATTAATGAAGGCAACATAATAACATCACAACAATTTAGCATTGCACTTCAAACAAATTTTGCGCAACCGCGCGGCATTCTTACTCATCCTTATTTTTACACCAAAAAAACCTATCCAATATTTGATTTTTATAAAGATATGTTAAAACTGAATCTCGTAGACAATCATCCATTTACATCTTTAACTAAAACATTTATTAAATTGGATGATCCCAATTTATACAGCGGTGGAGCTGAACTGCCTCCAACCAATGAAATATTAGGTAGTGTTGAGTTAGGCAAAAATGGTCATACCGAGCATATCGGATTTGAAGTCGACGATACTATTATTAATTATTTAATAAGGCGGGACCAATATCGTTTGCCCAAAAAAAATAAGGCCTATTGTTTTATTTGCAATGAATATATTGATTTAGACCTTTTCAAGAAAAGTCATTTAGATTTTCATCGTCGAAATAATCAAATTATATTAAGCAATTTGATGAATTTTCAAATTGATTTAATTCAGGATGAAATTGTTCCAGCTTCCGGTTATGCTATAAAAATAATCGACAACAAAAATGTTGTTTATGAAATAGCAAATCCCACAAATGTAATGACGGAACAAGAAGCGGTAGCTAATTCTGCAGCGCAGTTATATAAACGAGTGATTTACGAATATTTAATAAAAGACACACAGTGCATTAGTTTTTACATAAATCGAATTATTAAACGAATCAATAAAAAAACATTGCAAGAAGAAACCTTTTTATATAAAATGAAAGTAAAATTAGAAAAAGAAATCGTCGATGACGATTCGATAACATATCAATTAAGCGCAATTATAACCAAAGAAAATGAAAATTATTTACTGTTTTTTTGTTCCGACCAAATATGGTATGTATATAATAGCAATTTTAATCCAGAAGAACAATCAGATTATATTATCCAAATTGGTTCATTTAAAGATTTATCCATGTATGATCAAGGAAAAGTAGAGACTATGGGCATGATATATTTCTATTTAAAAATAAATAATTAAACAAACACATACGACTTTATCGACTTTATATGTGTTTGATTTGTTATTGCATTCAATCGACCGATGGCAACCGAACGTATATTGGTGCAACAAATAATTTTGAAAAACGAATTAAACAACATAATCGGATTCTATCTGGCGGGGCTAAATCTACAGCTGGACATACATGGAAACCAATTATCCACATTACCGGGTTTGAGAATCGCCATCAATTATTACGGTTTGAATGGTTTTGGAAACATTGTTATAAATCGGCGGAAAGAGGAATTCATCGTCGAATATCAATGTTGGAATTTTTACTACAAAAACCAGAATGGGAAAATGTGCGCATTCTAACGAACGAAGATCTTGCCGCACAAATTTCATGTATACAACAAATCGACAAATTAGAATGGGATTGAATCATGGTTTATCGTGTGTTATATGAACCACAATCCAGACATTTTCGTCCCATTGGATGAAAATCAACCTCATTCATTTTACCACAATCATTACAACTGATGGGTATTTTAGATGCGCTTTGAAATGAGCTGTTTCTAATTAGCTCGTCCATATAGTTGGTGTATTTGGCTGCCATTTCTTTATCCAGCATTGTTTTGCGACACAATGGACAACCAATATTTTTCATTAACCATTGATTTGAACACGCCTGATGGATAGCGTGTCCGCAATTGAGTACCACTGAATTTTCGCGCGATGAAAATAAATCAGTCAGACATATGCAACAATCTGTGTTATATAGCTCCCTTTTACACGGGTGATGGGTATCTTTAAATTTAATATCATAACACATATTGCATATTGAACAATGAAATATGTTTTCTTTTACACCCACCCGGCATATTCTGCACTCATCACAGTGAAAATACGTATTGGTTGGATGCGAATCATATAAACGGCAAATAGCGCAAAAATAATTGGCAAAGATTAGTCCGCAATCAACGCATTGATTCGATACATCCTGCCGTTTATGACACTTATTACACTGGATTGTTTGAACCTCATATCGGTTTATTGGATGGTCATGCGTATCGTCATGACAAAAACGACAGCTGCTTATTTCATTGCAGCAGGGCGAAATAAATTTACAACCTCGGTTATAGTGTCCACAATGTTCCATATTATTTTATTTTTTCTTAGATATTTTTAAATCATTTCAAATTTATTAAAAATTGTTTTATTAAATATTGTTTTCAGTTTTAATTTTTATTTAAAGAATAGAAAACATATATTAATATGGTACCACCAAAACAAAATCTAAGCTCGTATAGTGTAGTGGTTAGCACGAGAGACTTTGAATCTCTAATCGACGGTTCGAATCCGTCTACGAGCAACATAGTAAAAAAATCGGTGATCTTTCCGAATGCATTAGTTTTTATTTAAAAAATAAAAATAGATAATATTTTATATTATCATATATGAACATAGCCGTGGGATACGCAGGTCTTTCTAATAGTCTTAAAAATTTAATTAATTATAAACGATTATATGGCGATAATATAATGGTATTTTGTAAAGATATCAATCTAAATGAGATATTTATTAATTTAAAATTTATTCATGAAGATCCAATTAGGTTTATATACAACTGGCGATTTATTATTTTAAATCGAGATAATTTACCAGACGATTTTTCACAATTTGATAAAAAAAATGAATATAAATTAAACGGGATTTATGGACAAACAAAAAATATAGATTTAGAATTTGAAAGAATTCCAAGAAATATAATAAATGATATTTTAATGCATTTATTTTCTTTGGAAATAAATCCAAAAATACTACAAATAACGAATGAATTTTCTCAAAAATTTAATAAAGATACAATCAGCATGCATATTCGCAGTTGGATTTCTGATAAAAATCCTGAGACGTATAATGATCATGATCGTTTTAATAAGTTTCGTCTAGAAAAATATATTTCTATTATTCAAGCCAAGTCTGATAAAACATTTTTTATATCAACCGATAATGAACAAATAAAAAATTTTATATTAGACACTTGTAAAAATGTAATATTTTTTGATAGACGCCCAGATTTTACTAATATACAAAATGACTTTATCGATTTATTGCTACTTTCGAAAAATGATGTACTATATGGTTCTATTTTGTCAACTTTTACCGAAATGGCGTGGTATTACAGTGGATGCAATCAAAAAGTTATTTTTCCTTAATATTTTAGAAGACATTATAAATAAAACAAAACCGCATCATGAACCTGTTTTGTTTTATTGGATAATAATATATGCGAAATAAGTTTAGGATTAATATACCCATGGATTTACACGCCTTATATCTGAGCTGTTTTAAAGCAAGATGTTATAAAATTTCACAACTGTTTCAACCAGGCAATGTATTTTTTTTCAGTCCAAAATGGATTGAAAATGATTTTATGAAACCGGTCGTTCATCCCACCGTGCTCTATATTACCATGCTTCCAAACCATGAAATTCATCAAAACAGTGTTATTCAGATGGACGTGCTTGATCAAGGTACGCGCATAACGATTTACGAATTCAATGACCGCGTGTCCGGTACCAAGACAAAAAAAGAACACATTATTCTTAAAGCATACGATGAATTGCCGACCAGTTTTGAATACGCCGATGAGCAAACATTCCGGGCAATCAATCAGTTGCGTTGCCAAAAGGATGACTGGGAATTATTGCAGATCGTTGACGCTATCGAAAAAACAACAGCTGGTTTCCATTTAATGCATAAATATTTCTTTGAATTAGATGCACCTAGTGAGGCAACACTCGAATCACTCTTTATGAAATGCGTTTTGGAAAATGGATTTAACATTGCGTATTTACCCGTATGTGCTGGAGATCAGAACGGCGCATTTATTCATTATTCTAAAAATAACGAGATAATTAAAAACAATGTTCTTTTAGATTGCGGTTCAAAAAATCCGTTTGGGTATTGCGCTGACATTACACGGTGCTATTCTAAAAATGCGACATCGTGCGCAATGTACCAGGCAATCTATAATCTAGTTTTGGATGTAAAAAAAACATGCGAACAATATTTGATTGATACATTAATGCGTCATGAAAAAATATCGCTCAAGGATTTACACCGAATTGCTACAAATAAATTTGCCGAAAATCTGCCACAAATTCTAAAAAAGAAAACGGTATCCGTTGACGATTATTTTACGCATTTTATTGGCCATTCAATTGGACTGGAAGTGCACGACACAGAATGCGCAGAACTTTTACCAGGTTGTGTTTTTACACTTGAACCAGGGCTTTATTTTCAAAATGAAACAAATGAAAAGTTGCAATCAATTGGCGGCATTCGGATCGAAGACGTGTACCTTATTAGTTCTGATTTTAAACTGGTATGTTTGAGCGCACATATTACCTACGAATAATTTCTTATTCAACAGTATATCATGACAATGACAAATTGGCCAAACGGCGATCCCCAATTTAACCAAATTTTAGAAACGATGCTGGGAAGCAGCAGTCCAGAACTTCGCCGCAATCTTTTTTACGGCGTATGCATTCCAGTTCGATTTACACTGTATGCAGCGGTTTTCCTATTTAGAGATGTTCCCTATTTATCGGTGTTTATCGGATTAATTGCACTAATTACCGCTATTCGTTTATCCGGCAGCGTGGTTGATCCAGGAACCCAATGGTGGAGCAAACGATGGCAATTTATTATTTCGATTGTTTTATTTGCGGTGTGCGTTGCTGTTTATTTCAACAAATTGGACAGTCGCGGAATGGCGGTTGTGCTGTTCATTAGTTTATTCGGCGGCATTCTAGAAAGTTTGATGAATCATTAATATGTTGGATTAATGAAAATATTCAACATATTTACGATTTGTTTCTATTGGAAATAGGGAAGAAAATTAAAAAGAACCCCGATGGCATCCCCCACAGAAAGACGGTGTCGCTTTCTGTTTATTGTCGGAGAGGACCCCTCCTCTCCCCACGTGTGTGAGTATATGTACCTGCGAAAAAGTGTGAGGTTATGTGTTTTTACTAAAATCACTTACCTGTCAAACATACTTATCTTTTATGGCTGTGTGCGTCGATTACGACTTTTTGGTTTGTTTTATGCGTCTTAGACGCATTATTTTTTTAGAAAAATGCAGACCGCAGACTAAACTGCGATGACCGGCCCGTAGGCTGCATATAAAAATGGTTTTTTTATAATGTTTTTGATTGAGTGTTGCTGAACGGATACTTCTATGGCAGCATCCTATCTTTACATAGAGTCTTATCTTTAAGCTCTTTTTAAAAGAAAATAAAGAACAATTCTATATAAATACTAAATATTTTTTATTTTGGATGGATAAATGTAAATTCAATTGGCAGCAATATTTCCATTGGTGGCGGCATCTTGATCAATGATTTGAATAACCGCATCCGAATTGTTATGTGGTAAAGCGGGTGTAGTTGGACGACTTCTTCCGCCGCCAATGCCACCATTCACATATAATGTTGCAGCGCTCATATTATCATTAATTTTTCTAACCAATTCATCGAATGGATCTTGTTTTTGTACAACTTCTTCTATATCATCAAATCGATACGCGCTGGTTCTAGTAATTGTACCGCAAATATCAGGCAACTGTAAATCGCCATCCATTTTAATATTGATGTCTTGTCCCGTTTCCGTTTTAAATATTTTAATAATTTCATCAGGAATATCGGGGGACAATTCGATCAGCCGGTCAAATTCTAAGCGGGCATACTTCATAAATTCGTCCGCATCCCTACGTTTATTACGCGCTATTCCCAATTCAGTGTTTATTATGCGGTACAGCTTATACCACTGCTTGGATACGCTGTCGTGCGCCTCGCTCATTTGGGCGTATTTAAAAAAGTTCTGAAGCGTCTGAAGAATTCCTATAACAATGTTAACTCCACCCAATCCATATTGCGCATACACCATGTACTCGTTTGGTATAACGCTGCTGTCCCCACTTAGCGCAAAAGTTGCAGAAGCCAGAATGGTGGATAAACAAACGCACGGAATGGTAAAAGCGTAATTTTTCAACCTATTTTTTTTGTACGACCGTTCGTGCAGAACTTTATAAACAATTGCCTTATCGGCCCAACTAATAAATATATTTTCAACTTGTTCCGTCCATTTCAATTTATTTTTTTGCGACTCACTGTTTTTTTCTTCTTCTTTTCCATCCATATTTCTATATAAAATATACCAATACTTGTTTTTTTGAAAAATAAATAAAATATAAATGTATATGTATATTGCCCACTTTATTTGGTTCCAGGGTCCTCCACCGAAAAAATACCACAAAACGATCATCGATTTCCAAAATCAAAACCCTCAATTTAAAATAATGATTTGGGATGAAAAAAGGCTTCTTCCGCTGTTAAATACGTCTTCCATTTTCAAAAATGCCATATCCAAATGCCAGTACATGATTCAAAAAATAGATCTTTATAAATTTATTATTTTATATCATTTTGGCGGAATTTATTTAGATGTTGATATAGACGTAGAAAAACCGTTTTCACAGGATTTTTTAAATAAAGTTATGGCTCAGGAACTCGTATTGAGTCAAATTCAATTTATTTCATTTATCCCGCTTCATATGGTAAACAATGGAATTATATTTGCTCAAAAAGGTAGCCGCCTAATATTGAAACTTATTATGGACATCCCATGGGAGCAACCCTTTTTTAAAACAAAGGACTGGATCGTGCTGGATACCACGGGTCCATTGTTTGTATCAAATTGGTGTATAAAAAACAATGTTGAACTGATTGACCAACAATTTGTCGAAGGAAGACCCTTAATTAATTTTGGAGACACCGGACGTCGCGGAATATTCATAACACATAAACACGACAACAATTGGATGGACGCCTATTTTTATTTATTGGTGCTATCCGCAAATTATGGCATATACTTTGCATTCCTATTAATTATTTATTTTGTGATTCTCAAATTAAAGTAAACGCGCAATACAATGGAAGTAGTTCCTAAATATGTTTGTTATAAACAAATACGCGTCATTGATTTGTTCCTTCTCTCTCGCTCCAGTAATAATGATCTTGCCACTTTGAAAAATGCTGATGGTAATTTTACGACAAGTGTCATCTGGATTCAACGTCCCCCGACCCTTTCCCGAGCATGTTTTACCAATTTTACATTTGCATACACCGCTTCGATCGGTGTCTCGTTCATTCCAGTAAAAACTGGTTTTTACACCGGGATAATTATCGCTTTCGTAATTAACAACTAAATTATAGTTATTGTCCAATATTTCATATAATTTTTCGCGACGGATTTTAAAATTACAACTAAAATCACTGTTAATCATTACTACATCCCAATTGGCCAGCCCCAGCTTTGAAATATCATCGCTCGTTATGCTGGAATCGATTTTGTAAATTTCACGAATTTCATCGCACAAAAACCCGACTGCGCGTTTTCCCTGTTCCACATCAATAATGCCCGTAATATGAATGGATCCATTTCGGAATAATTTCATATTGATAAATTTAATGTAATCCATAATAATGGTTGCCTGATTATAAAAACTTTTGCGGCGTTTAACAAGATTGGCATTGGCCTGTGATTGTTTTTTTTTCTTTTGCTTGGGAACACCTTTGGCCGGATTTTCCATATATTCCAGACTAACTATCTTATAGTCTTTTTCTTCGTTATGATAGGCTTTGATATTATTATAAAAGCTTTCTAAATTGATTTGAATCCCTAAATCGCACAAAACCGTCATGGTTGAAATGCGAACCTGTGATATTTCAATGTTTTTTTCTAGTGCAACAAATTCATCGGAATAAACCGGCGGTTGATTTTGCATTTCAAAAAAATGATGTGAAATTTCGTGAAGATACGGGTTTTCTTCCAGCTTCTGTCGGAACATTTCAATAATACTGCTTTCTAAATGACCCACACTCATTTTATTTATGATAAACTTATAATCCACTCTACAGTTTATCTTTAAATCAATTTTATTTTTTTTTTAAATTAAAATTAAATATATTGATTATATTATATAACAAACCAATATGGGTTCCAGCCTTTCATCATCTGCTTCATCTGATGTACAAACTACCCAAACCGCCTTAACTAACGCTTTTAGAAAAGTAAAAGCCCTCAAACATCAAGCTAAATTACAACAAGGTGGTTTAATTAAACGCAGTAGAAAATTCCAAAATAAAATACAGAGAAAACGTTCAGCGGGAAGAAGATAAACCCCTCGCCCCAATTAAGATCATATTTTTTTGATGTTGCTTAAAAAAATATAATCTATTTTAATTCTACTATTTTGTTATCATGCGTGGAGCGATTGACATTGTATTCAATTCTTGAAGGAACAATTTACACGCGTAGGGCAATCGAATTTCGGTGAAACTGGTTAGGTTATTGCATCCGCGACATTCGTACTTCTTATTGACTGGATTCACTACTCCGAAATTACCGCATTTACGGCATACAAAAGCCTTAAAATGATCCGATTTATCCAACAATATTTCCTTACAGAAGGCCATGGTTCCATGCGCAAGAAAAACATCGCGTTCCATTTCACCAATACGCAAACCACCATCGCGGCTCCTACCTTCCGCGGGTTGACGGGTAAGTGTGACGGAAGGACCCGTTGGGCGCGAATGCGTTTTATCATCGACCATGTGTTTCAAACGCTGATAATAAGTGGGTCCTATAAATATTTCCGTGCTCAACTGCTCACCGGTTCGGCCGTTGTATAGTATTTCATTTCCGGCTCGTTCAAAGCCCAGGCTCTGGAGCGTGTCCATTAGATTTTTTAGATTTCGATCCGCAAATTTGCTGAATGGCGTGGCATCACCATACCGTCCAAGCATACAGCACGTTTTACCCATAACACATTCTATTAACTGTCCAATTGTCATACGAGACGGAATCGCATGCGGATTCATAATAATATCTGGAACAATTCCGTTTTTACTGAAGGGCATGTCTTCTTGACGGTACACCATCCCAATAACACCCTTTTGAGCACTTCGGCTGGCGTGCTTATCACCAATCGTTGGAATACGAATGCTTCTTACACGCACCTTTGCAAATTTATATCCATCGCCATTTCGACTGATCAATATTTTGTCAATATATCCATTTTCGTTCGGACGTAAACTGGTGCTGTTGTCTTTAAAAATGGTTTGACCCTGTTTATTCTTCATCGGAATGACCTTTCCAATAATAACATCATCTTCATCAACCCGCACATTTTCAGGAATGAACCCGTTGGTTGCCAGTTTGTCGTAATTCGCAACCTTTAAAGATTTGGTTAGTTTGGGATTTGGCTTACAGAATTTCTCCTCCTCGCCCGTATTTTGATACTTTTTCTCTTCATCTTTGTAGCTTCGATAAAAAGTACTGTGAAACAACCCGCGGTCGATTGCGCTCTGATTGAACATGGTGCTATCATCTTGATTAAATCCACTATAGCAGGCAATCGCCACCACCGCATTAATGCCACTCGGCAAGTGCGAGCTTGGTAAATAATTAATCAGCCGGCTATTCACCAAAGGCTTCTGAGGATAATGAAGCACATGTGCCAGCGTATCAAATCGATTATTAAAATTGGTACAGTAAACACCCATTGCTTGTTTACCCATAGCCGCTTGATAAATGTTTCTGGGAGATTGATTGTGATCGCTGAATGGGATAATGCTTGCCAGAACCCCCAGAATTAAACTGGGATGAATTTCGCAATGAGTGTAATTTCGAATGTAGCCATTCGTATCTCGGGTTGACAAATCATCGGCATTCATGGCAATTAAACAATTATCCTTTTCTAAAACGTCAATGTATTCGATAACTCCCTCCTTTAATTCATTTGTAGATACGTGTTCCCGTTTTAAACCTTGCATCATATTGATCTTGTGCGACAAAGAACCATTGATTAAATTCTCGAAATCCAGTTCCTTGTTTTTAATTTTTTCGATAATTGCATTAGTCATCCGAAATTTGTTCTGGTCAACAATATAAAGCGGCTGCAGGAACCGGCCCGCATCGGTCCATATTTCAACAATATTTTGGTCTATTCTCCAGCTGACACTGGTATGCGGATGAAGCAATCCCATTCGGCGAATGCTGCGCAAATAGCGAACAATTATGTTCGGATTAGAGTGAACTCCATACCAGGTTCCGTTTACAAAAACTTTGGTTTTGTTGTTGATGTCATCCGTCTTGCAATCAACCAACCGCTTTGTGCGCAAATTATCCAGTTCCATGAAAACCGACATCGGAGAACTGTAAATACTGATTGCGGTTGTAAGAGCCATATTTTTAACACAACCTACTGCATGCCCTTCCGGTGTTTCCGCGGGACAGTTGTGCGTCACAAACCCGTTGGAAACAAACGTATGAATGTCGGAAACGGTGGTAAGATCCATGACAATTGGACAGGCTTCCAACGAAATTTCGGAGATGCCAACGATTTTTGAATAAAGTGTCCCTGTTTGAAAATCCGCCTGGGTACTACTTTGATAGGTTTTAAAATCTTGATTAAAGTCAACCGACAAGTTGTTTTTAATACAGAAACGCAAATATTCACTTTTTAACAACGAATAATTGTAGAAGTTATTGTCAATGCTACCCGAAACCGATTCCAATGTCAACAATAATTCTAATAAGTACGATGGCGTGTTTGAAACAGGTTTTAGTGGAAAAGGAACGGGTCGAATTAACACGCTGTCTCCCAGTTTTAGATGACCGCACTCGACAAAGTCGCCACCGGTTCGAACAAACAAATGGTCCTCGCTTGCCCAAATGGATCGACCGGTGTCGGTTGTAATTTCATACACTTTCTTACCATAATCACGGACGTCAAACTTTTGAAAAGCAGCTATTCCCGAAATTTCGTGTTTGTGCGTTTTCGGTTCAACCGCTATAATGTTGGAAGAACCTTCCAATCCACCTTCAACCAGCGACTGGATAGTTCGCTGGGAACCATCCGCCATAAGCACGCGCGTGTCCGGGGCTACGCAAACCAAACCCCATTGCGTGCTGTGCAACTTACGTGGACCCAGCACCTTTCCGCTTTTTTCAATGGGGGTATTGATGCGACGCAAATGACTCAGAGTGGAATTGTATGTAAGGCGACTCAAAACTTGGGCAATTCCTTGCTTTGATTGCATATTACGAATGCCCCAATTTCCAGTTGATAAGCCGTATTTTAGACCACGTTCAATGGTAATGTTTTTGATAATCTTGTAGACGTTATTAATGTTAATAATGTCATGAAACTGATTGTTGGCCTTCCAACTTCCATTGTTAAACTCTTTGTTCAATTGCGTTTTAATTTCCTTAACCATTTTATTGAAATACAACTTGTACAAATTACCCATCAAAATTCCCGGAGTATCCAGCTTCTTATTCAAATAACTATCACGATCATCAAATCCCAATTTGTTCAGATAGACCGACAGCATCTTGTGCGTCATATAACCCAAAAAGTGAGCCTTCATTTTCAGGTCATTTCCCATATGGGGCAGAAAATCGTTCATTAAAATATCATCCAAAAGTTGCAGTTTACGCGTCCGGTCCAACTTGTCCATTTTATCTTTGATACTCACTTGTTGAATGTATTTGATCACATAATCGACGCAAGCATCCCGCGACAAATACTTATTTGCCTCTTCCAAACTCAATTTCAAGACATTGAGATATTCGTGATGCTCACTGGAATCGATATCACTCAAAATAAATTCCAGAATTTCTTTATCACTCTCGATTCCCAACAATCGATAGAAAACAAACAGCGGAACATCATGTCGAATATTAGGAATACTCACCTTAATTGTTTTTCCATTTACCCCAATTTTAGATGTTATCTTTACCTGATTCGTCTTGGGATTATAAAAATCGTCATGCGCAATACTGCTGATTTCCGCCATATGACTGTATTTGTTTTGACTTTTGCCATTTTTAAAGCAGTACACCTTGTTTTCCCATTTTCGCTCCTGACTAACCAGCACTTTCTCACTGCCATTTACAATGAAATACCCACCTCGGTCATAAATGCACTCCTCCAGGTCCTTTAGGGTCTGGTTATCCTTATTACTTAAAACGCACAGCTGATTACTGTGAAGCATAATTGGGATTTTACCCAATTGAATCTTCTTTAAACATTTTTCTTCAATTTCATAGGTATTTCCTTCAATCAACACCATTGTTTTAATATACAAGTCCACATATTGGTTGGCACTGTACGTAAACGAACGCTTACGTGCTTCGTTCGGAAGCATGATTTTTAAACTGCCATTGTTCTCATGAATAGCTGCTGGCGACAAATGAATATCACCAAATCGAATTTCTATACTGTATTGGAATTGACCGTTAGGCTGCTGCATATAATTTAATTTAAGCGGATTGTATTGTTGAATGATTTCACACAACAGTCGATCCTTAAAATCATTAAAACTATCCAATTGATGTTTAATCAGGTAGTCATCTCGTGTCAATAATAATTTAATTACTTCCCAAGTATCATTATGCCAATCAAACGCCGTAGTTGTCATTTTCTTACTTTCGCTGCTACTATTATTTAAAATCAATTTTTTATATACAAATTTAATTTGAATAAAAAAATTATAGTCAGTTAATATAATGGGGCAAGGATTATCTAACTATCAAAAAAAAACAGGAATAGGTGTCGATAATCATTTAGAAGAGAATTTAGCTAAATTATCGGTAGGGGATGATGACCAACAAACGGAGTCCGATATTCCAATTAATAAAAAAACAATTAATAAATCAATTATGAAAATGGATGCAATTGTGGAAGATGCCATAAATTCCAAAAAGGAATTATTAAATCTGCTTTCATCTCAAAAAGAAGATACATCGCCGGACACGGGTTCATTAACCAACTATTTGAATCAATTTACAAATACCGATGTTGTACCAAACCCCGATGACGACGACGACGACGAAAACCAAATCAATGACGATGACAAAAATACACCAAAGTACTCTAAAGATGACGTTGTTCCCGAACTGATTCCAATTCAAGGGAAAAGTTCCATTTATGGAACAGATAATTTAATGCAGTTTGGACCCCAACCCGAACCCGAATTGATTCAGATTCAAGGGAAGAGTTCCATTTATGGAACGACGTCTAACAATAATTTAATACTGTTTGGAGAAAAACATCCCGACGAAATTGAATTTATACCAATTGAAAAAAAAAGTTCCATTTATGGAACAAATCAAAAGAACCTTTCATTTTAAAAAAAATTTGATTATAAACTTTTTTTTTTAATATGAATTACAGAATCAAAGCAACGCAGAATGGACGCTACCACCCAAGATCAAACGATTTACGCTACCGGAAACGGAATGAAACTGGAAGACATGCAAAATGTTCTTGGAAAAGGCATCATTGCTCGGGATTTGAAGGTTGTCGAAATACAGGACCTGCCCCTTAGAGTTGCCGAAGATAAAATTCGGCGCTGTTTTGAGATCGTTCAAACAGATGTTTGCGGTGAAGATACATCTTTTGGAACGGATGAGGTTGCGGCTTTTGTGAAACAGATTAATCAGGTTTGTAAAAAGTACGGCGGGTCTTTGGATAAGGTTTGGGATGCGATGGCCCCCAAACTCGAATTCAAGGATTACACATCCATCGTAGCATTCAAAAACAAAGATCATGAAGCATTTTTTGAATGCACGATGAAATGCCGCACATGCCCACGAAAAACGGAGGGATTGATTGACCCGTTTACCATTCCAGTGGAATACACCCTCAAAGCTCACGTGAACGGAACCACGACCGTTTTGGAAGAGAATGTCCCAGTGGACAATCCTGACCAACTGTCCATCGCCGAGCAATCGTCAAAACGGCAATTTCTCCACCCAAGATACTTTGCTCTCAGGGCCTACCTTCAATGGCGTTTACGGATGTGTTTATAACCTATTTCTAAAAGCGAGACTGGATTCGACAGGTTTAAAATGTTCCATCTTTTTGTCCCTATTTGGCATATTGCGTGTTTGAATATCAACGTTGGCATGTTGTGTATCCGTACCACTACCACCAGTAAATTCTTCTTTTTTTTCTGGAGCGGCAGGAGGTGGTTTTGCAATGAAATTACGCAAACTATAACGATTATAATTGCGTCTCCAAACACTGCGAATATTAAAAAATACAACAATCCCAAAAATAATTGACAATGCGATCATGTAAATTTTAAAAAATGTCCAGGAAACCATTTCTTTCATCGATAACAAAAGTGGAATCAAAATCAAAGACAGGTACGTTATACACAGTTTTAAAAGAAATAAGCCATTATTTTGGCGCAGAGACTGGTCCTCGATGATTTCAATTTGTCGGCGTATCGTGTTGATATCTTTATCAAGCACCTGGATATCCTTTTTAGATTGCGAAATTTCTTTTTTCTCAATTTTTAGAACATGATCTCTTACTTCTAACTGCACCGGGTCGTTAAATATAGGAAGTATCTTGTTAGCCATATTATATCATTTATTCAGATAAAAAACGATAATACAAAATTATTCCGATAATAAAAATAATTAAATACAGCGTAATATTTCCCAAAAAATAAATCTTTGAATTATGAATCATGTCGCCTTCAAAATCATACATGATTTGCCGACGCATAACGGATATTTCATTATCTAACAACGATAATTTTTTTTTATTTTCAACTTCATCTAACCGGGCACTTTCAAGATACAAATCCTGTCGCGATTGCAGCAGCTGCACCTTTTTAAATAAATCATCTCGAACCATTTCCAATTGCTGCAAATTGTTAAAATTGCTTTTGCGTTCATTAACATAATCGTTCAATAAATTTTTAGAATTTTCAAGCATTAGTTTATCTTTTCTCCCAGGCTCTTCAAAGGTTAATTTTTTTAAAAACTCATACCCGGGCGCATTTTGACAAGTTGTCCAATATTGATACACATTTGCAGCCTCCCCCCGCGAACCATCGTTTCCCGTGTTCCGATTATAGAGTGAAGATAGCCAATCCGAAAATTGTTGCTCATTGTATCCCGATAAACCGCTGGCATTATAGGCCGGATTATTGTTTCCTGAAACACTACACGAACCACCACTTAAGCTGTAATCCTTGAAAATGCAACGGTTGGTGTTTCGCCAGTTGCACTGGGCTGGAACATTTGGGTCCTCTTTAACAATATTTTGTATCGCGTTAACGAGTTGTTGCTGGTTTATAGGCGCTGATTGTTTGTTTCCCATTATACAATTTTAAGAGAAATTAAAAGATTAAATTTCCAATTTGTTAAATTAAAATTAAAATATATAATTTAATAACCCCCTTAGTATCGGAAATCCACTTATCCGTAAATTTTATTTATGACTTTATTAAAAATTAATACTTACAATAGTTTATAACTTTTAAATAAAAAAAAATACTTACAATAAATATAGTGTATTATGGAAAAAAATCAACAAAATCTAAGAGCTCAATATTTCGAGACCAGTCAGGAATATGCTCGTGAATACCAAAAATATTTAGATTTAAAATATAGTAAGAATTCTGGCGACGAAGCTAAGGCTGTGGACGTGTATGCTCGTTTACAAGAAATTGACAAAAAACTTAAAAAACTGATGGAGCAAGTTGAAATGAAGCCAAACGACGTTGGAAGCCAATTATTAGAAACCAACGTCGCAATTGAACGTAAAACATTTCAAATCTATGAAAAATCAAAAACACTTGATAAACAAAAAAATGAAATCCAGCACAAACAACAAGAATTAAGAAACCGTCAGAAGCAAATCGAAATGGGCGTTCAAAAAAATAAATATCGTCGTAATGTTATTATTTTCCTTACCATCATTAATCTTGTCATGTTAGCGCTGATTTATAAATTCTATAATTCCACCGCGTAATTTCATTGCAGATACAAGCCATCGCATGTCGCCATTGCAGGCGAACAATTGAATGCAAAGGAGGACGGCGGTACTTCTTTCACCTCCGTATTTTTGTGTTTTTTTAATTTCGCTAAATACATCTCTTTATTTTTAAGCCAGTGTTGAAGCATCTGTTCAATTTTTGGTTGCAGGTCCTCTGCCATTAAAATGTCGGGCGAAACATTATTGGGATGCAGATTAACTACCACGCATTGTTCAATTTCAATATTATAATGCTTTTCTAAAATGTGTCGATATAAATTAACCTGCAGTTGATAATGCCAACCGTTGCAGTCTTCTATATCATGGCACGGGTAATTGCCGCATTTTCCACCAAAACTGCTTCTTCTCAATTCATTGCTTCGTTTCCAATCGATAATCCAGTATTTGCCCGTTCGTTTATTTATACCAACAAAATCAATGGATCCAGCTATGTCATATTCTTTATCGTAAATTATCCATTCCGTACGATAAGGCTCAAGCCCAATTTGTTTCATCCAGGCCAAACACTGCTTGAATAAACCAAAATTAGTTTTATCAGAAATGTCAGTTAAAGCTCCATTCAAATAATCTTCAATATTTTTGTGCATGATGGTTCCACTTCGAGTTCCTTCATCCCACATTGATAAAATTTCCGTAGGGGTTTTTCCATAATATTTTGTTCCGGCTTTTGCTTTTTTTGCAATACTTTCTGCTGCTTTGGGTCCATCGAACGGGTCAAAGAACAAATGAAGAAAACCGGTTCCGCTTATGCTTATGGGTTGCCCATCTAAATAATAAATGTGTGTGGGTTCATCCATATAAATATGTGCATCTCTAGAATGTGTGTTTTGTAAAAGGGACATTTTTTTATACCGTAAATAGATTTAATTTATTTCAATTTTTTGCGGTGTTCCCAATTTTAAATATATCAATTTTAAATATATGATCGAATGGAATTCAGATGAATTGATTGCATTAGATGGTAAATTTATTTTTAAAGACATACGCGCACATATTTTAGCGAATACGATCGGACGAATTGTATATGACACACCACTTCTTTTATTTACCACCTATGTGTTTTCAAATTCTGCGGGGGACAACGGAATCGAAACCGTGCGCCAGACAATGATTGAACGCGCACTCGACTTTCAAGTTCGTTCCAATAACCAACACAAACGCATGATAATATACTGGTTTCCAACGCATTTTAAAAAACAATTTCCTATTTCATCTAAATACAGTTTGGACACAGAAGAAATCAATAGCGCAACGACGTTTCATTACCCTGCCAATTTTATAAGCATATTTCGCCTTGAAGAAGCACCCAAAGTGCTCATTCATGAATTGGCCCATTACTTTGAATTGGACGCCATTTTGAGGTCATCCGATTTCGGGTATACAAAACAATTTGACTTAAATGTTCCCTGCTTACTATGCGAAACCTACAGTGAAATGATTGCTTTTTTTGTAAATCTGGAGTACGTTAGTAAAAAAACGGGTGCGGATTTACGCACGCTGTATTTTATGGAGCGCGCATTTTCAATCATTCAAGTTAAAAAAATAATAGATTTTTTTCACATCAGCAGTTTGAATCAATTTCATAAATTAAAAAGCAATACAAATTTATTTACGTATTATTTTTTAAAAACCGCTATTTTATTGGTAATAGATGATCCAATTGAATTTATAAGAACACTTGAGAATGAACGGTTTGTGCTAAAAAGCACGAGTCATTTCAAGTTTTTAATTGACAGCGGTTTACACCAACTTTTTAAACAAATAGCGGAATTGCCTGAAATTCCAATTGAATTTAAAAAAACAATGCGTATGACAATAATTGAATAAACCTTTTCTCTATAAAACATATATGGCGTATATATTAATTGAATTAAAGAACTACCTAATTTTATTGTATCAACATTTGAAAACCAACAAATGGTCTATCATGAAGCTGATTATTTTTGGAATCGTATTTTATTTGATTTATGGTTTGTCAACGTTGTATAATAGTTATGATGATATTAAAAATAATTGGGCAGTTTATAAAAATAATCCAATGTTTTTACCCATTTCTGGATTTTTTATGGATGGAAATATAATTAAAAATACATATAAAAATTTTCAAGAATTTGTATACAATAATTCAAAAAAAGCATTTCAACTTTTAATTCGACCGATTCAGTATATTTTCGCAATTATAACAAAATCGCTAAGTGATATTGTGCAAGCCATTAACAATATGCGAAAAATGGCAAAGGTTATACGCGAATTATTTCAAGAAATGATAGGCAACGTGTTTGAACAATTGACGCGCAGTGTGTCCACATTGCAATTTTATAATGAAAAATTTCGCAATCTAATGAAAAAACAATACGCGGTATTTCAAATCCTTTATTACTATCTTGAAACACTGCGGGCCACATTTACCAGTATGTTCAATGGTCCGCTGCCAGTTATGCTCCAATTTCTTACAATTTTTGCTGCTCTTTCTATATTTATTATAAGCATGTGCATTTTATGTCCAATTCCATTTGTGGGATTGGTTGCTTGTCCGCTTTGTGCCGCTTGTTTTGACGGTGATACGCTAATTGATACAGCCGATGACCCTAAAAAAATAAGGGATATTGAATTGGGTGATAAAATATTTCCGGATCAAACTGTCATCGGTTTTTTTGTATTCGAACAAAAAACACCGTGGAGCACATATAAATTAGGAAATGCGCATGTCACGGACAGTCATATTTTTTACAATGATGCCGGATTGCCTCAACGCATTAAAGAAATCGCGGATCAACTTGAGAATTCAACTGCAACCAAAGTGTATTGCATTGCGACATCAAACAATTTATTGTTTAGCGGAGGCCAGATGTTTTCAGATTACTATGAAATATCTTCCCCTCAATTGGATGCCGATTGGAATAATGCGGTGCTGCGCAGTTTAAACGGACCGAATTTTGAAATGGACACCCCGTACACGAGCTATCCTACCGGCTTTTTGATAAACGAATGGCTTACAGAGCAACAAAAAACGCTCCCTACCACGGGATTTTCAACGCATTTGATTGCCGAAAATGGGATCGAGTTGTTCGATTACGGCGGCATTATTTGCAGTGGAAATAACATTGTGTTTGAGGATAATGTTTGGAAACGTGTAAGAAACAGTGCTGGCGCAAAAGGCTTCGACGGCATGCATACCAACCGGGTCATTCATTGGACATCTGATACCGGGACGCTGGAAATGAACGGTGTTCTTTTTAGAGATTGTATGGACACGTCCTCACAAGAGGTGTATGATTGGTGGAACGCGGCCAGCATAGAAACTATAAACAAACACATCTGTTAACAACAAACAAAAGCCCAAAAAATGAATGGGGGGGTATTTATTTTCAAAAATATATATATATGTTAAATACGACGACATTTATATACATTTTGTGTTTTCTGCTGGGTATTGCAGTAGTGGCGATCATACTTAATAGAAATCGATATTTCGAACATTTTATAACAGCGTCGGGGGTTTGGAACATTCCTGAAGCGGCTGGTGAAAATGACGATTTGGACGATAAAAATCCATTTGTGTCCGAAAATGACTTTTTAGTTTGGAAAAACAGTCTTTTGTTTCGGGATGACATAAATACCTCTAAGAATACATATTCTCCCAAATATTTAGAAAACTTGTTAAAGCCGTTTGCAAAAATTCAAAAACAGGATAGCCGTGATTACAGTGAAATACGAAAAAATGAAAAGGTGGATCTTGATCAATTTCTCCAGATTACGGATAATGTAATGAACGTGATATCTAACGCAATTTATTACGATCTTTTTAGAAATCCGAATCGTCCCGTGGAGATTGTGTGTCCCAATTTAAATGCGTGCAGCATAAAACTTGTTCGTAAAAAAATCGTTAGCATTCAACGAAATGATAAATCAGGGAAATTGAAATGGGAAATTATGCTTGAAATCATGTTATCGAATAAAAGCTACAGCTACGGCATAATTTGTGTAGTAGAGAACGATATTTTAATTGACATACGTATAATCGGAATAAGACCCGAAGATGCAATAAAATTACGAACAAATGATCTTGAACCGAATGCATATGCTGACTATAACACAAATCAGTCCGTACTGCTTCCAGGAAACATCAACAAAATGGTAAGCGAATATATAAATCGTCAATTTTATAAACCCGAATTAAGTTTAAAAACAAAAATTGAAATTCCCAATGAATTCAATTGTTATGGAAGCTACGGAAAAAACAAGGATACATGCGAAAATAATTATGATTCGTATTACCGAAAAAAAACGCGCGGTGTTTGGGACAGGACCTGTAAGGTGGATTCGGATTGTCCGTTTTTTAAAGCCAATAAAAATTATAAAAATACATTGGGTGGTTGCGTGGATGGGTTTTGTGAGATGCCGATAGGAATCAAAAGCATTAGCCCTCGTTTTTATGATATTAATTCAGAACCATTGTGTTATAACTGCCCAAATAAAAGTCTAAATTGTTGCAAAACTCAAAAAAATCCCGATTATATTTTTTATGAGGATTTGATTGTTCGGAAAGCGCATGAAAATGAGTTAAAAAACAGAGGATTAAATTTAACTTAATTAAAAAACCATTCCATTTTTTGTATCAATATTTTTAATTTTTTCTATGTATTCATGTATTTCTAGTTCAATGTTGTAATCTAAATTGTTCAGATTTACTAAATTACCTAATTTATCAAGTAAAAAAAACTCGAGTTCATCAATTTTCGATTTTAATTGCTGGTCAAAAATTAAATCGTAGCTTTTAAATGTATAATAAGAATTTGAAGTTTCATTCGTTTCCTGATAAACTTTAGCAAAAATAATATAATTTCCAATCGGGTTATTTTGACTGACATATACATCACTTTCCAAATTTTTTATGCATAAGTAAAAAAAATCGTTTGTACGCGTTGTTAATGGTTGATTTATTGTTTTTTTATAAATATATCCATTGTTGGCTAAAAAACCAAATTTGGAAGGGTAGATATCATAATATTCAATTATTTCGTTTGAATTGGTGTACGTGTTATCGTATTGCATAGGGGTTTGATTAAATCCGGTAAAAGCAGGATTATTTTGTGTTGTTTTTATCCCATTTTTATTATAGTTTTTTTTAAAGATTTTATCAATATTTTGTCGATAACCCGTGGTATTAAAACGATAAAACGACAAAAATAAATTATAATTAAGCTGCATGTTTAATTCAATGGTATTATATTCGGTTTTTACTTGAGAAACGGTATACGGAATGGAGTTAAAAACAGAATTAGGGGTTTCAAATATTATGTTTCCGCCGTATCCTTGATACCGTCCTTTGATGGTTATGCTGTAATAATTATATCTTTTAAATGAATTTGAATAATCATAATCGACCGATTCACGAAATCCATAATAAATTATTTTAATTTTATGCGTTTGATTGATGGTAGTTAGAATCGTATTGTATAAAATGTCGTTATAATTGTAGGAAAATAGAGTGATCATGTTGTATTTTGTTGCTAAGAACAGACTAACCAGATTTTTAATATTTAACATAACATAAACTTTATAAACGGTTTTAGTTGAAAATACTTTATTGGTAGGTACTGCCGAAATTAAATAACATAATTTATTGAAAAGTGTATCCGGCTCTTGGTGTGTAGACGAATTTGGATTAAGTTGATAAAGGTCCATATTTTTTAAAATAGATATGTCTTGATTTGAATCCTCCACTGCATAAAACCATCGCACATTATTAAAATTGTCGATCCATTCATCCGATTGTTCCGGAGAATTGTCATTATAAATGGGCTTATAATAACCCGGAATGGTAATATTGTTTGCATTGTTTAATATGTTCAAATCATTTTCTTTTTGGATTTGAGCCAAATCATAGGAGCCATCGGGAACCGGTTTTATATATGAGTTCATTTGCGAATCTTCTAAATTTATTTCATTGCTGTTGTAATAATTACGTTCTATCGACTGAAATCCAACATTGGGAACCACGTACCCCTTCATTCCCGATATATTTATTTTTCTTTTGGATAAATTATTTAGAGTTTTTACACCACATGGATTCAAATCATACAGGTCGATATTTTTTTCTGATTGATAGAAAATTTTAGTGTACCATTCATCATTAGAAATAAACGATTGTGTTGCCAATCCATTGGTTAAAATATCATTATTATTCGCAATGGTATCTGATATTGATTCATACGGAACATCATACGGGTCGCTATACTCCGATATGCACGGATAAAAACTGGAATTGTTTGTTGGATTAAAACGAAATATAACGGCAAGACCGCTTGTATATTCATACTTTAATGGATTCAATAGAGTTAATTCCCAGTATTTTTTACCACCAATAGATGTCATCGTTTGACTCACTCCCGTAATTAAATTTGTTTCTTCATAAATATTGTGATCATTGTCTTCTCCTAAAGAGATTTTATCAGATAGGTTATTATATTCGTTTATATACTTTTTGTAAATGCTATTATAACTTCCATAATTAATGCAAATTGTGCACCCCGATTTTAATACGAATTGTTTGTCATCATTCCAATTTTGAAGCACCATTAGTTTATTCGTATTTTTTAACTTGAAATCAACTGGTTTGTAGATAGTTGTTGCATAATCTTTAATTTGAACCAGCATTCCTCGAATTACGTTATATTTCAACTCATACTTAAGATTAATTTTAAAAATGCGATATGTAGTTAAAGGAGAGGAGGTTATATTTCCATTCGAATCGGTTGTATATTTTGGTATTTTATTATATTCGGATGTTTCGAAACTGTCGTATAATTCAGAAATGCTTTCAATAATATTTGATTGAATGGTTTCATTGCGTTCAATCGTATTTAAATCAATTGATTTTTGTTGATCAATATACAAAAAATTAATGGTAATTAAATAATTAGCTAGCTTATTTTTATTCAATATGTAAACACTCTTGTTGGCAATAACATCGTATGCAGGAACAATAATATACAACAATTTTTCTCCCGGATCGGCTGGAACCCAAACAACCCCATAAACGAACGGACTAGGTGCATTAAAAACTACCAGATTAGAATTTATTTCACTTCCATAGGCGTTTTTATTATAGATAGTATCCATATTACACATATTTATATCAACGGTATTTGATAATTTATAGGATGCGACTTCCGCATCCGAATAAATTTGCTGAAAATAAGAATTTAGATAAGAAACCACTTCACCCGAAGGATTGGTGGTTGTTCCATAAATGAATTCTGATTTGTATGATATGTCTTCTAAATAAAAATTGCGTGATCCGCAAATAGAATACAAATTATCAATTAAACGCGCTTGATTTTCAAAGGCTTTATGTATGTTGTTTTCAATTAGTTGCGTAAAATCAAGGTCTATCATGGCACTGTTGATTGTCGAAAGGTCCACTAATAGTTGAAAAATATCAAGGAGTGCGCGAATTTGCGTTATATTTTTCAAGTTATTTACCTCCATATTAATAATGTTATTTTTGATTGCATCATACGTGTCAATCAAGTTTAGTTGCGTAAGACACATGTGCATAATGGTTTTATTGTCGAACAGATTGATCATAATCCGATATTGTCCATCTAAATTAAAATCGGTGGTGGTTTTAGGAAAAATTTCGTTCCTGCCAATATTTATGTAGTATCCATTTTTGAAGCAAATATTGTTTTGATTTTCTAAATTATATAAATTCATCAGTAAACTGTTGACGCTGTCGATGCTATTAAAATTCAAACATTTTTGGACATTATCCGAATTATCGGGCGCTAATTGGAGTATTGTTTTGAATTTTAAATAAGTGTCGTATAAATAAATGTACTTATTTTCATTCGTAATTGAAATGGGCGTGGTTTTAATGCGGTTGTATACCGCCATGTCGTCCGCGTAAATATAATTGAATGCGGTTAAATTGTTCAGAACGTTATAACCCGGCGCTACAAAAATGTACAGTGTATAAAATGAATTATTGGTGGGTGAGACATCTTTGTACATATTATTTTTTGAAGCTCGGCCGATAAGATTTCCATCTTTATCCCGAATATTTATATTTTCTTTGAAAATGAAATCATCCAGTATTTCCAGTTCAAATCGCCATATATTTTTATTTTGAATATCAATGTAGGATTCCTGTAAATTTAAATAATTGGAACGATCCCCTTTCGTCCACAATAACAGATTATCCGGTTGAATAAACCATGACAAAATGCTGCTATCTCCGATCAAGATTTTATTAATTATGTAGGAATACGTTTCCGCAATGTTTTGAGAATTGATCGGTGGTCCAGCCGCCAAATCACCTGTAATATTCTCATTCATCCCGTTAAATTTATTAGAGTCAATGTCTAGCTTGAAATTATTATAAATGATGTCAATAAAAGCGATAAGCTCATGATTTGCAGGAATGAACAACGAATTAGGAATTCGAGTTGCGTAATATTGAAGCATGTAAATGTTGTAGGATGAACCATTTGAAAGGGGGATTTCTTTTTTAGGATTCAGCAGGCCCAGGTAATCGTTCGGACCCATTGCAATCGGAACCCCCGATTTTATAAAAGCCAACCTCAAAGCTATAAATGTCAAATACATATCAAAACTGAACATTCTTTGAACATTGTACGAAACCGTGTTATAAATATTGAAAATATTGCGTTGCAGGTCAGTTCTTATATTCAGGTCATTGATGTAAATAGTGTCGCCCTTGTTGTATCCAGCCGTGTCATCGACTTGAAGATAAATGTTTTGTTGGATTACGTTATCGGATCCATACGTGAGATACATTTTTTGAATGCTCTGCTGGTTATAATTATTATTGTTGTTAAATGATGTATTCCAGGGAATGGTTGACCCTTTCACCGTAAAATCATTGATATCGAGAATATTTTTGGAATTAAAGCCCAGTATATCTTTTGGCGAATCATATTCATTTGAAGCATTTTTACCAATAAAAAGACAATATTGATTCTGGCTTAAAAAATACAAATATAAATCTTCTTGCGTTAGTTCGAATGATTTCGGATATTCGAATCGTATTTCAAAACCAACATAGCAATTTTTTACTTCCTGTATTGGCCAGTGGTTTAATGGATTTGTCGTGTTATTAATCTTGTCCGTATCAAAAAAATAATCTACCTGACGATACGAATCATAATAAAGGAAACTCTCCATGCTGTAATTAGTTATATAATCCAATAAATATTGACGTTGTGAAACATTGTAAAGCAATTTCAAATAATTTTTGTACCCGTAGCGAATGATGTCTTCGGTGGGCAGTCCCGAATGCAGTTCAGCCAATTGTGTATATTCGGTAAGGCTACCCCATTCATACGGAACAATACAAGCGATTACTTTACTTGTCAAACCATAAATAATATCACCAATAAAAATTGGATTACTCACGTTGGTTTCACCGCTCATTTGAATACGAATGCCGTAATTCCCCTTTTCGTTGCTGGTTTTATCCGTAATTCTAACAATTCGACCAATTTTATAATCTTCATAACTGTAATATAAATTATTAATCACCATCACAAGTTCATCTTCAATAAATCCGCAGGGAACACCGGAATTAAAAACAATTTTGCCAGAACCGATATAGCTATTGTTATTTCCAAATATATTTTTAAGAGTTTGTCCAACATATTTCATTTTTTCATGAGATTCGGGATATCTGCTTCGAAACTGAAACGGTAATAAACTTATTTGCGATAAAATTTCATATATGTTGTTGGGTATAATGCGGTCTTTCTCTTGAACCGTTTTAATATATTGTAAATCTTGAACTGGTGAAATTATTCTTACCTGATATTCAAAGATGGGTAGAATTCTGGTAGTAAATTCTTTATTTAGGTAGGATACTATTTCAGTTGTCAATTTATTATTTGCAATGTCTTTAATAACTTCAATAAATAAGATTTTATTATTTTCAAACTTGCCATTCGTAATTTTAAAATACAGATAGGGATTAATTGGATTATATATTGCCTGGTATATTAAACTATTTTTGATACTATAACTATTTATGTTTATGTTTTTTGTGGTGTCATCATAATTAACTTTAAAACGCGGTTGCTGATAATTGGGTTCATTTATTTTTTTCTTATTTAAATTAAGGATGTCCAGCGATTTTTTAAAATAATTGAATTCTAACATTGACGTTTTATTTAATTTAGTTTCGATCGCAGAAGCAAAAGTAATGTTTGAGTAAATGCCATTTTCAAGTGCTATTTCGTATACCGGCAACATGTTATAATTTTTAATTCCAGTTAGGTTTGTTTTCTCGGGTACTTGCGATATAAAATTTTTATTTTTAAAGTTGGTCGTTTTAACAAACTTGCTTGGTAAATATTTTATATACAGATATTCAATCCAATTTTTTGATTTGTTAATTAAAAAATCATCCGATTTTTCAACTAATAACGTGTATTCCAGTGGTGAATAATAGATGCTGTATCCCGTGCCAATTTGATCGCTATCAACTGACGCTATAAATTGGTTTGACGTGTATATTGTTCCAATATTAATACCCGGTGTTTTTAATGATAATTTAAATATAAACTTTTTTATGGATTTATCCAGAAATGGTTGTTCCAAAATGGTTGTTGGAAAACGAACCCCCTGCTTATTATCTAATATAAGCGTTTTATTTTTGTAATCAATAACATTATACGTCAAATTAGTGACCGTTTCAATGATTCGTATATTATCTAATTTTATTACATATAATTGCCCTTCATTTATATCGTTCGTTTGATAAGCAACACTTTGATTAATTTGACTATTTTGGGTAATAATATCCAGGTTTATCACTTCTGAAAGATACAGGCTTGCATCAAGAATTAAATCAAATTGTACGTCTTCCAATGTTCCAACGAGTTGATAACCATCTTCTGCAATTCCAATTTGATCATTATTTTGGTAATCATATAGATATTCGCCTTTTAAAATCATATTTGAATACATTTTTGAAAAACTGGTACTTGAATACGCAACCAAATAATTACCACTACCTAAATCTTTTAAGAAATAATTTTTTTTAAGTATAAATATATTATCCACCAGAGTTGTGCTATTATACCAATTACCTGGAACAAAACTCTGGATCGGATTAACTAATTGTTGGTTATAATACACATCAAATATTTCCATCGCAGTTCCAATTAAGTTATATTGATTGAGATTTGATAATGTGTAAATTGAGCTTGTTTTGGTAAATGATTTTTGATCAAACACATACATTTTATAAGCCAAACATGGTTTGGAATCATATGTAATTTGTCCAATAAATTCTAAAACGGTATTTGGTATATAAATAGTGCTCTGTTCATTTATTTTGGAATAAATGATTGATCCCGAAATAGAATTACCAACAAATCCATTTGAATAATTACCAATGATCAATATGTATTGCACTAGTTTTAAATTTAACGGTATTATGTTTGAAGCAGTTAATTCGGTTGTTATTTTACGATAAAGATTGCTTTTATATTGAAAAATATTTGTATTTAATGCGGTATAAGAATTAAGCATAAGATCAAGATAAATACTGTAATTGTATGTAATGTTTTCAGTATTAATACCCATGTAAGAATAAATGGTATTTTCAATGTAATTATAACTATTGGATGTATAGGTTGCATAAATGGGTTTGCCGATAATCGATGATGCGTCAAAATTTGGAAGCACAACAAATATACCAACCGTATAATAAATTTTTTTATCTTGGGATCCGCCGGATTGTCCTGAAACCGTTGGTGCTTTTTTTGAACTGACATTAACATCCTGAATCGTTCCAATTAATTGTTCATTTACGTTATTAATTATGCCATACAACTTGCAAAATCCAAAATTGTTTGAATAATCGCTGTCATTCCGTACTTTTATAATTTGATCCATCCAATTGCAAACGGAAACATAAAATATATAGGTTTCATTGTTAACATATAACAAATAATCATTGAAATAAACTAATGGATTTTTTATGATCGGGGTATCATCCTCTCTTAAAATAAAATTACTTAACGAATTATATTCAGCTACAAAATCAGATGAATAAATATAAAATAAACGATTCGTCTCATTCGGATTTTTTTGTGATGTGGATAAACCAAATGGGTAATGACTGTTATCCTTTATTGCAAAAACGTCTGTATTATAATGAAGATGAAATTGTTGTAAAAAAAAATAAGCTACTTCAAATACGTTATTGTTTGTGTAATTAAAAAATTCATTAATAGATGTAATAATATTTAAATTACTCATCATCAACTGATAAATGTCATTTGCCAAATAAAAATTTGGATATTTTTGAAGAGACGATCCGGATCGAAACTTATAGTCTATTTTATTATAGCCGTTTATGTCGTAGATCGCTTCTTTATTCAAAAAGTCATACTTTATACGAGCGCCAACGTAATCAATATTGCTTATTAAAAATTGGTCCGAATAAAGCATAAATCGCAACTTGCTATTAATCAGAAATTTATAAGTATTTATGGTATATGAATCATTATTGATATTGAATATATTTTTAGGTAAGCTGATATTAAACAACGCGATTTTATAAATATTCGAAAATACATTTGCTAAAAAAGTTTTAAAATAACTGCTTTGTGGATAACCAATTTGTCTGGATACAACTTTGAATAAATTGGGTTTATTTTTTATGAAAAGTGCTGCGTAATTATTTAATTTAACATTTGGATTTGTGGTATAAAAAAAACTATAAAAATTAATTGTATTCGCATCTGCAAGCAATTGCTCTTTTGTAAGATATTGCGCATTTATAAATTCATTTAATGTTGCCCACCCAAAAATGTTGTACATTGTAGTATTATCAACAGTATTAACATTAAAAATGGGGGTATTCGTAATTGAATTGAACTCAAAATTGCGCGTATTAATTCCGTTAATTTGAGATGTTAAGTTTGTTATATTTGTAAAATAAATAAATGAACTGTTTTCTAATTTTAGGTTGGGTATGTATAAATATATTTGACCAGGGCGATTTGAACTCATAAGAACACCAATTTTTTCAATATTTAATTGAACGCTATTTATTACATCCTGTTTATTTCGTGAAGAACTATCCACGATCAGATATGATTGCTTTAAATAATGATTTTTATTTAATCCAAAGGCCTCAAATTGGTCTTCAAGAATACTGTTTTTAATTGGTTTTGGTCGGTTAGCTTTATCTACAACATTGGTATAAAACACCGAACTTTCTTTTGAAATTAGTGAATTATTACTCATAATTAAATATAATCTATAATATAATATAATTTATATTTAATATTAAAATAGGTGCAAAAAAATCTTAACAATTTATATCAGTTGTTTATGAATTAACGATAGATAGTTATAAATCTGGGTTAGTACCATTTTTTTTTCAATTTGGTAGGGTCGGATTACTTGCATGGCTTCATCGTAGGTCAGCCATTGAATAGAACTTATTTCTATATTTTGATGTTCGGTCAACTCAAATTCATTATAATTAATCAATTTTGTCCCGCGACATAAATAATAAATATGCTTATATTTCTTATAATTTGACCCGCAGTATTTTTCAATAATTGGAATATCGGTTAGAATAATTTCCATATGATCTTCCGGAAAATTAGTCTCTTCTTTAAATTCTCGAATGGCTGCGTCTAAATTGCTTTCATTCATTTTACGTTTGCCCTTTGGAAATTCCCATTCCTGTTCTAACCAATTGTATCTGGCATTTTTTATAATCTGATATAAATTGATGTACTGATTATTTTTATTAATGTATCCATTCTTGATTAAGACAAATTTTTTTTTAGATATTAAATAGTCATTTTCTATTTTTTTTTTCATTTCTGCCGATAAATCATTTTCAAAATCATAACAGTTGTAATCGATGGAATACCATAACTGATCGAATGTTTCCGTCATTATTCTTATTTTTTCATGGATTGTCATTTCATTGAAAATGCGATAAATGTATTCTAAATTGTTTAAGCTATATTTTCCAAGAATAAAATCCATAAAGCCCAATGTAAATTTTCGTCTTATCATTAAAAATTTAATTTGTTTGGCACTGTCTATATGAAACATGATTATTCCTAAACTAATGATTGGTTCTAAACAACTGCGTAAAACATGTCCCAATTTACCACAATTGCAGCAATAAATTTTTCGTTTTTGATTAGTATTATTATTCATATAGAATTGTGTATTTATTAAAAACCTATATTTAATGTAAGTATATGTTTTTAAGTAATTTAACTACCTTTAAAATTTGATTTAAATATAAATATTCAATATTAATATATAGCACGTAGTATGTCTCTTTTTATAAGAAGCACGTTATTTCATAAAATAAATCTTTTACCTCATGAAATAAAACATGATTTAGATGCCATTCTGCTCGAAAAATTAAAGAACGAGGTAGGCGACCGTTGTATTAAAGAGGGATACGTAAAAAGGGAATCAATCGAAATTTTAAAACGTTCGATTGGAGTAGTTGACAGCATTCATTTCAATGGACGTATGTGTTTTCAGATTACCTACAGTGCTGAAGTGTGCAATCCCACCGAAGGATTGCGGTTGACGGGACAAATCGCGGACATTAATAAAATGGGTGCTATTATAGACAAATCACCCCTTTCAATTATATTACCTAAGCAACAGCCCCAAATTGATTTGGAAGTATTTAAGGGATTATCGGTCGGCGATGAAGTGCTTATATCCATCGTAGGTTGTATATTTGAGCTTTATGACACCAAAATTAATGCGGTAGGAACAATCATTCGTTAGTAATTCCTAATAGATTGGCAGCTCCGCCATTGCGGACTGGGCGTGGTATAATTGCCACAGACGGGTGAAGTATTTATGCACGGTAAGGTAGTTGGAATGGATCCACCCGTTGGAAGAGCCAAACCAGAAAGCGATCCGCCAGGAGGAAGCGAAAGCGACGGGTCGATTGGATTAGGAACACAAGGACGATGATTATCTTTTGACAGAGTGCGGGCACTGATATTGAAATCAAAAGGGACTTCAATGCGCTCTTGGGGATTGATGCAGAGCCATTCCCAACGGTTCCATCCTGTTCCGCGCAGGGTGCTGGGACCATTACTTAAACGAGTAAATTCTTCTGGGAAAAAACAGTCCTTAAAATGTTTTAAATTAGAATCGGTCGCACGTTGCCCCCGTTTAAGGTTTTGTTTGCAGTTGGTGCATTCTTCTAGTACGCCCCCTCCGCAGGGAAGGCCCCCCTTGCAGGCGGCACCGGGACAACATGGAACGTATTTCTGAGAAGGGTCCTTTGACAGCGGGCGGGTTAATCCCAGAAGCTCGCTGTCCACATCAATCAGCGGCGTATTTGCTATCAAACTGTCGCCTTGCACTTGAAGTCGTACGGTGGGCGGGTATGGATAACAAGATTCGCAATTTTTATCAAGATTATTTGGAGTGCCTAAAAGATAATTACCAACACCAACGGATTGATACAGTTGTTGTTTATAAGCACCGTCATCATATGTTGCTCTATTGAAACTCATTATAATATATATTAATAAAATGTTTTTTTTTGTTTTAACCCGATTTTAATAAGTTTAAATTTATCTATATATTTCTTTTAAAATATATAGATGAGTAAGGAAGCGTACTCGCATTATTTATTGGAAGTCAAACAAGAATACACCAAGCAATTGAGCAATTTATTGGTGCCAGTTATCTATGAAGGTTTGATATCCATTTACAATGAAGCAAAGCGCACAAACAATGAGTCATCCATGAAAGTGTTTCAGATACTGCTATCCCGGATTCCAAATTGGAATCAAAACATTGTTGAAGGTGAATATCAGCGCATTTTACAAAAGACCCAGTGCGACTGGTTGAACGATTTGATTACCGCCGTGTTTATTAGCCACGCAAAAATATTATCTAGCATAAAAACAACCACGAAAAATAAGACTCTGAATTTAAAAGTACCAAATGGCGAATATTTCATTCACAAGGCTTACATTGAATGCGCCCGGCAGTTTTGGAAGAACCCCTATTTATTCTATGATGATGTTCAAACGGTTAATACAATAGACTTTCAGCGCAATATGCGTGAAATAGAAATGATTATTGAACAATCCATTCAGGAATCGGTTCGAAAATTATTGCCCGTTAAAGATATCCTCCAGCAGTATATCAAGCTGGACGAAGACAGCAGCAGTGATAGCAGTCGGGACGACAATTCGGCGGAAGAAAAGGAAAAAAAACCCAAAAAAAATAAGGAAGAAGAAAAAGCAAAATATCATGAAGAATATATTACCAGTAATATTCCATCCAGAGATCGCATTAAACTGGAAAAATCGGTCAGACGCGAACTTTCAAAAACGGTGAGGGAAAACCCTGACAATAATTTTTCAAATGTGAGTGTTTCGAACCAGTATAAAACCAAAAAACTGCCCGTTTCCGAAGTCGGAGGTGAGTTGCCGCCTTCCCCTGAAAAGAAGGAAGAAGTGGTAGAAATTTTAAATGATACAACACCTCCACCACCACTTGAGTTGGATGGAGGAGGAAGAATTCCACCACCAGCGGTTGCTGATGAGCCGTCATTTAAAGAAGAATCGATTGATTTATATGCTGCGGAACCGGTTATTCAAACACACATGCCAATTCTTGAACATGAAAAGTCTGCATCGGAGCTGTTAATGTTAAATAACCCACCCCATATTTCCGATTCCGCAAACGAATCCTCGATCCCTGATTTTCAGATTGATGACGATGTTAAGGACTTCTTTTCTAAATCGAATGAAAAAAATACAACCAATATTGAAGCTGTAAATCCGTTCAATGACAATTTAAGCATGAACACGTTGCTCGAACAACAACGGATTCCAAAACAAGAAGAACTCAAAAGTTTTAAAATAAATATTGAAGATATTCCGGTTTTTAATCAAGAACCAATACCCCCTCCCCCACAAGAACAACCTGAAATAAAAACCGTTTTTATCAATGATAATAATAAGAGAGAAGAGTTTGAAGAAGTTAAGGATAACAAACCAACTGTATCTAAAACCAATTTGGGACAAAAACGTGATATTAAAAAGAATTATTCATTTTTCTAATTACGTTTGAATACATGGTATTAAAATTCTTACTTTTAAATATAAGGTAAAATGTATCTTAACGAAAATTCAATTCCTGCGTTGATTGGTTTATTATTTTGCTTATTAATTTATCTGGATGGATCAATCAACAACATAAAGCGTACCGGTAGGGATTATGTCAAAGCGTTTGTAGTGATGTATTGTTTAAGTTATTTATCCATTTATATGTTCACAAATAAGGGAAAACAGTCTGGTGGAAACGCCCTATCCTTTTTAACAAGAGCCCCCATCAGGGAAGACATTTTTATTGGACATCCCAACTTCTAACGTTTCAATTCGCTTTTCCAATTGTTCTATTTTACTCATTAAATCTTGTATCGATGGCAACCTAGTAGTTTGAGATTTTGAAACGGATAATAGTCCGAATAAATTTTGAGAAAAGGAGATGCTTTTTAAAAAATGGGAAACGTGATTTTTTAAAGATATATCTTCGACGGTACATTCCCGCTCTTTATAATAGTTCTCAATATTTTGACCGTTCCTGCTGACGTTTTTTATAATTTTTAAATCATGGGCATTAAACGTTTTATAAAGATGATTCAAATTCGCAATGTTTGTTTCCGATGGATTATTGAATACAAAATCGAGGAATTCAAAAATTAAGGCATGATCATGCACATGCTGTAATAATTTGCTTTCAATATCAGCGTAATTCGAATTAAATATTTCAATTATATCAACCATATATAATTGAAATTATTCTTATCTTTTTAAGTGGAATTTTAAAAGGGTTTCCTAACTTGACAGTTTTGAGAAATAACGGAATTGACCATGGGACTGGGGCAAAAATCCAAGTTGGGTTTGGGAGGCAGGGGAATGGGTTTATAACGGATAAATTGACAAGGCGGTAAATTGACCAAACGGGTAGAAAGCGTTTGCGGGGCAGAGCAAGACGATCCCGCAATTTGAATACTGTCTCCATAGGTGGGTTGATATTTCATACTGGGGCACAATGAAGCGGGACGGGTTTGTCCGCGTAATTCGCTTTCCAGCGTGACCAAATCCCCATCGATTTGACTGACTGCGGGACCGCTCGCCAATCCTAATTCGTGTCTGCACTTGTTGCAGTTTTCATATTTCATGGGATTTAAAACGTAAGAAAGAGGACCCACGCTTTCATCAAGTCGTTTTCTATATTCGCAAGTGTCATAACTCAATCTATTAAAACTCATATTATATATAAATACAAAAGATAAAATTTTTAAGAAAATAGAAAGATTAATTTTCTTAATAATTTTCTTGGAAAAAGTATATATGGAAGTAATCATTGCAAGTAGTTTATTAGGGGTAGGATATTTATTAAATAATGACATCAATAAGCATAGACCATTTGATGCGCATATTCCAAAACCAGTCAATCGTGGCATTCTTCAAAATACCGATGCTCTTAATTCGAAAATATATTCAACATCAAAAATGATTGAAGCACGCAAGGTTGAAAATAACTACAACAAAGCGAAAGACGCAATCAATACCAACATTATCCCGTCCTATTTTAACGAAGCAATTATTAACAATCAGACAAATAATATTCAATATTTACAGAGACCCGCTTCAAATCGAAGCACCAAAATAAACAAAGAACCCGCCGCCGACAACACACTGGAAAGCTTCTTTGAACCAATTACCCAGCCGGGATACACCGATGCTCCCGAAATGTTCAGCCCCCTATCAGGCACGATGATGAATTTTTCCCATAATAATCAGGTTCCTTTTTTTAAAGGCAGTTGCCGACAAAATGTGGATCCTTTTGCAAATCAGTCGTTGCTTGAGAATTTTGGAGGGATTAATACATTTCAAATGGAAAAAAAACCGGTTGAACCCATGTTTAAACCGAATAAAGACATGTCTTACGTAAACGGAACACCTAATCAAACACATCAGATACTCGACCGCTTTGTCCCATCCATGTACAGAACCATGGAAAAACCGACGGACCCCATTCACGTGGGTCCTGGCTTGAATCAAGGGTATACCGCTACACCCACCGGTGGATTTCAACAATTTGACGCTCAAGAATTTGTACTGCCGAAAACCACCGATGAAATTAGAACCCTTAATAATCCCAAGCTTAGTTTCGAAGGAAGAACCTCCGGACCGGCTGGTTCCGTCGTTCAAAATCGTGGTTTACAGGGCGTGGTGAAACACCGGCATCCGGATAAATTTTACATACAAAAACCGGACAGGTATCTTACAACAACCGGTGCATATTTAAAACCAGAAATGCCTGGTAAATTTGATGCCAAAGCAACGTCTCGTCAGGATAGTATCAGTTATGAAGGTGTCGCTGGTCCCGCGGCAACCCATGTTGAAAGTCTCCGACCCGCCGTTCAGGACAGCACAAACGTTAATTTTACTACGGACGGTATGAGAAACGCCAACCTTCAAACGTATGGTGAAGGTGATAAATATGATTACAGCAAAGCGAGCTATTTCGCAAAACCCAATGAACGGCAAACCACAGAAGACAAGAATATTATTACAAATCTTACAACCACCGTTAAAGCATTAATTGCGCCTTTACTTGATGTGCTGCGTATTTCTAGAAAAGATAATGTTATCGGTAATCCCAATAAAGTCGGATACTTTTCTCGGCCCGGTCCTTCTAACCCTACCGTGTATGATCCGAACGACGTTGCCCGAACTACGCTGAAAGAAACCAACATCCATAACAATCGCACCGGAAACCTGGGATCTAACGCCAGAAAAACAATTGTCTTCGACCCTAACGACGTTGCTAGAACAACCATCAAGGAAACCAACCTCAATAACAATCGCACCGGAAATTTGGGATCCAACGCCAGAAAAACGGTGGTCTACGATCCCAACGACATTGCCCGCACCACAATTAAAGAAACCAACATCCACAACAATAAAACCGGTAATTTTGGAAGCGTTGCAAAAAAAATTACGGTTCATGATCCGAACGATGTTGCACGCACCACAATTAAAGAAACCAACATCCACAACAATAAAACCGGCAATTTAGGAAACGCCGTTTTAAATAAAACAAAAGTGTACGATCCGAACGACGTTGCACGCACCACCATCAAAGAAACCAACATTCACAACAACAAAACCGGCAATTTTGGAAGCGTTAAGAAAACGAAAGTGTACGATCCGAATGATATTGCACGTACCACGGTAAAAGAAACCAATATCAACAACAATCGTACCGGAAATATGGGGGCTCCCGCCGTTAAAAAACCAACGGTGCATGACCCGAACGACATTGCGCGAACCACGGTTAAAGAAACAAATATCAACAACAATCGCACCGCCAACGTTGGTTCCACCACGCTTCAAAACGGTACGGGTTATGAAACCGCCGATTTCACCGCTCCCAATACCAATCGTCAGTTTACCAGCGATTATGAATACAGCGGCATTGCCGATGGACAAACCGGCCGAGGTGGCGGTGATGGATACCTCACTGCCGATTTCGACGCCCCCAACACCAATCGACAATTTACCAGCGACTACGAATATGAGGGACCGGCGAAGGACTACCTCGACCGACCCATGGACGAAACCATGTGGGATAATGCTAAACTAAATATCACCAAAACGGGCGTGAGCGAGGGTCGCTACCCCACGCTGAGCAATACCAAATTGGCACTGGGTGGAAAGGACATCAATATGGAAGCCAAAAAATTGGAGGGCGACCGCGTGAATCAATACAGCCCAACCGCCACAAGACTGTACACCCAAACCCCCAGCCTGGGAAGCTGCACGGTCACCACCGATAAGGATCAATTGCCCAATGAAAGTATCAATAATCGCATCAATCCCAATATTTTAACTGCCTTTAAAAATAATCCATATACCCAACCCCTTGATAGTTTTTAATCGTGGGTTTGTCTGACTTGATGATGTAAATGAATAAAAACTTAAAAAAATATTATGTTAATTACGTATAAATGATACGCATAACCGATTATTTTAAACCGGTGCCTCGTCGGTTAACCCTGTTTCGTGGAATTAATAAAAAAATCGTTTTTTTCATGAAAGATAAAATGGCGATTATTATGCAGCATCATCATTCATTCACAAAAAAAGAGTATCAAATGCGAATGACCGATTATTATCCAACTATCATTTTTAACACTTACGATTTTGGACAAACAAAAATTACAAACTATTTCAGTTCAAAACCTAAAGACATTTGAAAATAATTTATTGTTTAAAGAAATCCTCTAGTAAAATAATAAGATCAAATAAAAAACAAATGGGCGGAACGCAACTTATATTTAACAAAAAAACATTTGATGAAAGTTGGGAATCCGGTTCAACCATGTGGGTCGTTTATGGAGATGGAATAAGAGTTTTCATGAAAAGTAATTATGAAGATAAACAAAAATTATTTACCGAATTAAAACCCTTTATTGAAAACAGAAAACAATACGAAGTTTTTGCAAATTAGGTTATTTATTTTAATTTTTTTAATTTATTGGATAAAAGGATATAAAGATAAGCCACTTATATAAGTTGTGGGAGGATGGTAAGCTTCTTTAGCTCAGTTGGTTAGAGCGTCCGGCTGTTAACCGGAAGGTCATTGGTTCGAGCCCAGTAAGGAGCGTGAAAATGTGCTAAAACACAATCTACGTGTGATTTAGTATATTATATTTCGTTAGAAATGTCGCAAATAAATGAATTGTTTAGCCCCCAAACCTGTAATTATTCATTAATTTTAACAAAAAATTGATCAATGGGTTTATGTCCAATCAATATAAAAATGGACGCTCTTTTTGTTAATAATTATGATGAAAAAACTATTTCGGAAATGATTCGTTCAAGTGAAGCCGATTTCAATTATATTGCGAATACCATTAAAACACACGAAATCAATTTGTATTTGAACGATGAAACCGACGGGTTAGACGCGAATGAAGTGGACGAATTGCGTAATTTTAGTTGTAAACAGTTGGCAACATTATTGCAAAATTTTCAAAAAATCGTAATGAAATTTAATCACATTCAATACGAAAAAAAAGGTGATTTTGCTGTTTATTTTAAATTTAATGATGGCGGTATTTTGTTTCATGATGCGGAAGTTGCGTATGAAAAGATCACGGAAGATGAGGGCAGTCGGCATCCCTTGGTAAACCGTGTTTTCATTACCAGCATTTATGTCCTTCGGAGTTTGGTCGGCTATTATTTTAGTAAAATGGATCTATCATCGAAGATTCTTCAGTATTATGAACAGGAATTACTCCGAAGAACAAATCCACTGGAAGTGCGGTTTTTACAAATTAAAATCGGTCAACAAAAGGAGGAAATTAACCAACAAATGACAGAAATAGCCCAGAATTTGGACATGTTCTATCCAATCATTTCGAGTTTTTTGACAAATATTCTAAATTGCATGAGTCGAAACAATGATTGTGATATTGAATACCTTTCTCGATATCCGGATCACATATTTGGCATCATTCAGAGTCTCTGCAAAATGCCAAAAAATGAAATGATAAAGCACATGATTCATTCCTCGCTTGTGAGTCTGTACCTAAATTCTCACATCCCCAAATTGATTCGATACGATATTTTCAATTGTATTTTAAAAAACCACGAATTAAAAACTCAATTATTAAGAGAAATTGAAGAAACGCATCAACCAGGAATTTTACTGGATGACGTGCTTGAATTTAGTCGTTCGGATGAACACCTGTTCAATTTCATTTCGTGCACCATGTGCATTCGAATTTACATGAAAAAAATGAAACGGAAAGGAACGCTGTCGCATTTGGTGGGACATATTGGGAACAACGTTGAAAATACGCGGACCCTTATAGTGGGATTGTTTGAACACATCAATAAATGCGTTGGACACATTTATAAATCAGATTCAAATGAAAACTCGTCTCAAATAACAGAAGAATTGTCCTATCAAGTTCAAATATTTTTGAAATTTATTAAACAAATTATTCGACTTTATCCGGAAATAATTAACTGTCATTTGGTCCATTATATTCCGTTCGTAATTATTAATATTTGGAACACGTATCGCGAATGGGTGGATGACGTAATCACGACACAAATGTCAAAAATATTGAGCGAATGCGCGGTTAATGCCGATTTTATAAATTACTTTTCAAGTTTAATTTCGAATGATATCAATCAGTACTTCAAACTAGTATTCTTTGACATGTCATTGGTTCAAAAGCGACTGACGTTATTTAATAAGTTGTCCAATTTGGATAACGAATTTATTGATCCGCTTCAAAGCACCTTTATATTAAAAGTTGCGTTTATTCCAATGGCGGGAACGGAACCAATGCTGTGCGACAAATATGTGATTGAAAGTTATTTGCGGACCAAGCCGGAAAACCCGTTCACACGCGAAAAAATGACGATTTCCGATTTTAACCGTATTCAACATGAATTAAACGACTTAATTTTATCTAAAGAGGAACAGCGCAAGCAGTTTGTTTACGAAAATAAATAATTGTATTAAAATGGTAAAATCGTTTCATTTTTTATTGAATGTAAATAATATACTATACATAATGGACACGTTGTACGTATTGCATTTGGCCATTTTTGCGTTCATTTTTAGCATTGCCGTTTGGCCCATTTCATATTTGCGCTATGGCGTCTACATACCGCTCATCATTTCAATGATATGGTTTGTAAATAATGGATGCCCGATTACCAAGATGCAAACCAATTTACATGGCAATTCTTTCACAAAGGACGTATATAAAAACTTCATGCCACAAATCACCGAAGACGAGGTGCAGAACATAAACACGTTTGCTTTACTATCAATTACCGCGATTGGGTTTACTCGGTTATTAAAACAACAAGGCTGAGTTTTATGGATTGTGGCAGCGGAGGATTTAAATTTGATGTCTTAAAAAATGAATAAGAGTTTAAAGAAAAAACAATTATATATATTAATCAAAAAGCAGAAGCATGGGCGTGCGCGACCTGAATTATCTAATAAAACGGTATAATCATTCATCGATCAAGGAACTAACCCTCCACGATTTAAAAAATAAAAGGCTGGCGATTGATTTGCAGCTGTATTTGTATAAAGCATTAATCCAAAATAAGAATCCCGTGGAAGAAATACACAAACAAATTCTTCACTTGGAACGTTATAAAATAACACCCATTTACGTGTTTGATGGCAAACCACCCAAGGAAAAAATGGATGAACTTCAGAAGAGGGCCTTCCGACGCAGCCGCAGTTTGGAAGTGATTCAGTACCTCGAATCCATTTATCTTCAGAAATTAAGCAATGACGAGCTGGAAAGAAAGACCTTCGTATTATCAAAAATCGATGAATTGAAAAAAAATTCAATGGTTATCGACAAAAAAACGAAGAGGGCAATCAAATATTTATGCAATATTATGGAGATTAGATATGTTGACAATATGGACATGGAAGCCGACAAAGCAATTGGTATTCTCTATAAACAGGGCGAAATTGATGGATGTATTAGCGAGGACAATGACATGTTGGTTTACGGATGCGAGCATTTGTATCGGTTCTACAAGACCAACAGCAACCACATTCTTGAGTACAATTTGATAGAAATAAAGAAGGATTTAAGTGTAAACGACAAGGAATTCGTAGATTTGTGTATTTTATGTGGAAGCGACTATTATAAAAAAATAAAATTTAAATCATCGTTCAAGAACAGTGTTGTTGCGTATTACTTGATTAAGAAATATAAAACGATTGAGAATATAGTAGAAAATAAAAAATATTTACCCAGCGATTTAGATTATGAAAGGATAAGAAATATTTATAATTTGGTAGAATAATCTAATATTAATGTATATGATTAATATTTTTTGGTTATTTTTATTTTTGATCATTTTATTGTTTTTGTTATTTAAGCTTGGACAAAAAAATACTACAAAGCAAAAACAGATCGAATTCTTTTCTGATAAAAGTTCCGTTGAATTCATGGTTCAAGCAGATGACAGCTTTGAATGCATTCATAACGGACAAGTTGTTGCCAGTGGAAATAACTGGAATCAAATGTATAAGTTTACTGTTAATGACGTTAGTCCAAACAGTAAAATCCTGTTTGGTGTAAGAAACAATGGAGGACCGGGCAGTATTCGTATTCAATTCAGGTATAGTGGGCGCACATTTTTCAGCGATCTGTCCAATATGGTGTGTCTGGGAAAACAGAATGAATTAAACGGACCGATAATTGGCAATCGCTACATGGGATGCTTTCAGGACCTGAATTACAATCGAGACCTGCCCATGAGCGTCGGGTTTATGAGCAAAGATCAGTGCATGTTAACGGCTTTTAATCAGAACGTCCCGTATTATGCACTGCAGTCAGGCGGTTTGTGTTTTCTGGGAAATAGTTATGGCAGGTGGGGAAGGATGAATGAAGCCTTCTGCAAAGTTCCGTGTTCCGCAAACCCCAGCGACATGTGCGGCGGATCAGGTACCAATTCCGTGTTCAGTGTTAAGGAGAAGCCGGAAATGATGTACGTTGACCCCGTTGCAAACCCGGCTTTTGACGTGCGAGCCAAAGCAATGTGGATTCAAAGTGATGGCAGCGCCCTGGGCCGCTGGTTGTTTGAACTGACCATGCCCAGCTTGGATAAATTGGATTTTTGTCCCGATTACAACTATGCGGAATTCAATCCGGCCGGCTGTTTAAATGCACGAAGCAAAGAAACATGCACGAGCTCCGTTCTTCCAAATTATAATTCAATGCCGCAATCATGCGGAAAAAAATATAATACAACCGATCCGGATTTGTTTTTTATGGTGATGAACAAAACATTTAAACTTACATACGATTTGGACAACAAGGTTTCCCCGTCGCCTTCCAATTCCAAGCACAACGCGCAAAAGAAAATGACAGATGGTGAATTAATGGCGCGATTGAAAGCCAAGAAATTAATGCCGCCAAAAGAAGGGTATTCCAGCGGCAGTTTATACCTCACGGAATTTCTGGAAAATAATTTTAAGATGTTGGGGTTATTAGCAATGATTGGAAAGCGCATAAACTATCCCATGGACCCGAAACAAATGGTTGCATATAAAATAGTATTACCGGATTCGCCAATGTATTACGCCCTTGTTAAAAAAGCGCTGCAATTTTCAAGCAAAGAACCGGATGATCCCCTTTCGAAGATGTTTATGGATGCTTACAATAAAACTTATTTATTAGCACGAATAATTGTTGGAACGCCGGCGGTTGCCCGCGAATGCAGCTGTCTTGGATTGAGTGTTCAAAATTCGCAACAATGTGTACCGTGTTAGGTTTCCAAAATTTTAATTATTATACCACTTTATAATAATATTTAAAATATTGTTCAGTTCTGCGACTTCAGAACATTTTTTTCATGCGATGAATATTGGCGTAATTGATTGCGTTGCTTAATAGAAAGTTCTACTGGAACGTATGTCGATGATTTAAACATGTGTTTTGAATAATATATATATACCTACCCCTATTTTTTATAATCTTTTAAGATTAGACCAAAATATATTAATATATTACATTATATTATATAAAGTATATAATGAGGAGTCGAAAATTAACTGGAAAAGCCAGAAAAAGAATAAGCAAAAAAAGAATGTTTATTAAAAGGGGTGGAGGTGTAGAAGATGATATTCTCCGAAAAGTTGACATTTTACGTCAACGCGATGGCGATTTTGATGATCAAGAACTTAAGAAATTAACTGGAGCGGAATTATTAACTAAAATGAGAAGTTTAAGAAACGCATCGGATGGTTCGGTATCACTCGGTGATGCCGCTAAATTCGGTAAAGATTTAATGAGTGCAAGACGTATTAGTGCTTACAACGATGAGGTCATCAAAGAACTTCTTGCAGCATATGATATGAATTCCATTAAGGAACTAATTTTTAGTTTGGATCCGGTGCAATTAAATCTGCAAGAGTTTCTTCCACGTCATATGGTGCAATCATTTGGTGGAGATTTATCCAACTGGTTATTTCAAAAAATTTCTTCAAACGTGTTTCTACCCAGTTCAAAACCAAAAATAACCAAACGTGATTTGCCGATGATTATATCTATAATTCAAAACAAATTACAGAAATATCCAGAAATTGATGTGAGTAATGAAAATACACAACAATTAATTATTAAGGATTTATTAAAAAAAATATATTATTTGAATGAATTAAACAAATTAGAAAATCAAACCATGAGTGGCGGAAGTCTTGATGGTGTAAGTATTGGTGTAGCTGTGAATATATGCATTTTAACTTGTTATTTATGTATACCAACATGGAAATATCTCAACAAATTAGAAAAAGAAGCGAAAGAAAGAGATTTAATAAGAAAAAGGATTCGAGCGGAACGAGGTTCACGAAAAGAACCATATCACCGTGATTTTAACGATTGGTGGGAAGGAACGAAAGATAGACCATATACCGGTTGGTTTGGACATGATAGTGAGGAGCTTAATGATTTTATAGATGAAAATGTCGACAAATATTTACAACGTGAGCCTCAACTTCAAAATGAATACGATGATGATATAAGATTAATGCAACAAGGTATAAAACCAACAAGTAAAACTTATTTAAAATCGGATAAATTATGGAACAAAGAACAAACGAAATGGTGGAAGGACCCATATTATCGAAGAGCCGATATTACTTACACTAAACTACCAGAAAAACAGACCGCGTTATTCAACAAAGGTTATCGAGACGCATTTATAGATTCTAAGGTCGATGAATATTTAGCACTAGAACCGGCTCTGCTTAGAAATACGCATGATGCTGAAACATCGAGGGAAGTTTTTAATACGTTTAGAAATTAAAGAACAGTAGCAAAAAATATATCGATGACGATGAAGCTATACATATTTTTCAAGACAAGTCAATGAGTACTTAAAAAATATTGAATATTTTTACTATTTGATAAAAAAAATGTACCAATAAATTATATATTAAAAATGACAGATGTCTGTTCTGTTAAGGATTTTAAAATAAATATTTTACCCTACTTAGACAAAATGGTCGAATGGTATGATATCATCGTATCCAAACGCGGAGGAGAAGCCACCATAACCGATTTAAATAACATTTATGATGAAATAAATACCAACTTTAAAAAAGAATTATGTACGACTGAAGATTTCCCGTTTGATTTAAGGTCTACCTCGTTTGAGGTAAAAGTTATTGTACCGAGGGAAGAATCAAGAACGGCAGGAAGAATCAAGTGGGCAGTTGAAAACTATGCAGTTGCACATGAATTTATTGAAATACTTGGAAAAAATGGTTGCTTTTATACCATAGGACTTGCTGTCAATGATACTGGAAAACCTATACTGATGATGAATGATTTTGCTTATACTTTATGTGGATTGAGGTATAAAGCGTGCGCCGAAACAATTCAAAGTGGAAATGATTATTTAATTCCAATATCAGACGCATTGAAAAGTCGCGGTGTTAAAGAAACGATTGTAAATAATGTTCAGGAGTGCAATTTAGTTTGTCATAATATGGAAGGTGTTAGAGGCGATCCAAAAAATAAATACAAACCAAAAGTACATGGAAGGATACAAAATCCTCTTTCGAAAACAATTGAAGGAGGTTTTTTAAATATGCATCATATTAAAATATTACGTGATGTCATTTCACATTCAACCGAAGATTTGAAATATACGAGTTTAGAACCCACCCCTACGTTGACAGCTGTTTTACATTCTGCAGAATATGATCTTTTTGGATCATTAAAATTCAGAAATGGCGCTGTTTCAAGCATAATGAAGTATGTGGTACCGTCAAAAATTAATGGAACATTATGTTTAAAAGATAACTCAATGAATTGTCGAACATTCGCTGAAGATTTTTATTTAAATGCAGAACAATTATACACAAATTTACAATTAATATTTTTGACTGACCCTACACACGTACCTATGACTTCGTGCAAAATGCCACCACCCACCTTTCTCGACGAAATTCAACCCCAACCCCAACCCACGCAGCAGCAACCAAGAGGTTGGCTTAGATGGCCGCGGCAACAACAACCCGCCGCATTCGAGGAACCGCCGCAGCAACCTCCAGCAATCGAAGAACCGCCGCAGCAAACAAGAGGTTGGTGGCCGATGCGGCGGGCGTGAACATAAAAAAAAACATAAAAAATATTTAAATAAAACCAACTTACTATTTTATTTAAAAATTATTGACATACAATTTACTATATATGAATGAGTTTATGTCGATGGACGCTATCGGGAAAAATGATTTGTTCTATTCCTTATACCAAAGTCCGATCGTGTAAGTTGGTGATATTTCAAAATACTTCTCTACACCAACAAACACAAACCGCTCAATGGCTGCTTCACATTTTTGGTGCCGATTTCAGCACGCAGGGCATACACACCGCACCCGAAATGATTAAATTTATTAAGGACCATTGGTCAAATGGCGACAGTTTTTATTTGTTCATTGGACCGGACGAAAGCGTGCTGGGTGGTATCGGAATTGATTTAAGCAATAATGAACCCTATCTTTCAAATATGTTTATTATACCCAGTATGCGAAAACACGGGTATAGTAAAATATTAATGAAGTACGCTGAAATACATGCAAAACGTTTCGAATTCAACTATATTAAATTATGGTGCGAACCTAGCTTGGAAACGTATTATAAAAAATTCGGTTATCAGCTTGAATCTGAAAAACAGAATTCGAAAGGAGCGACTGTTTTAATTTTGAGGAAGGACTTTTAATTACAAAGCGATTCAAAAATATCATTTAAATTACTGGATATAACCGCTTCTGGATTTTGTTTGTATAAATCTATTAAACGGTTATCAATGTAGGCGCGCTTACAAATAGCGGGCGTGTGATACAAATGTTTCGCCGCAAATTCAATCGCAGTTTTGATATTGGATTGAAACCCCCGCACAGTGCTTGGTATTTCCAATGTTTTAATTTTGTCAAAAAAATACTTGTTTGCTTTCCATGTTCGAAATATTTTTGCCGAAAAATTGCGGTCATAAATTTGAAGAAACTTATTGATGTCATTGGGATACACCCGCATCGTTCCATTTTCCAACGAAAATAACATTTTTTTTTGATCATACACGTCGTTGTCAACATAATCCCATATTTGTCGTATGTGCTCAATTAAAAATTTGTTTTTCATACGGCACGTGTTTTCAACCTGTTTTTTCCCATTGAATTGAATCTGATTTTTATCAATATCAACGTGCTTGGTTTCAATTGTGAGTAAACCCGTGCTTTCTTTGTATTTCGAATTTCCAACGCGGAAATTGCACTCGTCCATAAGTAAAATGGAAAGGGCCAGCATTTCTAAACTTGAAAGTTCATCAATGTATTCCTTTTCCTGTTCTTTGATGATGAATTTACAATCCGAAATAATTACATCAATACAATTTCCAAAACTAACCAGATTACAGTATTTTATTTTATTTTTATTTTCGGATTCTTTCTTTTTTTTTATTTTTTCAAGTTCTTCTTTGTTCATTAATTATAAATATTAATATATATTTTATAAATATTAAAACTTATTCCACCAAACAAGATGTTTTATAAATAATTGAAATTACCTGGTAAGGATCGGCATCACTAGCGGGACGTCTGTCTTCAAAATAGCCGCGTTTGTCTTTTAGCACCGTCTTCGGAATACGAATGCTGGCACCCCGGCTGCCTGCCGCAAAACTGAACGTGTTAATATCACTGGTTTCACACCGGCCGTTCAATCGCTCCGAATTATCGCCGTAAACGGCAATGTGCTCCGCATGCTTTCCCGACAAGCGTTCGATATAGACGTGAATTGCATCAAGACCGTTTTCAGCGCGGGTTTCTTCCGTGCTAAAATTCGTATGCAAACCGCTGCCATTCCAGGGATTGGGAAGCGGCTTCGGCTTGATGCATATGTTTACATTGAACTCTTCTGACAGCTTGTGCAAAATGTAGCGGGCCACCCATAATTCATCACCGGCGCTTACGCCATGGCACGGTCCAACCTGAAATTCCCATTGATCTGGCGCCACTTCGGCATTAATTCCGCTTATTTTTAATCCAGCCGACAAACAATACTCATAGTGCTTTTCAGCTAATTTTCTCATTTGAATGGTTCGATTTCCAACGCCACAATAATAATCCCCTTGTTCAACCGGTTCCGTATTCGGTTCCGCCCTATGAAACGCAACCGGCGTGTCGCTGTAGCGAGTGCCTCGTGGTGCCATTATAAAATATTCCTGTTCTATACCAAACCACGGCAGCAGTTCCGGTTTTGCTTTAAAATTTTCAGCTGCTTGTTTTCGGTGGTTGTTTTCCGTGGGTACAAATATGCCATCCACCTCTCGATACGTATCACACAACACCAAATAGGACTGGTGATTGGGAAAGAAGGGGTTGGGATAATACGCAACGGGATTTAGCAATATCTCGCTGTTTTCGGTACTGGCTTGGTACGTGCTGGAACCGTCGTAATTCCATGTATCCACATCAATGATTCGTTCCTTATTTGGCAAACATGTTCGATATTTTGAACGCAAATTATTGTGTCCATCCAGCCATATATATTCCAAGATAACGGGGTCTTTGCTTTGAATTTCCATTTCTATTTCATCCATGATTTATGTATGTGTATTATTTTTAAATTTATATTCGCCCAATATTTTTGTTTTTCATTCTAAAAACTAAAAAAATTGATTTTATTTTTTTTGATTCAAATATCATATAAGAAGGAAGACCAATTAAAAATGCTGATTGTTAAAATTAAAAATAGTGATGAACACATCGACATAGATGTTTCCAAATGCAGTTCCATATATGATTTGAAGAAAGTGATTTCATCAAAAAAAAAAATTGGGATTGATGAAATACATTTGATTCCGAACGAATCGTCCACTACCGGATTAAAAAATACGGATCCCGTTCAAGGAATCGAGACGGTGGTTCTAAAAATTATCAAAAACAGGTGTTCAGTTTGCTCGAGGAAGTCAGCACCTATTGTTGGAGATTGTACGTATTGCCGATGCGCATATTGTCCCGAGCATCGATTGCCCGAAACGCACCAATGCCCGTGTTTGACCGATTGCAAGAAAGCGCATTTCGATAAAAATTTCAAAACCGTTATGGAGCAAAAATGCGTTGCCAGTCAAATTTAAAACCAGTTTTGGCGGCGGCTGAGGGATTTCTTGTTTTTTTTTTGAATGCGCCTACGACGACGGCTGCCGCCACTAACGCAATTAAACGCAAATGGACCCGAGTTTAAGGCGGTTCCTTGATAGGGTTGAATTCCGGGAAAATTTTCACCGGGCGAATTTCCAAGACGGTCAATTAAGGGGTATTGCACATTGGCACCGGGAGTGCTGCTATCCAGTGCGTTATGAATGTATTCCGTCACGGTTGGAGTGATGGGTACTCCGCAATGGGCACCCACGCAAGGAGCTCCGGTATACCAAGCGTTGTTTGGTGTTGGACCCGGCATTTGAAACGGGGTTGACGGAAGCGGAACATCAAAAGTGCGGCCACCGCCTCGCATTGAGCGCCTTTGTTTGCGAATGTTGCGGCGGCGGCGGGAAGTGAGGCGACCGCCCTTAATCATATTATTCAAACGGTTGAGTCGATTCGCTTCATCCATCAATTGTTCAGTTGCTTGATCCGCGGGTGTACTTGAGCTATAGTCCGTACTATAGTCGCTTGGCATATATGGAGTATTAGACATTTTATATTATAGTTAAATATTAAAATTTATAATTTTATTTTTTGGTGATTTAATATGATGAGCTGCGGATAAGCTGTAAACTATAAATTTTTCGCCGTTTAAATATTTTTCCTTGCTTACCAAATTATATCCAAAAAAACGAAGAAATTGTCGAACGATTGTAATACATTTATTTTCATTTAAATTATCTAAGTACAATTTGCATTTGCACGGGAAATAATATTCGCGTAATTCCGGTTCTAACGCCTTAAGTTTATGAATTGTTCCAAAAGATAGTAAATCCTTTTTTCGGAAACTAAAATCTTCTTTAAATTCATCTATGCCCAACGTTTGAATTATTTTTGTGAATAATTCTTGATCGGGATTTTTTTTAAATAATTGACTCATAAAAAATTTAGATATATATTTTAACAATTTTTAAATATATATCGCCATTTTTATTTTGAAAGCAACAATTCGTTAAGATTGTCTAAAACGGTATCTTCCAATCTCGGCAGTACCGGAAAACAATCATGATAATACCGTTTATACAATGTTTTCAATTTAAACGCAGCGGGATGCAGATACCAGAAATATCGATGTTGGACAACCGAACGCAGCTGTTTTGGAATGCACCGAATACTGGATTTCGGAATCGCCAACAGCAATTGATACACCTCCCAGTTTTGAACCGCATGTCCCATCTCCCAATCCATTTTTAAATATTTTTCTTTGTCGGTTTGTTTTTGAAGAAACGCGGACAAATCTTGAATGGACGGTGTAATTGGAAATTTATAATACCACATGAGACTGGGGCACGATTTCATATAGTAATGGAGAATCCATGACAACCCCTCCAAATAATTCTGACACATTCCATGAATCATATATTGATCCGGTTCCGTATCCAACCAATATTTATAAAAGCGATCCTGCCATCCAGGACTGCCTATTCGAACACTGTCCTTTTCAGCAACGTGCGTGGGGTAGTAATGAAACAACGAAACGCGCTTTTCATAGGAACTGAGTTTCGGATTCATCATGGGACGAAATCGACGATGATCTTCATACATTTCAGTTAAAATATGGTTTTCTTTTTTCGATAGACCGTTAAGAATGTACCTAAAAAATTCCGAGTGTATTTTTAAGTCTTTATTGATCAGGTGGCACTTGATTGACTTAAATCCGCTCAGGTATAATTGATTCAATAATTCAAACCCACCCTTCTGAATTTTCAGAATGAACAAATTCGGAAGAAAGTCATTTCCAAGTAAATACGTTAGGAATACATAATCTACAATTAAACGCTGGTGAGTGTCCATTCCGGAATGCCAATAATCATCAATTATAATGTTCCGCAACACACTAACGTCCATAAACATGTAGTCAACGGCTTCATCCGGTTTAAAAGGAAAATAACTTGTCTCACGATACAAATACATTTGTTGATACCCGCGGATTAAACTCAATATAATCAAATCCGCATCCAATCCATAAATAACTTTTTGAAACGCCTGATGCTCTTGTTTGTGCGTGTCCATGTGCTTAAACAACTTGTGCTCGCCCTCGCCCGCATTTTTGCTGCTGTCCAAAATAAATTGTATTGACTTATTAGCACCCTTTATTTGACATATATATCCCTCCAAATGAGCGCACAGCCTGTCCATAAATTTGGTTCCCGGCGTAATGGCATTTGAATCCCATTGAATACCGGTCGTTTCAATTCCTTCATCGGCGGCAATTTGACGCAATGATTCGGCTTCAAATGCCGATTTAAAACGCCGCTGTCTCTGCTGAATTATCTTTGCCATTGGGGCTGCGCCATCAATCGCAATGTATACCATCTTCAAACGCGACGCACCGATCGAATTGACGATTTTCTCAAACAACCGCACTACTTCCTGCAAAATTTCGTATTCGATAATGAGTTTTTTATCGGGAACGGTTGCCCCTTTTTCTTTAAACCTAACACCAACATTATTTTTAGCTTCATAGATAACGCTATTGAAATCTAAATATAATATTACCGGAGCAGGACCGATACGAGTCTTTATGCTGCCATCACCTTTTGATGTCCAATATTTAAAATAGAATGGGACGCCCATTTTTTTCAATCTACTTATTCTATCATTATTATTTTTATATCAATTTTTATCATTTTCTTCTACGTAATTGTGTAGGAAATGATATAAATTTATTCACCATCTATCTCCGAGGTGCTTACATCCGCCGAAGCAGAAATAGAGAAATTAACCTTCGGAATAATAGTAGCAATTTTCAATTTGCTTGAACCCTCTAAGCCGTGTTTATAAAGGTCATACACCCTTTCCGCATTGAGGGCTTCATTGAAGTACTGGAGATTGGCCATGTCGCCATCGTATCCGCCTTCCTGTGTCACGTACAAATTGTCCTTGTTTATATTTGGAATTTTATTAAGTGTGCAGCTGCGGGCCAACTTTCCGTTTAAGTACACATCGAAACTGCGATTCCATAAAACCAACACAACATGGTTCCACCTTTGAAGCGGCATATCGATTATATCACAAGGCAAATTGTGATTGAGCTCGTATTTTTCATAGTAATTGGGATTCATTGATTTTTGCTTAACGAAGCTGGTAAAATCCTTGGCTTGGGGCAACTTATTTAATTCGGTTCCATCCTTGATTTCCACCTTGTTTGAAAAAAATGTGCACTGATTTGCCAGCTGATCTAAACTGAACGTGTTGCAGTCCTTGTTTTTGGCGCACGCCTGGATGCAGTCATCCACTTCGACGTCATACAGCGTTTGAATGGGGGTTCCTTCAACCCGTCGATTTTTAGCGGAACGAAAAACACTGTTGCTATCATCGGTATCAACCCGAATGATGAGTTGATTCGTTTTTGGCGCAATAAATAAACCCGGATTACATACCGAAATATCTTGGGGACCCTTATGAAATATATGCTTCGGTTTTCCAAATTTGTAATTAAAATTGTCAACCTTTATCCACACGCTGTATGAATATTCTAAACCGATATTACTTGGTACAATTTTAGATCCTTTTATCATATCTGGTTTCATCGTGTTTCTATATAATCCGTAAATGTTGGGTCTAATATAAAACACGGGCTTGTTGCTTTGGTTTTGCAACCATCTTCTATAAAAGCGGTATAATATATAAAGAATAATAATCACGGCAATAAAATAAAGAATTGGTTTAACAATTGGATTATCTAATAAGTCCATTATATATTTTATATTTATATAATATTTCGTTGGAAATTATATAAATAGTTTATGATATTTGTATATTTACTGTTATTGTTAATCACCGGCTTATTGCTTAATGAATTCCTCAACCGCATGAATGATAGGGAAGAATTTACCGTAAATTATGTTCCAACCATTGATCGAAACATAACCCAAATTAAACCTCCCAATTTGAATGAGCTGATAACCAAACCCATTAAGGAATACAAAACAGAATTAAAAGATTGGAAAGACTACAAACGAATTCAAACCGAAATTATGGAATCCAACCAATACGAAGGATCTTCATCCAACACCAACGCAAAAGTTGCAGCCGATTTGCGATGGCGCATTCACCGATGGTCCATTTGGGATTTTCTTCCCTCCTTAAAATATCCTTACTACTGCATGGTTAAGCAGTTCAATGGCAAGGATGTGTGTCAACCTCTCACGGATGAACTGAATTGTGAAGTGGGTAAAGTGTTCAAAAATCCGGCGGACTGTTTGCAAAAATTAATGAACAAAAACAACTAGGAAAAATATTTAATGAAGTGAAATAACGCTAATACGCATATACTATACAGCACAAAAAATAGACATATTGTTGTTAAACATAATACAATTCCGTCATTTCGATAGACCGGTGGTGTGTCAATCCGTTTTCGACAAATGATGCATCTATTTATGCGCTGATACCGTATCCATTGGTTCCAACAGCTACGGTGAACATTATATTGGCATTCGGAACACGGGCTTGGAATACTGGAGTCTAATGGTTCTAAACAAATAATACATTCTTCTTTTTCCATATAAATATAAGTAAAATTATCACACATATTCCTAATATTGTTGTAATCAATTTATTACTTTCCGTTTTATTTGAAAACATTTCTACTTGCGTGTTGCTTTCCGAATACATTGATTTATAAAGGTCGATGACTTCATCAAATGTTTTTTTTGGTTTTCCCAGACTTTCGTTGGTAAGGTTATGTATATTAATCAACCACTCAACTAACGATCTTCTATTTTTGAGCGCTGTTGCTAATGAAAAACGACACATGTGTTCCTTCAAATGTTCTCTACATGCGCTGCAGGGCAGCACATCCGGCAGCAGCATAAAAAAATTCTTGTATGTTTGCACATCATTTTCCGATGGATTATCTGGATACGCCATTGTTAAGCTGTGAAGAAATATCCAAGCGTGTTTTCCCCAAACAGTAGGATCCATATATTTTATTAAAGATAATAAAATTTTCTCTTCAGACCATATAATGAATTACAAAAAGTTATTATTAAAATTATTTAATGTTACGGATGAAAAACAATTAAAAACGAGCGACCGCACCCTAATGAAGCATTTGTTGGGAAGAATGCAGCAATCGGGCGGGGGGTATAGCATCCGACCCGATTTAGGGGACATTGCTGGAATGGCGCAGCGCACCGGATATGTGGACCGATTTCCACCCGTATTTGTGGGGCAATTGTTGGATAACGTGGCTTTTCAATTGCGCGGAAGCGTGTAATAAAAATCCTTTATACAGCTGGGTTGCTTATTTGAATTGGGATTTGATGGATGAGGTTTTTATTAGCAGGACACGACACCTTGTTGCTGTGATATTTATAGCAGTTATTTAAATTGTCAACGTACACTGCGCTGTTTTCATTTTCGGGAGTTGGATACTGGTATAACACGGTGGGACGAGGGCCAAATATATAGACCACAAAAAAACCAATTGTTAAAGAAAGCAAAAATGCAATTGGATCGAGTTTATTGAATAAATTCATTGAATTCTATCTATATATTTTCAATTGGTTTTTTTTCTAATCGAGCGCTAAAATAATATTTATTATATTTTTCTTTTCTATCAATATATGGATAGATTAACAAATATAAAAGAATCTGGAACTAATTTTTTGGTTCAAAATAAATTATATGTTATCATAGCGATTGCTGTGCTGAGCATTCTTTATTTTATTTGGAAAAGGTACCAAGAGAAAAAAAAAAATCCGGTTTTTTATGAAAACGGTACCGATGCCAAAAAACAACAAATTATTTTAGATGAAAATTTAATTCAAAATAAAAACAGCGTCCAAATGACGTATCAAATGTTTCTTTATGTTGACAATTGGGATTACAATATGTTTTGGTTCAAACCCATTATAATGAAATCCGCATCCTTGAACCAATTTTGTCCCCTAATTTATCTTGAACCAATCGTTAATAATTTGGTTGCAGTTATTACAAGTGAAAAGGGTATCAATCATGTTATCCGTATTGTTGATTTTCCAATCAAACGCTGGACCCACGTGGCCTTATCCATTCGGGATACAAATGCCGATTTTTACATAAATGGGCTGCTGGCCCAAACTAGAAATTTGGACAGTCCCGCCAAACAGAATGGTGGAAATTTGCAGGTATGCCCCATGGGAGGGTTTTCCGGTTTTATCAGTAAACTGTCCTATATTCCGGAAGCCATATCCAGCAAACAAATATTCGACAATTCTAGAATGCCCATATTCTCATTCAGCATGCTTTCAATTTCGGTAAAAAATCAGGACATTGGCAGTCGTTCCACCAAAAAACCGTCTGAAGCGGATCTTGCATCGGTTTCTTCCGACAGTTTGGTGGTGTTTGCCGCTGTACCCGACAGTTTGAAGCCGTTGATGGCGTATGACATGAAATTATTTGAACGAATGAATAAACGAATGGCGGATGCAGCTAGAGGTAAAAATTCAATCATATCCAATGGAGACAATTGTCCCACAGAAAATGATGCGCCCTATTGCCCGGTTGGAACATTGGCGTGTTTCAACAACCAGCGCTACTGCTATTACCCCGATCGCGACATGATGGTCAGCACTTACATGGTTCCCGAATTTGACTATTGCCCTGCCAAACAGCTGGGTAAAGTGGGTGGAAATATGCCCTTCCAGATCGCGGGAGTACCCGTTTGGATGCGGCAGCACGGAAAAGATTCAATCAATTGTTCCAACATAAAATAAATATATAAAAAATAAATGACGAGTTAAATATGGAAGAAGGGTCCTCATCGCATAGCGGCTATTGCGTCTGCCTACTAAGCAGTTGGGTTCATCCCGCACAGGTTCGAGTCCTGTTGAGGACGGGTCATACATTCCTAAAAAAATACGATTTGTATGGTATTGTTTTTTTAAGAATGGGGCGTATATTGCATCCGGGTTTGAAAGCACGGGGTGGGTTGTTGAAACAATCGGAGCTCCAGAGGAACGTCAATTCGGCCTGAAAAATCGGCGGGATTGACGGGATTCAAAAATATGCCGTAATTGGTCCACAATTCCTTGGATGTGTTAATTACCAATATTAGTGCCAATACTACCACCACAAAAAACATCAACAGCACTTGCATCCACATTTCTATATATTAACGAAAGATAAGTCGGTTGACCATCTCAATTAGAAATGCCATAACATTTCGTATTGTGCGATAAATGCTTTTTAAAATGTCGAGAACCGTTGTATTAACACGCTTAAAATTTCGGTCAAGCATGACAATCACATTTTGAAATAATGTTTTTAATGTGAACAGCGTTGCAAACATATAGCTATTATAAAATTTATATAAAATGCTGCTGTTATTCAGTTTATTTCCCAACTGTTGAAAATGATTGATACCAAATTGCGGAATTCGATAGGACAAATATTGAAAGTATCCGGATTTTCCTCGAAACCCGCCTTGCTCGAACAGCGTTAACTCCTCTTGGGAGTAGGAGGGCATGTATTCCAGCTGAATGCTCTGCACCAATTCGCCATCCATAAAAAGGTCCAACTGCCGATTGTCCAAAACCACAATGAGACAGATCCATTTTTGAAGGGGAATATTTTTTTGAACCAGTTTCTGCACCTTGGAAAGGGGGAATGTTTTTATTTCCAACACCAAATCATTGTTCTGATCGTTAAAATACATCTGTAAATTGTTGCCCCAATTGGCAACCATCTTTTTCTGGCCAAACCGGTAATTCCAGTCATCTACGTATAACCAATGGATCAGTGTCCAAGACAATCCTTCATTTACATTACTTAATGGCAGCTTGATTGCGGGAATGACCTTTTGGATCATTGTTGAATCCGGTTTTGAAACCAGAACGGGAGAAGATCTACGAACATTGAATATTGACATGCCACCTAAAATAATCGCATAAACAATAAATATACCTATCACTATTTTAATCAGCAGCGGTAAAAAAGTGTTGTATTGAGATAATTCTTCTATAGAAGGCATATATAAATTCTACAGAAAAATATTATTAATAAATACCATATTAGAAACTACATTTAAATAAATTTTTCGTTGTATCCCGATTTAAGAAGAAGGCTGCTTTGGTGTTTCATCTCCATATATTTTATCGGCTATTTTTTGTAAAGATTCTTTCGATTTATCCGAAAATTCCTTGAATTTTGTAATATAGAGCTCCTGCTTGCCTTTAAGCAGGTCCATAAAATAAAACGGCGTTGGGCCGCGCGCATACATGCTGTACACGTCCAAATATTTTAGTTCATACGGGTAATATCGAAGTTCATTCATCATGCCGTCAAACCCACCTTGCAAGTTTATGAACAAGGGTTGATTATTCGTTTTGGGATACGATTTCAAAACCCGAGTCTTATATAATTTGCCATCCAGGTACACTTCAACCGCTGTTTGCGATGTCACGATGACCAAATGAAACCATCGTTTCATGGGAACATTTTCAACAATCACGCAATTATCACTTTTAATAATGTCTTTATTGATTTTAGGATTGGTGGTCTGGTTGTTAATATTTTTCTTTGAAAAAGTGGTTCCAATTTTGCTGTCTACCAATTCGCGTTTTTCAGAATAGATGTAGCACTCCTTGGTATCATTCAAAAATGCGGCGTGTTCCGCGAAATCATCCACCGCCAAGAAACTCTTACATGTGCATGGGGTTTGGTTCGGAATTTTGGTTCCTTTAATCCCGGTATCCATATAATTTTTCGGTATTTTATTTTTGATTTCCTGAATGTTTTCATCACCCTTAGTTCTATTGCCGGTATCTAAAATTACGGCTATTGAATTAATGTTGGGAAGCATCCACACGCCGGGGCACATGCTGCTTAAATTTTCGTTGCCCTTGCTGAACACATGCGCAAAATCGGTCCCCCAGCTGTTGCAGTACAGCCAAGTGGAATACGTAAAACCCACGCCCGAAAGAGGAACCGGTAATAAATCGTCCGATACCTGCGCTTTAATGTTTGCCTTTTTTATATTTTTGATAAGAACGGGCTCCAATTTTTCATTTGCTACGATGGATCGATACTTCGCAAATAAAATAATTAAAAGGATGAGACCTATTAACGAAAGTAAACTGTAATAAACAGATTTATTACTTTTTATGGCTTCTGCCTTACTTGATATGAGGTTTTTTATTTTATTGAAATCCATTATATGTAATAATAATATTTTATTTACTACACTAATAATATTACTACACTAATAATTTATCATTCTCTAAACGGCACTTAATAAACTCAAGCCGAGTATTCCTGCAACTAAAATCGCTCGGGGATATAATTGTCCAGGGAATATTTTTTTCTAAAAAACCGATTTTCATAAAAACAAATGCGGTTAGTGCGCTGCACCAAAAACAATTCATTTTTTCATAACCATTAATTTCATTCAGTGGTTTATTTAAATCCGCAATTGCTGCCAGCCAATCGCACGGATTTATGTCATAAGTCGCTTTCCTCACTTCAGTGTATGCCTCTTTTATTTTGTGTTTTATTTCCTCTTGAGATAAATCGGAATTTAATTTGCGGGTATACAAATGACCATAATTTTTATTCTGATATTCATCAAACACTTTTTTCAAAGGTGCTATTTGCACCCCAAATTTCTTTTTACCTGAAACCGCATCGTCAAACACTTCTCCACCGCTTTCCAACAAATAAAATTCCTCGTTCAAGTCCGGATCCAACCACGTTGGATTCTTTAAAACAATGCTGATATGACTGTAATCCGATTTAGAAACGTATTCAATCAATCTCGAGTACCAAAAGCGAGTTTGGTATAAAATGATATCACCCGTTTCCAAATGACGGACCGCATCGGCATAATCTATTTTTTTATTATAAAACATATTCAATATATTCATTACCCTTCGTTCTTTATATTTATACAATACTTTTTCATTTAGGAAAAAAATATGGTACTTTTCATTTAAAAAAAATACGATAAGAATTATTAATCTACATTATTAAGAAAATTAAGAAAGAAATGGAGTTTACATATTTTGAAAGAAGAACATGCGTAAGATGCCTTTTTTTTACAAAGTGTCTGTATTTTTTATTCCATCTGACATGCGCACTCAGCTGTATTTCATGTTTGGATACAAAATACGACAAAATAATTTATTATTTTTGTTTACTTTTATCCATATGTGCTACACTTCTATTTACCGCACGATACGAGTATATATTATTTAAAAATAACGGACGCGTCTTTGCGTCAATTGAAGAATTCAGAGAGTGGAAAAATGAAAAAAAAAAGCGATGGATGATACAATCTTTGAACGGATTGGAATGGGCGGCATATGTTGTTTTTTTAATTACGACATGGCCTTTAAAAATAAATTTTCTTGATAGCAAATCGATTTTATACGCTACAAGTTTTTTTATATTTCAAATTGTCGGCATTTTAATATCGTTCCTCATAGTTTTAATCGGGTTGTTCTCTTGTACGTTTATGTGTTGCATGCGATCGGCACCACCACCACCACTGAATGTAAATTTGCGACAATTATCATATCAACCGACCGTTGAAGTGATAATTAACGATCAAATGGAATGCTGCATTTGTATGGACAAAAACACACTGCCGTGGATTCATACCCCATGCGGGCACGAATTTCATGATGATTGCCTTCAAAATTGGAAGCGCGTTAATAACACGTGCCCGGTTTGTCGATTCGATACCATATAAGAAAATACTTCCAAAATAAATAAAACACAAACACACCACCTTACATGTTTTTTTTCAGATTATTTTCTTCAAAACGACCCGAGTGCGCAAGTCTTCGAAAACAGTTATTAATCAAGTACCATCCCAACTGCCACTGCAGCATGTGTATGAATGCCTTTCCGAAAGAATTATTGGATATGGCACATCTTAAACCAAGACGCAGCATTACGTGCAGCATGGAACGAAGGAATATAAACAACGTGGAATTCATGTGTAAGCTTTGCCACGCCATGTATGATAGAGGGTTCATTGGCATAAACCATTACGGACGCATCGAAAACAGTCCCCTTATATCACATAGTAAGATAGGACAAACGTATTCCAAATATAATGAAAATAATGCTGCCTTTTTTAATTGGCATTATTTTAACATATTTTTAAAATCAAAATAAACAATTTGTATCGTATCGAATCATTTCTTCTATGGTTTGCTCCGTGGTGTATTTTGGCACCCATCCCAATTCCAGTCTCGCCTTGCTGCTGTCTCCTAACAATAAATCCACCTCAGCAGGACGAAAATATTCGGGAGCCACTTTTACCACAATTTTTCCATTTAGCAGTCCAACTTCGGTTAATCCACTGCCCTGCCATTCCACCGAATGACCCAAAAATTTAAACGACATTTCAATTAATTGCCGAATACTGTACGTTTTTCCAGTTGAAAGCACATAATCAACCGGTTTATCCTGCTGCAGCATCAACCACATGCCGTAAACGTAATCTTTTGCGTGCCCTATATCCCGCATGCTGTTTAAATTTCCCAACAGCAATACATCTTGTTTCCCAACACAAATCGCCGAAACGGCTTGCGTTATTTTGCGACAAACAAATGTTCGCCCTCGTCGAACACTCGTGTGATTGAACAGAATGCCATTACACGCAAACATGCCATAACTCTCTCGATAATTTTTTACAATCCAGTAGCCATACAGTTTGGCAATTGCATACGGACTTTGTGGGTTGAACGGCGTGGTTTCCGTTTGAGGTGTTTCCAGAACTTTTCCAAATAATTCACTTGTCGATGCCTGGTAATAACGAATTTTATCTTTAAAACCCGTTTTCAAAATGGTTTCCAATAAACGCAGGGTTCCCATAGCATCAACCTGGCCAGTATACTCGGGAACTTCAAAACTAACTTGCACGTGGCTTTGTGCTGCCAAATTATACACCTCCAACCGTTCAAAATCGGTTCCCTGCTCATTAATGATCGTATTAAACACATTTTGGAGGCTGATTTGATCCGTCATATCTCCATAAATCAATCGTAATTTAGAGAAGATGTGATCAATTCTTTCAGAAAAATTGCTGCTGTTTCGTCGAATAATACCGTACACCACATAATTTTTTTCTAGCAATAACTCAGCCAAATAACTACCATCCTGTCCCGTTATGCCGGTAATTAAAGCAATCCTGGTCATTATACATTATGTTTTTGTTTAATTGTTTATATATTTATTTTATTTTTGCGTTGAATTGAAAAATTGTCCATCTATTTTTATTTCGGTTCATTAAGTTGTATACTTTTTTTAAAAAGATCCATCCAAAGAAAATGGATAATATGTGTATTAACGGCATAGCGTATTCGCTGCCGGTTAACCCAAATAAAATCAAAAAAATAATCCCAAGATACAAAAAGACAAATTGCAAAATATTAATAAAATCATTTTTTATTAAGCTGTCATTTTCAGCAATTTCAATTTGACGGCGAACGGTGTTGAGGTCATTTCTTAACGACAATATTTGAGCCTTATTTTTCTGTTGATTTCTATTTTTAAAATTGTTTACGCTATTGATTAAATTATTTTGCGTATCAAGCTTCAACAAATTATCTTTGAATGCACTGAAATCGTTTTTTACATTGTTAATATTTCGATTCTGTATATTTTGAATGTCTTTTGAAATATCCATTTATATGGTTTATCTATATAAATATATATTTTATTTTTTTCTTTTTTGAAGCATTTTTTAAATCCGTTTAATAAGCGATAAATCCATCTGACACTCCTGCAAAAGCAGATTCAAGTTTTTAGATAGAACTCCAAACGGCACATCTTGCGGCAATTGATAACCCGTTGGACTCACCCCACACAACATCTTGTTTGAAGCGCGATCCATTCCTCCTATCCATTCTTGAACCCATTTATCGGACGCCGCATCCCACTGGCTGGGATAACACGCCAAGTTTGAAGGCGCATTCACTCCGCAATCCAGCGCATTCAGATTTCGTGGGATGTACCATTTGGGAAGTCCTTCCGGACCCGCGCTGTAATCCACTTTGGTTATTTGGTTGGGTGCCGAAAGAAGAGAACCATTGCATCGCGAATTATCGTTCGGATTCATGACATATAAATACGAAATGCGCACGGTGCTGTTCACATAATTGATGCTGCAAATCTTACCGCCCACAATGATGTCGTACTGACTTTCATTATCCGCGCATAAAAATTGAACCGGTTTAGTCAGTCTATGTTTGAAATAAACAAAATCTCCCAATTCAATATTCATGTTTTTGGACACTTCTTCCAATTTTTTAAGTGTGCTATCACCGCTAATTGCATTGTTTACAAGAATTGGAATATTTTTCTCAATATTTATCTTTTTAATAATTGAACGCAATACATTGACAATGTCTTGGTTTGCTTGCTGGTTTATTTTTTCTCGCCACATTTGCATTATTGGAAGAGATATTCTATTTTGTATGTCCGATGTAATTGCCTTTCTTACCTCTCCATTAAAATTAATATTGGAATCCTTAATAAATTTATTAAGCACGGTTGCCAAATATTCTTCCAATGCAGATTGTACAACCTTTTCCATTTCTTTTTGGTTTAAATCATAGATTAAATTGATATTCGAATCCAATTTGTTGGATTCAAGCGATTTGGATAATGCGTTCACGGCTACCGACATATTATTGCGGGTACCTTCTACAACCGATCCCTTCATAAACGTCGTTAATTTATTGTTGTATTCCGTCGCCAAATCGGAAAACATTTTGTTTAAATTCATGGAACGATCGACCTCTTTGTCCAATCTTTCAGCCGTTTGATTGGCTGCGTCATAGAGCTGCTTATTTTGGGTGTCAATATCATAAAAAAAACAGGACGGCGTATAGGACGGGTCCATTGGACCGGACTCATTCACGGGACAACTTTCACCGAGACAGTTTGTAAGATGTTCCTTTTTTTGAGAAGACCACTGCCCATACGCGTAAAATATGACAGCAGATATTAATAAACAGAATATTAAATAATATATCATATATATTTTACATTTAAAATAATTTTTTAGTTTATTCATTTTCTAACTCACAATAAATGGCCTGCTTAAATCTTCCCAAATATCAATGGTTCTGTAAATCTCATGCCCTTGAAACAACAATTTATTTTCATCTGCAAATTTAGAATTTTTTATAATATTAGTAAGTATGTATGAAGCCGAATGCACATTATACGCTTTTTCATGGGAGTTTGTGGTGTTTTCGAGCTGTCCAATAGCATTTGTGTTATTAACAACCTTTCGAATGATAAAATCTTTATAAGAATCTTCGGAATATTTAAATTTTGAAGACGTATATAAATTTTCCCTAAAATAAAATTTTAATATTTCCAATAAACGCAGATCGTATGAAATATTTCTGCGAGTCGGGTCAATCAGCCAATTTTCAAGGGTCTGTTTTCGAAATTTTTGTTTGTTATGGTCAAATTCGGGAGTCCAAAAACCACGCGCATTCCCGCAATCATTTTTGCATACTCGGTTTGAAGCATGTTTGCTCCAACTGTCAAATTTGCATACATTTTTTAAAATGTTTTCTGAATTTACGGAAGAACAATTTACATATGAACGACCATAATCAATGATTACTGGAAGGTATTTCGTTTTATACATCAGCACACTCCCTTTTTTTAAATGCATGCGAATTTGCACGCATCTCGGTTTAATTTTTCCGCTGGCGTCTTCTTTATCCGGAATTCGAAACAACTGAACATTTTTGGCATGTAAATCGTAATGCGTAAATTGATCCGCAAAACTTGATAAACATGTATAAATCAAATGTAATAGAATTAATAATTTATGAGGTTCAATATAGCCCAATTGCGTTTCTAAACTGCTGAAAAAATCCATATATTGTATGATAAGACAGAGGTGCTCATTGTTTTTACAACCCGTTTTAATTAATTCGTCTATATTTTCAATGTTCAATTTAGATAACATTGTATCAAATCCATGCGATAATTTTGTTTTTTCAGTTGCTCTTAATACTGCATTGAAATATTCGGTTGATTTATACGAACAGATTTGGTAGGTTTTCACAAAACACGGATAGTACTGCGAAAAATGGTTCACACATTGTCCAACCAAATATTCATATACCAAATTGTCTGAAGTTTTTTGTCTATTATTTTTTTGTATTAATGATAATTCATATTCATGCGAAATATACTTTAATTTACGAATGAACCCATTTTCAGAATTGCTTCCGAGTGGAATAATTTCTTTTGACAGATTGCTAAAATTTCCAAAATAATTCGTATTTTTTAATATTTGATGGATGTTCGTATTGAATAAAATCTCAAGTGATGACACATATTGCTGCGGGCGCGTTGGAACTGGTTTAACAATTTTTACAGGAACTTTTTTTTCCACCGCATTTTTTTTGGTCTTGGTGGTTTTCCGGCGCTTGCGACATTTGCTCGTTTTCTTATTCCATAAACAGTCCGCAGTTTGAGTGCATTTATTAATGTCAATTTGTTTACAGTTATCCATTTTAACTGATGATTTTTTTCGAGTGGCATATTTTTTTGAGCATTTTTTGTTTGTATTTGTATGACACCCTGGCGTTTTCTTGCATTCATCCAGGGATAAACTTTGACATTTATTGGATACCATTATATTTTATTATTTTATTATATTTTTTATCAAGCTATGTGAAAAAAAATATTATAAGCGACCAAAATACTTGAGTGCATCCTGGCTTGCCAATTGCTCCGCCTTCTTTTTACTGTTTCCTACACCTCTTCCTACAATATTATTATCTTTATCATAAACACCCATCGTAAAAATGCGATTATTAGGTGGACCACTTGAACAAATTTCTACATATTTCGGCACGATTTGAAATGTTGCCTGGTAATATCGCAATAAAATGTCTTTATAATTGGTATCGTTTGCAACTATATCATCAAAATCAATGAGCTTCTGCAACAAATGAACCACCAATTTCTCACAAATCTCATAACCCGGACCACTGATTAATCCCAGTTTTTGAGTATAAACACTGGGAATGGTTGAAAAATCTTCAAATAACGCACCCATAAAACTTTCAAACACGTTTTCAAGAATCTTATCGTTGTTTCGGCCATTACACTGCTCTTCAACGTGTTTTGATACAACCAAAAACCTTTGAAGACCCAAATATCTCGCAAATTTTGCATAAAATTGGGTGCTAATCAGATTCGTTTTCAATTTGGTTAGAAACCCTTCCTGCTCCGTTGGATAGGTGCGATACAGAAAATATACTATAATTGAGTTTGTAATTTGATCTCCCAGAAATTCAAGTCGTTCATTGCTGTCATCTTGAAGTTCAAGGGTTCCTGGTTCTCTGTCAATGTGCACGTCCAAATTGCGGTTTTGAAGAATCCGCTTTAAATAACTCTTGTGCGTGAAAGCCAATTGATAGAGTTTCATATTTCGAACGGGCAGATTAATCCCTACTTTTCGCAAAATTTCCTCAACTTGTTCCTTGGAAGCAAGGAAATTATTAGGATTGTAGGGATTAATCTTAATAGTGTCCTGATCATAGGAATTGCTGAAGATTTTTGGCGACGGTTTTTTCGTCCGATAGCCGCTTTCAACAGTTGACCACTCATTTGCATGTTGTTGTTGTTGTTGTGCCATATTATTATTTATATTATATGAATTTAATTATTTAAGTTGAAACATGCGCATCAAATTTTTTATATATGAAAAAAATACAAACCAACCTTTTTAGCTTAAAATCTTAGATATAATTATATTATATACTTATGTCCAATTTTAATCTTGATAAAGACTGCTGGGATGTAATTGATTGCTATTTTGGAACTGTGGCGAATTATATAAGTAAAAATCAAATCGATAGCTATAATATGTGCTTGGACGAACAAATTGGAAAATCCGTTCGTCAATTCAATCCCATTCAATCCGTTTACGATTTTCAAGGCGGCACGTTCGAAGTGGATGTTTATATTGGTTCCAGCATTAAAGAAGAAAGGGAAGAACGAAATATGGTAAGAAAAATTGTCAATGATGGAAAAGGTATTTATATTGGAAAACCCGTTATATTTGAAAAAAAAACAGATGCCGACGGTAATGTTCATGAAATTAAAAAACAACTGTATCCGAATGAAGCGCGATTAAAAAATTTAACGTATTCGGTTTCCGTATTTGTTGATATTTGCATTGAGTATCGTTATATGCGGGTTGAAAACGGCAAAAATGTACTAAAATGGAGCAACATAACCGAATTTAAAAATAAGCTTTTAGGACGAATGCCCTGCATGTTGCAGTCCAAAGGGTGCGTGCTGAGCGCAATTCCACGCGGAAATCTGAAAGAATTCGGCGAATGCCCTTACGATCACGGCGGATATTTTATTATTGACGGAAAAGAAAAAGTAATTACCGCGCAGACTCGTCAAATTGAAAATATCATTTACACACGAAAAAATAAACCGGATGAACCGAATGAATACGAGGCTGAAATTCGCAGCGTTCCGGAAAACACGCATCAACCGGCCCGCATAACCCGAATCTACATCAAGCGCACGATTGAAAAAAAAGACGGCAGCATGCAAAAATCGGGAATTATTATGGTCGCTATTCCCAACATACAGGAATCGGTTCCTATATGTGTGCTGTTTCGTGCTCTGGGAATAACCACTGACAAAGAAATTTTGCAATTCATATGCGGCGATATTGACAGCCATAATGATATTGAAAAATCGATGGCGGAAATTTGGGCCGATTATTTATATGATAACATTGTTTTGGCCGCCGATGTGCGAACCCAACTTGACGCTCTACGATACATCCAAAATATAATAAAAAGCTTAAACTTAAATCCGGAAAAACGGGTTGATCCCGGATCAGTCGACACAATTGAAGAACGTAAACGGTATTACGCAAAAATTGAACGCGCCGATGAATTCGATTTCATGTATATTATGGATATTTTGTACAACTGGTTTATTCCCCACATGGGAACTTCTAATTTCAGAGAAAAGGGCGCGTTTTTGGGTTATATGACGCGCGAATTGTTAAAAACCAAGTGGAATATGCTTGATATTACTGACCGCGATAATTACATGTACAAGCGGATTGACGCGGGCGGTTTCTTAATGTCAACCATGTTTCGCGATCTTTATTTTCGTGTGCGAAATAATTTTGAGCACAGTATGAATTCCAATTTTTCGGAACTTGAAAAAAAAAACGTGGTTGTTTTAAATATCCAAGAAAAGGCCGTTGATACTAACATAAATATGCAGCTGGTGTCTGAAGAAAATATAGCCGATTTTATTAATCAAGAAATAATGACGGACGGATTCAAGTATGCCTTTAAGAATTGCTGGGGGCTTAAAAATGCTCCGTGCAAAGAGGGCGTCGTTCAAGATTTAGCGCGCCTAACGTATTTGGGAATGATTAGCCACGTGCGCCGCGTGGTGACGCCACTGGACGCAAGCAGCAAAATGCGCGGGCCACACATGCTCAATCTTTCAACCTACTGTATTTTGTGTCCCATTGAGACGCCCGATGGGGCGAGCGTCGGCGTAAAAACCAACGTGTCATTGTTCACCGACATTACGTTTGGAACCAACAGCAGCGGCATAATGCAGGCGCTCATGGACAACTACTTAATTATGACGAATCAATTACCCATTCAACGAATTGTTAAAGAAAAAGATATGGTGTCTGTTTTTTTGAATGGTCGACTGGTGGGGTATCATCAATACCCGCATTTACTGGTAAAACGGCTTCGCCTGCTTCGCAGGAACGCGCTCATAAACATTTACACCAGCATTGCATGGTACATTGATCGGTCTCAAATTAAAATCAGCACGGACAGCGGGCGCAGCTGCCACCCGGTGCTCATTGTCAAAAACAATCGGCTGCTGTTAAATGAAACGGACTTGTCCCAAATAAAATCCGGAAAAAAAAATTGGTATGATTTGCTCGCTGGCCGGCGCAATTGGAACCAATACGATCCGCAATATCATAAAACGAACCAAAGCAACAGCGAGTTGGAAGCGTCGGGCGGCGTTATTGAATTTATAGACACCGAAGAATTGAACACCTGCATGGTGGCAATGAACTACGGAATGCTTGTCGATAATCGCGACACTCGATTTACGCACTGCGAGATCCATCCCAGTGTAATTTTTGGCGTTATGGGCAGCATTATTCCCTTCGTGCAAACAAATCAACTGCCGCGCAATTTGTACAGCTGCGGACAGGGCAAACAAGCAATTGGCATTTACGCTTCCAACTATCGCAATCGAATGGACACTAAAACACAAGTGCTATATTATCCCCAAAAATCAATCATTCAAAATAAAATTAGTAAACACCTTTATAACAATACGCTGCCCTACGGCATGAATGTCATAATTGGAATTGCTTGCTATACCGGTTATAATCAGGACGACAGTATTATATTTAATCGCAGCGCGCTTGACCGCGGATTGTTCCGCTCGATCAAATATCGGACCTACAGCATTCGAGAAGAATTAAATGAAATGACCAATTTACGTTCCAAAATATGCAATCCCTTTTTGATAAAAGATCCTACCGTGGTTGTTCATAACATGAAAGCGGGTAATTACGGAAAATTAAATGAAAACGGAATTATTGCCGAAGGCGTTAAGGCGGATGAAAACGACATCGTTTGTGGAAAAGTCATCATTACCGAACGATATGATGAAGAGGGCCGGCAAATTTATTTGGATTCCAGTGAATTCATTCGCAGAGCGGAAACCGGTACAGTGGACAAAACATTTTACAGTTTTGATAACAACGGGTATATGTATGTTAAGGTAAGGTTGCGCAAGGAAAAGATACCGGAATTAGGCGATAAATTTGCAAGTAGATCTGGACAAAAAGGTATTATGGGTATGGTGCTGAATGAAATGGACATGCCCGTTTCTGCAAAAGGCATTCGCCCGGACATGATTATTAATCCACAGGCATTTCCCAAGCGCATGACCATTTCGCAATTTGTGGAATCGTATTTTGCAAAAGGGTGCTCGCTTCGCGGTTTTTTTGGAGACAGCAGCCCGTTTCAAACGATTCCCATTGAAAAAATAGCGGACCTGTTAAATCAAACCGGCTACGAACGATACGGGTGCGAATTGCTGTACAATGGCGCATCCGGTGAACAATTGGAAGCCGACATATTTATCGGACCCACGTATTACGAACGTCTGCAGCATCAGGTGGAAGACAAGATGCACAGTCGCGCTGAAGGCGCCGTGACCATGTTGAGCAAGCAACCCACCGGTGGACGCAGCATCGGAGGCGGACTGCGCATCGGTGAAATGGAACGCGATTCGTTGCTTGCGCACGGTATTTCCGCTTTTTTAAAGGAATCCATGACCGATCGGTCCGATGCAACCGATGTCATTATCTGCAATGGATGCGGTCAGATCGCGCTGGCGAATGACGCGAATAAAAAATTTCACTGCTATAACTGCAATAGCACCCGGGTGTATTACAATAAAACAACGCAAAAAATGAACAAGGAACAGATCGAATCCAGTAAAAATGATTTTGAAAAATTACAGATGCCGTATGCTATGAAATTATTAACACAGGAATTGGAAGCGATGTGCATTCAATCGCATTTAATAACGGAAAATTCGGTTAGGAAATGGAACAAATTTCATCAAACGTCGATCCCTGCCAAAATTAAAACACTACCAGAAACTGGGCCGCAAGGGTATTATGTACACCAGGGGAAGGACATCGATAAACCGTTTCGATCGTATCAAAATAGCATGAAACAAAAATTGCTGGACGGTGCCAATGGATTCGCATTGGTGCACAGCAGCAACATCGGGCGACCTAAATTGATTGATTTTAGTGCGGGTCGTGGTGGCGACATACAAAAATGGATTAAATCCAACTATGAATACGTGCTGGCTCTAGACATTGATGAAATCGGGTTGTTTCATGGAGAAGACAACCTAAAAAAAAGGATTCAAACGTATCATAAAGACAATGCGGCATGGTTCCAAAATTCCAAAATTGACGTCGGGATCAACAATTCTTGCGAAAAAATGTACACGGGGGATGGGTTTAAACACACCAATCCAACCAATGTTAAACGCATGAATGGACTGCTATCAAAACTGGGTAAAAATGCATTTGACGTTGCCAGCATTCAATTTTCAGCGCATTATTGCTTCGACAGTTTGCTGCACATCAATAATTTACTGGAGAACGTGCGGGACAGCTTGAAAGAAAATGGGATGGCGATAATAACCACCATGAACGGCGAACGCGTGTACAACCTTTTAAAACACAATCACGGAACCAAAACATTCGGAGTTGATGGTGAGGCGCTCTATTCCATTTCGTTCAAGGGGGAGTACCCATGGGCCGAATTGCCCGACGACCAGGGTGGAATCAATGTTGCAGTCAATGTTAAACTGGCATCTACCGAGCAACCCGCTACCGAATATTTAGTTCATCCCGCACTGTTGATTCGACAGGCACAGGCAGCCAATTTACGATTGGCATCTATTTGGGAAGTAAGCAATTTTTTTAGCAATTTGAAACTGCCGGTTGACAGCATGACGCAACCCGGATTATCGACTACCCTCGAACTTTTTTCTAATCCCCAATATGCGGAACTAAAGGAATATTCAAGATTGTTTAACTATTATATCTTTGTAAAAAATACGCCCCCGCAATTGGGGTCAGCCGATATTTCCCAATGTCAGGCTCAACCTTTGCCCAACATTGAAACCATTTCATCGAATCAGGTTTTATACTATAAGCAATTGTTTCAAATCAACCATGCTTCAGACCTGGTGCAGCAGGCAAAGGCGCCCGAATATAAAGTTCTTAATTCCTCCGAAATAGAACTTTTAAAAAATAAAATAATCAGCAAGTCCGCTCAGGTTTCAAATGAAACATTCAATCAAGCGGTATTTGCAGCAGTCGACACGGTTGATGAAATGGTGTATGCGTGCATTCGAAACGGAAAAGTAATTTTTATGGCACCCATTTACAAGGGATCGGGTAATGTTGACAACCTCAAATATGCCAACGCATCGGATCAAATCGATTACTATATGAAAAAATTCATGTCATACCCGCACCTGGCAAATGATCCCGTTGCCACCAACATGTCGCAGTTTCGTAAGGATGGGTGTGTTTTAAAAAATACAAAATCGCAGCTATCTTGGAACAATGTATTTTATGGCGAAATTATGGATATGCTGAATTCGCTGTGCACGGAACGAACCATAGATAACGTGGATCTTCTGATCAACAAGGGACTGCAGAACGCGGTGCACGGCAACCAATTTCCCATTCTACAATTTTTTGATTCAAACGATGCAACGTCCGATATAGCCATTCCAAATCCGCTGGATTGGTGGATGATTTCCCAGCTGTTTTTTAAAACAGCGACGGGTTGCTTAAACGCATATTTAACCGAACCTGGAAAAGAACAAATAGTCGTTTCTTGGGATCAGAAAAAGAGCACGGCCATTTTCAGAGGGTCGACCCAGGGCTGCGACATTATACCATCGGCCAACAATCTGCGCCTGTTATTTGCGCAACAGATACAACCCTTGAAAACCAAGCTTGATATTGATGCGGCATTTTTATTAATTGATACCAACGATATTTTTACCAGCGACGAGGAAATCGATTACATCAAAAAAGATACCGCTACAAATTTATTGGGACTAAAAGACACCGACACGTTGGCCGAATTATCACAATATAAATTTATTTTTTCAGTCCCAGGATACAATGCGTCTTTGAAATTAGGCTATTTGTTAGGTCTTGGGTCAGTCGTATTAAATTACACGCCGGTTCCGCATACCAAGCAGCTTTGGTTTGAACCGTTCTTAAAAGCATTCAATCCCGCACAACCGTTTGAGGGACCCGCGACCCAATACGACTACATTGCAATAACACGAATGGATGACATTGAACCGGTACTGGCTTGGTGCCGAAGCCACGATGCCGAATGCCGGCAAATTGGCCAAAACGGTAAACAGAAAATAAATCGATTAATGAATCGAGACGGCGTGTTTGATTATCTGCAAACCGTGCTGAACACGCTTGGCCAGATTACCGCTGAAAAGATGCCGCCAACGCATCATTCATTTGATGAAGAAAAAATACAAGAAGACGTATTTAAACGGAATACAACCGGCAGTATTGATTGCGAAAAACGCGTATCAAAAATAATTAAAAAAAATGCGAACATAATCAAGGGTTTTTTTAATTTGGAGAACCTGGAAGTATCTGATCTAACAATCAGTATAAATGGCAATCAATACAATTCCATCCAAATTTCAGGAACCGGATTTGAAAAAACACAACAATTTATTGAGGATTTTTCTGATTGGATAACGGCCCGTATTAATAATTTAAACAGCGCAATTGTTCTTCAAGCAACTACCCGTCAAAAAGAAATAGAAAAAATTTATGACATTTATTTATTGATTGAAGGTAATGAAATTATTATATTTGGGAGAAATCAAAATGTGGATGAATGTGTCGATTTTTTTACAACCGGCGCCGCAATCAATCAACTTGCCGATTTGCCGTGGGCACCCAAGCGTCAGCTCACCCTTCAAATATCAAAAGACGATTTTGAATCGGGAGTTAATTTGAATGATCTTGCTGTTGTTTTCCCCACCGTTTCGGGTGAAAAAAGGGACGAAATCATCCATCAAAATATAAAAAATTTAATGCACATTTTTTCAAAATATAATGTGTCGCCCCATTTTATGGAAATACGCCAGCAAGCAATAACGGCTTGTGCCGTACCTCAAGCGCTTCAGGACGTGTTTGCCAATAAGGATCAAAAACGGTTTCATCAAAATGTACTTGGTTTATTTGCCGTGGCTGGCCGAATCGTTCCACCACAGTATAAAAAAATATTATTAGTTGAACCCGGATTTATTTTGAATTTGGACCCGCATTTGGAGGGTCGTTTCATAAGCGGATTATCTGGATTTGACCAAATTATTCAAATGGGACATTTTTGGTTATTCAATGAAAGAAATTTGCTAAATAAAATTCCACCCTATTTTTTTGGCGCCAATGTAGAAAATATGAGTACTATTTTTGGAGAACAACAGCCTATTAAAATAGACCGAGATATTCAAGGTAATAAATTTAAGACCGTTTTTGAACTTCCAAATGACATACAAACGAAGGATGTGATACTTTCAAATTTACCGAGCGCCCCATTTTTTCAGATTACAAATCAAGCGACGTCGCCGGATTATGACGTGATCGAAGTGGATTTTACGGAGGCGGCTTTACCGCTTGTTCCGGACGCCAAAAACTTACCCAAGTTGCAGCAGGATAAAGTATTTGATTGGATTTCTTTTTATTTTGGTATTTATTTTGGTTCTGAATCAGTTAATCTTATAAAAAATAAAATAGAAATTGCCTCCGGTAATTATAAATTTGTAAATCGATTGCGGGCAGCCGTAGAACAGCTGCTGTTTACAAATTACAATGTTGAAGTTCGAATTGTCGTTTCGGAATCCGACGAAAAGCAATTTTTAATCATTAAAAAGGGAGAGCGCAATCAATATTCTCCAATTGATCAAATCCTTCCGTATTACACCATTCGCCATCAATTCTATATGCACGACATTACAATGACCGATTTAAATCAAATCAGCGACGAAATTAAGAAATTAAAAGAACGCCTTCCAATCAATAAACGACTGCGTGTTCCCAGCATGCCCGATCGCGTTCAAATACTTCGGATCGGAAATGCCGTCGTATATTATAATGGCAAAACCGATGATGTTGATATTTATGATTTAGAAGACAATCGATTTTTAGACGACTTGCCGGAAATTTTGGCAGACATTGATATTCGCGTTTTACTGATTATGTATAAGGATAAACACAATTATTTATTAAAGATGGTGTTTCCTTCAAGCAAAGAACCGTCGTTCGCATTAAGAAATTTACCTAAAATTGGTTCATTTATCGGACAAAAAGGCAAGATTGCTCCCCTAAATTCAACGGTTGTTAAATCCCTGCTATCACTAGAAAGCCCGCTTCCCAATTTTGAAGAAAGGAAGATTGGATATAATGATTAAGATTTAATCCATCCAGGTTAAAAAAATTGATTTCTTATTTTATAAAAACACATAAAATAAAAAAACAAACAGCAATGCGCGGAGTAAGAACAATTTGGTTTGATTTAGAAACAACCGGTCTGAATCCCTTTCACAATAGAATCATTGAAATTGCGGCAGTTGATTGCCAGGATGACGCCTTTCAAAGTCTTATAAAAATCGAGCAACCGCTTGATGCCAAAATTATAGAAATAACAAAAATAACCGATGCAATGCTGAACGAAAACGGCCAAGATGAAAGAGAAATCATGCAGAAATTCCATAACTATATGACGTCATCTCGCGCAGCCAATGCACGAACCTTTATGATTGCGCATAACGGCGACAGTTTTGATCGCATGTTTCTAAAAACGGCAATGAAGAAATATGGGTTATCCATTCCATCCAACGTGTTTTTCATTGACAGTCTCCATTTTGCCAGAATGAATTTACCTAATCGAACCAGCTTTAAACAGGAGTATTTGGCAGAACGATTCAAAATCGCAAATCCCGCAGCGCATAGGGCTTATGGCGATGTTGTTGTGCTACGAGAGATTTGGAAAAATTTGGTTGACATATTTGCCAGAACAAACCCACGAAGCGATATCATCAATATTTACAATTCCATTTACTTTTAATTATTTTTTTGTTTTAAAATTTGTACACCGTAATTGTCCAAACTTTTTTGAAAATTAACAAACGGCGTAAATGCGATTGGGCGCAAACGTTTTATGAATTGAATTGCTTGAACGGGCGTGTAGCCTTTGACGGCCATTAAATACGCAGCCATCACGCATGCGCTGCGTTGCATACCCGCGTGGCAATGTATATACACATTTTCGCCTCGAGCAACATGGCGTTTAAGTAATTCTACAATTTTTGGCAAATACAAAAACATTACATGAATGCTCGAATCTTGACGGTCATCATCGACGGGAATGCGATATCGAAACGGAACTTCATTGTTGTTAAAATAAAAAGGCAAATCTTTAGAACAATTTACAATGACTTTGATATTTTCATTTTTTATAAAATTTTCATTTGAGGAATCCACATAATTTCCTAACCAAATATTATTTGTTATTCGATTACTGAATTGAACATTGTAATAATATTTTAGTGTGGTAAACATTATAAAACTGGACTCATTTTTTTTACACCTAAATCGATTGCTTTGATAGGTATTATCTATAAAATTAATTATGCCCATTATATAATTTCATGATAAAATAATTATAAAAATTGAAATCAATAAATATAAATAGGAATCATTAAAATTATTTAAATGCAGTCTGCGAATGGTATTAAAGAAAGGGGTAAAACGGCATCGAAATCCGTTGTAAAAAATAACCATTTAATACAATGCTACATTTATGATAATGCCACCGTGTTTAAAGGTGATACCTTTGTTTATCGCGGTCTTTTTAATCGTTTTGGTGGCTATTATGACAAGACGTATTTTGGATATGTGGTGTCTCTTGAAAATTATGAAAAGGTTAAAGAAGAAATTGCGCGCATGGTTTTCGGATTCATTATTCATATCAAAAAAAACGAAGAAATCGTAGTTAAATCAAGCGCCAAGGCGTCGGCGGTTTGTCAATTGAATGAAGAAGCGGATGCCGAGGCAATTAATAATACCTTGAAGTATAATGATTTAAATTGAACGTCGTCGCGGATGCGTTTAATTCCCGGAATCAGAATTTAAACGATTCTGGATATTGTTCATTATTTTTTTATGATTGAGTGCGCTCTGGATATAAATCTTGCACAACTCAAGGTTGGGATTTTTTGCGCATAATTGATCCAAATTGATGTCGGACTGTTCCGCATTTTGTTTGCGAGATTGGTACAGCAAATATAATAACACCGCCAGCACCGCCCACCAAAGAATGGTTGACAAATTAAAAAATACAAAGATGGCAAAGATAATACTGCCTAGAATAATGTATTTTTTATCAACATTATCCATGACATAGTTTTTTAAACCGTTCAGTATTTTATAAACACTCACCATATATTTATAAAATATGTTTTTTATTCGCTGTTTTCAACACAAAAAAAAATAGTATACAATGAAAACAGAATTAAATTGTGTATTTTTTCATCGGTGGTACGTTCCAACAACAAATGAATGTCATTGTAATATTTGAATGACCGTTTTTTTATGACATCTCCCTGAATTATAAAAGTAGATAGTGTTGAAAAATACACAGGTAAATTCAATTCCGCCTTAATAATTTTGTGCCAAATCATTTGGGTTGAACTTAATTTGGGAATCATGTTTATAATTGGATCGATTTCTAACCAATTGTCCGATGACAGTGGAATCATTTCAGTTAAAATTAAATCTTTATTTTCCAATTTACGTTTATACGTTTTTAAATTGTTCAACGTAAAATAACGATCAATAAACATCCAATTTTCATTCTCAATGTAATAATCCAATGGAAACATGGGATCTTTACCCAAACACACCATCAATTGGCTGGGTGTTTTGCTGTAAATGTTTAGAATGTTGTAAAATAACTCTTTTACGCTGGATATTTTTAGCACATTGATGGATGGAAAAAGGGCCGGCTGCACTGCTAGGACTTGAAGGGAACTATAATCCAGACTTTCGTATTCAAATATGGTTTGATCCTCATTTCCAAAGGTGTCATTAATCGATTTTATTGACAATCCCTCATTAAAGATAAGAATGGTATTTGGTTTTATTAATGGGAACAATGATATTGAAATTGAATCGTACACCACAAAAAAAAGACTGGCGTTTAAATTTTTTAATTGAAAATACTCTTCAAAAAAAACATTACCATTTTCTAAAACCGTCAGGATTTTATAAGAACTTAGACACTGAATTTGATACACATTTGGCTTCATTCGGACCAGCTTAAAATTGTATGTTTGACCAGGCAAATGTATCATGATTTTAGGCTGATTCATTTCAGATACGCCTCCCGTTAAATTGTTTGAATTTTTATCAATGATAATAACAAATTTATCACACAACTCATTTAATTTATTAACATTCATTTAATGCCGTTAGTTAATCTATATAAAAAAGAAGTGCTTATTCTTTTATATTCATAGTTTTACTTTCAGGATGGATAACCAAAAAAAATATTTAGACAAATTTTATAAAAGAAACATGACAATCGATCAAATAAAAAATACGTATGATGTTCATCGGTTTTCACCACCGCCGCCACCACAAACATCCCCATCGGTTCCGCCCCCTTCCAAATTTTACATACGTCCTAAGGAATTGCTATTTTTATGGCTGTTTTCTTGTGGATTTTTATTCCAAATGCACTACTGGATTTGTGGTGCCTAAATTTTATTTTTATCTTATTAATATATATAAAAACAATGGTTGCAATATCAAGAAAAATGAAATTCCGAACCCATCGTCGTTCTCGGGTTGGTGGTCGTCGTCCCACTTCTGTTTGTTCCAGCTTAAAATCATCGAATGATTGTTCCGACAACACCACGTGCAAATGGAATGCAAAACTTTCCAAATGCAGAAAAGCTTCCGTTAAACGCGGCCCAACAAAACGTCAGGCAGAAAAAGCGATAAATTGCGCTGTTCATACAACAAAAGAAGAATGTAGTAAAAACAAGTGCCTTTGGGGAGATTTTGGTAGCTTTAAAGTTTGCACAACGTTTGCCCCTAAAAATTACAGGTTATAAGCCACTTATATCAATACATTTCGAGCGATAAGAATGTACAAATATGTGCCAATTAGGATACCCGCTATATCAAGTATTGGGCTTTCGATTAATTCACCAAATTTTTTTTGATTTTTTTTTTTGATATAGGTTGATACGATTAATGCAGTGGATGCAGCCAATGCACCCACCATGACATCGCTATTGTTTTCATTAAGGCCAATTTTTTCAAAAAAGAGGGCAGCTCCTTCATTCAGATAAATTCCAAAAAACAATGCATCGATAAACCCAAATATTATAAATGACAAAAGCGATATAAATAATAAATAAATAAGTTCGCTTTTCATTTGTTGGTATATACTATTGTTATAACAAATTATTTTAATAAATTGATTTAAATGTTTATTACATATAATTTTGAAGGAATTAGACAAAAAATATTTACCAAAACGAATACATCAGTCAGAATCTTCAGAATCTTCAGAAAATTCGTCTGTGTTTGGAATATTTCTGCTTGGATCCATAACTCCTCCACTTCGAGTGGTGTCTTTTCCACAGGTTCTACAAGTGTATGGGTTAGTATAGCATGGATAAACGACACCTAGTCTAAGATCTCGTTCCCATGCTTTAAGATGACCCGCCAGGCGTTTAAGCTGTTGTTTTTTCAAATGCAACTTCTGTTTTTTTTCAGTAATGGCTAAACTAGTTAAGCCGGGTCCTGTTTTATAAAACTTCGCTTGTTCGTCGACTAATTCTGCCCATTCCTGTTCCAAGTTCGCTCTCTCAAATGAGTTCTCCCTTCTAAGGAGGTCCTTCTCCCTTTCATCGTTTGCTTTTGTTCTTTGGTCAAGTGATGCTTCCCTTTCCGCAATAAGACGTTCCCTTTCTTGGAGATCTGCCTCTCTTTCTTCTGTAGATTTTGATAATTTGTCTCTATTTGCGCAAGCCATGTCTTGTCTATCCTATATTATGTAATTGATGTAGCAATCAAATTTTTTGAATTGAATTAAAAAAAATCCAACTAAAAAGGTTAACCCACATTGCGCCTCTATTGTTTATAAAATAAAAACTTAAAAAAATTGATTTATTTTATAATAAATAATTTTGGCAGAGAACAACCATGGATCAAAAAAGATCCCTTCAAATAATTTCATATGGCTGGGACGATAAAACCCAGGCAGAAAAGTTTGCGCAATCAGCCAAAATCGATGCGGAAATAAGTTTGCTGACACCCGCTACGAACACGCCCGGATTTGTTTATAAAAATAAATTAGAAAGTTCAAAGGTAATAATTCAGCAAAATGGTATAAAGTACGATGCAATTATAATTCTAGTTGTATCAAATTGCTTGGATTGGATGGACAAATCCATATCCGAACAATTGATTAAGAGTCATTATTTTCGCCCTGTTTCATGCAGTTTTATAAATCACCAACCAGACCGAGATTATTCCTCCTACAATATAAATATATGAATGAGTAGCGAAAGCAATCTCTTGTATAAAAGTGGGGATGTATTCTTACCGAAAGGTATGGTGCAATTTTTAGATCAAGGAATTTATTTTGATAATCAGCAAAGATTTTACATCAATTTATGGACGGGCTTACATTTTTTATCGGGAATAATTATTGGAAGGGTGATATTAAAATATATTGTGGAGCCGGTCCAGTTATTTATTATTTGTATTATTATTCACACCCTTTGGGAATCCTGGCAAGTTTATATCGGCATGGCAAAACCATGGAAACTTGCGGGTTCAAGTAATTTAATCGATTCATTGGTTGACACCACCGCATTCATGTTAGGCGTTTTTTATATATATCGACGTGTTAATAAAGAAGCACATGTACAAAAAGTGCAATTTTTTTAAAAGAATTTATTTATTTTACCATCTTCGATTCGGAATACATTTTTTTAATATAAAACATAGATTTATATTAATTAATATGAAAATGCTTATTGGTATTGTGGGAAATGGATTTGTGGGAAAAGCGACACTTTTACTCAAATCCCCATCTATTAATGCGCTTGTATATGACATTAGACCGGAAGCGTGTAATCCGATCGGGACGTCCCTCGAAGATCTGGAAAAATGCGACGTTGTGTTTTATTGTTTACCCACCCCCATGAATCATCATGGCAAATGCTACACACAATTATTGGAAGATTCTATTTCAAAACTAAAAAATCCGTTCAAGGTAATTCGCAGCACCGTTCCAGCCGGATTTTCAAAAAGTGTAAACTGTTTTTTTATGCCGGAGTTTCTAACCGAAGCAAATTGGCGCGATGATTTTATTAATTCATCGCATTGGGTCTTCGGATTATTAGAGGGAGATGCAAATAAAGAATTAAATATGGAGTTTCGAGAACGTATTGAGGAGCTCTTTACAACGAGCAGCCATGAAGGCTTGATTGTCAGCGACAAAATATACTACCTTACAAACACCGAAACGGAAATGCTTAAGCTATTTAAAAATTGTTATCTGTCCGCAAAAGTGGGTATCATGAATGAATTATATGATTTTTGTCAAGCAAAAAATGTAAATTACAATAATATTAAAAAATTATTGGTCTTGGACAGCCGAATAGGAAACACGCATTTGGATGTTCCTGGATACAATGGCGCTCGTGGATTTGGTGGAACGTGTTTTCCAAAAGACACCCACAGTCTGTATTCCCAATTTCAAGAAGCAGGCGTACCAAGCATTATTTATCAAAGTATTTTGGACAGGAACGATCGGGTGGATCGTCCCCAACGGGAATGGGTTGCTGATAAATGGCGCACAACTAAACCCATTTCTCTTGTGACGGGTGGTGCCGGTTTTATTGGCAGCCATTTATGTGAGCATCTTTTAAAAACCATGGGACATACCGTAATCTGTCTCGATAACCTGCAAACCGGAAAACAGCAGAACATTGAAGAATTTTTAGATAATCCCGACTTCTTGTTCAAATTTGCCGATATTACGAATAAACAATACTTTCCACACATTGATTTTATTTGGCATTTGGCTTGTCCAGCAAGTCCTCCAAAATATCAACTTGATGGCTATAAAACACTTCAGACGTGTTTACTCGGAACAATGAACGTTTTGGAACTGGCACGGGTGCATGGGTGCCCGTTGCTTGTGGCAAGTACCAGCGAGGTTTATGGCGATCCGATAGAACATCCTCAAAGCGAATCTTACTGGGGGAATGTCAACCCGGTTGGACCCCGCAGTTGTTATGACGAGGGGAAACGGTGTGCTGAAACGCTGATTTACGAGTATCGTAAAAAACATGAGCAATTAGCCGATAAACTCAAAATTGTCCGCATTTTTAACACGTATGGTCCTAAAATGGATATTGATGCCGGGCGCGTAATTACAAATTATATAAAGTCTCATTTAGAACGCAGCCCAATTACCATTTATGGGGACGGCAGCCAAACTCGTTGTTTTTGTTTTATCAGCGACTTGATTAACGGTTTTGTGAAAATGATGTTTTCTAGCGAAGTGGGTCCCATTAATTTGGGTAATCCAAATACAGAATGTTCCATGATAGAACTAAAAGAAGAACTCGAAAAGATAACCGGCGAATCGTTTAAAGTTGTGCATAAGCAATTACCCGAGAACGATCCCAGAAAAAGAAAACCCGCTATAACCATGGCCCAGCAACAACTGGGCTGGAATCCGGTTGTAAGTTTATCGACTGGACTAAAAAACACGCTTGATTATTTTTTGAAAAAAATATAAAACAAAATAGCCGTTTGGATTCTTTATTAATAATATTCCGTTTCGGTCGTTGTATCATCTTCTTCGGTAGTTGTATCATCTTCATGATCGCTTGTGATTTCCTCTTCTTCATATAGATATTCTACTGGATCTTCGTATAAATATTCCCACCTCTGCTGTTTGTATTTTTTTCCATCCCGTTCGATGATGCGCTGACCGAATTCATCGAACGGAACGGATGTGTCTTCTGCGATTTGTCGTTGCTTGTCAACTGCCGCTTGGCGCCTTGCTTCTTGTGCTTCAACCAAAGCTAATTGCAATTTTTCATTTTGGCGTTTTTTTTCGCGTTCTTTTTCGATCAAATTATCGGGGTCAAACCAGTCGATTGATTGCATTTTTGTTTATAGAGTCGTCGTGTTTGTTCTTGATATGTTCTTAATAAAAAAAAATAGGCTACAATCAATTTTTTATTGCGTCATATAGATAATATAAAAAATATTTAAAAATGTCATATTAAATGCCCCACTCACCCATGGTCAGCAAGAATACATAATTAAATCGTATTTATTTATTTAAAAATCGTGTTGTTGTATTTTTAAATAAAGAATATTTACTAAATTACTTACATATTAAAACATGTCATTTCATGAACATTTATTATTTGATACAAATGGGCAAATTTTTATAGACATGTACAACAACAGCATTTTTAGCAACAATCACGGGTTTCAACACTCACCACCTGTCTGTAAAAAAAATATTTTAAAATTACAAGATACCCGTTGTTTTTCACTGAATGTGCTTATTTCAAGCACGGATACAGAAATCGCAAATGAAAATTCGATTTATTTTAAAACGCATATTATTATTGAAAAAACAATCATTAACAAACTAACCGGAAAACACGTTTTCGAATACGAAGTGTATCCCCACGATTTACCGATGGAAATGCTTTTTACGATTAAGTATTTTCAAGCCAGACACACGCGGGATGGATTGTTCCAATTTAATTCCCATCGGGAATGCTTCGTAAAAAACGTATCCATATAAATAAATAAAACCAATAAATTTAAATGCAAAATAAAATGATTTATGAAAATATTGCAAAACGTTTTGATATAACGCGAGCTTACGTGTGGCCCTGCGTGCGCCGTTTTTTGGATGCGGTTCCCGATTCCGAAAACGTTCGATTATTTGAATCCGGCTGCGGTAATGGCCGAAACCTGCTATATGCTAAAGAGCACTGCGGTTTTGAAATAGTAAAAGGATTGGATATATGTCCATTATTCATTGATATTTGTAAGCAAAAAAATTTGGATGTGGTGCATGGTGATATTTTAACACCCATGACTGAAAAGTATGATATTATATTGTCCGTTGCGGTTATTCATCATTTGGACACAGAAAAAAAACGAATTACCGCTATTCGTAATTTAATAGATGGTCTTCAACCTGGAGGAACGTTATTTTTTACGGTGTGGAGTTTTGAGAAAGGCGACTCGATTGCACAAAAAGAGTTTGAATTGGGTGATAATATTGTTCCATGGAAATCGCGCAGAAGCAGAACCGTTTTAGAAAATCGATATTATTTTATTTACAATAAGGACACGCTCATACAAACGTTAAACACAATCGGCATGCCGTACGAACTGGAATGGGAAGAACAAAATTGGATTGTTAAAATTGTCAATCAACCCGAATCACCTGTTGGATCAAATACACGCGTTGGATTTGATTGAAACTTAAAAATATGCTGGTTTCAGAATGGATTTCTTGTGGGTGTCCCAAGTTTCCCGCTTGAAAAAACTCAATCCAATACGAATTGAGCATTTCAAAATAATATTCGGATGATAAAGAACCCAGAACCCGAACATTTTCAATGGATCCAAACCAATGATTGCCATTCAACATAACAACTTCGAAAATGCGATCTGGTCCAAATGCAAGATGTAAATAATCATCGGGTTGAATGGGAACATGACGAAAACTGTCGGTATCTTGGGTTGCTAATCCCATTAAAATTTGGTTTCTTAGGTCTTCAATTGCTTCGGCATTTTGGGGATTGTCGTTTCGATCATCTTGTTCGACATTTGCGCTCCATGCAAATTCGGAACGCAAATAATCATGCATGTGATTGGATGCATCATGCTCGTCGTCAGCATCGGCTGTTTCCGGACTGCCCCAGTCTTCCATGATTGCAACATTGCCTTCATGCATTTCTGATTCGGGTTGCTCAAATTCGAAGTCATCAATTCCTTCGTATAATTTTTTGCGACACATGGGACAAGTGGTCGACGATAAATGCCATCTCAAAAAGCATCGCACACAAAACAAATGACCACAAACGGTTGCAACATGATTGCTTCGCGCCGGTAAATCCGAATAACAAACACCGCACTCTCCAAATGATTCTTCTGCTGGTGGTGCATCTGCTGGTGGTGCATGATGAGCAATTACCGGTGCATGATGAGCAATTACCTCAACTGATGGAGATTTTGGCTCAATTCGACGCGGAGAACTTGGAGGGGATACCGAGAAATCAATTCGACGCCGGACACTTTGCCACGGAAAAATTGGTTGAGATCGACTGGTTTGGGTGGGTGATATGGAAACGGGTTCAATACTGTCTTCTTCGGTTTCTGAATTTTCATTGCAATCGCATTCAGCTGGAATTTGTCCACATTTGCAATTCTTTTGACGACGAGAGGGTCCTGCGTTAAACGGAATACTTCTTGATTCGGTTGGTGTTCTAAACATTATGTATGTGTATGGGTGCTTCTTAGATTGGTAGCTGCTTTTGATAAAAAAATAATAATAGATCAATTTTTTTTCAATTTGAATATATTTAAAAATTTGATCTATTGCAATTGAATATAATAGAATAAAAAATTAAAATACACCACCATGATTAAATTATTTCACAAAATATTTACAGCAACTTCAAATTCAGTAAGAACACAAAATATTGAACTGGGAAGATGGAGTTTGGTGTATGAACCCAAAATAATTCACAACAAGGTGGACCAAGCCAATGAAGGCCAAAACGTCATTCCGGAAACGTGCAAAACCCATGACGACGAATATATTTTACCCTACATAATGGAGTCGATGCCCCATAAATAATTAACTTCTATTGGAAAAAAATTGATTATTTATTTTTTTTTAATTAGGTAGGAAAACAAGACACATCATGGAAGAGAAACAAAAAACGCCGAATCAGATTGAAACAGCGAGACTCAATCATTGCAAAAGTCAGTTGTCCGACTTGCTTTTGAGTGCTTTAACTCCAGCCACAATTAAACAACTACAAGCCGCGGGAGAGGATGAAAAAGGGGACAAACTGGTTGTAAATTCGACCAATGTTAGAAGTCTTGCGGCTGCCGTGGTGAATTCGCTGTGTATTGGAAGCAGTGAGTTATCCGCCTCGTGCCAACAGATGGCAACCCTTTCGGATGAAACACTCAAAACACAAAAACCGGTTGCGTATCAAAACATTCTCGGAGAAATCACAAAACAAAAAGGCACGGCTGCAAAAACGCAAGAAATCATGCAGCATTTTTGCCTAAATCCCAATGTCATCAATGAACTTGAACAGCATTACAAAGATGTTAATACAAGAGACGACTTTGACGGAACATTTCCAGCCATTTCATTCACAAAAAGGTTTCGCTGTTATTGCGAAAACCCTCCCTTTTGCGGCAAGGAAAAAAGAAACATGCACGCCATTTACAAGTTGCACCGAAATGAGCTGGAATGGGTGTGGCAATTTTACGCGGAATACATGGAAGACCATAAAGAAAAGAAATGGACCCAAGATGGGACCGAGGTTGTCCCACCTGAATTCAGCGACTTTCTGACAACGAAAACAAATTGTTTTACGAAATACACTCACACGCGTGATTATTCAATTACTCCAGGAATTTTCTTTCGGTTTTGTTTTGATCTTTTGTCAAAAAAACTGTCAGAGATCGCACCCGTCGATGTGTAGGTTGGGTAATGATTGCGATGTTTAGGTAGGGTAATGATTGTGCCAAAAATAAATCTAACACTTTTTTTTGTATTCTAAAAAAAAATGTATTTATAATATAATGGTAAAATCGAAACGTGGGTTGCTTCGTCGTCGATATAGGTCTCAAAGAGGAGGTAAACCCAGAGCCGAATGCCCGCCACTTGATATTGATAAATGCACACAAAACCCTAATTGCGGTTGGAATTCAAAAACCAAAAAATGCCACAAAAAACGCGTTTCAAAAAAAATTGCGACTGCAGCAGCAACCGATTGCGACCCGGCCGAACAACCGGGCAAATACAAGTGCCTGCCGGGAACATTTTGTTGCCGCGGGGACACCGGTAAGGAAGTAGAACGATACACTTGCTGCAATGAAGACTCGCAAATTTGTTCTGGAGGAGTGTGCGGAGATTTGGTTCCCGCAGTCGTTAAATTAAATGTGGATTGGCGGGAATATCTTGCAAAATGGAAAGCTACCGCAGCTCAACCACGCCAAGCACAATATTTTAATATTGTTCGCACGATTGACCCCGACTACGATTACGGATTTTCGAAGGAGGTGAATGAAGTTGCCATTGCAACCAAATATGTGAATCGTAAAAAAAAAGAAATTCAAGTTGGTGATATTATTTATTGTGGCACAAATTTAAGTGATCAATCAGAGGGTTTCCACATTGTTTTACCACTCAAACACCTGGTTAAATTTCCAAAAAGACAATACATGAATGAGATTGTAATTCATCAGCTATCACAATTAGAGCAGGGGAACAAAAAATATGTAAATAATTTAGTTATTGCTCGCATTTCAACAATTAGAGAAATTTTTGATTATAAAGAGATTTTAAATAAATACAATGTAAAATATGATAATTTGGTTGCAAATTTTCCAGAGAAAAATGGAGCTTCGGATGATTTTTTTGAATGGCACGATGAAAGTCTTTACATACCGGATTTAATAAAATATAAATTAATTCATTGATATTAAAAAAAACACGTACTGATTCCAAAACAAATATTTGATGCAATCAATCATGGCAAAATTCATCGATTATTTCGTGTCATATAATTTTTTCTGATATTAAGCTATATGTTGCATAGTAAAAAGAAAAAAGATAGGGTCAAAAAGAGTCGCCATAACAAAAAAAGAAATGGTGGGGCTTCATTGAAACCTTTAGATTTAGATTCGGGCATGTTTAAATTATTAACACAAAGGCTGTTATCGGACATCCCACTGCCACCCCGCAAAATAGATGAAAAAATACATAGAGACATTTACAGTCCTGCAAAAATGAAAATGCTTGAAAATGAAACATTAAAAAGAGCCGAACGGCTGCACGCAACTTCATTTCGTTATTGCAATTTTAGTAATATTGCAAAGTGCAATATAGCGAAGTGTGTCGAATTAAACTTGGAAGCGGTTGAACAATTGAAACAAGCAATTGACATGGGCAGTCTGCGAGCGCGTGCATGCCTTGCAGACATGTTATTGAATGGCAACACTGTGGGGGTAAGAAAAAATGTTCGCGAAGCGATGATGTTGGTTTCTCAAGTGGATGACCCCGATTGCCAGGGTGTGTTAGCCCATAGTCATTTTAACGATGGCATAAAGGCTGGTCGCAGTTTAGCAATCCAGAGTGCAGCTGCTGGCAGCAAATATGGTCAATTGGTCGTTGGATTATTTGCCCAGCAGGAAAGGAATACCAAAAAAGCGGCTGAATATTTCGCACTCGCTGCAGCACAGAATTACGATGAGGCGCAAATAGCCCTAAGTTATTTGCAGTCAGACAAGGATGAAGTGATGCGGTTGTTGACCCTTGCCGCAGAACAAGGGAATAAGCATGCTTTTTTCTTAATTGCCGAAACATTCCGCCTTAAAGCCGAACATGAACCTGGACGGTATTTGCATTTGAAAGCCATGCAATGGTTCAATCTGGCGATGGATGCAGAACACCCATATGCCCAAGATGCATTGAGCGCCATGAAATATAAGTACAGCGGTTTATAATTTAAATAGGAGGAAGCAAACATTTATATAACATTTTTTTTTTAAACCATGATATAAATGTTTATCGATTGAACAAGTATATATGACGATTCTTTACGAAAAATATCGGCCAAAAACATTGGAAGAATTTTGTGGTCATGAATCCTCCATTAAATCATTAAAAAATTGGTTGGAAAACTATTATCTGCCTAAAAAAAAAGAGGATGCCGTTCTTTCCAACGCGATTATTATGGGCTCTCCCGGCATCGGGAAAACAACACTGGCTCATATTATTTTAAACACGTGCGGGTTTGATATTATTGAACTTAATGCCAGCGACACCCGCAACGCGGAGCAAATCGACAGCATTTTTAAGGAAACAATGAAATCAACCAATAATGTTGTCAGCATGTTGAACTACGAAAAAAAAAAAATTGGAATTATAATGGACGAAATAGATGGCTTGTCCAACGGGGACAAAGGTGGAATGAAACGATTGTTGTATTTCTTGCAAAAAAATAATTTTTTTTGTCCCATTATTTTAACTAGCAACATCGCGTATTATACCCTCTTAGGGAATAAAAAATTGCTTGAAATAAAAAAATACTGTCATTTTTTTACATTGGACCCAATACCCAATCATTTGATCTACAAAAAAATATATTCAATTGTTGAAAAGGAGAATTTAACTGAAATTATTCCGCCACCTTTTTTAAACATTCTTATTCAAAGTTCAAGCAGCGATTTTCGATTGATTCTCAATACGATTGAGTTTATGTTGCTCCTGTCAAAAACAAAAAAATTAGACATGGAATCCATGTTTGAGTATATCAAACATTGCGGAAAAGACATAAACTACGACTTATACCAAGCAACTGAAAAAATATTCAAAACAAAAAGTTTTTTAAATGAAAGCGAAATATTTAACACGTTTGACATGGAGCGCTATAATTTGCCGCTGTCATGTTATGATAACCTGTACAAATACATTCACACGTTTGACATGCACAATTTGGAAATTATTCAAAATATTTTGCATAAATACACGGACAGCATACTTATGGAAAATGGAATTTATAACGGACAGCACTGGGAACTGTTTGAAACACAGTGCGCTCTGACCATTTATACGATCTACCATTTGTTTGGTTCCATACGAAATAAGGGGGAACGGACCATAACCAATACAAAGGTTTCGGGTCGAATGAACTGCATCAATGCAAATCGCATCACCCGAATAAAAATGACAAAATCATTGTCAATTGATCGGAAAAATTATCATTTATTTATTGAATATTTGGTTGGCAAAATACTTAAAAATCCGGAAACCATCAAAACCAATATGGAAGAAAACGATTTATCTAAAGAAGAAATGCTGCGGCTGTTGCGCTCGGCGGATTGTAAAAATAACCTTCTTCACCGTCTCAAAACATTGGGCTTTATTACTCAGAAAGAATTGGAGAAATCATTATAGATTTTCCCGCTGGTAAATTTTCAACGGGCAGTTCTAACAGATAAAAATCAAAGGGTTTTGGATTTTTAATGAATTGTTCGTAAACCACGGATACTATATTTTCATTCCACTTGTTCTTTTCAAAGGTGCGTTTTGAATTATGATTTACCAAAATGCAGCATATGTTGTGTGTTTCAATTCCACAGCAAATTAGATAATTCAATAATGGAGATAAATCGGTGCTAATAACTTGAGATGGAAACCCGCCCATAAACGGGCTAATTTTTAACATCATGTCTCCGATAATTTGTTTAAAAAATGTGCGCTGTCTTTTCCATTCACTTTCAAATGACAAATTAATGGCTATTTTTTTTTTGTGAATGTACTCGTCAATGGTTGGGATTCGGTATCGCTTGGATATTTTACCCTGAATAAACAAGGGTAAACACAGATTATATTTTAAATAATTATCAAAACAATACATTCTTTTTTTAGACAGATTTTCATATATGTTGCTATTATTTTCTTGTAAAAACGCCATTTCCTTCTTTAAATTTTTTAAAACAATGATGCAGTTTATAGTTTGAATGTATTCCAAGGCATCTTCATAATTTGCATATTTTTGTTTTTTCTTTAAATCAAATACAGCGGGATCGAAAAAATTTAAAACGATCGCAAACTCCTTTTTTTGAATAAAAATGATGTAAAATCCATCCTTATCTATGCTGGTTGTTTTTTTTTCTTTTTTATCAACCGGCTTGTAATTTGGGCCGTACTCGATTTTATAATTAATGCTGTCTAACCGATACACCACATATAGAGGAACACTATTCATAGGATACATGTATTACGGTATAATTTTTAATATAAGTATTTTTTTATCAAGTAGTTATAAATATCTTATTTTTAAATATATGAAATCAAAAAATCAGCACAAACGCAATCATCGATCCCGTCGGATGTTAAGAGGCGGGAAACCCATAGCCATATCTCAGGTTGAAATTGCTTTAGCATCTGCGAAAGCTTTGGTGGAAGAATTATCTTCCATGTTGGCCATTTTGAAAAAAGAAAGTGTGCCTCCTCCCGTCGCCAAACAAGGTGAGGAATTTTTAGGCTTGAAGGCCAAGGCAACTTCTAGGGTCCCCTCTTTTTCTTATTTGGTTTCTAAGAAGGATGATATAGTTAAAGAGAGCAAGGGATTAGTTAAGGCGTATAGGGAGAAAGATTTAGCAAAAGGATTAAGTTCGGTTGAAGCATTAGCGAAGATCGGAAAAGAGGCGGTTGAACCACCGAGACCGGTGGCTTCTTCCGCATCTGCCACACAAGAATCGGATTGGCCAACACATAGAAGCAGTATGTTAACTGCTGATGTAGGTGAGTTGCCATTTGGATAAAAAAACTCTACGAAACCTGAACCCGTCATCACCATTCTTGGTTATACAATGCGTTATTATCTAGGATCATGGGATCCGGTTAACGGTTATTCTTTTTGGAATTGTAAAATCTCAATACCGCAAATTCTACTTCAATTACTGCAAATGATTTTAGCCAAATACCGACTGATCTATATAATTCAATAACATCTATAACTTTATCGCCGAAAACAATATGGCCAAATATAAACTGGCCATAATGACAATAAATCACACCAACATCTCACCAAAATTGAAAAACATTATAAAATTAAAACCCTATTTATTTTAATTATGCCCGTTGGTAGTTGGTGTATAACAAAATATAAAATGAAATATGAGAATATTTATTCATTTCTTACAGTTTAATATATGATATGAGTAAATCACAACAATTGGGTGGAATTAAAATAGTATACGATTCCAAAGTAGTTAGCAATGTTGATCACAAGGCCTTGTTCATTGATATTTTACGTAAAGCCACGTCGATTGAAACTGTTTCGGTAGCGTCATTAACGGGTTTAATCCTGCGAATCAATATTCCAGAAGCCCTTACACCGTTTCGGAGCGATGTATTTGGTGAACGAAATGGACTGTTAAATTCTGAAAACTATATGCTGCCGGATACGGGTATGAAAATAAATCAACTGGTATTAAAATGTTGTATCATTCAGGAATTGAGTGCGAGAGAATTGGAATTAGATAATTTTGATTCTAAATACCGAAAAAAACCGGCCAAATTATCAGAAATGATACATGAATTTAAAGCGCAACGGTATGCGTACAAGGAGACGCTCAAATTGGGTGGATCACCCGTTTGTCCCGATGCAGTGGCTTTCGTGAAACTTTCTTCGGCGGAGTTTGAGCGATTGTTTTTTGAAGATGAAACGATGCCGGATATTTATGCCAATAATGCAGTGTTTCAATACATTAGCAACCAACTTGAAGATTATCCGAATATCAGAGCCGTGTCGTTCACCCTCATGGAATCGGTATCACCCGAATATGAATCATTGTCCGCATTTGTTTCAAACATAAAATTACTGCCTCCAGATGAACAGCAGGAAAAACTGCCAATTTTTCATGACCTCGCGTTGCGCGTTTTAGCTATTTACGTGGTGCTTTTTTATTGTGCAGGAATAATACAGCTGGACGGGCATCTCGGAAATTGGATGTATTTAAAAGAGGTGGAATGGTCCAAGCTCTTACCCATTGAACAAACAATGTTGAGTCCATTTCTTATAAGAGCAATTGATTTCGGACAATTTTTTTTGCGGGAAAAAGATGTAGGTGGAATCAATCAAACTACCAAAAAATATTTTCAACGGTTTACAGACTCACGACCCCGAAGGCTGGAACAATTTTCGAATATTCTTGGGGTTGAACCCGATTTTATCAGAACCGCCGAGGAAGCGGGTGATGCCTTTGAAAATGTATTTGAAGAACTCAATCGATCCATTGCACAGGACCCGCATGGGAGTATATTGTGGGAAGGAAACACCGTTGTTCATCCCGATTTGCAAATCGACGAATCAATGATGATCATTCATAAAATCCTTTTTCTGGGGATGCTCGTTGATTCGTTTTACAACACGGTGCGAATAAACAAGGAAGAACATCGGTTTCAAATGCGCACCATATTTGACGCGGTTTATGGCGGGGATTGTCATACCCCGATTGATATGATGAACGAACAATTGGGCCAGGATTTGCACGCTTATATGAGCAATTTAGTGGACGAGGATCAGGATGAAATGCGGTTTAGCCTCAATAAAATAAAAAAATATATTGGTGATTATTTAAATTGGAAAGACGATTTCATAACGCATATTTACTTTGATTGGTCGGGAACCCTTGCAAAACCAGGCACAAGAGAAACATTTGCATTTGGAAAAACGCGGGAAGAACAATTATCTGTTTTATATGATGAAACAATTTCTTTACTCGATTACCTTAATAAAAAAGGATATATCCTCGGTATAATCAGCAATACATCGATTGGTAAAACTAATTTTGTTGCTGCTTTGCAGAAAACGGGATTGGCTGACTATTTCCAAGGAACCATTACCATCGGAGATGATGCGCAAATGTGTCGCAAAGGGTGCTCCGAAATATTTGAATCGACGCTTCGCGATGACGGTGTGAGCCCAGGAAACGCGCTAATGGTGGGAGATGATTACCTGAAAGACATTGTCAGCAGTCATAATTTGCATATGAGCTCAATATTGATTGATAGAACAAACACGGCCGCTGATAAGGGGGTAGCCGATTTAAAAATTAATAATTTAAATGAATTGAAAAAATATTTCTAATAACCCAATATTTTTTTTATAAAAATTGATTCTTTACACATGTTTTTATAATTCTAAAAAAGATGTCAACAACTTACTTTAATCGAAAAGAAGATATTGATTTTGTGTTGGGAAATCTCAACGCGATTCAAAGGGATTTAAAAATGTCCCATGTGGGGGAATCATACATTTATGGCGGATTTGTTCGAGATTTGCTCCGTGATGAGCCGTATCAAGACATGGACGTATTTGTTCCAAGTCTCAAAATTGTTAGAAGTTTCATTGATTTATTAGAAAGGTCTGACCGATTATTATCGTTGGAGACACGCAACATTCAGAACAGCCTTACTCCTGAATTGGATTACCAATCATTTACTCTCACCATACAAACAACTTCGACGCCAAAGTTAAAGATTGATCTCAATTATTCCTGCGCGATCATTTTAGAGGAAAACAGCATTTTGAATTGCGAAATGACTGCGAACAATTTGGTCCTGTACCAAAACGGAACCATTTCAACCCGAGTTAAGCCAATAAACCTTGGTTTGACAAAAACCTATACTATTCACCAATGGAACGCCAAATGTATTCGGGATTGTTTACAAGGCAAACTGGTCTGGATGGTTCCTGACCGATTTTCAAAAGCATCAAACCCAATAAAACAACACATTCTTATGGACAAATTAAACCAACGTCTTGAAAAAATGCTGGGAAAAAACTTCGTCGAAACAGGTGAACACATTACCAAATTTCGGTTAATGAAACGTAAGACCATTGCCATTCTTCCGCCAGAATGCGATGCAACTATGTGTCCGATTTGTCATGAAAAATACACCGATCCTGCGTCAACGGTGGTGTCTAAATGTTCGCACCATTTTCATCAGGCGTGCATTACGAAATGGATTGAAAAGGAACAAAACAAAAACAAAACAGCGACTTGTCCTTGTTGCCGGAAAGAGGTATCGCTCTACTATTGAATTGTTATTGTGTTTAATGAATAAAAATAAACATATTTTTTTAATTAATTTTTTTAAGATGTATATGTTTCTTTTTCTTGTTATTAAAAATGGAAGATATACCAAAATAATTTTTTTTCTTGATCCAACTGACAAAAATAGTTCCAATAAATATAATTGTCGATATTGCAAGACTATTATTTTTAATTTTCATGGCAAAAATGTCAAAGTATTCGTAATAGTAGTTCATTAAAAATATTAAACTGCACATAAACAGTAAAAACAAAATCATTATTTATAAAATGTAAATATATAATTTGTTCATATAAAATTTCGGTTCGGTTTAATGTGGTCCAAAAGTATTAATTTATTTTAAAATTTCGATGATTTATTACAAATAAATTATCGAAGTATTAAACACTTACCGCATAGGCACTGGGTTCAATATAATCGGGGTAAACAACTTCTTCCAACGGTTCAAATTGGAAGGAAGATGTTATAGGTGTATACATATCATCATTCGCATTCAGTAAAGCAAGTTCATTTTGAATACCGTCAATATAACTTAATTTCCATTGATTTACATCTGCTGGGTTAACTTGAGTAGGGAAATGAAGGTCAAATTGAACACGATAACCATTACTTCCTTGATTTGGGAGGTGCATAATAACATAATTATCATGACTTAAAATGGATTCTTCTGTTGCCATTTGACGTAAAGTATACGTTCCCATATGAAATAAATCATATGCAGAAATATCGTCGCTGCATTCTACTTTATAACTTACTTGCCAATTGGCATAACCATTACCACCTCGTTGTTGTTTGCGTCTCGACTGGCGACGACGTCTATTTTTATTAAGCCGTGATCTCATTTATATTCATAATTTAGATTTTTTTTTTAGTTGAATTAAAAAAAATTCGTAATTTCGATATAAAATAAAGGTTAATTATATATTGAAATGAATTCCCATAGAAATATTGAAATTGATTCAGAAAATGATATTGATGCATATTTAAATATATTACTTTATCCAATTAAAAAAACCATTTCACAAGTTTTGAAAAAAAAAACAATATCAATTGAACAAATGCGGATTGAAAAACAAAAGGTGTATGATCATCCCGAAAAAATTAATCTTCATATGGTTGATATATTTTATAAACTGTATAAAACATCGGTGCGAGAATCAGAAACATATCCCAAATTTCGAACAAACGATATTAAAAAAATTATCAACTATTACATAACCAAAATAATTATAAATACCGAGGCATTTTATTTGGTTAATTTAAGCGATATCCGAGAAAAATATGAAAAATGGACCGATTTTTTTCCACACATTCAACCCTTTTATGCAATTAAATGCAATCCCGACGCCAAAATAGTTCACCTACTTGGTTCATTGGGAGCGGGAATGGATTGCGCCAGTATGGCGGAAATTAAATTGGCTCTGGAAAACGGGATACCCGCATCAAAAATAATATACGCGAATCCGGTCAAATCTTTCGAATATTTGTTATATGCCAAGGATAATGGGGTGGACTTGATGACATTCGACAGCATTGAGGAACTGAATAAAATTCATAAATTTTTTCCAGAAGCGAGACTGATTTTACGAATAAAGACCGATAACAAGAATGCCAAATGCAAATTAAGCCTCAAATTCGGAATGGAAAAACGGGAAATTCCAAATGCAATAGCGGTTTGCGGAAAATTGGGATTGAACCTGGTAGGAATTAGTTTTCATATTGGAAGCAATTTATCGGATATTCAATCGCTGTTTACCGCGTTAGAAGACGCGCATCACGCTTTCGAAACGGCACTTAAATTCGATATTAAAATGTCAATCCTTGATATTGGTGGTGGTTATATGTATGATTTATTGCGTAAGAATTATAAAACAATTAACAGCACAATTGATCGATTATTTTTAAAAGACCCCCGATTTGATGGTATGCGGGTTATTGCGGAACCGGGTCGTTATTTTTCGCAATCGAGCCACACCTTGGTTTTGAACATTATTGGAAAAAAAACAGAGGATGAAAGCCGAGATCGGAGTATCAAATATTATTTAAACGACGGTATTTATGGATCAATGAACAATTTGGAACGGGATTATGCCGATATTGAATTAAAACCCGTTGATGAAAAAAAAGGACGGCGGAACTTTTCAACAATATTTTTTGGTCCGACATGCGACTCGTATGATACCATTTACGAAAAAGTTGATTTTCCAAACTGCGAAGTAGGCGATTGGATATACATTGAAAATATGGGGGCATATACTAAAGCCGGTGCTTGTGAATTTAACGGGTTTCCAATAAGCTTGAGTTATTATTATGAAACGCAATAAAAAAAAATATATAAATAATAATATATGCTTGATACAAATTTATTGAAAGAAATTATCAGTATACCATCTCCGTCGGGATATGAAAAGTATATAAAAAATTATTTAATGAATTATTCGAAAAAAAATTTCAAAAAAACAACCGCATTTATGAATGGTGGTGAGGTTTATTTTATAAAAAAAGCCGATAAAAATCCTGAGCTTGCCAAAAACATTTTATTTGATGCGCATATTGATCATGTGAGTTTGCGCATTATGACCATAACGAATGAAGGATTTTTAATTTGTCGGTCGTTTGGCTTAAATGATGAAGACACTTACGGAAAATCGGTTAATATTCTTACAAAAAATGGAATTATAAAGGGTGTAATCGCAATCAATCCGCCTCATTTAAACATTAAAAACAAGCAAATTATTGTTGATATTTTCGTATCTTCCAAGCAAGAAGCGGAATCACAAGTTCAAATAGGCGACAGCATTTTCTTTGAACCGAATGTGCAAATCATCAATAATTTTGTCAACGGTACAGGACTTGACAATCATGTAGGTGTTTTTACGTTGGTGAGTTTAGCTAAGAAAATTGATAAATTGCCGCTTGATTACAATATTTTTTTTCACTTTAGTTCCCGAGAGGAGACGGGTGGCTTAAAATTTATTTCATTATCCAGAATGGTCAAAGAAATACCGAATAAAATCGATTTGATTTTTGTGGTGGATACCGACCTAGCCAATGACAGCTACACTCTGCGCACGGATGAAATTCCGGAAACGGCGCTTAGAAAGGGTCCCATAATCACACGCAACATTAGCGATGATGCCGATGTGTTCGATTTTTTAATGAAAATACTGGGAAACTTGCCCCATCAAATAACGATGTCGGACGGCGATGGCGGAAATAATTTATTGGAATACAATAAGCTCAATGCCATCGGCCAATCCATTGGCATTCCCCTGCGTTATATGCACAGCTCCGTTGAAACGTGTCATTTGGACGATATTATTTTGACGATCGAATTATTAGTAAGGATTATAACAAATCTGCATTTAATTCAATTATAAACGCGGTCGAAAAAAAAATATTTATATAAAATATAAATAACATATGAACGGCGCTCAAAGAGAAACGGTGATTGGATTTTACAAATGGCAAATCGTTATAAAATCGTTTCATTTTATGACTAAATTTGTTGTGCGGCATCAAGCATCCGACACTTATTTGAAATCGATGACTGAAAAATACGATAAATTTGTGGAAGTATGCATGGGCCATCATGGTCAAGTGCAACTGGGTGAATTTGATATCAGCATTGGCGTAATAAATGATGATAACATTTTTGAACACATCCAGATTTTTCAAGAATTTCTTCAAAATTTAAAATCCGTGTATGCGGATTACAGCGATTTATTGAACATTCGTGATGAAATGGAATCGGATTTACACCAATTGGTTTATTTACTGCGTTTAAACTAAACATCATTTTGAATATAAATTATTTTTTAAATTGTGAATTGAAAAATAATTTATTCTTTTTTTTTAGGCGGCCTTCCCCTTCTTTTTTCGGGTTCTGCTTCTTGAGCTTTTTCTTTTTCCTGTGTATCCAGCGTTTTTTTAAATTCCCATTCTTCGAAATTGAAAAAGTAATTTTCACCGTCGGGGCTTATATATTGCCGGTGTCGAAGTAATATTTCAATGAGTTCGCACAATGCGCCAGATTCCGCAAAATTTTTGTAAATGTTTTCTGCTGCGCTGTCTGTTTTTTTTTCAAAATGGGAATTTACTTTGTTATTTTCTTCCAAAAAGGCGGTAAGTTCTTTGGTCGGTTCGACACTCATGTTCAATAGCTCAAAAATGATTTCTACCATAACCTGTTTATTGATATTTTTATTATTTGTCCCGCACACCGATCCCTTTATGTCTGATTTACTTTGTTCCGTAAAATCTTTATTGAATTTAACGGTATGTTTGCGTTTATCAACTAAATAAAATTTTACACTGTTATCTACCGCGCTCAATTCTTTTTCAGATTGTTGGCCTGATTTTGCTTGGCGCATTTTCTCAGATAAATAACCATAAATTTTGGAATTCAAATCAAGGTCCGTATTTTTTAAAATGTGTGATTTATTTAATTTGTCAATTTCTAATGAATTTGTAATTTCAACATAGGTATTCTTACTGGTTTCATATTTGAAAAATACTGCTTCCGCTACCTTTGCATTTGCGTTAAATCTATATAAACGAAATTTAGGATGCACCGACGGTTTTCCCAAATCAAAAATTGCATTTTTTGATGAATTGGGCGGATGCGTGTACATCTCCATGACGGTTCTTTCTAAATTATCACTCGGAAAAGATGCGCCATTTTTTATATATTTTTTTAGAACATAACTGATCAGTATTTGTTTTTTCTCAAATGATAAACGGTCTATTACACAAAATATAAAATACCGGGTTAAAAGTTCAAATCCATGCTCTACATTGGGAGAGATGCCCCTTTGTCCGGAAAGTGCCAATAAAAACTGGTTGTTAAATTGATTTGCCAGTGGTTGATAAATTGCATCACTTTTAATGTACCTGGAAGCGCCTTCATTGCAGAATTTTTTAAAATTTTCAATGAAATCATCGTCGTCCTGTTCTAACGCAGACGCCTTTTTCAATTTTACTAAATCTTCCGAAACAACGATTTCATTGGTTCGCACCGGAAGCGGAATATTGCGGGTGTAAAAGCTGGCGCTGTCAATATTCAATTCCAGTGGCTGAAATAAATAGAAGGGATTTTTATAAATAATAAGTCCTTCTCTGTGATATTTATCAAATACACTCTCTTCTTTCTGAATCATTTCATTTATTGAACGAAATATATAGGGTGAAGACATGTTATTACCTATTTTATTATTCAATGATACAATTTCATCAATCGTGTAGGCATTTTTTGTCAAAAATAACCGGCTGATAAATTGCTTACCCTGATGCAAATCGTTGGTCATGAGTATTTCGTCAAATGTATCGGTATTGAGCGGAATGCTTGCAAAATTGCCTGCAGGCGTTCCATTGCAGGTATATCCGCACTTTTCGTAATCACACATTATATCTCCATCGGTGTCCCCATAATACATGTTTTGAAGTTGTTTACCCTGACTGGTAATGATTTTCATCGGACGATTTCCAAAATATTCAACCGTCAGTTGATTTCCGTTTTTATTCAGCAGACAATCTACGGCATTTTGTTTAAGTAGTCGGGTTATATTCGCAATTTTTATCGATTTATTGTACGCATTTCGATACGTCTTTTCATCCGTTGTTTCTATCCTTAAATTTGGAATCTGATCATTTTCAGCAGGGATGGTTGCGCAATGCAAATATACGGAAACATTGCGCTTGTCGGCGGGCAAATTTTTATGCGAAAAATTACGAATGGCCCGACCCACCACCTGTTCAGTGCGATTGAAATGATGCCACGGATCAATAATATGCACTTCGCGCACGCAGTAGAGGTTAATCCCTTGTTCTAAAACGTTCGAACCCAGCACAAATTTAACGCGCTGCCCCCACAAATTATTTTCATTAAAATCAGGTCCATTATAATAATTACTCTCGTTAATTAACGCGTCCAGTGTTGGTTTGGGTGTATTTCCCGTTAAAAATATGTATCGTCCCTGTTTAAATTTGTGATTTGCGGGTCCCTCGGGCTGGTCTTCCATGAATTTTGAATGATCATCTTTTAATACCCCGCAAAAGCATCGCTGACGCTGATATTTTTTAGGCGCATCTTCAAGCATATGATCTGATTTGCTACTGCCTTCTTCAACGAATCGAGCGTACCCGTTCTGTTCCAGCATTAACGCCAGAGAAAGAATGCCCGGCTTTAAATACCTTGAATGAAAAAAACAGATCCCTTCAGACCGCTTGATCAATTGAAGTATATTATAAAATTTGCTGCTAAATTCCGCAAGATTTTCTTCCACTAAAAAGGGTTTTTCATTGATGGACTTTCCAATTTCCGTGTAGGAATATCGTTCATACGAATTTGTTTTGAAAATGATATCGAATCCCGCATCTCCTTGATAACACTTATTGCCGGTTTTATCCAACGGATAAACAACAATGGAAGCGAGCGTTGATGGAATGCTGAAGCGATCGCGTTCCGATTCGTCCGCTTCAGAACTGGCTTCCGAGGCCGCTTTTTGGTACGTTTCATATTGAATTTGACTCATCGAACATTTAATAAACGAAAAATGCTTTATTTTTTCATCACTACTAATTTCTATTTTTTCGGTTCCTCGAATGCTGTACGTTGGATCAGGTATATAACTGTCCACCGCATCGCCCTGTGATATCTGTAAATGCGGGTATATTTTTATTGGAAACGTTGCCGGGTTTTCACCTCGCAAAAAACTGATATACCCACGCGATTTGAGTTTTAAAATGTCAGCGCCTTTTTGTGTCAATTCGTATCCATCACTTTTAAAAACTTGGCTGGCATCAATGGGCGCGCGTTTATCGTTCAATAACATAATGTTTAAAATATCAATGATCTCATCGGCTGAATTGTACATGGGTGTCGCGCTTGCCAATATGAATTTATTGTTAACGCCGTATCGGGCGATTAATTCGAGCACTTCCGCGATGTCTTTGCTGTCTTTCGATGCGCTGCCGTGCTCTCGGGTTAAATGAACTTCATCCAATATAAAAATATGGTTCGAATATTTTTTTCGAATAATTTCAATTTTGAGGTATTCCCGGTCGGGTTTATTAAGTAATACGCGGTTTATATCCTCTTTAACCATGTTTGCAAATTTACGATAGCCCATAAAAAGATAGTATTTGTTAATCATTTTGTTAACTTTTTTTTTCATTATTTCGAAACAGTCATTGCAATTGCTTTGCTCCTTTCCATGTTCACAAATAGCAATCGGATAATTTTTTAAAAATGGCAGTTCGGATTGAAAGGTATCGCCGGTGCACTGCACATTGATGTTTTTATTCGGTTTTTTTAATTCTTTGGAAAGATTAAAAATTTGGGTTTTCCATCCTTGAAGTAATGAATTCGAAGGCAATAAAACCGTTATTTTTGAGCGAGAAAGCATCCCGCCCTCCTTTCTATAATTTTCAGCCGCGGTTATCGCCGAACAGGTCTTGCCTACGCCTACCCCTAACCATAATAATAAGCTGTTATAGGGTGTAAACGGCGACATATACGTTCCAATAAAATTCTGGGTGGGACTTTTTTTAAATTCGTATGTATCTTCTTTTCCAAAACTGTCAATACTTTTTTTGGGAATCATAAAGCGATTGAATTCCTCTTTATTGTAGATTTTAAAATTGAATTTATCATCATCAAAATCGGGATACCCTTCCCACAACACCGTTGACTGCGATTTGGATTCTTGAGCTATAATTGTTTCTAATTTATTTTTAAACACATCCATTTGCTTTTCAATGTTGAGTCGATCCTCCATTTTTGGCACGAATCGCAGTCTACTTTCAAGCTGCAGGATTTTGTTGTTAATTATACTAACCTTTTCTTCAAACGATTTTTTTTCTATTTCTTGGGAAATTTGGTCATCTATTGTTTTAAAATTTAACACTCCCGCCATATATAATTAAGTTATATAAAAAAATACGATTTACTTTGAAAAAATTGATTCGATTAAAAATTATTGTAATTGGACAAAAAACGATGACTACCTCTTTATTAAACTGTAATATTCCAGTGAGTAGTGCTAAATCCCAATTGAGGGTATACGACTTGCCTGCCGAATGGCAGCAGCGATTGCCGACCTGCGTCCGCGAAATTGATAGCGCACTTGACTATCATCCTCCCATTACCATGTACGGAAAGGTTTGTCATCAGCAGAGGTCGGTGGGATTTTTTTCGGATATTTCCAAGGGATATCATTACAGCACACAACTATCCAAATCTAAACCTATGACGCATTCGTTGGAAGAGTTGATGCATTTTGTGAACGGCGCATTTGGCTGCGAATTTAATGGCATTTTAATCAACAAATACGAGAGCGGGGAAGAATACATCGGGCGCCACAGCGATGATAAAACGGGGTTAGCCCCTGAAGTGGGAGTTGTCCTTATTTCGGTGGGAACGGTTCGAAAGTTCCGCATTCGAAACAAGAATGGGCAAATTATTGCGGATGTTCCAACCGACCCTGCAAAAATTATTCAGATGTGGGGTGATTTCCAAAAGGAATTTACACATGAAATTCCTGTTGAAAAGCGAGTTCAAGGTGTTCGGTATTCCCTAACCTTTAGGCAGCATACTGTTTGACGCCCAACAGCGCCTTTAGCGCAGCGTCCGGTTCGCGGATGTGCTTGAAAAAAACTTGATTTATTTCAGCTGGGCTGTATTGGAAATCCGCAATTCCAGACATGTCGGTTTGCTGAATTACGCTGTCGGGCAAATCATAAAAATGCTTGTACATTTCAGTTATGGTAGCTCGCGTAGTCTTTTTAAAATCCAGGATCAAATCAATGCGGCCAGGACGAATGAGTGCCTTGTCCAACCGCTCCGGATAGTTGGTCGTCATAATTAGAATTCGCCCCGGAACCTCCAAAACTCCATCCAACAAATTTAGTAAAAATCCCAACGTTAATTTCTCTGAATTCGAACGCATTTTATTCAATTTATCAATCATTTTTTTTTGTCGACTATTTTTGGGGAGGGTTCCACTATCATCCGCCGCTTCAAGCTGTTCAAACGGGTCTTCATCGGCATTGCACCGATGCTCTTCCTTGAATTTTCGGTCGATGACCAAATCGCTCATGCAGTCTATTTCCTCAATTGAATACAGCCGCTTGTCTTGAGGAATGATGTAGCTTTCGTTCCCGTCATTCAAACTGATGCGATCATTAAAAAATAAATGATTCATTTGCGTCTGTGTTAAAAAATCGTGAAATTTTATGTTAAACGGATGGCGACCCGTTTCATTCGCTATCGCCTTCACCAAACTGGTTTTTCCACAACCCGGTTCGCCGTGCAACAGCAATCCAAACGTGTAGGGAATGCCCTTTTCCGCATACCACGCCCTATTATTCAGAAAAAAACGAAGCCGTTGAATGACCAGGTGCACATCCGGACCAAACATGTTGGATAGTGCCTTGTTCGTGTAAAATGGGGTCATATTAAACCGCAGCGTCTTTGGACTATTGGCAAATTGAATATTACCATCAATATCGATGGGCAGGGGCGACATTATTTCATCAAAATAATAGATTTTATCACCCAATTTGTTCAATTTTTTAATTCGATAGTTTTCAACAATTTCCGCTAAGTATTTTCGCAACTCCGTCAATTCCGCATTATAACTGTAAATTTCAAACGATATGTTTTTTATAATGCTCAACTTTTCATCCATAGAATGACCCATCATTTTCATAAAAATGTTGTGTGCATTATAACTGCCAATCATAACTTCGTCTTTATGGGTCACAATATAAATTTTCCGAAATTCAATAAACCGCGCGCCATCAAAATTGGTAATGTAATCCAGTATCGCATCAGCCAAATCGTTCTCCGAATTATCATAGACCCGCTCGATTAAAATGCTGCTTGTTTTTTGCAGCCGACCCGTCGCCACCGCATTCGCAATAAACATGGGCTTATTTTTTTCAATTTGGTTTACAATCAATTGCTTTAAAAATTCACAGATTACCGGCAAATATCGAACCAATTGCTGAAAAACGCTTAATATCAACACCGCATAAATCGCCGTAAAAATACTGCTGTGGTTTCCTTCATCCGATTTTGCATCTTTCAACATAAACATGGTCATAATTGTTCCTTTAATTTGGTCATAAATATCGTGTCCTCCCCCTCCAACAGAAATGGCGGCGTTCATCATGTAGTTAATATTCTACAAATCTTTAATATCTTTTATCCGTTCATATATTTGCACATACTCGTTGGACAGCCCTTCAATCTCGGGAGTCATTTTATTAAGCGCTTTTCCGGACGCATCGAATACCTGTCCCGTTAAATATTTATGAATCCATAATTGTTCCGGAAAATGATTAAACAATTCATTTTTAATTAATAGCATGGAATCAATGTTGCGATTACTTATCGCTTTTTGGTACTCTATTGATAAACGCTTCAAAATATCGTCATCCAGGAAAAATAAACCGTTTGACTTGTAATATCCCCCAATCAACAATTTATGATACCATTTATCAACACAAATATCATTTTTAGCAAGTTCCCTTTTAAATTCCTCACAAATTACTTTATGAACTAATTCTTCATTCTTATTGCCAACCGGTTTTTTTTGAGATGCAGGTTGTTTATTCATTTGTTAGGCAAATTATAAATAGTATAATAATCTAAATTTAATATATTTATAATTTGGTTTACAAACAAAAAATAATAATCATCCGTTTAGGTCATTGGAAATGAAACCCGGATGGCGTGATAATCAATGGGAGCTTGATCTAGCTGCTTCGTGTGGTTATTGAATGCGTGCTCGATTGGTATTCCCGGACACCCGTTGTAAAATTGCGGGGTTTGGATCAAATTTGTGGTATATGGTATTTGGAATCGAGCGTTGGGCGCATTCCAATTATTAATTATCTTTACCACTTGAGGCGTATTTTCAACAGGCAATTGATTCGGCTTACACATGCTGGTATACACGCAATATGGGTTTGTCTTTTCAGTAGGACCTTTCGTTAAAATTTGGGTAAGCCCTCTGCTGTATGAATCAACGTCAATTCTTTTTAAAAATTCAATTTCATCGGGCTTTCCTGGATCTAAACTATTTGGTAGTTTATTAAAAAAGCAGTCCCTATCTTTTCGGAAGGGGTGCAGATTTTGAGTATAATTATCATTTAAAATAATCTCATTTGGTTTTGTTGTAATTATATTTTTTTTGGAATCGGTAATTACGCCAGTGGGCTGGACGAAATAAGTGTCCCTAACTATTTTAAAATCGGGCCTGGGATCAAACACCGGAGGCATTTTTGAATCTGGAAAATTTCGTTGTAAAGTTTCTTTGTTCCACGTATTCAATTTTGTTTGATTACATATTTGACACGAATACCAATTTTCTGAAAACATAAATAATAATATATTTTAATTAATTATTTTATTATAATTTTTTTTATTGATTAATAATATATAAAAAATTTCATGGCCAACCTTTTAACTGAAAGTTTATTAGAAATGATGGGTACTTTTGTTTTCTTACTCGCTGTTTTTATTGCGCCTGTAAGCTACAATATTGCTATTGCTCTCTTTGTTGCTATCATATTATTTGGTCAAATTACCGGCCACTTCAATTTAACCATCTCATTGGTTAAATTCGTCCAAGGCGCCATTAGCGGAACTCAACTCGCCGGCTACGGTCTGGGTCAATTAATCGGTGGTGTTGCTGCCCTCTGGGTTGCTCAAGCTATGGCTGCCGGCGCGGGTCTTCAACTTGCCGGTGTTAAATTGTAAAAAACGATTAAAAACATAATTAATTATTTATCTTTAATTGTTTTTTGTATATTAAAAAAATAATTTTCTGCTACGTTGTTGTCTTTTTTTTGATGCGCGTCGTCTGCGACTAGTTCTGCGTTGTTTCCGTAAACCGCTGCCGGTTTGTCCGGTGGTTAATTTAACCATCAATTCCGATATCGCTTTATTTATTTCCATATTCATGTCTTTGTTGCTTTCATCGATTTCAACTAAATTTACACCATCGCCATATTTTGCAATCAAATCCCTGGGAACCACCTTCAGCATTTCCGAACCAAAAATATTGGCATAGTCGGGAAGTTTTCCAGGAGTATATTTACGAATAATTTCATAAACAATTTTATCATATTCATTTATTATCGGTTGCTTTGTTAGGTATTTCGTATTCCAATTTTTAAATCCGGCATTTACAATCGAACCCATATTAACAACAATTAAGTTCTTTGGAAAGCCGGGTTTATATGCCTTACCAGTTAAATTGCATAATTGCTCTACGTTAACGTATAGCACGGAGTGATCTAACCACACCTTTTCTACCGGATCACCGTTTGAAAGGCACGCGGCCGGTTCAGTTCTAAATTTCAGCGCATTCACTACAACCGGGTCATTGAGATCGGATAACTGATCACGCACGGCATTGCACGTTTCAATCATTTCCTGGCAATCCCCTTTTAATTTGATTGCAATAATGGTTCCATCAGCTTCGGTGTCATTTACGCTGTCTGGAACTGATTTTTTTAATTGCTGATTCCTAAGCATAAATCCACGTCGGTGTTTTCCTACCTGGATGTTGCTCATAAGAACCATGCACGGACCACCAAAAAATTTATTAAAAAATGATACTATATCTTCCTTGCGCCCATTTACTAAATTGGACGCTTTACCTGCGGTTATATTGGTATCGCCTAAAACAACGTCGACATTTTGCGATTTTAGATTACTTAAATTTTCATCTAAAAATTGCTCTATCGTTTGTTTTTTTTTGTTTGGGCCATCTCCCGGCAAATGCACACTGGCAATTTTAAGACCATTGAAATTTAATACGGATGTCACCGTTTTTTTATCAGCAGCATCCAGTATTTCAGTAGCGCTAGTGTTGGATTTATCGCTGGAACCAATCACAAATCCGGTATCCTTATCACAACCATACATGCTAACATTGGCAAAACGGGGATCTTTTAACATATTTAAAACAACATTGTCCGGAGATTCAGTTCCCTTGATACACTCGCTTACCGCAACAATATTGTTTTGAGATAAATATCCCAAACGTTCGTATATTTTTCCAACTTGCAGATTAGACAGTGTTTGTGCATCAGGCGAATCAATTGCAAAACCACCCGTTGTTTGAAGGGAAACCACATCCGGATTTGATTTGAATCCTTCCGTAAAAACACCTAATTTGACCATATATATATATAAATATAATTAAATTATCTTTTGAGTTATTTGTTTCAGAAAAATGTAATCACGAAGTAATAATTTTATTTATTTTAATTTTATAAATTATATTTTATTTTAATAAAATTAAAATTTTGAATTAACTCTCATTAAAAATTATAATTAAACCACAAACCTAACGGATTATTTCCCGCTCCTGTAAAAACTAGAGTCCATTTATTGGTTTTTCTATTGTATTCCGCAACAGATCCATTTATATCGATAAGTCCTAAAGTAATAGTTTTACCTTTGAATTTTTTAGACATATATTTCCGGGCAAATTTGAGAATTTCTTCATTTATTTCAATTTCTTTAGCATTATTTTCACCAAGCGTATTTGGGTATCCACTGCAGCCAAGAAATGCTTTTATAGCACCGCAATCTTGATGATTTAATAAATAAATTCTGTCCATATCTACAAGAGTTAAAGCAATTTCTAAGTTTTTAACTAAATTGTCTCTTAATAATTTCATATCATCATTGGATGGTAAACATCTTCCTTTATTGCAAAGGTCGGAACAAGAACATTTATATCCGAGTGGAAGTGCCGCACCCGCTGCTGTTGCGGCAAAATATGAATTTAGTAAACCAGTTCCTTGGAAAAAATTAGCGGTTAAATTATCATATCGGTAATCAATGCAAAAGATTGAAAAAATCGGAGTTTGCGAGGCCATTTTATATTATAACACACTTTTTTTTATTTTTGAGATAGAATTAAATTTTTAAAATTATTTCATATTTTGAATATAAAAATTTGATATTCTTTAAGACTTGGTTATACATAAATAATCATTCTTTCTAAATAAATCTAATTAACATATAAATAATTGAATAATGGCGGCATCAAAAAAAATCGCATTAAAGTTTTATAATGATGTATCAAATAAGGATAAAATAATTGCTGGTTTGGATGAAAGCGGACAAGGTCCTCTTTTTGGACGCGTTTATGGCGCAGCCGTAATTTTAAATCCCGAGGTAGAATTGCATACGAGTTTAAACGACAGCAAAAAAATGACTCCCAAAAAAAGACAGATTGTTCGCGATTGGATTGAAGAAAATGCGCTCGAATACCAGGTGTGTTGGCGGGATGAAAAACGCATTGATGAAGTGAACATATTGAACGCAAAAATGGAAGCATGGCATGAAGCCATATCGAAGTTAAGCATTGAACCGGAATTATTGTTGGTGGATGGTACCCAGTTTAAACCCTACTGGAATGTTAGCAGCGATGAAGATTATTTCATTCCGTACCAAACAATTGTTGGCGGAGATGCCCAATATGCGGCAATCGCTGCGGCCAGTGTTTTGGCAAAAGAGTATCATGATCAATACATTACCGAGCTCTGTCAGAGCCTACCGGAATTAGAACAAAAATATCATTTATGTTCTAATAAAGGTTATGGAACCGCCTACCACATGTGGGCCATTTCCGAATACGGTCCCAGTCCATATCATCGCAAATCTTTTTTGAAAAATATTAGGTTGAACGATTGAGCAAACGATATAAAATATAGCCTCCAATTATGCCAACATTTAGCGCAGCCGAAATCGTAAATTGGGTTTTCAATTGTGAAAGTTCGGAGTCTCGTGCGATTAATTTTTTTCCCAATAATTCTTTTGCGTCGTGCCATGCATCGGTATTTTCCTTGCTTACCACAACCAGCTGGGATTGAATGTATTGTTCCAACGAAGTTTGATCATCGTTATTTTCAGTTAAATGAATATTTAATTTTAAATTGGGTTCGGTCATTTATTTCATATTATGATGTTTCGTTTATTTTTTAAATCATTTTCTTTTCGGTAGGTTATTAAATAAAATTGATTAAATAAAATTGATTAAATTATTTTTTACAAATAATGACAAATACAAAAATGACGACCGAAACTTGCGGCGCTTTAAATCGTTTAAAATCTATTTTCTATGATGCGGAATCGGTTTCCAAAACATTTTCAAATTGGCCAGATATTGAAATCATTGCTAATTTGCGGGCTGGAAAATGGTACTGTTCGGACCCCTCCGTAAAAACCTGTTATTTCAAATCGACGGACGGACACAATGGCAAATGGGATTTTAATACTCGAAGACTGAACATTCCGTTATTGGAAACGCTTCTTTCTGGAAATGCGGTAATGATTGTTGACGCAACCGCCAATCGTCGCAAAGTGTATCCGGACGCGTTATCCAAAACCATTCCCATTTGGATTTATGTCATGAATCAATTAATTTCAAGTGTAAACCAACAACAATTGTCTGCGGTAAAATTACCTCGATTCATATCTGAAACAGAAAAGGCCAATTTGTTGGAAGTTCTTTCCGTGAAATCCCCGGAATGGCTGCACAATTTACAAGCTACCTTAGACGAATCAACTAAAATCCGCATTCAAACACTGCTGAAAACCAATGGCGTGATGCAGCTGGTTCCAATGTTTGTTTCCGCGATGGACCCCTTCGACGAGGTTCAGTATAACGCAATCATTCAGCAAAACAATATACCCGTTGTGTGCTTTTCGGTAGGAACACACGACCCTATTTGTATTGAAAACCAGTTTGACCGCAGTTTTACTAAATATATTCTGGGTGCAGGAGATGATGAGGAGATGTGGTCCATGGGACTATCCCCTGAAATGTTTTGGAAGGATCCCAACAAATATTTAACATCATTGAATGACGCAGAATTGGAAAAAAATATTAAAACGGCACATTCTAGATCCGAACAAAAACAACTGCATTTGAATCAGCTAGTATTCATTACGCAACAAGATGATCCAGAAACGTCGGTCGTGTCTATTCGGATTACAACATCCCGGGCTTCATTTTATCGAAACATTGGAACATTTGATTTAAAATCGAAATTTGGACTTGAGCCGCTGTTTCCTAAAATAAATCGAATGGTGCATCAGTTGACTCGATACGACGACATTCAAAAAATAGAGTTGATTTGTAATGATTTCAAGGTGGCAATTGCGCTTTTGGTTTGCGCGCTTGTGCGGTTCATGACCGAATTACTTCCAACAAACGATTTAGTACTGCCGCCGTGCATTTCAAAAGAATATATTCGGAAAATCATAAGTTATGTTCACAATTTTAGCGGCGAGCACCAGATGCCGCGCTGCTTTTGCCAGCAATTGAATCGGTTTTATATACGGCCTTTTTAATTGTTTTCTGACGCATGCAAAATATGCCTAATAATGTTGTCTATGTATGCGGGGTCGGCTGGAAAACACACGAACGGCATGTTGTACTTTTCAAGCAACGTTTTGAGTAATATACCAACCTCGTTGCTTTCTTCCTCCGTGTGTATTCTTCCGGCGGTTTCATAATTTCTGCCGGGAACGCGTTCTAAATAAATGTTTATATTTTTAAATTTACCGACACAGTCCAAAATAAATTGTTCGGTTTTCTCGACATTGCTTGTATTATTTGGGTTTTGCAGATTGTACACCATTCCGTGTATGAGCGGTCCGTCGCTTATGCAAAAGCGTATGCTTCCGCTTTTCACAATTTGTTCCAATGTTTGGAACGTTTTTTTTGATAAATAGTATTGATTGTTAATGGCATCAAAATCGCGGGTCCACACCAATTTTTTTACGTACTCTTGCACGTATTCAACAACATGCCCGCGAATTTTTAAATGCGCAAACAACAATGCGGCTATCGTCGATTTTCCCACGCCGGGCGCTCCAATAATGTTAACTAAAATGCAATTGTTTGCCATAATTGATATAAATACAATATCGTTTGTTTTATTTAAATCAATTTTTTAGTAAAAAAATTAAATTATTCTTGAATAAAAAAAAATATTTATCTATATATATAAAACATGACAATAAAACAACATGGAGGAGGAGAATGGGATGAGACTTGCAATCTTTGCCGGTTGCCGTTTAAAAAACCATATTATGAACCATCGAAGTTGCGAAATGTTAACTTAAGTTGGCTGAAAAAGGGGTTAGGTTTTGATGAAAAAACGCACAAAATTATGAACATTGAAAATTATAATGATTTTGGTAGTTTTGATATAGAAAATGTTAGCGACAAAGAATTTACTTCTAATCAATTTATGAGTTGGGAAAATGCCGATGATAATGCATATGGTCCTGTTTTCCATAAAGATTGTATAAATTTCATAGAAAAACAACTGAAAAAACCAATAACGTACTACTATGGTGTGCAAATATACGAAAATGTAAAAGACTCTACGGATGGTGGTCAATTCTATGATGGTGGTCAATTCTATGATTGGGAAGAAGCTGTTAAAAATGAAGGCACCGCATATTTCAATTCGCCTATGGATAAAAATGGTGCAAAAACGAGAAAACGGATTAATAGTCGGCTGTCAGCGTGGTTATCGAAAAAAAAACTTGCGAAACGCGTTTCAAAAAAATCAAAGTGTTCGTCAACCAATAACTGTGGAAAAAAAAAATCGAAACGTTCATAAATGATTATTTTCAAAATAAAGTAAGTTAACGGAATGTTTAAAATAAAAAAATTGCACAATTCATTATAAAATTGTAAAGAATATTTTATTAGCTTAAAATAGATAATAAAATATTTGTAAAAGATATCCGCGTATCTTGAAATTGGATTTATTTTCAAAAGATTTATTTTCAAAAGATTTATTAAAATATTGTTATTATATATAAATTAAATGGTACGATTATGTATGGTAAAAGCTAAACTTCATTCGGTTGAAGGTACTGACGAGAATAAATATGCAATAAAACAGGCTTCCGATTTCGCGGATGCAGTAACCGCATTTTTTAAAGAAGCGTTTAAACTAAATAATAAATTAGAAAATAAGATAGAAAACGCAACTGAAGATGATGCACTTCAACTTTTTTACGGATTATGCCATATTTTTTGTCCCAATGGATATTATGCGATAGGAAAAAAAGGTGTGTTTTCTAACACCGATTTAGAACCTACTTATCCTGATGCTATATGTGTATGGCAAAATTGTTTAGAAAACTTAGGCTTTTCAGATGATTTAAATGATATTATTACTAACTCATTTATGGAAATATATAATATGTGGCAAAACGAAGATGGTGTATTACCATTATATAAAAGAAATATACAAAATCAGGATGCAATTAAAAGAAGTCCGTATTACCGGTTAGAACCACAAGATGCAATTGAATATATCGCATATGATATGTTATAATATCACGCAGTCATAAAATATTTTATTAACAAAATATGTTAGTATAATAAAATATTTTTAAAAGATCGGGTTAAAATGCGAATATCCGGGGTCGAACCGGAGACCTTTGCGTTATCAGCACAACGCGCTACCACTGCGCCATATCCGCTTATCCAAAACGAGGTGTCATCTTGAAATTGGATTTAATACCGGAGATAGGTTTCGATCCTATGACCTCGGAGTTATGAGCCCCGCGCGCTTGCCTCTGCGCCACACCGGTTAAAAACTGTCATAACCAAGCTACGAACTCGATTAAGACTAAATACCGACAATCCGTTTCGATCGGATGACCTCAGGGTTATGAGCCCTGCGCGCTGCCCCTGCGCCATGCCGGTTTTATACCCCCTACAGGTTTCGATCCTGTGACCTCTCGGGTTATGAGCCCCGCGCTCTGCCGCTGAGCTAAGGGGGGTGGGTTGAAAATTGTCGCTATCAGGCGGTGAACCTAATAGCGACTTTACCGGCAATCCGTTTCGATCGGATGACCTCGGAGTTATGAGCCCCGCGCGCTTCCCCTGCGCCATGCCGGTTAAAATTAGAAAAGGGGACTTGGGAGAATCGAACTCCCGATCTCTTGCACCCAAAGCAAGCATCATACCACTAGACCAAAGTCCCTACCTAATCATATTTATATTATGGTGAGATATTTTTATATCCTTTTGGGTTTTTTAATTTAATTAAATTAAAATTTCATGCTGCCGCGTTTTTTAAATCTGCGACGGCTACCACCTCCGTTGCTTTCGCTACCCGTGTCAGAACTATTGCTTCGATACCCGCGATCACGTCGTCGACTTCGTTGTAATTGTTTAAATGCTTTTCCAAATGATTTGAATTTACGGCGAGGTCCTCTTTCAGGGGAAGGGGACCGTATGATAAATGTTTTCTTTACATTGACTTGGAAGTTGAGAGGCTCATCCACTGGGAAAACATGCAGCGCACCAGCATCAATGAATGGACACATTACTTGTTGTAAAAAGGCATTACCCGTGTCCGATGCTCCTGGACAAACCTCTTGTGTAAAATGATACAATTGCCCACTCGCTCGTTGAATATGATTATACGAACGTATTGCGGTCATCAAAAAATTTAAAACAATAGGAGAAACGGTTTCCATTTGCATCTCATAATTTCGGCAAATAGTACACACCCCATTGTTTATAACTGACTTAAAATCTTCAATATAATCGTCATCCTCGGGAGATATAAGTTGTGCTAAATTTTCAAAACAGGTGGTTATTGAGGCACTATGTGCATTATGATATCCACTAAATATTTCACTGTTCTGATTTTCTAATGTTTTAAAAATATTCTTTAAACTTTTTTGCGAATGCAACGTTGGAATTAATGCCGCCATATATAATATTAATAATATTATTTCTCACACCGTTGCATATATTAAGCGCCATAATCAAAACCTTCATCACCCATTGCGTCAGCATCACCCTCTTCATGCTCGGTGTCTCTATTGATTCGTGTACCCATTTGAAGTTCGTGAGCTCGAGGATCGGCTCCCATTCCACCGGCGCTAATATCATCGGGTGCACCACCACCTTCATCACCTTGTTGCGCATTTTCAACCACTTCACCCGCACCCGCATCCGCAACATCATTCAAAACCGTGGCAATTTCCTCGGTATCTTTCATTTCTAAAACATTGCCCAATCCAAAACTGCGAATGAGATTGTACTGAATTCGCATAGATTCATCCTTATTAATATCATCGACTTTTTTCTTTCGTCGCGCGTTTTGCTTTTTAATAATGTCGCGTAAATGTGTTTTAACCTGCTTTTCGGAAAGGCAGTTAAAACGACTGATCGATTTTAACTCATCGATTATAAATATTTGTACATAATTGCTAACAAAGCGTTGATGCGCTTCCCCTGAAATAATGAAATTAGTTAACGTCTTATTTAATAAATAATAAATAATAAGTTTCAAATATTGTGGATTTAAGATTTCAGCGTTGTCGCCGCCGATTATCATAAATAAATTTTGAACGTATTCGATGGGAATAAACTTATTCATGTTTCGTAGCTGCGGTCCAGTTAATCGATTGTATTCCGGATTAATTGCGACATAGTCAATAAATTTTTGTTTATTAAACTTAAAATTCATTATGCGGCTTTGATTGACATTTTCACTCAATTCTTTATGCCGGTTAGCTGAAAACATGATTTTACCGTTTCCGTAAGTCAGTTCATTTAATCGGTAATTTACAAATTTACTTATGGATTCTATCACGAAAAGATAATACTGCTTTAAATTTTCCAATATTTTAAACTCATCTTCTTTATTTAAAATAGCATCGCGTATATTTTTTTGTTCGTCGATTTGTTCATCGGCGTACCCTTCTATTTGAATATAACTAGCTAAATTTCGTCGTTTTTCTTCCATAATTACGGTACAATTTCCCAGGTCTTCTTTAAAATCAAAATACACCGTTGGATTTTGCATTTCAATTTTCGTAAATCTGGCATGCGCAATAATTTCAAATATGTCGTTTATTTTATCTACGTCGGCAACCGGTTCTTTCTGTAAAGCGTCATTCAGTTGCAATATTTCATCGAATAATTCATCACCCCCGCATTCATGAATAGCGCCAACTAGTTTATTAAAAGTAAGTTTTAATTCTTTGAAGTTTTCTGTTTTTTGCTCGGAATCATCCGCGTATGACGATTGCAACGTAAGCGGGGCATACGGATGCTGTGATATTTTTAATTTTGATGACCGATTCAATTTTAAAACTAAATTGTCATATAGCCCAAGTAAATCTTGGGCGTTGACGGCAATAAGATCATTTGCTAATTTAGTAATGGTCCAACTATATTGATCCGTTTCAACATCTTTCCGGATTAATCCGGGATCAATTGGCGCATATAAGTTCTGAACCCGTTGCTCCACGTCAGTTTCATCCATTTCAGGGTGATCAGTTTGAATGGTTTGTTTGATTTCCTCGGGAGAAGCAACTTGAACCATCGCCAAATATTCATCATAATATTGGCTGTATAACCGTCGCTGACCACTATCAGCACCGTCTTCCAACCGGTAGGTCTGGAACAGCTTTTGAATACGTTGCTTCAATTGCGTGGGATTTAACTCGCGGCGAGCCTCCTCAAAATAATCGAGCAGGGGTGGACACGTATTTTCAATTAAAATATCGTTTGGACCATTCCCGGCGCAAATCAACCAGCTCGATTGGTTCGGATTGTAAAAAGACCGCGACTCTAACCGACGCATTAGTTCAATACACTCTTGAATGAGGGGGTCTTGTCGTATAAAATATTCTAAATAATGCGTACGGAGCGGTTCAAGACAGCAATAATTGGAAAAACTTTGACCCACCATCAATGAAGCCCTTTCTTGAATTACTTTTTGAATGCTGTAAAATAAATAATTACTTAGTTGAAATGCGTTGTATTGTACTTCAACATCGGACAACACCGTTAAATCGGAAATAGTTGAACCTATCAATCCAAGATTTATTTTTGATAATTCCGTATCTGGGTTTCCTAATTTCAATATGGGACGAAACGACTTCCACACGGCGCTGTCTAATACAAGTTGTTTCGTTTTTTCCATTTGCTTTTCATATTTTTCCTTCTTTTTAAGAAACGATAATTTAAAAATGGTATCTTTTTCTAATAAATCATTAAACTTCTTTTCAAAATCCGCTTGAATTTCAACAATTTTTTCTTGTTTAAATCCTGCACCATAATAACCCTTATAAATAAAAAATATATCATCTGGTTTATTTGCCGCTTTGGCAATACAGAATAGTACTTGTGCAAACATGGTAAAAAACGCTTTGGTATTTAATATAAAATTGTTAATGACTGAAATACGACATTCACTGAAGCGACTGCCGGTGGGATACATCTTTATTTCAGGATCCATGATTAGCATATGAACCATTAATTGAAACATCACCGTGTCCACCATTAATTTGGCAACATATCGATTGTATAACGAAAAGATTTCGCGATCAAACAGTGTTTTAAACTGCGCATTTTTTTGTAAATCTTCTGGCAATAATTCCCTTTTACTAATTGTTTCTCTCAATTTTCGGTATGGCAAATCGGTTTTCATTTTCGGATACAATCCAAATTCAAATTGGTAAATATTTTTTTTTGATTTAAAATAAACGTCTGTTGCATTTCGAATAACGTCGGTAATGTCTTGGGTTTTTAGTTTGAACTGAAGGGTCTGCATTAATTCTACCAAAATTTTATCATACATTTCCGCCTGCACATCTTTAAACAACAGCTTCAAGTTATCATCCGATTGTTCATATACTGCCTCTCTTAACCGAATGACATGTTCGCTGTCATCAAAACCTTCAAATTCGCTTTCCTTAATATTACCAATCGGTTCACCACAATATTTACAAAAAATAGCGGCTTCATCCGATGTATCACTCCTAAACAAGTTTTCTAATGTTTCCTGCAGTTTAAATCGAATCTCATTGCCTTGCCAGGCTTGTTTTACCATGACAAGGTAATGCCGACAACAAAGAATTTCCGGATTTTCTGCCATCTTATCATAATACACATGCGTCCATTCACCGTCATTCTTTGCATCGACCAGTGAATTGTTTGATGGATCAACCCTTTTTTCCAGCAGGCCGTGTAATTGTATAAATTTATTTATTTCATCGTATCGAACATCGATTTCTGAAATTTGAACAATTAAATCCCACTGTTTTTTATAAACCTGATAGACCGGATTAACTGTCTCGGGCTGTGCACTTCTTACAATCGCCAAACGACTTTCTGCAGCCGCCGCCGCCGCAATTTTAGCTTGTTCGTTTGATTCGTACTGATTAAGCAATATTTCCATTTTTTGACGAAGCTCAAATGCGGTTGACGCATAGATTTGCTTTTGTTTTTCGTAATAGGTAAATGCTTTTAAAATAGATTTCAACTCAACCAATTGTTTATTAAATTGCATTATAATGCGCGGTAAGCACGCATTTTCGTACGCAACGCATTTACCAGCAAGGTTTATTTCATTTTCAGCGGGCTGGGCTGATTCTTTCAATCCAAAATATAAAAAGTCGGCTATTTTTTCTACAACCGACGCATCTCGGCCCTCAAAATTACACAGTGCAGCTATATTTTTTGGAGGCGAAAATTGCTTTGTTTTTTTATTATACGGAACTTCAACTCTGGCTAATTCAGGAACCGTCATGCGATATTCCCATACATTATTTGTGCGTTGATAGAGGTCGTACCTATCGCCTTCAACTAATAACGCCCACATCGCGTCTTCGACTAACGCTCCATTTAGTTTGCCATTTTTATCGATTAACATTTGTAGTATAACTTCATACCAATCCTCCGGTTCATGTGGGTATGCCTCTTTAATAAACGGAATACTGTCCTTACCATGAAGCATAAAAATGCTGTTTAATGTTGCCGTTTTATCAAATATTTTATCCACAAGCACGTCCGGTTTATTGTTATCTTTCATCAAATCAATAACGCTTGAATAAAATTTACTCAATTGGTAATTTGAACAAGCGGTTTGTTGAATTTGAAAAGCTATTTTTTCCTGTAGGATTGTTTTTGAAAGTTCAGCAATTTGGTGCTGTACAATGTCTTTATTCTGATATGATGCACTGAGCTCTTGTTCGTCTTGAACCAGTTTATTGTATCCATTAGTAGCATACACAAAATCAGCAAAGCAATTGAAGTAGGAACTGCTGTCCTTTATGAACATTCGATGATACAACTCATTGATTAATCCAATGCTGCTTGGTGCGTGAGACATGATGTCAAAATTATAATATCGCCGAATGAAGTCGGTGTATTTTTGAATTATTGGATCTTGAATATAAAAATTGGGCAGCAACAATAAGCGCACCGGACTTTCAGACTGCATGTAATCCGTATATCGTTTCGAAAATAAATGAACGAAAATATTCAGCATTTTTTTTTCATCTAAATACACGCTTTCCAAGCCATAATAAAACCTTAAAATATGGGATAAATGCTGCGTATCAAATGATTTAAAATACGTTTCAATCAAATTGTAAATGTCGCGTTCATCCAAATTGCGCTGGTTTTGAAAGCGGCAAATGCTTTCATACACGTCATTAAACAATTGTTCGCAATGGACGTTTAAATTGTTGTAATGAGTGGCATCCATTTTTTCTTGTTGAACATTTTTTTTTAAATTATTGTATGAATTCCGCAAAAACAACTCAATTTCAGTCATTTGTTTAATATTCAGATTTTTATGAGAAAGAAAGTATTTTGAAAGGATTTTGTTTAAATCGGTTATGTTATTTATAGTAGTAAGACTTTCTTCTTCAATTTGAAGTATTTGTTGAGTGCTGGGTATAATTTGTTTTAATTTTTCTTGAAATTCTTCGGAAGATAAATCTCGGAATGAATCTTTTTCAAATAATATGACGTTATCATTTCTATAATCCGGTTTTTCACTTGCGGTTATTTCGTTCAGCTTATTCTTTCGTTGTACGCTTCTTGATTGAATAACTCGATCAATGACATTCCACCAGCCATTCCTATTTTCAATAAAATAATCTACGGGAAGAAGCGAATTATTTTTTTTTTTATAAAGCACATTATTGGGAGGCGTAATTGAAAACGGTGATTTTACAAACATGCCCACAATAAATACTTCTTCACCATCGGTTGCGCGTATTTCGTTTGGTTCTTTCGATATGCATTTATTAAACGTATTGTATATGTTATCGCTGCTTATGGGAACATACTTGTCGGCTTTACTGAAATATTTGCTTTCAGCAGTTCCAGCCGTTCCGAAACACTCCCGGCTTCCTGAATTGGTGCCGATCTCAGTATTGTCTGGTCTATCGTACAGAATTATTTTTGAACCCTGCGTTCTACGGATGCTTGTCTGAATTTTGTTCTCAGGACCAAATGGATATGACGGGGTAATAAAGCGGTAAACATCCGTAAAATCACTTACATTTGTTGAAAACCCAGCGACCTTTTTAATTTGTTCTAAGGCCTCAGCCATTGCAGATGCAGCAGCGCCTTCAGCGGCATCCGCTGCTTTCTGTTGTGGAACCCGATTCATTGGCAGATAACTGCTCATCAACGGACCCACGTGCGTGATATTTGATTTATCTCCAATTCGGATAGCGAATGGTAAATCGCCACCGTAAATTAATACCTTTTGAAAATCGACGTATGTCATCCGATCATTTTCTTTTTTGGAGTATTCTTTTGTAATTTCATCTACCATGGTTATAATTAATTTATCTTCGTCCTCTCTAAAATAATTCCGAATGTCTTCCATATCAAACATGCGCGATTCTCTGAATATGTACTTACTGTCATAAATGATCGGCCGCAGCAATGGCGAATAAAAATGGTTGTTATTGATTTGGTCCAATAATGGAATATCGGTTGATTTCGGAATGTGGTTATAATTTTGAATAAAACTTCCCAGCACTTCCGCTTTTTTTTCGATAATAGATCGAGCATAACCACTCGGTTTTTCAATTCGGGATAAATAATATTGTTTGATTGCGGAGATTTGGTCTTGAATTGGAAAAATTTGCTCATAATCATTTTTTTGAATATAAACTGATTCAAAATTAACAAATTGAGGTTCGAGCGATTCAAATGAGGCTTTGAATACGGCTTCCGGTATTTCTTCCGGCTGTTGGGAGCGAATAATGTCAAGTATGTTGTATTTATTTGAAACAAATTCATCCCGTTTCCAAACCGTTGGTTTTCGCGTGTCCATTTCTTCAAGACGGATTTCATTCGGCGTTTTTTCAATGACCACCAGTTGCTTGTGCTCCGGACTGGAATCTTCTAACAACACAATTGATAATGTTTCATTGGTGTCAATCGAATTAAATATTTTTTCAAAATCTAACACATTTAATTGAAAATCCATAATTTATATATATATTATACATAAAGAAAAACGAATATAAAAATATATATTCTTTTTGTAGTGAATGAATAATAGAAATAATAAAAAACAAAAATACCATGAATTGAATTCCAACGATAAATATGTTCTCATTCCGCAAAATAATAAATACATTAATATTTATCATAATCATCCCATATTGACAACACCGCCCCTGCTCCCGCCCCAATTAGATTTATTCGGCAAAACTACGAAAGACACTCCCCCTGCCCCTGCCCCTGCGCATGTTAACAAAACCCGCATCATTCTGCGTAAACAGCCGCTATCTTCTGCCAAAGCAGATGGCGTCGGTGGAAAACAAAATAATGAGGACGAATTTATTGGCAATTTATTTAATTCACTTTTTAGTGGTATTTCGGGTAATTCAACAGCCGGTTTGGATATATTCAAATCGTTTGATACCAAACCCGCAAAAAAAGAGCCAAATGAATCAGAAATCGTTATTCCGTCAATTGATTTTGAAAAAATGAAATTTATTGATGAAAAACCAAAAACATTGGATGATTTAATTGAATTAATTCCGTTAATTGATACCAAATACAACTTGGAAGATCTATACAATTTTGATTTAAAAAAATTAAAGGGATTATCGATTCCGTTGCAGAAATTAAAAAAAATGGTGGGGCTGTATGAAATTAAAGATAAAATAATTGATATTATTTTGTATTATGCGCAGCGGTTGGACATAAAAAATTGCGACATGCTTCATACCATTATTGATGGTCCTCCGGGCAGCGGAAAAACCGAAATAGCGCACATTTACAGTGAAATATTGGCTTCTCTGGGGGTTTTAAGCCGGGGTACGTTTCGTAAAGCAAAAAAACACGATTTGATTGGCGGTTATTTGGGTCATACCGCAATGAAGACAAGCAAACTGCTAGAAGAAACAAAAGGGGGGGTTCTATTTATTGATGAAATATACAGTTTGGGCAATTCGGATGGTAAAGAGGGCAAGGACATTTATGCCAAAGAATGCGTGGATCTGATAATGGAATTCATGAGCGAAAACAAGAACGATTTTGTGCTCGTGGTTGCGGGATACAAGGACGACATCAAACGTTTTTTTCTGAGCATGAACGACGGATTGGAGCGACGATTTCCAATTCATTTATCGGTGGGGGAGTACACGCCGGAAGAAATGGGGGCCATTTTTTTGAAAAAAGTGGATGAATTAAAATGGAATATTACGGATGACGCGATTCCCGATGATTTTTTTAAGGAGAACAAAGATTATTTTAAATTTTATGGAGGCGATATGGAAATGCTGTTGTCAAAATGTAAATACGCGCACTCGCGAAATTTAGTTCAAAATAATCAGAAAAAACATCGTTTATTGGATAAAAACGATATTTTGGATGGTTTTCAAATCTACATAAAAAATCCAGAAATTGAAGAACGAAAAAAATCGGCAAAGTATTTGTCATTTTATTTATAATTTTCACGTATCAAAATTATATTTGTTAAATAATATAATGTTGATATTATGGTCGCATGCTGTTTGGAATTTTTTTCATGTAATGTCATGCGATATTAAAAAAAAATATTTTGAAGAAATCAAAGATGAATTCCTTGATTTGTGTGTACAAATTTGCTATAATCTGCCTTGCGGTTTTTGCAGAATGCATGCGACAAAATATATGAACGAAAATTTAAATAAAAATGAAATAAAAAACCGCAAAGAGTTAATATTATTTTTTTTTAATTTTCATAATACGGTAAATGAATCTAAAAAAGGTCCCCTCTACAAAGAAAACAAATTACGGCAATACAAGAAAATTAAAATGATGGAAACGGTTGATAATTTCGAAAGTGTTTTGAAAAAATATTTTAGAACACAGGAATTAGAACAAAAATTTTCGGATTGGAAAAGCAGAAATATTAGTAAATTTAAAAAACGGGAATAAAATTACCAGCTTGTCCAATAGCTTTCACCGTATTCAAAAAACAGTTCCTCACCGGGGAGTATTTCTTTTGTGGCGTAAAGACCAACAATTCGACAGGGATTAAAGTTGTTGCAATTTTTGGCGCGTATAGATTCCAAAATTGTTTGATCCACCAATAATTTTGAAATAACATTGTTTGTAAAATCCGTTCGAAACGCGTCGTTCATCATCGCTGTTATGGGTCGACGGTTATCTTTGCTTAAATCAATACACACCCGTTTGTTTATGTAGTATGAATAATTGCTCTGATTCTTTGGATCGCAGTTCCAAACCCCCTCGTAAAATCCAATGAAGGCGCCTGCTGCAATCGGTTCTGATGCCGTGCTGCTCATAAAAACACCCATTCCACCGTTCACTATTTGGCTCGGCCGGACTTCCAACGGGTGCATGGTATTGTTATAATATGAAAATTTAGGTTGTTCGCGCACGCGCATTCGGTTTTACCTATTTTATTTAATGGCTGTAATTTTTATTTGGTTTTTGCGCATTACTCATAAAAAAATAATTAATTAGGACCTAAAATATTTAACAATGGGTGCAGATAAAGATTATGCCACCGTGGTCGGCGTGGGGTGCATTCGATTGATAACGGAGCAAAGACCGGGTTGTATGGCCGTGAATATGAAACTTATGCGAAATTTCGCACAATTGCTTGATTTTCTCTTCGTCATTCGTTAACGCCAAATTTTCGTGAATATGCGAGATCATCGCATCACAAAGATACCGTTCCAGCCTGGAAAATGTGGGCGTTTTTTCGCAATTAACATGATCATCGTTATTCGACGATTCAACAAAATCATCACAATTAACTTCTAATACGAGTTCATATTTCCAAAAAATAGTGCATGATACACGTAAATCTAATTTGATTATATTATTAGTATTCATTGTGATTTTGATAGGTATTAATATGATTTTATAATCAATTTTTTTCGTAAAATAAAATAAAAAATTAATTATTTTAGAAACAATCACGTTGTTTGGGTGGTATTTCGGCAGGTTCCAAAAATACGGGCCAGCACACTAATGCCAAAAACAACCCCAATAATTATAAATATAACGGAATAGATTGGCATTTATTATAAGAAAAAGGGATATAATTTTTTTGATAACATATTAAAAAATTGATTTTAAATAATCGTATGAAAGCCGTTAGATAAAAAAATGCCAATATATTATCTTGAAGGCAATATTGGAAAGGGCAAAACGACGCTTCTCACCGCATTAGACGCCTATGTAAAAAAAAACAATATTTGCGGCATTAAAGTGGTTTATGAACCGGTTGAAATATGGCAAAAACTGGGAATCCTTGAAAAATATTATTCTGATCCGAAAAGATGGGGCTATTTATTTCAAAATATGGCGTTCATTACCAAAATTATGGAGCTTCAAAAAATGGATCAGCCCGATATGATATATATTGTTGAACGCAGTCCAATGACGGATCGCAATTGTTTTGCAGAGCTGTGTTTTGAAAACGGGTCGATTTCGGAAATGGAGCGGGAAGTGTATCATTATTGGTACAACCATTTTATTTCAACTATTCCATATTCGGGTTTTATTTATTTGGAATCTACGCCGGAAGTTTGCATGCAACACATTCTAAAACGAAACCGCGGCGAAGAAAACGGTATAAAGTTAGAGTATCTTGAAGCGCTGCATCAAAAACATGAAAAATGGTTGCGAAACACGAATGACAAAATAATGTATGTTCCGGATGATTATAAATTAGAAAATATAAATGAAATTGTGGAAAAGTTGATTCAATTTGTTTCAATTTAAAATAGTGTACCAAAAAAAAATGTTATGTTTATATATAAAATAAAATGAATTCAGTTTCGCCGAAAGTGAAAAAACAGTCAAAATGCCGTGGTGTAGCAGTTGAATTGTGCAAAAAACAAAAAAGTTGTAAAACCACAAAAGAAGGGGTAAGGCGTTCTTATTGCCGCGTTAGGAAAAACTCATTGGCAAAGGTCTTAAAATCTGTTGTCAAGGCTGCGTCCCCTGTTGTTGTCAAGGCTGCGTCCCCGGTTGCTGCGCTTGCCGTTGCCCCAAAGGCAAAGCGTGTCGTCAGCAAACGCGAACTGTCTTCCTTAATCGGTGATGTTAACTTAGAACGCGGACAAAGACGTCAATCGAGACGATTGTAAAAAAAATGATTTAAACATAAGCTGTATAGATTAAAGAATATATACAAATCGTAGAAAATGGCAAAAAAATCATCCAGCGGTGTGTTTAAATCATTCTTTGATAATTATTACGGGTGGGAAAATAGCAGGTTTCGGGAATGCGTGGATAACTTCCTGTATCATTTGGCAAGCAATATGGATCGGTATTCTTTTCAATTGAATGAATATCAATGGAGTGAAGAAAATTGGGATAAACCCGAAATTGGAGAAATGGTGCGTGTCCTCAGCATTCTTCAACCCTCTCTTGAGGTTATTTACACCAAGTCCAGAAAAATTATGCTTGCCTGGGTTGGGCGATTCAATGTTCCGGCACAATATTTCAAGGAGCTGAAAATCGTTAATCCCGCTTTCCCCCCGGTAGTTCGTTTGGCCTCTTCTGTGGTTCGAATCAAATCGAATATTGCCAAAAATCCATGGACCGGGCGTCTGCGGTCAATGAAGCGAGTTAATTATATGGAGGAAATTAATTAAAAATATTTTTTTTTTGAAATACGCAATTAGAACAAAATGTTATAAACAATTACAAAAATTTGATTACATATTTATTTTTTGTAATTGTTAGGCTATCTTCCAAGATGATCAAGCAGCAGCGTTCAGACAAATACAGGAATCCAAGGTGTCAGTGTATGAAATGCCTTTTGAATAGAGGCAATACCTACCCAATGATTTTGGCGAAATTCGAAGCAAGAAACAAGCATCTTTCCGAAGTGGATCCGGTTCGACACCCGTGCGGGAATGGCGCAATGGGTCTTTACCAGCGAAGACAAGCAATTGCATCATTGCACGGTTTTCTAATATCTTTGCCCTTAGAACAGGTACAAGCGGCGTCTTATTTGGATTTTCCGAAAGGACAAAAACAGTCTCAACCAAAAGTGGTGTCGGTGGATTGGGTGGAGTCCAAGAAGCGGCTTATCGCAGATTACCTCGCGCATGAAAATACGATTGCAATGGATTTGATTAGCGGACAGAATCACTTTTCGCTAGTTTGTGCTTCACGGGCGTCGGCCTTGACTGTACTGAATCAGTGCCTTCAATCGTGTTATCCATCTATTCATTACAGCATTCAACGAACAATTTTGCCGATGGAAATGAAGGGCTGGCATGAAAAGTCAAAGTGGAATGCGCACGATGTGATGAGCCGGTCAACAGTTTTTACACAACTAACACACCTACAGAGACGGATGGTGCTTGCTCAAAGCGGACTTATGGGCGTCCTGGTTTCAAAATTGATGACGACTAACAATGTTTTGCGGACGCAAATGATGTATTATTCTCCAAAAATTTTGCGCGCTTGCAGAATAATCACCACCCGTGTCCATGATGACAAGGCCTGTGAAATTTTGGCAAACAACCGATATGGCAATTTCGTTAAAAAGAACCTAGTAATAAGCCCCATTGACGAAAAGAATTTGCCCGAACAAATGGAGTGGCTTTGCAAGAAATATCCCGACATCATTGGACAAATCGAATCCGACATCACTCAATTGAAACGTGGATTGATTTCAATCAACGTCATTTTCGAAAATGCGGAATACACGGATTTCATTCAAAAATGGTTGGGGGTGTTTAAGTATTTTTGCAATCAGTTAGCTGTGAATTTTCAAAAATTGAACGAAATGAATCGGTTTATTGCATCTACTCCAAAATTGTCTCAGATGGATTTCGGTCGGTGTCTTGGATATGCAAAATTTGTGAAAGCATTGCGCCTCAAACTACGCAATTTCGCAAATGATTCTGGATCGATCAGCTCTTTTCTCACGTTTATCAAAGTTGATCCCAGGCTGGCGAATGAAGGCATTACGCTTGAACTTTCTCCCAAAAACCACACAAATTCCGAATACGAAATTGGCAATCATGTTCCATCAAGGTGCCCCATGTTAGGCCCGCTCAAAAAGCAATATCAGGACTTCATTCCGCGATTGGGCGACATCTCTTGGGACGGGTGTCGTAGAATGGATGGGCTTTTATACAAAGATACATTAGTGGGTGTGCGTATGTGAATTTGTTGAAATGATACAATTTAGTAAATAAAAGCAAATAAAAGTAAAAAAAAAGAAAATAAAAAATTCTTTTTTTTATTATTTTGACTAAATCAAGTTAGAAAAAATTTGATTACTTTATTATTTTTTAATTGTAAGTAGAGGTACAAGCAACATACGACGAACATGGCAAGAAGAGATCGACATGCCCATATCAACAATACGGAAGGGTATTTAACAGGAAACAGACTGCATACGTGCCTTTCAAGTCAGATCAATTCCGCGGAAGAATGGTTTGCGCTGGTAGGACGCGAAAATGTTCGGCAAGAGGTTCAAGCGTACGGAGAGGCCCCTTTTTTGGGGCAACTTGAAGCGTCGATTTTTCTGGAAGAGGTCAGAGCTGGCGTTTATGGTGGGTTTTTGCTGATTTTCAATGCGCCGTTTCAGCATGGGTATGTGATTGAGTTGGAATTCGGCGAAGGCAGTTATACTCATCAGACAATCAATCGCATTTTCAATCTGGACCGGTCGATTGTTGAATTTGCAACCGAGTACCAACTGCTTGCATTCCTGGCAGATCCCGCGGAGGTCGACATACTCATGTACCGGTTTATGGAAGGATTCAATTCATTCCAGCATGTGCTCGATGAATATAGCTCACCGCACATTTGTGCCAATCAGAATGGGGACGAAGCCGCCGAAGGTGAAGCCGCCGCCGAAGCCGCTGTTGCAATTCCGCCACCACCCCCTGTCAACGATTTCGGGGCAATCTTTCGAGAGCATTACCTTCAGATTCAAATCGAAGACCCACTGGAAAACGACGAAATGCCCGAAAACGAGAACGAGATCCATTGGATTGAAAACAATCACTACATGGACAATTTGATCCCGCTTAACATTCTAAATGAAAATCAACAACGTATTCGATGATGATGCGCGCGTTGCGCGAATGAACAAAATATGTGTATTAGTAAAAATAAGTAAAACTTTTTTATTGATTATTTGACGGATAAAATATTTTCTTCATATACAATATATTACAAACATTATGGATCTTCCCCCTGTTGATGAAGATGGTTATTTTATTGACGAACCGTTGCAAAGAACCGAGGCTGTCGGACATATTCCGTTATTAACGACTGCTGAAAAACAAGCATTGAAAAATGCTGCATCAAAAAGTTCGAACGGTGGTTTCCGTCGTCGTCGCCGCAGTGTAAGACGTCGCAGCGCCCGCCGAAGCACCCGCCGCCGTAGCACCAGCCGCAGGTTTTAAAAAAATATAATCTGATTTTGTTTTAAGCGGATTATATTTTAATATAAAAATAAAGTTGATTAGAGAAGATAATAAATGAAAAACGCATTTTATTTTATTTTAACACTTGGATTTATTTCAAGTGCCTTTGCAACGACACCGACAAATGGTGGTATTCGATTTTTGTCTATAGGTGATTGGGGTGGTGCTGCGTTGGGAGGGTACCATTTGAGAAATGTTCAGAACACCGCAGCAGCGATGACTGATTTAATTCAGAACACACCAAACTACAGTTTTATAATAAATACAGGTGATAATTTTTATTATTGCGGAATTCAGAACACAAGCGATCCTCAAATCACGGAAGATTATACCAAACTTTTTGCCCAAATTGATTTGCCCTGGTATAACTGTCTCGGAAATCATGATTACGGATTTGTTCCCGAAGCGCAGTTGCAGTTGAGCACTATTATCCCCAATTGGAATATGGATGATCGATATTATTGGCGGCGTTTGGATTTTGAGGACAGCAACCAAACCATAAACCTCATTGCGCTGGATACAAACCCGTGCGTAAAAGATTATCGTGCAAATGATCCCTCTAAATGGGATCCGTGCAGCACTGAGTTTCCAACGTGCAGTCCGGTAGAAGGCGAGTGTTTTTTTCATAAAAATATTTTGAAACAGGCTTGCGACCCGCAGCTCGAATGGTTCCGTAATGTGCTGGATAAAATTCCAGCAGGTGAATGGGTGATTGTGTTTGGGCATCATCGCGCCGAGCAGTTGGATGTGGCCGATTTTCAATCGCAACTGGATCGTCCCAATGTGCACCTCTATTTAAACGGACATGTGCACTCGTTGGAACAGTATTCGATTCATGACCAGCAAAAATATATAACTACCGGTGCGGCGTGCATGGTGGTTCCCAATGCCCATATAAAAACCAGCAGCTCAAACTTATGGAGCCGAATGATAACCGGGTATACCACGCATCTCATTCATGCGAATACGCTTACGACCGAATACCGAAATAATGCCAATGAAATAATTCACATTTTTAATATTTCAAAATGATGATAAATAAATAGGATTATGAAGAAGAGGTGGAAGATATGCGCGGTGCGGACCACATGTAAATGCGAAATGTGTTGACAATACAAATTTTTTTCAACTGTTTATAATATAATGACAAAAAAACACAAAAAAGTTTTTTATTATAAAACTGGTTATAATAATAGCAATAATGACAGTACTGAACACACTGTTTATGGCATCATCGCATTATTTAAGTATGTTGATTTGCAAAATCACATAGAAAGTCTTACACTGAAAAAAAACATCGCTATGAGTTATTTTGATTCAAGAGTAATCACAAATCAACAATCGCTTACATCAGGCATTAAAGATCAATATCTATATGATAATTTTATTATTACACTAGCTGATAGTAGCATGATTGAATTTACCAAGCTTTATCTGGATAATACAAATGAACATCCGATATCTTCTTCAAGCACACAATATTTTATGATTAATGGGCAAACTGGTAAATTTCGAAACATTAAAAAAGTAAAAATAGATTTTGATAATGAAGGTATTTCAAACTGGAACCCCAATCACGTACCACGTGCAAGAAGGATAACTATGTATCAACGGAAATAATCTGTCATTTTTCGATTTGCTTTTCGGTAATGATGCTAAAGAAATAGGTTGGTTGGGTATTTGTAAAATAAAAATTGAAAATATAAAAACAAGACACGAATAATACGTATGCTTTGTTTTGGTATTGAAAAATGTTTCAATTAAGGACTGAAAAATTGAATGAATTAGGTTTTTATCAAATAATAACAGATTCTGAATTGATAAAAGACCTAAAAACCCGAATGGGATATTTAAACATGCGATCGGTGGGCAGAGATTGGCGTCCCAACCATCATTTCATAATAACACCCGCTTTGAATGGAGAACCAGCGCAATTATTGCTAACCACATTAATGAATATTCCGGTAAGCATCCTTTATTTGGTTCGTTCCGATAAATATGTAATTACCGGGCACCGTTTTCACCCCAATCTTTATAGCTGCAATGCCGTATTATTTGGGGACTTGTACCAGAATAATTTAGTAGTTCACTGCGCTAGTTTTGGAGATAAAAATGAAAAAACAGTGGAATCGCTGGAACGGTTGGATGCGGTCCTCTTCAACAAATTTAAAGAAGACTTGGATTTGGAACCAATACAGATTTCAATAAAAGAATTTTACGAAAAGGAATCGGACGTTCCTTTGAGTGAGGGGCATAAAGCATTGATTTATTTGAATGCAACGGTAAGAGGACAGCACTATATTAAATTCAAATGATGCGCGGAACTTCGTTATAAACATTTACTATATTGTTGCTGTCGGGATAATATTTAGCTGTTTTTTTATCAAATTTAAAAAATTGAGACAAATCCATATTGTCGGGCAGAAACTGGGATGACAGCTGATTGTCAATGTTATTTGCGCTGTTTGTTTGATCGTTTTGAATAAATTGATTTGGGTTTATAGCAACGATTTCTGAAAAGTACTCTTTGGCGGCGGATGTATAATAATTAAAAGCTAACAGCAAAACCAGAAAACATGCTAAAATAATTAATAATTTGTACATTATACTTTATTATAATAAAAACTTTTCAACCAAAATGGTATATATGTCATTAATTGAAAATAAAAATATAAAATTAGGTATAAATTCGGTTGATATTCATATTTATAATTTGATTCATGATACGGAAAATACGATTAGTGAAAGCGATAAAGAAACTATTATTCATTTATACAATCAATTTAAGCCCCTCATTCTGCAAGGTTTCGTTGGAAAACGGATGGATGAAATAGGCAGCATTTTTTGGCAAAACATTATCGTTCACATGATGATAGCGGTAGAAGATTTGTCCATAGGTGGTCCAACTAAAAAGGATTTGGTTATCGAAACGATTGTTATTGTGATTCGAAACGACCTTACAATTTGCGATCAAGACCGCGTATATTTAGAAAAGCAGTTTCGAAAAATAGCGCATTCTATGATAGACATTATCGTTTTTGCTAGCAAAAATATAAACAAAAAATATAAAAAAACGCGTTTATCGTGGAATTTATTCAAACCATTTTCAAATTAGTAAGAACGAAGCGAATAAATTGAATCATTTGACTTCGCCGAAGTTCAATTGGTTGAATATTATTTTGACCAGTTGTTTCAATTAGAATATAATTTTTCTTAATAAGATTGCAGAAGCTTCTTAGGGAATTTAATTCCGGATGACTATTGACCCCAACCACAAATTTCTTTTGTGCGTCGGGAATGGATGCGTTCAAGTTTTCCATTGCCGCATATGCCAGGCGCACCGCAAAGCGCGTATCTCCTGGATACAAGCCACTTCCCAAACTGTTGGGATGTAATCGATGAAATCCCCATCCCTCGTGTAAATCGATTATAAAATCGGCGTGGTTTGCAATTTCGCAAATTTTCGAGCTAATGGGTTCCTTCGGAAATTCATCTTTAGTGCGAGGATAATTTCGGTTCAGGTCGTTATTGGTTATTCGATAAGGCAAATATCGAACATTTAAAAAGTACCCCAATTTATTGGGTTTAGGAATAAATATAATTCGGCCGTTTTGTATTGAAAAAAGTCGGTTTGCAACGATATACTGTATGGCAACCGTTCCGGCTGGTTCATTTCCGTGTGTACTGCCAACAATTAACACGGTTGGTCCCGGTTGGAATGAATCGTAGACCATTATATCAATTCGATTTGCCCATAAATATACGATGATGTAAAAAATAAAAATGATTAGGATTATTTTAAAAACGGTCATATATAATATTAAATATCTTCTTTTCAAATTCCATTTTTAAAAAAAAAAGAACAATTTATATAGATGGCTAAAGAAGAGAATAAAGTAGACGCCTATGGATTTCCAATTCAATCGCAAAATGCGAATGCCGGGGCATCGTCTGGTTTTGATTTTAATAAGTTGATGAAAATTATATTTTGGTTAGGGTTAGTAATGTTTATATTTATAAATATTATGACGGGGTCTTTGGCGGCGTATTTAAGCTATTTCGAATTTCAAAATGACCCTACAATCAGTCGTGTATTTAAAATGAGTCTGGCAATATGTTTGAATTGGTTTTATCTTGGTTGGAAAGGTTTGCAATTTTATGGTTTGGCATAACCAGGTTTTTTTCTCTGAAAAGGATATAATGTTTATTGAAAAAAAAATATTAAGTTTAATACGACCAAGCATTGATTCAGAAGATCCTCTGAAAGATAAACATATAACTGTTCAAGTGTTAATGTATTTGTTTGATGCGTTAATTATTATAATCGCGTTGGTAGTTGCGTGGGACTGCAACAGTCGGGTCAACCTTCTTATTCGACTGATTGTGGTTATTTATGCGGGTTTATTTCCCTCTTTTTATTTAACTTTCTACTTTTTCTATCGTATTATTTTGGGAAATCCTTGTTATTAGAATATACATTCTTTAGAAAAAATTGTTTCTTAAGAATATATATATACATGTCTGAATATTTAAACAAAACGACTGATTTTTTTAAAACGAGCTATGGGAATTTATACCAAAACGCCCAAGGCGGCAATTGGATTTCCCTTACAATACTATTAGTAATTGGCGTGATCATATTTTATCTTGTCATTTATTATGGTATGCGGGCAATTAGAAACGTCAATCGCTACCGGAAAGGCTCTCCCTATTTAATTGATGATACCCGAGACGCAAGGCGCCGAATGGTTATTATTCAGGACCCCAATAAACAAGGCTCGATTAATTTATTGCGCAGTTCGAATGAACAAGGCGGAATTGAATTTAGTTATTCGTGCTGGTTGTTTATTGATGATTACAATTATAAATTGGGTCAATGGAAACACGTGTTTCATAAGGGCAACGAGACGAGTTGGCCGTTGCGCGCGCCCGGTGTGTGGCTGCATCCGAATAAAAATGCGATCCGCGTCAACATGAACAGCTACAATAAAATTGCCGAGTATTTGGATGTAGACAACATACCCATCAATAAATGGTTTTGCGTCATCATTGTAATTAAAGGGCAAACCATGGATTGTTTTATTAATGGAAATTTAAGCAAATCACTCACGCTAACGGGTATTCCCAAGCAGAATTACGGAGACGTTTATATCAGCGCTTTTGGTGGATTTTCGGGATATTTATCGCGGTTGCGCTACTTTGATTACGCCTTAAATTACAGCGAAATTGACGGAATTATGAAACTGGGTCCCAGCACCGTTCCTTGCGCGGATACCGGTGAAAAACCGCCTTATTTGACTCCCAATTGGTGGACAAATACCCCAAATTAAATATAAATTTTTAATTTTTTACAAATCGAAAATTTATACCTTATCCAAATGTGTTCTCGCCCGTGTAATAAATGTATAAAAATCCATCTTCATCTTTTTGACTTTGATAAATATTGGAAAGAATTTCAGTAATATTATACAGTTTTTGCTTTTCGCCTATGAACGTGAATATGGCATTCACGGGATTGACGTTAATACGCTTGCGAATGATATGAACGAATTGTCCCAGCACAATATCGTTTGGAATCAAAAATTTCTTTCGATCCATTGCTGGTAAATTGCTGTTTGCCAGTCTCTCAACAATCACGGGAATGCGATCTGGAAACCGCACCAACATTTTTTCACACTCTTGTTTTCTTTGTTCTAATGTGTATCGCTTCTTAAATTCGCTAGGAAAAGACATGTTTCTTATATATTTAAATGTAAAGATATTTTTATATAAAAAAATTGAATTGTACATTTTAAATGCATCCTTTTAGAAATAACTTACTATTAAAGTTAAAACGCTATATTGATATTATAATGTGTCATAAATTGTATCCAGTTGGACAAAAACAAGAACGTTTAGCTAATATTGCGGCAGTTGAAAGCCGTAAATCAACTGGAACTTTTAAATTGGGAGCAATTATTTATCAAGGCAAAAAAAAAATATGTGCCGGATACAACACAAATGATCGCACCACTTATAGAAAAAATATTTGCTGTTCGGTTCATGCGGAAATGGATACGGTGACCCGATTTTTAAACAGCTTTATTAAAATCCATATCACTCGAAATCCGGACAAAATTCGTCGTAAAATGAGTAAATATTCCATTTGCGTTGTGCGCAGCATTATTGGTGAGGACGGAAATTTATGTTTAATGAGCAGTTTACCGTGTCAGGATTGTTTACATAAATTAAAAATGATAGGGTTAAATAAAGTCATTTATTCTGAAAATAAAAATATCAGAGTTGCGCGGTTATCTCAAATTGAACATAATAAATACACCAGCGTTATGAAAAAACCGGGTGTTATACAAATGCTACGACTGGTTCCATTAATACGGTTATAATTTTTTTCAATAAAATTGCTCCAAGCTCGCTCTATTATATTTCAAAATATTCGGGTTCAATTTGCAGCTCATCATACGTATTTGTTAAAATGATTTCAATAGTGTCCATTTCGACATTATCGTCATTATTCTCAACTTCATCCGGATCGACTTCCATGTCCGAAATGCTTTCCTCTTCCTCATCTTCTTCCTCTTCATCCAACGGTTCTTCCTCCCAATTATTTTGAAAGAAATCTAAATAGTATCCTTCTGAAAAATCGATCAATTTATTATCACTTACCAGAAAACATACCAAATCTCCGTAGAATTTTTTATCATGAAGGGGTGCGGGTAAACTATGATTGGAAACCATATCCGCATTTCCTGAACACCAACCGTAAATGTAGATCTGATTGCCGCCGAATTCCCAAACGTGCAATTGTTGTATTTTTCCCTTTCCTTTGTTGTCGATTATTCCCTTTAAAAATTGGAGACTGATTGTTTCTCCCAATTCGAATTTAGAATTCATATTTTTATCTTCTTCCCTTACCTCACCGTCCGGTTTTAAGCATAGAAATAATACCATTTTTGTTTGGCGCTAAGTTTTTTTACAGATATTTGCAATAAAAAATAATCAATTTTTATTGCGAACCACTATACAAATGACCAAAATATGTCTAAAATTTATTAACTACCTTCCTTACCTTACAGAAGCTGCAGCAGCCTGGATATCGCCGGTTCACAATCCATACGAATTGAAATGATTTCATTTAGCTTCTTCAAGTCGGGTTGAACAACAAATTCATCCGTATCCCAAATCGCATAAAATGTATCAGGATCGTAGATTGAAACTCCAACTTTCTCTTCTGCTTTAATTGATGGCGACAGAATTTGTAAAACAGGAAGGGCTAATTCAAGCTGAATTCGCGAACCACACCATTGCGTTCTAGCAAATTTAACCCATCGACGCGGAGTACCCCACCCCATCGCCGATAATAGCTTTACCATAACCCTCTGAACCTCACACGGTAGGAAAAAGAACTCCTTTTCAAACCTTTTCATGGATGTATCATAAATTTCTTCTTCTTTAGACATTCCTTCTTGGCTGATCTGATGCTTATTACAAAAAAATCAATTTATATCAATTTTTTTAATCTAAACTTCAAGCAAAATAAATAACAAAACATGTAAAAAATAATTAATAATTTTCGTAATCATCATCATCCAAAAGACAGACGGATGACTGCTCCTTTAGTTCATTTCGCTTATCTTCTTTCTTTTTTTTCATACTAACCAAATTTTCAGGCAGTCCGTTATTACGAAATAATTTGACATCATTCCAAAATTGCTCCATTTTTGGCAAGGCTTGTTGGAACCACTGACGGTCTCGATAAACCCGAAAACTGCTATATTGTTCCAGTTTCCAGTACACTTCATTAATGTGTGTTTCTTGGTTAATTAATTCGGTGTCATTTAATATGGTTTGTTTCCATTCCATATATTCCAGGGAGGGCCGATTAAATTCGCTGTAAAATCGTTTCACTTTATCGTTATTCCATACTTCTAAAATAAGGCCTTTATATTCCGGACGAGTGGTGTCCTCATCATAATATTCGGGACAAGCGTATTCCTTAAACTTGCTCTCAATAAAATCAAGCGCGTTTAAATTGCAGCATTCCAATTGGAGCTGCGTTTGAACCCAGTATTCGGTTTTTGGAACCCCAATTATTTCGCGCGTGCTTGGATTTTTTATTTCTTTCATAACCCCGTCCTCGTCAATACCGTCCGGACTGGCAGCTAAAAATGTGTGAACCGGATGTTCAATGCTTTCAAACGTGAATATTTGTTTACCGGTTTTTAATTGCGTGATTTGAACTGATAGCGGCTCGTATCGGTGCCCGAGTTCGGACGCAACCCCATTCGTTAACCGGTGAACAAACGGATTAACTTTTCTAGATAATAATCCCTTATTGTTGTTTAAAAATACGCCTTGTGCTTCGCTCGCATTGATGTGGTCATGTCGAAACAAATGCCATTCAAACGAATTCTGAGCTTTAGACTTTGGTAGCTGTTTTAATTTATTCAATTGGCGCCTATCCCGTTCCAGCGACGAATGAAATATAAACCGTCCCTTATTTAAGCGGGGAACGGCTTGGCAAATAATCTGGTCAATAATGGCTGGATGATAATCCTTTTTATGATAAACGGGTTCAATTGTTTCAAGAATGAATTGTTTCCATTCATCCAAAGACCATGCTTGTCCTATTCGGGTATTGTGTGAAATTAGTTCCAAAATATCTGTCTGCATTTTAATATATTTTGTTGCAAATACTTATATCAATTTTTACACCAGCATTTAATAACAAGTATTGTTAAATGCTAATATTTGGAAAAACTTAATTGTTCAACGTGTCTTTCCAAAGGGCAGCGTTGCATCCTTCATCACAGGTGGATGTTTCGAGGAAACGTCTCATTTGATCTCTTGAATCAGCAACGGACGAAGCGTCGGCATTTCTAGCCTGCAATTCGTTGACCTTATTCGCATAATATTTATACTGGCGACAAGCTTTGTTAAGCTGAAACTTCGTGTTGGTAGGAATTAACTGGTTATCTAACGCGTAATTACAATTATCTATTCTTTGCCCGCTCTTCAAACATCGTAAGTAATCATTGCAATTCCCAAATTCACCAATAAACACTTCGGGTGCTTTGCTCACCACCGGTGCTGCGACAACAGGTGCGGCGGATGATTTAGGTCTAAATATGTCAAGAAAGGGGCGTTGTCTTCTGGAAATTTGTCTGCGTTGTTGTTGTCTGCGTTAATTTTGTCTTCGCTGGCTTCTTGAATTTTGTCTTCGCTGGCGTCTAACAGAGGGCATTCTGGTTATATATTATATATAATAAAAAGTAATTATATAAAATAAAAATTAATTTACCTTGGGATTTAAAATCTTCTGGAAATACGACGACGAAGTCTTCGGGACTTGATTGCTTGCTTACGACCTCTCCTACTGTGGCGACGACCCCCGGAAACAACACTTACTTTAAGTGCTGGTTGCAATTTCTCTAGAGTTGTGGACAATTTAGATGCAGCACTCACTGTTTCTAAATTTGATACTTGCGATAGGGTTGTGCAGGATCAACATACTCAATGTCATTTAACTGCATTGAAGCTTGCTCTAATGCTCGCCCTACTCCTTCTTCAGCGGAAGGTTCCAATAGCCCAACAGAATGTACCGCTTTGGATCCTAAAACAGCCACTCTATATGGCACGTATATCTCCCTCGAATCTTCTCGAACTGTTTTACTCATTTGTCTTTCTTCTTCTAAAATTGCATTTATTGTTTGCAAACGTTCCAATAATAATTGTTTGACTGAACGCAGTGTGTCCATAATTATATGTTATTTAAAGAAATTATTATAGAAAAAATTCTTTAAATAAATTTAAAACACTATTTAAGCATAACGTTTAGCATAGTAGTTTCTGAGAAGTCTGACAGCAGTCTTCAGGGAAACGGCACGTCCACCACGTTGAGCGGCTTTGGACGCACGACGACCACGGCGGAGTTTTCTGGAACGACCACCGTTGGCGGGAAGTACTTCCACAACTTGGTCAGAAGCAAGAACTTCTTGAACGGGAAGAACTTCACCGGTGGCTAAAACAGCAACCTCTTCTTGGGGAGCTACCATAACCATGGATTGATCACCACGTCTGGAGCGTCTTCCGCCCATGAGTCTACGAATTTGTCTGGAACGTCTTTGTCTGCGTTGTCTTATAGAAGGCATTGTTTTTTATATACATACATGACATTTTTTTTTTAAAGGTTTAAATAATTAATTTAATTTTTTAGATTTTTTAGATTTTCGCTTAATTTTCCTTATTTTTTCCATATATAATTTATTTGTTCCCTTTACAATCATCCATTTTGGCAATAATTTACCAGTTGTTTTTGAAACACGGGGTTTCCATGTCGCTACCGCACCGTTCGCAAGAACGATTTCACCGGTATTGAAATTAAATGGTTTTTTCCCCCTTTTAGAACGTCTTGTGTTCACTTCGTCTAAAAGATCGCAATATTTTATAGACAATTTTTTACTTCTTTTTTTTCCTTCCATAGTTTTTATATATACTATTTTTTGAAAAAAAATTGATATAGAATTTTAACTAAATAAAATATTATGAGATATTAATATGCCACCTAAGCAAAAAAATATAGACGCAACATCGGTAGTTATAAATGATGCAGATGACACTTCAATGGATTCTGAAGATAAGAAAAATTATAAAAAAATTACCCATATTGAACATGTCCTTTTGCGGCCAAGTACATATGTTGGCTCAATTGAAAAAACAACTGAAGAAATGTATATTTTAGAAAAAAGCAACCCTAGTAATCCAACTATTGTTAAACGTGCAATCGAATTCTGTCCCGGCCTTTTTAAAATATTTGATGAAATCTTGGTCAATGTCACTGACCAAGAAACCCGGCTCGAACAGAAGAAAAAAAATGGAGATACCAACGTAATTTCGGTTTCTACCATTAAAGTTGATATTGAACCCGAGACGGGACGCATTTCAATATTTAACGACGGCGACGGCATCCATATTGTTCGAATTGAAGAGCACAATTGTTATGCTCCGGAATTAATTTTTGGACATTTGTTGACAGGAACGAATTATAATGACACACAGGAACGTATCGTTGGTGGACAAAACGGTTATGGTGCAAAGCTAACCAACATTTTCTCGAAGGAATTTACAATTGAAACTGTCGATAAAACACGCAATTTAAAATATTCGCAAACGTTTAGTTCAAATATGACGCATCGTACTGAACCAAAGATTGTTCCTTACACTGGAAAACCGTACACTCGCATTTCGTTTATTCCCGACTACACTCGATTTGGTTTAGACGGACTCAGCTATGACATGGTATCTCTTCTTGAAAAGAGAGTATATGATGTAGCAGCATGGACCAATAAAACGGTTTCCGTGTTTTTGAATGGGACTAAACTCGATTTCAAAACATTTGATAAATACGTGGATCTGTATATTGGCGATAAAACGGAACACGCTCGAGTGTATCTTGAGTTGGGAGAACGGTGGGAAGTTGTTGCCACGTACAATGATAGCAGCAATTTTGAACAGGTCAGTTTTGTGAACGGTATTCACACATCTCGCGGTGGAAAACATTTGGAATACATTGTTGGTCAAGTACGCGATGGGTTGGTCGAATACATTCGGAAAAAAAAGAAAATTCAAGTGAAGCCGGCAACCATTCGAAATGAATTGTTCATTTTCCTTAAATCCACGATTTCCAATCCCAGTTTTGATAGTCAAACCAAAGAAACACTGACCACACCGCCGTCCAAGTTTGGTAGTACTGCCATCATCGATGAAAAAATGATAGATCGAATCGCAAAGGTTGGAATTATGGAGCGAGTGATGAATGCCGTTGAAAATAAGAATAACAAGGATTTTCAAAAGACCGATGGCAAAAAACAAAACATCATCCGCGGATTGCCAAAACTGCACGATGCCGATCTTGCCGGAACGCGTGAAAGTAAAAAATGTGTGCTTATTCTCACTGAAGGTGATAGCGCTAAATCCAGTGTTTTGTCGGGATTGGGTCCCGAGGGCCGAGATTTGTACGGTGTTTTTCCTCTGCGTGGAAAATTGCTGAATGTGAAGGATACCGACCAAGAAAAAATTATAAATAACGCGGAAATCCAGGCCATTAAGAAAATATTGGCCCTAAAATCGGGGGTGGACTATTCCATCGATACACCTGACGAGGAATGGGAATTACGATACGGAAAAATAATGATTTTATGCGATAGTGATGTTGATGGAAGTCATATTAAGGGACTGCTCATGAATTTCTTCCATAGTTTTTGGCCCAGTCTTTTGCGGGCGGGCTTTGTTATTACAATGCTTACCCCGATTGTCAAAGTATTCAAATGCAAAACATCACAAGCCTTTTACAATTTGGGTGATTACAAAAATTGGAAAGAAATTACACCTGACAATCACACGTATGAAATTAAATACTATAAAGGTTTGGGAACCAGCAGCGCCGCCGAATTCAAAGAATATTTTAAAGACATGAAGGTGCTGAATTATGAATGGACGGATCGCAGCAATGACGCGATTGATTTGGCATTTAATAAAAAACGATCAGACGATCGAAAGAAGTGGTTGGAAGGGTATGACATATTCAATGTGCTTGATTACACGAATACTACCGTTCCCTATGAAGATTTTATTGATAAGGACTTGATCCACTTTTCAAATTATGACAATATTCGCAGTATTCCAAACATGTGCGATGGTTTGAAACCGTCTCAACGAAAAATATTGTACAGCGCATTTAAAAGAAATCTGACCAAAGAAATAAAGGTTGCGCAGTTTGCGGGATATGTCAGTGAACACGCGGCATACCATCACGGTGAGGCGTCCCTCCAGGGAACAATTACCGCAATGGCGCAAAATTTTATTGGGTCGAATAATATTTCCTTATTTGTTCCTAATGGTGCATTTGGAACACGCCTCATGATGGGTAAAGACGCTGCAAGCGCAAGGTACATTTTTACGCAACTGCATCCAATTACCAGTTTGATTTATCGACCAGAAGATTTACCGATTATGGATTATTTGAATGATGACGGTTTCCGCATTGAACCGGCATTTTACATGCCCATCATTCCAATGATTTTAGTGAATGGATCAACCGGCATCGGAACGGGATATTCGACCGACATTCCTTCGCATAATCCGAGGGATATTATTCAGCAGATCCAAAATTTGTTGGATGATAAATCAATGACCGTCATTAAACCGTGGTACTGTGGTTTCAAAGGACAGATATATAAACCTTCTCTGGATGCGCAATATGTCACCAAGGGAAATTATACGATTGTGGATGCAACAACAATTGAAATAACCGAAATACCGGTTGGAATATCAACTGAAAAATACAAAGAATTTTTAGAAGAGCACGTAATTGACAAATCAAATCCGCAGAAAAAACAATTTATTAAAAGTTATCGAGAAAATTGCGTTGATAATCTTATCAATTTCATTGTCAAGCTGGAAAAATCCACAATGGAAGATCTGGAAAGCGATCCAGCCGAATTAGAAAAAGCATTTCGCTTGGTTGACGGATCAAAAACATCTTACACAAATATGCACCTGTATGACAGCGATATACACATTTATAAGTATAATGGACCCTATGATATAATTATGGAGTTTTACGAATTGCGTTTAGGGTATTACCAAAAGAGGAAAGATTATCAACTGGGCGCTTTGAAAAATGAGTTGGACTTGTTGAAAGAAAAATACCGGTTCATTAGCATGATTGTTAATAACGAAATGGATGTGCGCGGAAAATCCAAACTTGCAGTTGAAACCATGCTGGAAGAAAACGACTTTTTAAAATTGGCGAGCACTGCTGGAAAAGAAACGGGATACGATTATTTGGTTCAAATGCCGATTTATTCACAGACCAAGGAGAAATTGGACGAACTAAAAGAAAAGTTGGATAAAAAACAAACCGAGTACGACCAGTTATTAGGAAAGGGAATCAAAGACATTTGGCGACATGAATTGGACGAATTATTGATTGAAGTAAATAAGTATTATAAAGATTACGATTTGATGCTTCAAGGAGAACAAGTATCATTTCGCAAAGGAAAATCCAAACCCAAAAAAAAATAAATTATTGATTGAAACCCAGTTTTTTTAACACGGTCATAATGTGTTTAATTTGTTGTTCTTGTGCATTAACTTTATTATTAAGATGATTTATTGTTTCTATCATATTTTGCATTTGCTCTTCTTTTTTTATTTCATTTGAATCAGCCAACAATTTAAATGAAGTTTTAAGTGAATTTTTATCTAATTCTTCTAATTTCGTGGTAAAAGAATCGACCTTGTGATTCAAATGTGAAATAATAAATAATAATTGTTCCTTTGTATAAAATGGGACTTGGGGATTTATGCTATAAACAGATTTATCTCTAAAATTGGGCACGAATTTGCTTATCCATTCATATACATGCGATAATCTTATAAAAAAATGTTTTTGTCCCTCCACGTGAGAGAACATTCCAACTACACGATTTTTTGATAAAAGTAATGCGCCTCTGACCACATTAAGCAGATTATCTACAATAAAAAATTGAACTGTAATTTTTTCAACCGTCAGCCAATTTTCAGTTCCATTTTCGTCCAAACATGCATATTTATTAGAATGTTGTTCACAGCTTAGAAACTGGTCGGGTGTAATTAAATCAATAACCTTTAAATTGTCTAAATATTCGTCATGAAGCGTTTTTATTACGACTAAATCAGAATCGACTGCTTTATTCACTTCTATTATATGTAATTCCAACTTTGGATGAATCCAAATCTTATACAGCTCGTTATACAGCTTGATTTGTAAAATAGTAGACTGATTTAAAAAACCAATAAAATAATCATTGCCTAAATAACTAAAAGTACCAAGACTTACCGTTGGTTCTTTTTTATAAAAAAGCGAATTTTTTGAAAACGAGGGAACTAATCCATTTTCAAATGGAATTGATTTTTCTGATTCGGTAGATTGATAGGATTCAAGCACATCCTTTTTTAAAAATTTATCAAAACTATCTGATATATTCTCAGGATTTTTTTTTTTAGTATTTAGTAGGAACATTATATTATCAAATGAAGATTATTTTAATATAAAAATTGATTATATTATTAAAATTAATAAATTTTAGATTGAATGGACTCGGATTTAAACTGGATTGAAAACTATATTAATAGCCTTCATAGGGGCGACCGTAAACCAGAAATGGAAACTGAAGTTGTGCCTCCGCCTCCTCCTCCGCAAAAAGAAAATCCCAAAATATCATTAGACGTTTCCATTTTACAACAACGAATCGACAGTGTTAGTGTAATAAAATATTATAAAGATCTGAAAAATGATCGGTTAAAGTTGAATGATAAAATTACAATTGTCAATGAAGATCAATTGTTTCAAAACATGACGGCTCATGACGAAAGCAAACCCTGGAATAAACAGGATAGATACACTAAAATTAAAAGAATTAATCTATTTATTAATAAATTAATACAAAAGAATCCAGAGCTTGATAAAAAAATAATATCAGCTGAATTAATTGAAATGCTCGATAGCAAAAAAATCAATAAAAAAAATACGGATTTTGATCCGGAAAATAATATTATTAAAATGGGCAATTATAGTCTCACATCCACTTAGGGTTTACCGTTTAACTCTTTCTGAAGAACCGTATACGCGTCCTTAATCTGTTGAAGTGAGGCTTTGCATGTATTTTTTATTGATTTGAAATTAGTATATGCCAATAAGATAAAAACCACCGCATAGATCATAATCCATTTATAAACAATTGTAGCTAATTCACCGTCTGCCTTAAATAAACTATAAAAGGGTTCTAAAATTGTAGGAAAATAGTCTAGTGCGAACATCCATACTACCAAAATTATAAATACCAGGAATGAATTTGATATCGCATTCCATAAATTCGTTTTATCGCACGATTCTTTCGTAGCAGTCATATGAACCCCTAGAAATATTATGGAAATTATAAATGAAATGATAATATATATCAGTATTTCTTTGGGTAATAATAATGTGTAATCGAATAAACTAAAAATTGCAGGAATAATTAATAACAAGAACGGAATAACAACAGATAAAATAACTGAATATATTTGAGACATTATATATTTGTAAAAAGATTTATATTTTTATAATATATGGATAAACCTAATCTAATTGATCCGGTAGGTTTTGGGTATATAAAAAAAACAATAACCGGTCAGATATCTTCACCAAATAAAATCGGGGGACCATTTGACTTTTTAATGAATATAACCAAGATGTATTGGTTTTTTTTTATAACATTCTTTATTACCATTTTTTTATTTTTATTTTGGAGATACAAGGAAAAAAATACGGAAAAAAAAACTCAAAACATTGATCAATTTATTGGTTCGGTTAATAATTATTTATATGTTTCGGGTTCAGATGAATTGATATAAATTCTATTAATATCAATATATGATCATTAGCGGATTAGATAATGATATTGAGTTTATTCTGCATGAAGGCAATTTTACGATAGACGAATGTTTGGATTTAATCCCGGCATCGGACAAAAAAACGATCTTAAAAGAATGCAATCGTCAGTCAGCAGCAGCTAAATTAGAATCCAAAAAAGACAGGATTCAATCTATTTTTTATCAGCCATTGCAATTTGTAAAACATGCACACCACGCAAATAAAGGTTTAATACAGTCCATTGATGAATTTAAAAAATTAATCGTTGTGGTAATTGCAGAAACAGTAAGTTTATACCATCCCGATACCAATTTTTTTTATGAAATGCCATTCAAACCAACCATCACACATTCCATGGAAATGGAAGATATTGAAACATTACTTGCAGATAATATGACGTTTATTTTTAATAAATTGGAAAAACCAATTATTCCTTGCGCATTGCTCTCAATTGAAGGGGTTGAATATTTTTAAAATTTTATTATATTATTATATATGACAACAATAAATATCATAAGTCAAATAAATAATGTTTTCCCGATTGATTACATTGATTTAGATGAGTTAATTCATCTGATTGATATTCTTTCGGAAAAAACAATCGGTTTACTAAAACACAATAAAGCGCTTACCGAAAAGGATAAATTAACTATTGAAAGTTGGAAAAAATTAGCAGAAGCTGATAAATTAGAAGAAATTGTTTTAAATTCAAAGGAAGCAAAAATTGCGCTTGCTGAAATTTTGCCAGAGTTTTTAAGCGGTATTTTAAAAAAAAAAATCGCATTAAATGATGAAGGTCATTATCAGCTTTTAAATCAAAATACATTTTACTATTTATATCTTTTTCAAGATTACTTTCCTTTGATAGATAGAACAAGCCCCGTGAAAATAAAAGAATTTATTCAAAATAAAAAAGAATTTATTAAATATTGCTTAGGACTTGCAATCTTTGATAGAAATGACACGGAACGGACAATTGAAAATAAATATGATACCAAATTTATGAATTTTTTTAATCAATTCGTTGTAGCCATGGAGGAGATGCTTAATTGCAATATCGTTGCGATAAGTCCGCAATTATTCCTTCAGAAAAAAAGCACAATTTACAAAAGCAGTTTACCTGAAAGACGGTTTTTAACAGATAGACCAACTTATATTTTATATTATGACAATGATGAATGGTATTCCGTAATTTATATTAAGAAAGGTGAAAAAGAAAAAACATATGATGATTTGAAAACACCATTTAGTAATATGCGTTTAAAAAAACTAATTTCATTGGAATATGAACAAGAAAATTTAGAAACATTAATCGTACAATATGAACCAACCGATATAGGCAAACAATTGCCCATTATTAAGATCTCAATTCAAAATAAGGAAATAAAATTATTGGTTGGTTGTACCAACAATTTATATCTATATGGCGATAGTGCCATAGTGCAAGATAGCAATGTAATAGTTGGGAAATTAGATGTAATTAGTACGGATAAAAAAATTGGAAAAGCGAATATTCGATGGGTTGCTGGATTTCAAGATTTGATGGGGCTTAAATAATTTTATTAGTTAATCATATATAATGAAAAAAAGTAAAAGAATTTTAAAAAAACGAATCAGTAGGAAACGTATCATGAAAGGTGGATTAGCCGAATATCCTGGGTCATTACAAACCGCTGCTGAATTGGCTCAATTTGGACCCCTTCCGGGTAATACCTGGGCTTCCGGTCTTGGACGTAATGCCGGAATAAATGATCAAATGTCAGCTGATACTGGTGGGTATTATTTAGTTGGTAGTGGATTTAATCGCCGGCGATTTTAATTCATTCTTTTTAAAAATATTTATAAAAAGAATAGAAATAAAAAAAACACAGAAAAAAATATAAATGTACACTATAAATATCAAAATACACTAATAAAACAATTAACAAAAAAATTACACTTAAATATAATGACACTTGAAATTGGGAAAAAATTTTCAGGAAAGTTTATTGAAAAACAAACAATTACTTCTCAGTATAAGAACGATAGGATAAAAATAAAAAATGTAAGTCTTATCGTTGAAATTATTAAGCTTGAACATACTAATAACACGTATCAAATAAATTATGTCGATTCCGAATCTAAAATGTTAGGCAGTTTAAGCAATAATCAACTTATTTGCTTACAAAATGATATATATCATACATTTCAATTCGTCGATGATGAGCTCATTCATATTTTTGTCGGTGGAATCGAAAAACAAGTTTCTGGGACAGGCGTTTTAAAAGATAAAGATGCTCCTGCACCTGCTCCAGCTCCAGCACCAGCCCCTGCACCTGCACCAGCCCCTGCCCCAGCACCTGCTCCTGCTCCTGCACCTGCACCTGCACCAGCTCCAGCTCCAGCCCCAGCCCCAGCACCAGCACCAGCTCCAGCTCCAGCTCCTGCACCTGCTCCTGCTCCAGCTCCTGCACCTGCTCCTGCTCCTGCACCTGCTCCTGCACCAGCTCCAGCTCCAGCCCCAGCCCCAGCACCAGCACCAGCTCCAGCTCCAGCTCCTGCACCTGCTCCTGCTCCAGCTCCTGCACCTGCTCCTGCTCCAGCACCAGCCCCTGCTCCAGCTCCAGCTCCAGCCCCAGCTCCAGCCCCTGCTCCTGCACCCGCTCCTGCACCCGCTCCTGCTCCAGCCCCTGCACCTGCACCCGCTCCTGCTCCAGCTCCTGCACCTGCTCCTGCTCCTGCACCTGCACCTGCACCAGCTCCAGCTCCAGCCCCAGCCCCAGCACCAGCACCAGCTCCAGCTCCAGCTCCTGCACCTGCTCCTGCTCCAGCTCCTGC